TCTAATGGCCTATTTTAGGTACGAAAAACGGTACTTTGAAATCTGTACTTCCAATGTCCCACAGAGCCCCGAAAACTAACTGACATCTATAATCTTTGTTATTGCTGTTTTTCTTCGCGAACCAAAAACCAAACATTTTGCGAAGTTGGTCGTTGAACCATCGGAATGTGTCTTTTTCGCTCTTTGGCAAGCTCGAGAAAAGGGATTTGAATCTCTCGTGTCTTTTTGTCACGATGCCAAACACGTTTCTAAAAAGAGGTTCGAATTTGTCTTTGTAGACAACTTTGTTTTCCCACCATTGGGCAAATCCGAGAATGTTCAAAAGTTTCCAAATGTAGAAAACTTTCTCATGAAAATACCTCTCTCGAACAAGAAGTTGTTGGGGAAGTTTCTTTCTCCTCTCGATGTCGCCGAGAATTAATCCTTTCATCCTTTGTCGGACTTGCGTTTCGTCTCCAAACGTCAAACAGAGCGAGTCGTACTGTGTCCGCATTTTTCCATAGTTTTTGAGAAATTCTACGGTCACAAACTCTTGGGAAGGGAGACGAAAATGCTGGGAAACAAGAAATTTCTGACAGGAAAACCTTTGTTGTGGTGTAGTTTCTCGAGATTCGGATATTTGAACGTATTCGCAGAATGATATTTCCTCTGCGCTTTCAATGTTCCCAAAATTTTCGAGAACAACTTCTCTTCCTGCTTCGTGAATCTCTTGTTCGAGTTCGTTGTCTCCACTGCCATTTTTCTGTTCGACTATCGTGATGCCTTGACTTTCGAGAAGAGCTCGAAGTTCCTCCAAAAAGTTTCTTTTCGACCTGTTGTTTCGAAGTTTGTTGGCAACGTAAAGTTCAGAAAACGGCGTCGACAACAGTGCTCCGAATGTTCTGTCAAAAACAAGACCACACGCCCGATAAGAAGCTTCTTCTCTCATCTCGATGCGTCTGATAAGTTCTTCCTTTTTGATGGGAGCATTTGAACGAACTTGCTTCACAAAGACGGACATCTCTTTTTTGGATAAATCTCTCACTCTTCCCAGCATCTGTGCTGAACTATGCGCTCCAGCGGAAGAACTCGTGAAATAGGCGTGACAAGAGTCAAAGTGTTTCTCTTCATAGCTGACTCCTGCTGAAATAGTGGGGCTAAAGGCCAAAAGTTGACATTTCCCCCACTCTTTTGTGTCGACTGTTGCTTTTGAATCGGATGTGTGTGTGATGGTTTTAATACCCTTATCCCTCGCCACAAAACTCATCACATCGACGCGCCTTTTGCTGTTCGAGACAAACACGACATTTTCTTTGTTTTCCAGCGAAGAGAAGAGAAATTCCTGAGAGGTTTCTTTCGATGGCAAAAGAAAACATGTTGTTTTTCCCTTGTGAGGAAGAAAGGTATTTTCTTCCTTCCAGATGGTCTTGCCGAAAGACTTGACAAAGTCACAAACATATTCCTCCATAAAAGCATCCAGAAGAACCACTTTTTCTGTGTTTTTGATGTAGTGTCCGAGGGCGTCGTAGCAATCAGGGGCGTTTTTCACAAACTCGCACAGATGGTCCAAAGTGTAAAGCGCCTCGTCGATGACGACCATGTCGAACTTTCCACAAACGAGATGGAGTGAGTCTATCTGACAAACAAGAATTTTGGCGCTGAGACACCCTCCTTTTTTAGCTTTGGGGTCGGTGTACAACAGAGCACCGGGAATTTTCTTTGAGAGTTCGGTGACGAGGGAAACTCTGTAGCTGACGAACAAAACTCGAGCTTTGGGATTTTTCACAACCCAATCTATCATGGCTTTTGTCTTCCCCGTTCCCATCGCGGACTTGACGACAAGACAATCTTTCCCTTCCGGGAAAGAGATGGGGTTGGCATTCGGAGATTCATAAGAAAAATCTGCAACAAATTTTTCTCTCTTCTTTTTCGAAATTTTCTGTGGTCCGAGCTTACAGATGAACCTTCTTTTCCTCTTTGTCTTCCAGCATCCAAAAAGCAACAAATTGTCCCAGATGTAAACGAACGCGTCCCTCCTATCGTGGACATTTTCCCCTTCGGGACAGCAAGGACATGTGTTTTCCATCCCTCGGTCTCTTTTGAGGTCGAGTCTTCCTTGACCGTCCCAGTCCGTGTCAAAGTCAAAAGCGTCATCCAAAACTTCTTTCACATACTTAATGAGCGCCTCAATGTGGTCTTCGCCCTCGTAAAGTGCACTTTCTTGTTCCGGAACAGGTTCTGGTTCCTCTTCTTTTTTGGGTTTGTTTTTCCTGTAGAGTTTCCCTCTTTCTGAAATCTTCCAAAGATGCCGAAGCTCCCCTTGGTTTGCAGTCACGAACAAAAGCTCTTCATTTGTGGGGTTTTCACCCAGTATTCTCAAAACTCTCTCTGACCCAAATTTCGAAGACTCAAAACATCTGATGCTCCCATTTTTTCTGTATACGCTCCCATCGATAAGACGAAGAAGGAAGGAGTATCTTTTTTCTCCTTTCAGCCAAAGAACAAATTTTTCACAAAACTTGGAAAGAGAAAAGATATTTTTGTGGACACATGATACCATAATATGACAAGAAAACTTTTTCGAATCCGAACTGTCCATCGTGTAAAATTGTGGCGAGTCCATTCCACAAAATTCCTTCCTTGCCTCTGAAAACATTTCGACGGCATCCTGTGATAACCAGCATCTGTTTTCTTCTTCGAGTTCCAGGTCCCAAAATTCTCTGACCTTTTGCCCCTCCAGAAATTGTTCATAAAAATGCTGGGGACCAACAACAGAATTTCTTATTCCTGAAAAAGTCCTAAAGTCCGAATAGCTCCCAAAACCCCTCGCTCCTCCGAACCAAGGAAGTTGGCAACATACAAAGAACTCGGACCTTCCCCTCGCAAAGAGGTGAGCATAATACTGTGGTCCTTTCAGCTTCTGCTCTCCTCTCGATGTTCTTGTTTTCATTGACTCTTCTTTTGATGGTGACCAGCTCAAGAACCAAACCGTCCCATATGCAAAGATACACTTGATGTAAGAAGGAAGAGGGCCTATCGATGTCGCAATATCTATCCTTAGAAAATGTTGGATGTCGTTCTCTCCCTCGAATTGTTCCCACCATTTTGCCGTTTGATGGGGGAGTTTGTTTTGACTCGTGAAATTCTGGGTATGTTCTGTTGAACGAATGTGTTTTTTGACATCGCCATCCAAAGAGAAAGTTTTTTTGCAAATGAGGCATGTTTTCCCAGAAAAACTTTTGGGTTCGCAAAAAGTATAAAGAGATGTGAATGTATCGTTAGTCTGTAGTGAAAGAGCTTTGGTCGGGTCTTCCATTACAGACTCAAATTATTTGTCTTTTTGTTATTGTAAAAATAACAAAACAAGTCACATAACAAAAAAGACAAAACATTTCATTGCATTCCAAAGTAAATACAATGTCGGACACTCCCAAGAAAACCCCGATGTCGGGAAAAGAAAGGGCGAGAAGGTTCCGCGAGAAGAATAAAGAGAAAGCCGCGGCTCATTGCAAGGCTTGGTACGAAAGAAATAGAGAAGAAGTTTTGAAGAAAAGAGCAGAAGAGAGACTCAAAAGAAAAGAACTCCAGAAAGAAAGAGAAGTAAAACAGAGAGAAGAAGCTGAAAGGATGAGCCTAGAACTCGAGAAGCTCAAACTTCTGATTTCAAGGTATGGAATTCAGGTTTAAAATAACGAATTTCATGATGCGCCTGACTCATCATGTGGTTTATTTATCGCACCGATAAATAAGTTTATTCCCTCCAGTCTTCCGATGTCAAAGAAGGAAACGCCTCCCGCAATGAAAGAGTATGAAGAAGGATATGTCCTTTTTTGAGACCATGGACCTCGAATACACACTCCTGGCCAAAATCCACAAAGACTCTGTTCTTCGGGAGTTTTTGGATTCTGTTGTGTAGCTTCTCATCCTCCAGCCAGAACGATTCGTAGAGACGCGTTTTTATCTTTTCACGGCTCTTTTCCAAAACAACAAAAGTCTGTTCTGGGTGAATGTCAGGAGAATACGTCCAGAGGTTGTGGTGGTTTCTCACGAATGTGTACTCAGAGTCTGGAAGACGGAAACTGCTTCCATGAATTCCCCACCACTCCTCGAGACACTTTGTGTTTTCTGGGAGCTCTCTCGTCCTCCATCCAACGATTCTATCGTCGAACAAACGCTCCATTTCGTACTGGTCTCCGCGAAAGAACTCATTCCCGTTCACAAGCTCAACCGTCTCTCTGCTGTTTTGCAGTCTGTGACTTTTTCCAGACGGATGAAATCCGCAGAGGTTCCGTAAGCTTTCTTCCTCGACTTTTTGCTGGATGTTCTTCCGACCTTGAAAACTCCGGCAGCATAGTGAGGACAGGAAACGAGATAGACGTATTGCTTCATGTGAAAATATTTTGTCCAATGAGTTCTTGACCGAACGATTTCAAGGAGAAGCTCAAGAATAAAAATATTTTATAAAATATTTTACGAGAGAGGCGTATAAATATCGTCTTCTTCGTCTTTCAGGCAGAGACGAAGGATGTGTTCTCGGTATTGCAAAAACGGAAGTCCATCGTCGTCTCCGACTTTGACAGAGATTTTTGCGGTTGGATTCTCCAAAGAATCCGTAACTTTTTCCCAGTCACAGCAACAACTCCAAGTCTCTTCTCCGAGTCTTTTTATCAGAGCGGGAACAGGAGAGATGAGAACTTTTCTTGACCTCGTCGTTCCTTTTCGAACCACAAAGTACAAAGTCCTCTTTGTTGGAGAAGAACGAGAAAATACGAGACCTGTGAGATCCATGTAAAAATATTTTTTGTTTATGGTCCGTCCAAACAACAATTTATCGAAAGACAAAGTCCATACTCTTTTCTTTTGTCACAAAATGCAAGTCTCTCTCGAGGAACAAGTCTCCAAAATCATCGAGGATAAGTACCTCCTGAAAAAGTGCGAGTTTGTTTTCTTTGAATCCAAAGTCCCAAAAGACCCATTCTCAATCTTTTTCACGGTCTACACAAGAAGCGCAGTTCTTTTGTGTGAATGGGAAGAATTAAGGCTTGATGATACTATCGGATACTACAGAAAGGGACAACTCGGCCTCTCTTTGACAAAGGAAGAGATGCTTCACGACATCCGTTGCCAACTCTGCAACTGCAAAGAGCTCAACGGCATACACAAGGAACTCCTCGAGTATGACTCAAGCAAAAAAAGAAACTTTTGAAAAAGGTCAAGAAGCTCGAGAAGGAGAACGCGAGACTGAGACTTCTCATCAAATAATTTATCCATATTTTATGGATAAAATCCTATTGCAAAACATCGTTCAAATAGCGAGTTCTTTTCACTCCGTCTCTCGCGCAAATCCCGTGTCTCTTTCCCTCGTGATACTCTGTTTTTGTGGTTGAAATTATTGGGATGTGCAACCCATATATTCCCGTTGTTTTTTCAAACTTTGTCTTTTCATGGGTTATCACACCTTCAAATCCTTTATTAAGATAGAGGCCATACACTTTTTCTCGATCGATGATCATTCCTCCAACTTTTTGGGAGCCATTGGTTTCGACGGAAATAAACTCTTCCTTTGTTTTGGTCATAACACAAAAAGGACCATACTCTTTGTTTTGAGCAAAACAGCAAATTTTACGTGTCCTTTTTGTCTTTTTGCTCAGAGTGTCCGTCTTTCTGAATATTTTTGGAATACCATAATTTTTTGGCTTACTTTTCACACCAATCTTTTTCGAGACACGAACTTCCACTTTGCAAGTCGCAAAGACAAAAGAAAATTTCTCCCTTTGACCCAGAAAAGAAAACATTTATCAGAATATTTTCAAAAGAACCTTTCCGTCGGTTTCAAAAAGTGGGAACACCCATGGCCTCGAAAAACTTGTGGATCATGCCGGTCGCTGCGAAATAATCTTTGCCTTTTGTTTCGAGTTCCTTCTCTTTGTACCTTTCGACATATTCTCCATTCTCAAAGGCAAACTCTTTCTTTTCGTATGGGAAGCAAAGATCTGTCAACAGAGGGCAGAGCTCTCGAGGTTCCAAAAGATGGGGCAGACCAAGACCTTTTGGGAAGGGAGAAAGTACCCATTGTTCAAACTCTGTCTTTGGAAAGTTGTGCCTTCCTCCACAAAATTTTAGGTAAGAGGAAAGAGAGCCAAAGGCAGAGACTCCAACACATATGTTCTTGTCCATTTTATCGACAGAAAGAAAATGTAAATAACAGTAATTTTGCAGAATGTCTCTCGTTCTTTTGATGCAAACCACTCGCGATTGTCTTGATATTGAAACGATGTGTTGCCAAGAGGTCGAGCACCAGGCAAAGAAGGAACAGGAAAGACTCGATACTCTTTCAATCGAACTGATGTGTCTTCAGGAGGAGATTGCGCAAGTGAAGAAGGAACTTGAAGAGCTCGAAAAGGATTAGTTTTCCCATAAAACTAAAATATATTTGAGTTGTTCTTTGAGTCTTTCAAAATGGCTGCTGTTGATATTCCGAGGATGGGTCTTTTGTCCGCCATTGTTGCTTCCGCTGCGATAACTGGAATTGGCCTTTACAGTGGATTTAAACATGGAATTTGGACGGCTTGTGCTTGCTACGCTTTGGGGCCTGATGGGCTCTCAACATTCTCTTCCGCTCCCGTTTTTCCTATATACGTTCCCGCCGCACTCGGAGTTTCGACCATTGGTCTCTCTGGCTTTGCAGAGTTTACAGTCGCAACTTCTCTCTTTGGGTTGACCTATACAATCGGAGCCTTGATTGGAGGAAGTCTCGTCGGGACACCAAATGTTCTCCTTCCCTTTGGTGTTGGGTTTGTTTTGTTGCGCCTTATGTTTTCCTAAAATATTATCTGTAATATTTTGAAACTAAAATTCTGGAAGTTCATCCCATATTTTTCTCATGTTCTAAAATATGGAATTCCTCCCCAATGAAATAATTGTGAACATCCTCGAGGATGTTTCTTCCATCAAGGACATTGTTCTTTTTGGAGAAACATGCAGATATTTTCATGACTTTGTCAAAGCAGAGGATACAAGACTCGTGAGAAGAACATATGGAAATCTTTTCATTGAGGGAATAAAAAGACGTTGTCTCGTCCACATCACTCCCTCCAGTATCCTTCATGGACGTGCAGTTTTTGATAGGGTTAACTCGATCCTTGCATGCACCTTTGTTATGGGCAAAATGCAGGGAACTTACATGTCTGTCTCCAAAATTTCCACTTCCACGGGAAAGTTTCATAATGACATGAGCGTCGGGATGTGCGAAACAAAGAGGGGGAACGTTATAACGGAGAGATGTTTGTGGGGAGAAGAAGGCAGATTGTTGCTATCGCAAACAAGTAGGTCGTATTGCGAACTCACAGGTCCGCCGATGATCTTTGTCCACGTGGTTTCTCTGGGTTGGAGAAATACATACGCGGAAGCGAGTTCGTCACCCTTTTACTGCCAAAAGAAGAATGCAACCATCCACAAACTTTACACAAAAATCATGAGAATCTCTTGGCAGAGAAACTTTCAGATAAAGAGATGCTATACAGTCCATCGCCAGTGCTGTAAAGAGCATCGTAACGGAATGCCCAAACACTTTTTTAGTTATCTAAAAAAATTTGAGATAGAACAAGCAATGTTTTCTTTTCTCCCACAAGTAATATGACCACAAATTTCGAAACTCGTAAGGAACTTACTGTGACAAAGAATTTCGTCGTTCCGGTCGTTCCGTCACTTGCATCCGCAAACATCGCCACTCCTGGTTCCATTGTTTTCGACAAGTCTACCGGAAATCTCAATGTCTCTTCAGGTTCAGGATGGTCCCCGTCGAATCTCCCTATCGCCACTCCATCCGTTCGAGGTATCGTCTTTGGCTCGACTCCCACAGGCACGGGAACGCCAACTTCCCTCGGATACCAAGTGGGAAATGTCGCGCCGACTTCCACTTTTGTTGGTTATCAGGCAGGAACTGGAGTCCCGATCACAGCGGGCGAATGTTCTGCTCTTGGTGCACTTTCAATGTCGACCGCAGGTGTCCTTGATCGCTGTGTCGCAGTGGGTGCGAGCTCTGGAAACATCGCAGGAACAGAAAACACATCCGCTGGTGTTAATGCCGCAAGTGGGTCAACGGGAAACTCAAATATCTGTTTTGGGTACAACACAGGCATAAATATGACTGGTTCAGAAAATGTGCTGTTTGGAAACCAGGTGGCTGATGGAGGAATTACAGGGCCTTTTAGCGACAATGTCATTGTTGGCTTCCAAGCAGGAAGGGCAGCTACGACAGCCACTGGAAACATTGTGATCGGACAGGGAGCCTCGCCCAACTTGGGTACGTGCACAAACTGTATTGTTATCGGAAGGGCGGCCTCTTGTGGGACATCCGGAACAAATAGGATAGTTCTTGGCGCTTCGGCTGTCGGTGCAACGGATAACGAACTCACGATTTCGTCCACAATCACCCAATGGCGTTCTCTTGGTCTTTCATCGGCTGCGGCGGCAAACACCTTGCAGATCAATCCCGCAACCGGAATCATCACGCAGGCAGCTTCTTCCCAAAGGTTCAAAGACAAGATTCGGGACTTGGAAGTCGACACCGAAAGATTGTACGACCTCTCCCTAAAGGCGTACGAGTACAAGTCTGACGGAACGGAAGATTATGGTCTTATCGCAGAGGACACATACGATGTTTTGCCAGAGATTGTTACCCTAGATGCTGAAGGAAAGCCTCACGGTATCAGGCACTTTACTCTTGTGATGCTTCTTCTCGCGGAACTTCAGAATTTGAAACAAAAGGTTCAAGAGCTCCAATAAAATATTTAGAAATATTTTTTGTAATGAGCAGCACAACAAATTCCGTCATCAAAAAAGAGTTTGTCGTCTCCAGGAATCTCGTCATCCCCGTCTATAAAAATATTGCCTCTGTTCCGGAACCCGTTGTCGGTTCTATCGCATATAATAACGCGACTCAGGGTCTTCTTGTTTCGAATGGACTCACGTGGTCGACGGCAACCGCGAGCGCTGCGACTCCGACCGCGAGAGGAACCGTTTTTGCTCAGACTTCCATTTCCCCCACAACTACGGTAAGTTACGGAAATCTTTCGGGAACGGCTCCTTCCGGAAATACTTTTATCGGATGGAGGTCGGGCTTCACTACAACGGGAGCGCAAACAGGACTCACTTTTCTTGGCTATCTTTCCGGAGGTTCCGATCAAACGGTGACAAATAAAACGATGATCGGAAGGTCAGCAGGGACAGCCGCAAATGCCCAGCAAAACTCCACAGGCTTTGGATCGTTTGTTTTGAGCGGTGGCGCCACGGGATTAAATAATTCTGCTGCTGGTTTCGGCTCGCAATCAGCAAACGTTGGTTCCGGAAACGCTTCCATTGGAGCCAGCTCTCTTGGCGTTCTCGCAGGTTCTCAGTTTAACAACAGCGTCGCGATCGGGTACTTTTCTTTGGCTGGTGCAACTACACCCTCTGGAATTGTAAATATCGGAGCGGGGGCAGGAGGCGTATTCTGGAATGCGGGAACTTCTTCAGATGTTGTGTATCTTGGACAAGGCAGCACTTTGACTTCAAATATCACAAACGTCATTGCTCTTGGCTTTGGTTCATTTGTCGGGGCACCCGTCGCAAATAACACTCTGGTGATTTCGAATGGGATCACGCAGTGGCGCTCTATCGGTCTTGGAGTTTCGGCGTCAGCAAATATTTTGCAGTTTGATCCCGTCACAGGCCTGATAACACAGGCGGCTTCATCCAAAAGATTCAAACAAAACATTCACGAGCTTCCGCAAGACTTCACATCCGATATTTTTGGAATGAAAGTCAAAACGTACGAAATTGGGCAACAAGTCGACCACGGTGTGATATCAGAAGAGGTTCCAGAAAAGTATGCGACTTTTGACTCGGAGGGCAGGAGAAATGGCGTAAAGTTGTTGCGTATCATCATGTCGATACTTTCAGAGATTCAGAAACTTCGTGAGGAGATATCGGAACTGGAACAAAGATAAAAATATTTGCTATTTTTATCTCAAAACTTAGAGTTTCTTCTTTGCTACCCTGATTAGTTCTGTTGCTGTGGGACGCATATCCGCATCGGAAACCCCAATTTCCACATTATGTCACCGGCCGATTTTTTTACAGTTTTTATAGCATGAACTTCAGGATAAACAAACCAAATTATTTATATTTGCCAAGTCGTGTGCTGGAATCTTTGCTTTGTGTTCTTTATTTTGTACTTTGTACTTTCTTTTTCCACAAGATTTCCACATCGGCACTTTCCCTTTGACCAAATAACAGGCGTACCACAACCCAAACAAATGGGATACTTTACCTTTCCTGAAGAAAGAGAAACGGGAAGAAAAGAAAACGTGACGGTGTCTCCCTTCTTTTCGAGAATGGCAAGCCTCTTGTCTTTGTTTGACTCGACAGAACCAACAGCAGAAAAAGACACAGAGTACACAAGAGACATCTTTCAACAAAAAAATATTTTATAAAATATTTTTTTCCTTTTTCTCTCATTGACAAGGCAAAACAAAGAGTCGAGTAATCTCGTTGGCAACCGTCTCGACGACATACGGGAGCATTGTTCCCATCTGCGTCGCTTGTTCTTGCACTACATTCTTTCTCTCGACCGAAACCATCGAAGTTCCCGCACGCACCGCCGTTCCCATAAAGATGGAAGAACTTGTGCTCTTGATGTCATCGGTCTCACCAAACTGCGCCGCAATGTAAAAGTTGTCGATGATCTTTTCGAAAGAACAGATCTCGAGAGGGCCGACGGATCTCTCCACACCGTCTCGAGAAACTGGAGTGAACTTTCCATTGGAAGTCATCGCATCCACAAGAATGCCGATGTGTCTGTCGTTCACGTACGAGCCGCCACTCATCACCTTTTTGAACTCTGCCAAAAGAACAGACCTTGCAGCTTCGATGCCCAAAACACCAAGGACTTGGTGAAGATCATCTGAAGTCGTCTCTTCGGCAATGACTCCGGGAAGGTTCAGAATCTTTGAAAAGTTGGAACCCTCTGTGTCGATCATCATCTTGCCATTCTTCTTGTCGTGGAGGGCAAAGATACGACCAACTCCCTCGATACCGCACGCCTTCTTCCCAAGGACAAAAGGCACGACAATGTCTCGAGCAAAGAAGTAGTTGATATTCCTCTCGTTGAAGACAGAAGGCAACTTCTTTTCTTTGGCAAGCTTTTCCAAAGCTTCAGTCACGTCTCTCTGGTAGTCGGGATACACCAAAAGAGTCAACTCGCAGTTTGGAGAGGGAATACAGGCAACATCTCCTCCCTCTGAAATGCTCTGTGCGAGTTCCTTGAGCGTCATCCTGTACTTGTAGAGCATATCCTTCTTGACTTTGAACTCGATGACCCAAACACATTCATCTGTGTCTTCGTCATATCCGGGAAGAGTTTGTCCAGACATTCCCAGATAAAAGTTGACCCACCATTCAGGCTGATACTGAAGCATTTCATCCTCGACAAATTCGGAAGCATTTGTTTCGAGAGAAAACTCCTGTTCCTTTCCAAAGAAATAGCGAAGCTCGGGTTCTCCCTCAATAAAGTCGGAGACCTTACGGTACTCAAACACCCTCCTTTGCTCTTCAGCAATCTTCAGAGCCTTTCTCTTGGTCTCATCATCATTGACGTCAAACGAAAGGCACTCGATAGCCACGGTACAAGAACTGTGCTTTTGTTTCTCAGAGGCAACCATCAACTCCCTGAACCTCGGTACACCAGTGAGCACAGCCTTTTCACCAACACCAGAGAGTCGGAAGCTGTTGAGCGTCAGCTGAGTCTGGACCTCACCAATACTGCAAGTCGCCTCATATCCGACGGAATGACCATAGGGAGAGAACGCCTTGATGAAGAGGCGGAAGAGTTTGTCCCGAAGTTCTTCAAGCGAGCCAGAGAATTTGACAGGTCTCAGGATTTCCTTGACCTTTTCCCTCACCATTCCAGCGACCGCAGCCATCGACGGGGAAGCGTTGTGTTGCAGAGGCTTGACAATTTCCTCGAGCTCTTCTTCGGTAAAGTTTCGGAGTTTTTCTTGAGAAGAGACAGAAATTTCCTTTGCGATCCTCTTGGGGTCAACAAACAAAAGGGAATCCCCGACATTTGTGAGTCTCGCCGCATTGAATCCATCTCCTCCATACGCAAACCCGACAAGTTTATCGTTGCACTTTATAACGGTTCCGAGGGCGCTCGCTATCAAAGACCCCATAAACTGACCGAGGCGTCTCTGGAGATAGCCAGAGTCTGCGGTTTTGACTGCTGTGTCAATGATACCTTCCCTTCCTCCCATTGCGGCAAAGAAGGCTTCGATGGCACACATTCCAACATAATACGAGTTTGCAATGAAACCCCTCTCGTCCGCTCCATTGGCGTCAAGGTCAAAGTGGGGAAGGCACCTTCTTCCACCAGAGATGAGCATTTTGATACGACCTCCCTCAACGTTTTGCTGACCGACGGCTGCAAGAGCCTGAGACAAGTTGATAAAGCCTCCCTTTGCTCCAGAGACAATGGCAATGGCAAAGCCATTCTCTTCTCCTCCAAAGATGTGCTTCTTTGTCAACTTTTGTCCAAGATTTACAACAGAGTTGAGAATTCCCGTGATGGATGTTTCAAGTTCATCTCCTGTCTTTCCGGACTTTGCCTCCATCGCGCATTTGACTCGAGCATTCGCCATCTCCTTTTCGACCTCTCTCTTTCCTTCCTCTGTCAGCTGACAATCCTCTGTTCCGATGCTCATGTTTCTCAAAGTGAACCAACGACGAACGAGAGACTGGCACTTGTGGATAAAGTCTGCGGCAATCTGCTCGCTCCTCTCCAACCAAAGAAGATGAATCACAGAGTTTCCCGCTTTCACCCCCAGGTCGGCCTTTGCCAAAGGACCAGACTCTGGAAGGATAATTCCATTCTCGACACGAACTTCTCCCTTTTCGTAGCAGAAAGACTCTGGGAAGAGCACAGAAAAGAGAATCTTTCCGGGAAGCATCTTTGGACCACAAGAAGACTCGCTGATGATTTTGCAAGGCCTTCTGTTCTTCTTTTCCTTTCGAAGACTGGGACACTTTGCATGATGTTCCACATCTTCCTTTTTGCTGTACGAGACGTTCCTGCAAGAGGCAGAGTACACCTTCTTCTTTTCCTTCTTGGGTCTTGCCTCCACAATCTTGTTCGTCTGCATGTCCAGGGTCTCAACAAGCTCAATATACTCTGGATAATATTTGTGGGCCTTGACAAGCGTGTCGTGAACCTTGGACATTGGGATATCTGCGGAAGTGCAAGCGTCGCAAAACATCTCCCAGTCGACAAAGGTCGTTGACTTGGTCATCAGGAAACTCCCCACAATAGAGTCCTGAATAAGACCAATGATAGTGCTGTTGTTTTGGGCAGAGACAATGTGATGGGGTGTCAACATAAATTCTGTGACCTCTGCCTTTTCCGCGTCCTCCTGTGGTACGTGAATATTCATCTCATCTCCATCATCCTTGATACCAGCCATAACTTGAACATTTCCTTTCAAGCTCACGGGCTTCCCATGTTTGTCCTCTCTGAGAAAGAGTCCGAAATGGGACAGAGTCGCCTCTGGGAGTGGGCTTTATCTTAAGCCATCCATCTAAAAACATGGATGACCGACTACCATAAAGTCTCTGCACCTTATTCGTGGTTGAGTTTCCCCAACTTTAGAATCTTGGCTCAGGATTGCCTGCCACCTCTTTCGAGGATTGAACCTTCGCTGTTACTCTACCCGAGGTCATTACCCTGGGTTCCCGTCTCAAGTTTCCAAGAGGGGGTAGTGGAATGGTTCTTTCGCAGAGATTCCCTGAATTTGGTAATCTCGCCTTTTTCTCGGTCTCAGTGCTTCCGCAAGAAAAAAGACTAGGTGGTTATATGCTCTTGCGAGGTAGAATTTACACTGTTTGTCCCTTCAAGATATTCTACAACTTGAAAAGCAGCCACCTGTTGTGATCTACGATGTGTGAATCACCTCCATAGGGCGTGCAAAGCGATGGGTTGAACTTGAACGTTTTGTCGTCATGATAGCGAATCTTCAACCCCATAATTCCCTCAATACGCAGCGTCGGCTGACGATTGAAGAGAACTGGATAGTTTTCGGGGAGGTCGATGATGAGTGTGTCTCCTGGTGCGATGATGTTGTCACGCCTTCCCGTCTTCGAACGAATATATTCAACATCAAACACGCCACCCTTTCGGATGAAAGACTTGCACCTTCCGTCTTCCACCATTTTTATGCATTCTTCCCATGTCGAACGACAAACTACCTTTCTTGCTTTCAGAACTTTACCCATCTCTCTCGGAACTCCAAGCACATCAATGGGAAGATAAGGATCAGGAGTGATGACTGTCCTTGCTGTATGGTTTGTTCTGCAGCCGAGAATGTTTCCTCGAAATCTTCCTTCCTTTCCTTTCAAGAGTTGGGCAAACCCATGAGGAACTTGTCCATTCACCGTCTTTTTGTTTTCTTTGTTGTCGAAGAGAATCCGAACCTTTTCGCAGAGTTCATCGTATGGGTCTTTCTTGGCCTTTGTGACCTTGGTCGTTTCCTTTGTTCTCTTCTTGGTTGTGCCATTCAGGTGCTTTGTCAAAGCGATATTTGCCTTGACGATCGAGACATACCCATCCGTGATGTCGTCCTCTCTTTGCTTTCCCTTAATGATGACGGGTGGCCGACACACAGGTGGCAAAACAGGAAGTACAGTCATAATGAACCACTCGGGACGAGTAGCGTGCCGATGTCCCATATCTGTGGGAAAGACCTCCTTGTTTTTGTATGCATCGTCGTCGATCAAAAAGTTGTTGAGTCCCAAAAGGCAACAGTCTTCATTCGAGAGATTTTTGAAGATTGTGATGAGGGACTCTGCCGGAACTCTTGTGGTTTTGGTCTTGTCCGCCTTGGCTCTCTTTGCACCTTCGTCTGGATAGCAAACTTCCAAATGGTTCCCTTCGAAAGAGAAGATCGGAACTTGCTTTCCACAGTTGGGGCAAGCCTCCACGCTGTCGCAATACTTGACGAGTTGCTTCAGCCTGGCATTTCCCTTGTGCATCATAATGCCAAGAGTTTCGCTGGCGTCTTCGGTGATAAGAACACGGGAGCACTTCAGACAGATGCATTTCAGAATGCTTCCCAAAACCTTGGTATGATGCGGATTGATCACGGGCTTTTTGAGAACGATGTGGCCAAAGTGTCCAGGACAATAGAGGGTTTTCTGTCTGCAAGTTTTACAGACTCCCTTTTTGTCAAGGGTACCCATCCTCTCGTCATAAACGGTTCCTTCATAGCTCGCGTCGGAATCCTTCTTTTCGCTCTTTGCAAGTCTTGTCTCGGGAGAGGTAATCTCGCAAACAGAGTTGGAAAGAATCTCAGCTTCGGAGGAAACGCCAAATTGGACAGCTCTGACTTTCATCTTCTCGATGATATAAAAGACAAACAAGATTTGTCTTTTGTTTTGTTGATTCAAAAAATACAAAAGAATATTTTTTACTTGAACTCTTCAAGAAGAGACATTTCAGAGATTTTTCCTTCCTCTGATTGATCAAAGTCGGTCACATAGCCATCCGAACTAAAATGCTTCATCTTGTCCTTGCAAAAAAGAGAGATTCCTTTTGGGTGTAAAAATCTTGTTGCCGAAAAAGATGCTTCAGAAGACGCATAGTTTCCAAGAGTTTCAGAAACATACCCAAAGACGGAACTATGAATTCCGTTCCCAATCCGAAAGATGTGGGTTGTTCCTCTTGAGGAAGAAACGCAAAGAAGTCTGGAATCGCAAGACCAAGAAATATGGTTTATCACAGCTTCCGTTGCGCCTCTTGAAAAGTTTGCAACTTTTTCTCCCGTTTTAGTGTCAAAGACTCGGATAGTTGTTCCTCCTTCCGAAGCAGTCGCCAAAAGATTTCCTTCTCTGTTGAGTCTCAAAACGCGAAGAGTCTTGAGATGTGCCTTGACGTACAAAGAAATCCCGTTTCGCAAAATATGGACATATCCTTGCTTTAGTCCAGGAAAGGCAAAGACTTTCTCTGCTCTGTCGATACAACAAGACAGAGCACCATATGGATTCTGGGTTGTTCCGAAACTTTTGAAAAGTTTGAGATCAGAAAAGTTGTAGACGTATACTTTTTCCAAAGTTGCAACAAGAAATTCTTTGTCTCCAAATTCTGTCTTTACCACAGGCTTTGTAAAGACAATCTCTGCGAGTTTCTTTTGGGTTTTGTCGTCCCAGATGATGAGTTTCTTTTTGTCCATTCCAAGAAACACCAAAAAATTTGACCTTTTGTACATTTGCACAAAAGAGATCGGTTCAATCTCCCTTTCGACCAAAAGTCGAGAAGTTTCGACATCATAAATTTTGAAACCTTGCTCAGTACCATATAAAACGCATGTTTCATCTGCGTTCGTTCCCAAAAACATCTTACTTCTTCCAGAAAAACTTGTAACATCCATAATATTTTCAAAAAAAAATATTTTATTGTGTCAAGTTCTCAAAATTTTTCTCTGCTTCTTTTGCCAATGCGCCTCCCGGAGCGTAGAGTTCGGCAAGTAAATTTTCATACCCCTCCTTTTCTTTTTCGAGAGACAGAATTTTTTGTTCTTTCTCCACAAGAGACATTTCCAAAAATACGACTTCTTGAGTGGCTCTTTGCAACCTTGTTCTTCGGTATTGTCGAAATTCGTGCTTTCCCACGACAGAGATTATTTGGGGAAGAGCCCTTTCGACGGGAAAACTCTCCTGGAAACGAAAGGGCAATATAAATACTTTTCCATTCCTGGTCACTTCCCTCCAATAACAGACTGTATTTTTTTCATAGCCAAAAGAGACCCAGTCTTTAACCGAAACACTCACAGAGAGAACTTTATCGGAAAATGGTCTTCCATGACAGCATTCGCCCACAGAATATTCCCTCTTGCACCGGCACAAACTCGCATCTTCGTTCTTTATTTCGACTGTTATATCACCCCTTTCAACATCCGCATGTTCTTGAATATACACCAGCACTTTTTCGAGAAAACTGCTCACCATATCCCAACAAAGAGTTTGTTTTTTATTTACTGGTGAAGCATGGACGAAATATATTCAATATCTTTAAGAAAAGATATTTATTCCTTTTCAAGCGCTCGTAAAAGACTCAAAGTGTTCTTGCGCCTTCAAAGCTCCGATTCGTCCTGGAGCATATTTTATTTCCCTCTTCTTTTGTCTCAAACGCTCGTTCTCTCTCTTGAGTTCTTCTATCTGTTGTTTTGCTTCTCTGAGTTTTTTTACAGTCGGAATTAGCAACACGCTTTTTTCCATCACGTCCCTCCTTAGCGAAGCAATCGCGTCCTCAGAATTTTTCCAAGGGCTGAGTTCCTCTTCTTCGAGGAATTTGGTTTCTTCCTCGTTTTGTTCCTCACACCATCGACAAAAACTCTCTTTCGTTCCCTTTAGATGGAGGGTTACCCAAGTCGCGTTTTCATCGAGATCGGTCAAATCGGGTCTATCTCCTGGAAAATACGCGTAGCTGACATCCACTTCCCCTTCTTCCAAACACAAATCCTCGAGAATGAGAGGAAGAAGAGATGAGAGAAGAACACTCTCAAGATGGAAGCCTGGTACAAGATTTCTCTTTCTTCTTTGCCTTTGCTTTTTGAGTTCTGGATGTATCTCGAGATGTTCTTTGATCTTTTCGAGGATTTCTTCCTCAGAAATCCACGGGAATCCAGCGTCTTCCCGAAACTTCCCGAGTCCATCTTCTTGCCAGTAACAGAGTGAACCACAAAATTCCGTAAAGACGTGAACATCTTCACATTTTGTTTCACCAGTCCATTTGACCTTGGATTCGACCTGAACTTCATCTCTCTGCACAAAATACTCTTCCAGAATATCCAACACTTTTGTCAAGAGAATTCCAGCCATATTGTCAGTCATAAAATATTATGGATATTTTATCTTGAATTTTCGCTTCGATAGCCCCAGAACAAAAGAGGAAGGTTTCCTCTGTGATCATCGCAGCACGGGCCAGACTCATTTTTCAACGGGTCTCTGGACACTGGGTACTCTACGCCTCCCGCACACCGATGTTTTTCTCGTCTTTATATGAGAGAGGGAAAGCTCGTCCGGGCTAAAGTTTGTTGGGTAGACCTTGTCACTGTTTTTGGGAAAAATAAACACTCAAAAAAAAGGGACTGGCGGTGGCGCAGAGGAAGTTTCCCCTTTTCCAGAACGTCTTCCGCTTGAATATTTCCACTCTGTAGTTGAGCTTTTCTCTTTCCCAAATTCCCTCCTTCTTCCCCTTGAAAAGATTTCCTGTTTCCTTTGTCAAAGTCGAGGTTTCGAGACACCCATTTCTGGCTCTTCTATAAATCACTTTCTTTTCTTTCTGAACGTGGACCGTCCCATCCACAGTCGCAGAAAAAACAGTTTCACAGCTTCTTCTCCCTTTGGAGACTTTAACAGTGACTCTCTTTTGGACCACTTTCATGTTCTGAGAGACGAGTTCTCGGTATTCGGAAGATGTCATCGCAAACATAAGTGCATCTTTGGCGTCCAAATATCCAAGAATGTGAACAAGGGTTTCCATCGTGAAAGGAAAAGTTTCGAATGTTCTTTCAATGGTTCAATATTTCACGCAAAAAAATCTGAATATTTCATTGTCCGACAAATTTAAGCCTCGCTTCTCTTTTGTGCTATCTCTTTCTTGAGTTTTTGTACCTCACAGAGAAGGGCCATAATAACCCTCAATGTTTTGACTCCGTTTACTCCCTTTGAATCGGAACACTGGTAAAATTCTGGAACATCCTCGGCGATGACCCCATGGTCCGTTCTCCCATCAATATCGTACGTACAAACTTTCGCCTCTGCTAGGGAAGGAACCTCTTCACCTGCTTCCCGAATGTTTTCTTTGAATCTTCTGGATGAAGCGGCCTGTGTTATGAGTCCGGTTACGGGATCGAACTGCAAAGTGTTTGCAGAAGAAGCGAATGTCATACCGAAAGACCGCCATTGTGTTATGGTGTCATCAACGACGAGGGTGTTGTCTGTCACAGGAGCTCCCGCAAAAGTCCCAGAGCCAAGAGCCACAACATTATTAATATTGGAAGAAAGGGTAGGGGATGTGCCGATATAGACGACATCGGTGGATGTTCCGGAAGACCATTCCGTGGCAGAAGAACCGACGTTTATTATTCCCGTGCATGTTTCTGGGCTCATTAGCCTGTTGTAACCGATAGCAACACAGTCGTCATAGACCGGAGAAAGGGAAGTTCCCAAAGTGCTACCTCCAATTCCACAACTACGCGAACCTTGGTTCGCGTATTGGGAATATGTTCCGATAGCGATCTCATCGCTTCCCGTTGTATTCGCCAAAACAAAAGGCCCGATTCCGACGGCATTCTGTTGCAGCCCAATCAGAAGACCGGCTGACCTTCCGATCAAAGTTTTATTGTTGGCGCTTTGAAGTGCCATTCCTGAAGAGTATCCGACAAAAGTGAGTCCTGTCTGAGAGGCTGTATTTAGAGATCCGGCCTGTATTCCAACAAACACATTTTCTCCCACAGCGGTACCGCACAAATTACCGAGACCTGTGGTGGATGGGTCAACGGCGGAAGTGGTTCCAAAGACGATACCTCTACTCGTCGGAGTTGAATTTGATGTTGTTGGAGAATACCAAGTGAGTCCATCCGAAAGGAGAAGTGTTTGTGTGAAATTATCGTAAGCAACTCCTCCGATCGACGGAATGGGTGCATTTGAAATACTTCCATAGACGGGAATAAAGAGACCCTTTGTTGTTTCAAACTCTTTTTTGATGATGTTGTCCATTACAAAAAAATATTTTACTATATTTTTTAGTGAAGCTCCCGAAGTTCTTTTCGGAGACTCTGAACTTCTGCGAGAAGCAACATTGCCAAAGTCGTATGTCTGATACCGTGAGGTTTTCCCTCTGCATCCAAAGTGACGATCTCAGGAAGGATCTCGTACGCCTCTTCTGCGATGAGACCGTAATCTTCCTTTTTATCCTCTTTGTAGTTGTACGTTTTCAAAGAAAGTTGGTGAAGCTTTTCAGTGTCGACCTCAAGATTCCGGATGTTGTCTTTGAACCTCTTGGATGAGGCAACCTGTGTGATTACTCCCGTCGCAGGGTCAATCTGCAATGTGTTTGCTGCCGCAGCTGATGAAAGACCAAGAGAACGCCATCTAGTAATCGTGGGGGCAATAGTCATTTCGTTATTTGTGGTTCCAGTTGTGGAAGCTCCCAGAATAATTCTGTTTGATCCCGAAGTTCCGGCTGTAGAATTTCTTCCCAAAACGACGCAGTTCTGACATGCCCCAAGGTTGGGAGATGCTCCGGAACCGAGGACGACGTTGCCCGTGGCGATTGTTGCATTTCTTCCCGCTTGGTATCCGATAACCACATTGTCGTTAAAAGGTCCTGTAATGGCTCCATCAGCCACCTGTGTACCCACCAAAATGTTCCTGTTTCCAGTCATCCCTGTGGCTGTGTCATTCCCGATCATGACATTGTCCGAACCTGTTGCTCCGTCTGCTGTAGAAACTCCAACAGAAATATTTTGGTCTCCGACGGCCTTTCCCGAGTTTGCACCAACGGCAGTGCACGAAAGATTTGTCGAAGGCACGTCCATCGCCCTGTAACCGACGGCTGTGCAATCGCTGCTTCCTGATCCAAGAGTTTCTGCAGCTCCATAACCGACGTACGTTCCCGTGACGGTTCCTGCGTTTGAAAGATATCCCAAAGAAGTTGCGGAAGAAATACCCGTTCCTGTGTTTCCAAATACCGCGCCTCTTACAGTTGGCGTCGCCGCGGCGGAAAGACCGGAAGACCATGAAGTGCCCGTTGCGACATTGAGATTTCCGGACGACTTGTCAAACACAATGGCTCCCGGAGTGGCAAGCGAGGCGGAAGCAAGATCGGGAACAACAGGCACGACAAACTTTTTTGAAACCGTAAGTTCTCTTCGAGTTTCAAAATTTGTGGTCATTACAAACCTTTTTGTGAAAATATTTTCGCACTCAGTTTTCGGTGGTCTCTAAAAGACCCTTTTTTCTTGTGCTATCTCTTTTTTGAGCTTTTGTACCTCGCAAAGAAGAGCCATGATTATTCGGGTCATCAAAACACCGTTCCTTCCCTCTTTGTCTGAACAACAATAAAATTCTGGAATCTCTTCCGCGATGACGCCGTGTTCCTTATTTCCGTCTATTTTATAGGTACAAACTTTTGCCTCTGCCAAGGAGGGAACCTCCTCATCGGTCGCATCTTCTATGTCCTCTTTGAATCTTCTGGATGAAGCTGCCTGGGTTATGAGACCCGTAAGAGGGTCGAACTGCAAAACATTCGCAGAAGCGGCAACAGAAAGACCGAGACTTCTCCATTGCGTAATGTCGTCTGCGATGGCGAATGTGTTATTTGGGACGACTCCCCCAGCAAAGGTCCCAGAACCAAGAGCGACGACGTTTGTGATATTTGGCGAAAGAGTGGAACCTACGCCAATGTACGTAACGTTAGCTGATGATCCTGGGTCCCAAAAAGTCATTGAAGAGCCGACATTGATAATTCTGGAACCGGTTTGTGGTACGTTTAGTCTATTATATCCGACAGCCACACAATCGTCGTATATCGGCCCAAGGGCCGTTCCCAAGGTGTTTGTTCCAATACCGCAACTTCTTGAACCAAGATTTGCGAGTTGGGACTGGTCTCCGATGGCGATGGCGTCGGAACCGGTAGCGTTATTGAGAACTGCTCTTCCCATACCAGTGGCGTTTTGTTGTGCGCTGTTGGGACCTGTTCCTGCTGATCTTCCAACAAGTGTTTTGTTATTGACGCCTTGGAAACGAGAACCCGCCGCAACGCCAACATAGGTCAAACCGGTCTCTGTTCCCGTAACGTTTTGCCCGGCCTGGAAGCCAACAAAAACATTCTCTCCGACTGCTGTTCCGCATTGATAGCCGAGTCCCGTCGGTGATGGGTCGATGTTCGACGTTGTTCCAAACACAGCTCCCAAAGTTGTCGGAGTCGAGGGCGTTATTGGAGAGTACCAAGTAATTCCATCAGAGAGAAGAAGTGCCTGTGTCGAATTATCATAAGCCATCCCGCCAATCACGGGCTCCGGAGCCGAGGGAATGTTTCGATACACGGGAACGAAGAGTCCTTTCGATGTGCTAAATTCTTTTTTCAGGACGTTGTTCATTACAAAAAATATTTGAGAATATTTTTTATCTGAGCTTCTCAAGTTCTTTCCTCAAATTTTGGATCTCTGCAAGGAGCAGCATTGCCAAAGTCAGGTGTTTGATGCCGTGAGGCTTTCCTTCTGCGTCGAGGGTCACAAGCTCTGGTAAGATTTCGAAAGTATCCTCGGCGATGAGACCATAATCTTTCTTTCCGTCAGTTTTGTACCTGTACGTCTTGAGCGAAAGGTCGTGCAATTTGCTCGTATCGACCTCCAAGTCTTGGATCTCTTCTTTGAACCTCTTAGATGAAGCGGCTTGGGTGATGACACCGGTCGCAGGATTGATCTGCAAGGTATTTGCAGCAGCGGCAGAAGAAAGACCAAGACTTCTCCATTGTGTGATTGTTGGCGCAACAGTCATCTCATTGTCCGTTGCGCCAACGGCTGAAGCGCCAAGAACTATTCTGTTGGTTCCGGATGTGCCTGAAGTCGCACCCGTTCCGAGAACGATGCAGTTTGTACAAGTTCCGAGATTCGGAGAAGCACCGCTTCCAATCACAATGTTTCCCGAAGCGGTTGTGGCTGCTCTTCCGGCTTGATACCCGATGACGACATTGTCGTTGAAAGGTCCAGAAATAGCCCCGTCTGCCACCTGTGTACCCACCAAAATGTTCCTGTTTCCAGTCATTCCAGAGCCAGTAGAGTAACCGAAAATAATATTATCCGAACCTGTCGCTCCAGACGCTGAAGAAGCACCAACAGAGATATTCTGATCTCCTGTGATGACCCCTGAATTCGCTCCTATGGCAACGCAACGAGCGATAGAAGAAGAGACGTCCATCGCCCGATACCCGATGGCTGTACATTCCGTGGACAAATTCCCCAGACTTTGCCCTGCACCGTAGCCGACGTACGTTCCGGAAGTTGTCCCCACTTTTGTCAAGTACCCGAGAGAAACAACACCTGCCGCTGCGGTTCCTGTTTGTCCGTATACTACACCCCTTGTGGTCGGTGTTGCGATGGGGACTCCGCCAGGACTCCACGCTGTCCCTGTAGCAACATTCAAATTTCCTGTTGACTTGTCGAAAACGATCGCTCCAGGAGTTGCGTCAGAAAATGAAGCCAAATTCGGGACCACTGGAACGACAAACTTTTTTGATACAGTGAGTTCCCTTCGAGTTTCAAAATTAGTGGTCATTACAAACCTTTTGAGAAAAATATTTTTGGACTTTCCTCTTAGCGCGCGAAATGAGAGATGAGACTGTCTGTCAAACTCATCAACCCCGGAATGAGCCCAACGACGATATTTTATATTTTATTTGAAGATGGAGAAACATCCACATGGAAACTTTTACAAACAAAAGATTGTCAAGTACAAGCTTTTTTGTTATCGAAGTCATGTAGGCAAACTCTTGTATAGTTTTATACTGATGGAACAACTTCCCCCTGAAACTGTTGTTCATATTCTAAGCTTTCTCGAAGCCAAGGATGTTGCTTCTTTTTGCTCTGTGGATAAATCTGCCAGAGAATTAGCGAAAGAACAATATGACGCTCTTTGCAGACATGTGGAATGTGATGGGAATATTGTCGCGGAGAAACTCGGGGGTTTGTATGTACCAAATAATGAACCTCCCGAAAAGGAGAGAGAAGAGATGAGAGCAAAATTTTTGTTGTCTCCGTTTGGTCTTGTGGAGGGAAAGTTGGCATTTGAAGGAGAGTACGGCTCTCGATGTTTTTGGAATGTCAAAAAAGGGATGCTTCATGGCGAGTTTGAGTGTGTGATGGAAACAGCGTACGGTTATTCTCTCGTTGAAAAAGGGAGCTATCGGAGGGGCAAAAAACATGGCGAATTCATCTCATACATAGACTGCAAACCAGAAGAGAAGAAAACCAGCGTCTGGAAAAGGGGAGTTTTAAAGAGATCTCACAAAGTCTCGAGAGAGCACGCAAAAGTTAAAGAGTACAGAACATTCACCGAAAGAAAGTCAAGAAAAAAATATCTCGTAAAGAAAAAAGAGGAGTATTTTTGCAAGGGTTTCATTTGGTACGATTGTGGGGGAAATTTTACAAACAGTTGGGAGCGCCACTCAGGGACAAAAAAGAAAGACGAAATATTCGAAAGATACATGGCCTGTTGGTGCGACGGAGAGTCATGGTGGAGACTGGAAAACGGTTCGGGAGTCGTATCGGAAAAAACTGTCAAGTCCAGGGTATGCCTTTCCGGAAGATGTTGTGAAACTCACGGGAGTCAACTAGAGTCTGTTATTTCTGGGGACTTTGAGTTTGACTATGACGACATTTTTTGCAACTAGGAAAATTTTTGGGTCTCGAAGCAAAAAAAATATTTGTATATTTTTTACCATTCTCTTCGAAGATGAACTTTTTGCACAAAGTCAGAGAAAATTTCCAAGTCTTTTGTTTTGAAAAAGGGGGCCGAATTTGTATTTTTGGGAAAAAGACTTTTCATCTCTTTCTGCGACTCGGAAATTTTGCACCTCAAGAAAAAACTAGACTGACTGCAATGTGCAATATTGTGGTGATGCCAAGCCATAGTCGCTGGTGACTGTTCCCGGAGCTCCGGGAAGTGTTGCCCATGCAGGACTCGCCTGTGCCGCATTTCCACCCACCTTGTAATCATTCGTTCCTGTGACGGTCACTGACGTTGTCGCGACAGCGTTACTTCCTGACGCGAGGGTCAAGGCCGTCGATCCTGCATTTGCCCCTGTGACATTATCCAAAGAAATTCGTGACCCTCTCTCGAAAAACATGGGGGAAATGCACGCGTTGAAACTACTGTTGATAATAAATGCATCTGATTGAGTTCCAAAGATTCCGGTAGCGAATCCATCAAAGGAGCAGCTGTCGACGTTTATTTTTCCGTTCTGGGAAAGAAGAGCAATACCCAAAGTACTTGAAAACGCTGTTTGCGAAATATTCACAGAAGCGGACCCGCTAATAAAAAGTTGGGGTTGGCCTGGTTTTTGTCCAATAAACCCAGCGAGAGTGAGAATTCCCGTCGAGCTCTCTGACACGATTGCGGAATCTTGGCTATGAAGTACGAGAATAACAACTCTTGAAGCCTGAAAAGTCATCGTGGAATCTGTCGCAAAACTTCCGCAGTGCAACGACAACTGGGAAAATTCGTGGTTCACTATGGCACTGTTAAAAATGGAGCCATCAGCAAACATCTGATTGGAGGGGTCTTGTACGAGACGAATCAGATTTCCAAACACTATCCTCGAAGTGCTAAAGTTAAAGCCTTCAGAGACTGGATTTGTGCTCGAAAGCGCACAAGCCAAAAAGTTTATGAGACTTATAGTCGCGTTGAAGCTCGCGGAGCCAGAGTCTATTTTGAGGAGGCGGAAAAGAACCGGCCTGTCCACAGTCACGAGAAGGAAAGTTTGGTCTGTTATCAGTTGCGTCGTGGACTCGACAACTTCGAAACTGTCCGCTGCCGTCACGGGCTGGGCGAAAAGAGAAGAAACTCCGATGGTTGTCGCAGAATTGTCTGTGATGGGGTGGAACGTGTCTGCAAAATATGCTGATGAAGTAGCCAGAAAATGCAAAAACTTTCCTTTGAGTGCAGAAGGAACCAAACCTCCAGGTGTATAGTTGATGTCAGTCTGGACGAGGGCGGGATTGAAAGTTGCCCCCGCTCCCGCGACAGGAGAAAGAACTTGCGTCGAACTTCCATAAATTGTGAGCGGTGCTGTCTTTGTTCCTCCAGAAACAGCATAGTTTAGCGGAGTTCCATCACCAATCTGAAAAGTTCCTGGAAGGAAGCGAATGGAACATGTGTTCATCCATCCTCTCATTGTCGCCGTTTCAAAGGCTTTTCGAAAAGTTGCAAAGGGAGCCCCCAAAGTTCCCAAGTTTGAATCGGAGCCTGTTGTTGAAATGTAATACGTGGGGTCTTGCGGTACACTTCCGCCACCAACAACAAGAGTTTCTGCGTTTGAATCCCGAACATACAAACTTCCCGTGGTTCGTTGCATAAAAATATTTCCCGTTGTGATGCTTCTCGGTATCGGAGTAAAAGGAAGTATAAGAGATTTTTGAATTTGAAGCCCATCAAGAATTTGGCTGATCTTAGACATTACAAATGCAAAATTTTGGTCTTTTTTTTGAGAAGGGCAACGCCATCACGACTTCTTCGACAAAATATTTATGGAAATATTTCTACTTTTTTACATCCAATCTTTTCCTGCGCTCTCTATTATGTTTGCATTGTGTGTATCCTGCCATCAGCGGTTTTCCATAATAAAATATGGTTACAGCGTCCAATAATTTTTCCGCAAAACTACAGTTTTGACATTCTGGGTCTTCTTCCATCACTTTTCAACTCCAAAGATCTCAAGAACATTTCCGAATTTTCTTTTCACTTCACAAGATGGAGAACATTCCCAAACAACTCGCACGGCATGTTTTTTTCGTTCCTGCATCTTCCCGATCTTTTGAACTTTTGCTCTCGCAAAAAACTCTTTTTGGAGTTACAAATGTCATCGTGTTCCAAAAGAACTTTTGTAGAATGACAAACACTATTTATACTTTCTTTTCAGATGCTCCTCATGTACCAAATATTTTTATAAAAATATTTTTTTAGAAACTTCTCTGCTCTTTTAGAATATCTATCTGCTTTTGGAATCTTTGAATCTGCGAGAATGGCCATTGTGAAAAGGAGATGTTTCACTCCGTTCCTTTGGCCGTCCTTGTCAAATGTTGCAAAGACTTCGGGGACTTCTTCCGCGATGACTCCGTGGTCGGGTTGACCGTTAATTTCACAAGAACGAACGTCAAGGTCAAGAATGCCCTTTGAGAAAGGAAGAACATCCCGGATGTTTTCCTTGAACCTTTGGGATGAAGCTGCCTGAGTGATAATTCCTGTGGCGGGATTGATCTGCAATGTGTTTGCGGCAGCCGCTGAAGCCAAACCAAGAGAACGCCATTGAGTGATTGTGGGAGCAATGGTCATTTCGTTGTCTACTGTGCAGGTAGCAGAGGTTCCAAGAGCGACGCGGCCAATTCCAGAAGTCCCACAAGTGGCAGCTGAACCGATGCTGATACAATTAGTTGTCGTTCCGAGGTCTGGAGAAGCGTTGGGGCCAATCACAATATTTCCAGATGCCGTGGTCGCGGCTCTTCCTGCCTGGAATCCAACAATGATGTTGTTCACAGCGTTTCCAACAATTCCTTCTCCTGCGCTTGCGCCATAAATAATATTTCCGGAACCCGTCATTCCTTGACCCGCGCCAAATCCAAAGCAAATGTTGTTGCTTCCCGTGGCTCCATTGAGGGCATTTACACCAACTGAAATATTTTCTGTACCGGCGGCTCTTCCGGCGTTCACTCCCACAGCAACACAACGCGGGCCGAATCCGGAAATGGACATCGAGCCGTAACCGACAGCGGTGCATTCGCTGACACCTCCAGCGCCCGCGCCAGAACTGTATCCGATAAAGGTCGATCCAAAGCCTTGACTGTTCGTGAGATACCCGAGGGAAGTCGTCTCTCCAACATTTTGGTCGGTGACTCCAAAAACGAGACCACGCACCGTATCCGAGGCGGCAGGAAGTCCGGAAGCAGACCAAGCTTCTCCAGTTGAAACACTCATATTCCCCGAAGAAGAGTCAAAGACGATGGAGCCGGGTGTCGCATCGGAAACAGAAGCGAGAGAAGAGACAACCGGAATCACAAGCTTCTTTGAGACGACAAGTTCCCTGCGAGTTTCAAAGTTTGTGGTTATGTTACTTCTGAATTTTCTTTTGAGATGAAAAGAAAAACAAGTTGTGAATCACATCACTTTCTTACAACTCTTTGGAACTTTGGTTCCAGGAAGAAGAACTCTGGGTTTCTTCTTCCCTTTCCAATACTCTTCGAGTTCTTCCTCCATCTCTCGGAGCTTCGCGTAATATCGCGGTCCAAATTCTAAAAGGTGATCGAGGGCAACTTTTGCCACAGTCAAAAGATCACAATCAACGGTTTCAAGGTGCTCCGTCTCGACTTCGATCGCGTATCTCCACACGGGAAGTGGTACAGAGACAAGGTCAACTCCAAGTTTTTTGGCAAGTATTTTGGCTTGTGAAAGAGAAACTCTCATTATCTTTTGGAAAAAGATAAAATTTACAGAGTTGTCATCAAAAATTCTCCATACCTTTGGAGAAATTCCTCACTGTTGTCCGGAAGATACACCCAAAGGCCATACTTTGTCGTGAGTAGTTTGTGCACGCTCACGCAGTTTGTCTCAACGCAAACTTTTGCAAAAGACACCTCGATAAAAAAGCTGTGCCTTTTGGTGTTTCTGAACTCGAAGCGGATCTTTCCGTTGGCGGAAGAATGAATACCCAAAAGCATCTTTTTGGCAGAAAGAATCTGAAGCAACTCAGAGTCGTCAAACAAAAAGATCCCTTCGAGGAGGGAACACAAAAGAGCGGCTCTCCTTCCTTTGGTCATTTCATTGGAACGGAAGAGCCATTCTCGGAACCTTTTTTCCCTGCATCTCTGCAAAAGATTCGAATACGACTCTACGGTTTTGGGGAAGCGCATATTTTGTCTGTGAAAGAAAGAGTTTCGAAAGAACTCCAAAGACTTCAATAAATATTTTGACTCTAAAATATTTTGAACAAAGTTTTCTGTCTCTTCAAATTCTTCTGCTGCGATCTCGACATCATATTCTTTTGTTTCATCTTCTTTTTCTGTGCTGACAAAAAGACGAGAAAGAACAAGTCCCATTTTCTTTAGATAAAACGATGAGTTAAAAGACAAAAACATTTTGTTTTTTATACTTGTCATCATGAACTCTCTCAGTGAACAGCTTTGGAATCTTTTCGTGCACCGTTGGAATGAAACTGGTCCCGCCGGGCATCAGATTCAGGCCTACAACGAATTCGTCCAAGAGCTTCTTCCCAACATCATCCGTGAGAAGGGAAGGATTGAGATTGATCGTGAAGACAACAATGTTGAGGAAGACGAAGAGGAGAATGAGGAGGGAGAAAAGCCCACCTCGGCAAAGAAGAAAAAGTCGTGGCATCAGGTCGTCGAGTTCACCAATCCCGAGTTTGGTAGGGTCACCTACCAGGAAATTGACGGTATGGTCCAGGACATTTTCCCCGCCGAAGCAAGAAAGAGGGGAATCCCTTACAGTGCCCCTTTCTATTGCGACATTGCCATCACCACCGCGGACGGGGAAACAAAGCATCACCCAAGGATCACAATCGCGGAAATTCCAGTCATGGTTCGAAGCTGCCTTTGCAATCTGACAAGATACAACATGAGCGGCGACAGCTGCTACAAAAAATGGGAAGATCCCAATGACAAGGGGGGTTACTTTATCCTCAACAGAGAGATCGTTGTCATCTGTTCGGAAAGAGGTGCCTTTGGAAGGGTATACACCTATTCTGAGAAGCAGATGCTTCGAGGAATGCCAAAATACGATGTGCACTCTGAGATTCGCGTGTCTGCGACCAGCAACACAAGGACAACAACGGCGTATGTTGGGCTTGAGAATGGAGTAGCCGTTTTCTTTGGTCAGCACGTCTCTCCCTCTGGAATCCCTCTCTGTGCGTTGTTGGAAGCGATGGGTACTTCATACCTTGATCTTCTCAAGTATGTCAAGCTTTCGAACAAGGAACAAAGGACCCACCTTATTCCGAGTCTCGAACAAGCCAGAGTGATGTTCCCAAAGTCGAGGAAGAACAGAGAAGCAACCATACAAAAGGCGTTGGGCATCGTCGGAAACAAACAAACGACCAAGTCCCTGATCGATCTGATCTTCCCTCACTACAAAACGGCAGAGGAGAAGATTTGGTTTCTTTGCTACATGCTCGCGAGAGCCATCAAGGTAAAGTGTGGTGAAAGAGAACCAGAGGACCGCGACCATTATGCAAACAAGAGGGTGGACTGTGTCGACTCGCTCTTGAACAACTTGTTCTATAGCATGTGGAACCAGACGACCAAAGCAATTCGAGACTCTTGTGAGGGAAAGGGGAGGAATTCTGATCCTCTCAAAACTATCTATTCAAAACTCATCACAAAAAAACTTTCGATGGCCCTTGCAACGGGCAACTGGAGCAGTTTCAACACTAAAAAGAAGACGGGAACATCCCAGTTCTTTGAGAGGTATAACTGTGTGTCAGCTTCAAACTTGAGGAAACTTCACGCAGCCATCGGAACAGAAGGAAATATGACAAAGCCGCGAAGGGTCCACGAAAGTTCATTCGGATTTGTTTGTCCTCCAGACACACCAGAGTCAAAGGAAAGGACGGGCCTTTCCAAAGTGCTCGCATTGTCTGCGCTGGTAAGTCTTGGATGCAGCATTGAAGAATGTTTCCAAATTTTGGACGCAATCCCAGAGTTTTCTCGGGACTTTGGGGAAGGAACATTCGTCTTTTTGAACGGAGTGATTGCGGGATCCACACAAAACCCAGAGTTCCTCATCTCTGTCCTTTCAGAGTTGAAGAGAAGCAACAACTTTTTCTGGGATTGCTGCTTTGTGTATGACAAGAAGTTTGATGAGGTGCGGATCAACTGTGACGCTGGAAGGCTTATTCGCCCTTTGATGCTGGTACAAGACGGGAAACTTGTGTTTGAAGAGGAACATCTCAGAAAGCTGAGGGATGGCGAGTTGACTTGGCAGGACTTTTTGAGCCTTGGTATCGTCGAGTACATTGACGCTGAGCAACAAGAACACATGCTCATTTGTCCGAGCGCCGAGGAACTTGGAAAGCACAAGAGGTGGACACATTGCGAAATCCATCCTATTCTGGTCTATGGAGTTTGTTCTTCGATCATCCCATATTCTGCGAATAATCCGTCTCCTCGTCTCTCTTATTTCGCGAGCATGGCCAAGTCTTCGGTGGCTGTTCCCCGTCTCGACTTTGATGAGGTGCCTTATGATCAGCATGTTCTCCACTATCCCCAAAAGTCTCTGGCGAGCACAAAGGCGGCGAGACTTCTTGGTTTGAATGACTCGCCAATCTCACAAAACATCGTCCTGGCTGTTTGTTCGTATGAAGACTTTGGAATGGAGGATGCGATCATTTGTTGCAAGTCCTTCACTCAGTTTGGAGGAATGGTGTCGAGTCACCACCAAAAACCCGTGGCAGAGATTGGGCATGGACAGGAACAAATAGATCCGAGAAATGAACCTGATATGTCTTTCCCCGACTTTTGCCAAAGGCTGTGGTGTCGAGAGTGCGGAAAGAAGGTGATGTTGTGCCCGGAATGCAACAGCGAGTACATTCCCACAAACGGAGGGTTCAAAGGTGTGATGTGTCGCAAGGCAGAAAACAGAAGGAGAGAGATTGTCAATGAAGGAATTCAAAAGTGGAACAACAACTTGAAGGAAGGACAAAAATCTCTCGACTTTTTGAAGCCCAGAGAATGGGAATGTCTTTGTCTCGAGGTTGACAAAAGGCCGAGATTTGACCATCTCGATGAGGCTGGAGTTGTTGATGTGGGACAGATTGTTGAAGATGGCGACATGCTCGTTGGCGTTGCGGATGTTTCCGAGGACAAAAAGAAGGACGAGTCTCTCTACTTTTCGAAAGACAAGAGAGGAATTGTCACTAGCGTCTGCTACACACAAAACACAAAGGGACACGTCTGTATCCGAGTGACCGTTGTTTCGACTCGTGTTCCCGAAGTCGGAGACAAGGCGACTTCATTCCATTCGCAAAAGGGAACATTCTCGTTGTTTGTTCCCCCAGAGAATATGCCCTTCTCTTCTGATCCTTTCGCTGCGTCTCATCCAGACTTTATCATCAATCCTTTGGCTTTCCCATCTCGAATGACCATCGGTCAGCCAAAGGAAAGCAGTGCCGGTAAAAAGACGGCTTGTGCTCATCGTGACCTTCCTGATCACTTGAGGTTCGAATATGAGTCGCTCTATTCTGCTCTTTCGGAAAGGATTGGTCGTGTACCTTCTGGAAAGGAAGTTGCGGCGGAGATTATCCGAAAGAGGGGAAATCCCACAACAGATGGATATTCTGGGTCGTACACTGATTGCACGCCTTTCACGAGCAACTTTGAAATTGTGGAAGACGAGCTCAAGAAGAGAGGATACGCTCCCGGAGGAAAAGAACTTTACATTGATGGAATGACAGGAAAGATGTTTAGCGTCAAGTTGTTTGTGGGGCTTGTCGCCGAGAATCGTCTCAAGCATATGGTGACAGACAAGATGCATGCGAGAGCGACTGGAAAGATCCAAAGTCTCACTCGTCAACCAACTGAGGGGCGATCTAGAAACGGGGGCCTTAAAATCGGATCGATGGAAAGGGATTGTCTTGTGGGGAATGGAGCGACTCTTTGTTTGCGAGATAGGATGTTCTTCAGCTGCGACAAGTACGATGTTTGGTGTTGCACATCTTGCGGACTCATCGCCATCAACGTCGAGGGAAAGAAGATTTGCAGGGCGTGTCACGGAAAGAGCAATGTTGGAAAGGTTGCGATTCGTTACTCTACCAAGCTTGCTTTCCAGGAGTTGATGGCGATGGGTATCACTCCCCGTATTTTGCTTCAGTAGAAAGTTGTTGGTTATTTGAAGTATCTTTTTGTATTCTGCAAAATTTATAAATACATAAATTTTCTGCGAGGCGGGATAAAATCAGAATTGTACTTAAGGAGAAAAGGAAAGGTAAACAATGGAGCCGAAATTTGAAGGGACAATTTTCTTTGACGAACAACCCATTTCTTTCGTTCTTGACGATAAGATGACCCCTTTTGTTCGTTGTTTGGATATTGGGAAAATCGTCGCCTCACGAAATATTGGGAACGGTTCGACAGAGAACAAGACCTTCGTTTGCGGAAAACGCCAAAGGAAATTTTATGATCTTTCAACTGTAGAGAGACTTTTGAGGAAGGGAGAAGAAGAGGTTCGCCGCAATCTCTCCAAATTTCTGAAAGATACATTTTTTGGGAACGGAGAAAGAAAATTCCTCTTCTCTCCAAAGGGAAGAAAGTTAGAGTTTACTTTTGTTGGAGATTCCGGTTCTGTTTCTGTTGACAACCAACGAAGCGTCTCAGTGCCAGAGGCGGAGAAGAAACACCCAGAGCTCAAAAATTTTATTCGAGGGTTTTTGAAACTTCCGCAAGAAGATGAGGAGACTCATTCTTTCGAAACTCCCGGCTTTGTGTACGTTATGAGAGACATCTCACAAAAAGCCGGAGAAATGTACAAAATAGGAAAAACAAACAATATCAGCAGGAGACTGAGAGAACACTCTTGCGGTACTTCGGAAAAAAGAACTTATGAGAGGGTTTATGAAACCGGCAATGAAGATCTTTTTGAAAGATGCATGCACTATATCCTTTCGTCGAAAAGACAAGGAAAAACAGAAATGTTCGAAGTCCCTCTTCCTGTCATTGAGATTGTTGGGGATGTCGTGAGGTGTATCGATGAGATGAAGCTGCTCGTTGAAAAAACTTTGGATGAACAAGAGTTTGTCGAAAGGAAATTTGCGAGAGATTGCGAAAAGATTCTGATGGGACGAGAAGCCTTTCGCAAGCAAAAAGAAAAGGACGAGAAACACAAAAGAAAAGTAGAAAACAGAATGGAGAAGCTCAAGGCTCTCAAAGAATTTGTCGAAGAGACGGGAGAATTTCCCACAAAAAAGACAGATCTCACACTCACGAATTTTATGGCCGTCATCAGGTCAGAATATTCCAATAGACGGATCAAGCCTATGGATAAGGAGATTATTTCATTGACGGAAAGTATCCCCGGATGGATATGGGAACACCAAGAGAGCATTTTTGAACTTTTAGTTCTTGACCTTCAAAAATGGCTCAAAGAGCACAAATGTCATTTGACGGCAGAAAAGAATGTGAGATTGTATGAGCGGCTTAATACATGGAAGAAAGCCTACAGAAATTCCGGGGGAGACAAAGAAGAGGAATATGAAAGACTTCAGAAACTTTTTGAGTCTTTTGGCCTGGAGTTTATGTACAATCCCCAAGAAAAGGAGTTTCTCGACAAAGTGGACGAACTTCGCGAGTACATCAAAGAGAATTCCGGTCAACTTCCAGGATCAACCGCAAAAGGGATTGGGTGTTGGCTAACGGAACAGAGGAAGCAGTACAAAAAGACAGGTTTCAAAAGGAACCCAGAAAGAAAGAAAATTCTTGACTCTGTTCATCCAGAATGGAACATGAATCGGTTTGAGGTCGAATGGGAAAACAACATCAAAAGAAACAAAGAGTTTTTTGACCTTCACGGTCATTGTTCTCCAAAGAATCTCGACGCTTTCCTGACCAACCAAAGGTCGGAACTCCGCAAGAAAAAAGAAGGGAGAAAAAATAATCTGACGGATGAAAGAGAGGCTCAACTCGACGAAAACTTTCCCGGATGGAAAGTCACGGTTCCGGGAGCTAATTGGTACGCCAAATGTCCTCTTTGCGCCGAAAGATTTGAGCTGAAAAAGAAAGAAACGAAGGCTGCAAAGAGGGATCTCTAAAAAATATTTTATAAAATATTTTATCGAACTTGTCCCAACTTATTCCCATATTTTCTTTTGTACTAAAAAAACACTATGCAAACTCTTCCTCCCGAATGCGTTGCCCATGTCCTTTGTTTCCTTGACGCCAAAAGCGCTCTTTGCTTTTCCGAAACAGCGAGTCTCTACAACGAGATTGTCGCCAACAACAAGAACAAAGTCCAAAACTACGTCATCGAAAAGAAGGATGAGAACCACGAAACTGTTCTTTCCGTGGATATGTTTGGATTGATCCACTCTTCAGAGACAACAAAAGAGATTGGAGTCACAAGAGAATTATTTGGGAAGGAAATGCCATTCGTCATCACCACAACCTCCAAGGGAACACTTTTCAAACAAAAGATGCACGGATTTTGGGACGACACTGTGGGGTTTCCCTCCAAACAAACACGGAGTTTTTGGGTGAACGGAAAGCTCATTTACACCCATATTCTCATGGGCGATCAAGAATTCTTTGCGAATCCGGTAGACAATCCCGGAAAAGACACATTCGCTTGGAAAGGCCACAGTCTCAGGGTGTCTTTTTGGAGGGTGAGAAATGTTTCTTTTGTTTCTTGTGGTGATGAAGAACATCCCGCTTTTTGCGAAGCCGTGGATTGTTCTCCTCTCGCCTTTTGTTGCCAAAAACATCAGAATGGGTTGCCCGCTCCTTTGTTCCCACAAGTTCCTCGCAAATGCTCAACCATCTGAAATGAGCTTCTTTTTCCCATGACCTGTCTCGGAAGTAGCACATCTCGTACTCGCTTTCGCACCTTGTCAGACCATGAAGGCAAGAACAGTCGACGACGTTACCTCCCACAGAAAGGCTGGCGTGTTCAAACAACGCAGAAGCGAAACGTTCGCCAAACTCCATCTTTTTATAGAATGAATATTTTACCAATAAAATATTTTATTGCAAGAGAAAGATGCAAAAAGTTGTCGCTTGCTTTCATGGCGGATGTTCGGATGGCATTGCCAGTTCTTGGGTTCTTTCAAAAGTTTGGCCAAACGCAGAGTTTTACGGTATTCGTCCTGGAGAGACAGAACTTGGTCATATAAACTTTGAGGGAGCTCTTGTCTTTTTCTTGGACGTTTGCCCAGCAAAGTTCCCAGAGAACACAAAGCACATCTTTGTGTATGATCATCACTTGACAAACAAAAAATTCGTGGACAAAAATGGCATTTCTATGGTCTTTGATACCGAAAGATGCGGCTGTCTCATAACTTGGGATCAATTCTTTCCGGGACAAAAAAGACCCTGGTTTCTCGAGTACATTGACGACAGGGACAGGTGGCAATGGAAGCTTCCAGACTCAAGGGAAATAAACGAGGCAATATACTCCCAGGGATGGATGGAGCGCCTTGATGAACTTGAGGTACAAACTCCAGAGGATCTCGCCTCTGTCGGACGGGGGCTTTTACTGGAAAAAGAAAAGAAAATACAGGAAGCCATTTCTTTGGCTGTCCCTGCGAGACTTTGCGAATATCCTATCTGGCTTTGTTCCGAAGAGAGCTGTTGGAAAATTCGATCCGAAGTCGGGAATCGTCTGTGTTCTGTGCCATTTTCAAACGGTAAACTTCCTGCCTTTTCCGCTATTTGCCACAAAGACACAGAAACGCAAGATTACTGGGTGAGCCTTCGCGGAACGGAATTTTCTCCCTGTCTCGCCGCCATCTCCGAAAAGTTTGGAGGAGGAGGTCACTCAAGAGCTTCCGGGTTCACCATTCAAAACTCTGAATTTTCTGAAATAATTTTGAGAAATTATTTCTTTCGCAAGCTTTTTATCTGTACGCCGAAAATGGGACTTGAAGGCCTTGTCTTTAAGAATATCCAAAATGGAAGGAAGCCCGTCTACGTTGTCGTCAAAGAAGTGAAAGAAAATACCGCAAAGATCGCCCCCCTTTCTTTTACCGTTAAAAGATACGGTAAAAAGACTTGGGCTTTTAGTCCAGATTGGGATGCGATTCAAAAAACACTCGACGCTGAAACCAAGTTCCTTTGGGTCAACATCAAGGACAAAGTTCTTGAATCCGATGGCAACATCCTTTTGCCATGCTGTGAAGAAGATGAGGTTGACATTGTCAAAGAATAAAATATAGAAATATTTTATAACTCTCTCATCAAACGCCACAATATTTGAGAAGCATTTACCGCAAGACCATAACAGTTGACTGTTTCACGATACTTTGCATCCCACACAGAAAACTTGCCTTTCTCACATCTGATAAAACTGTGCTCTTTACGACTTCTGTATCTTTCAAAAGGAATCTCCTGTCCATCCGCATCTTCTGAAAAAGAGACGAAATAAACGTCCTTCTTCCTCTTCCAAAAGACCGGCTCTCCACCCGAAATTTTCTCGAGTTCCTGGAACAAAAGCAAGAGTTCTTTGGGTGCTTGTTCTGGGACACTTTTACCTTTGTACCACACTGAAAGATTTTTGGGGTGCGAGACCCATTCAAGAAGCTCTTTTTCTGGAACTTCCGGCTTTTCTTGAAAGATGTCGTGAGTTCTTTCAAACCGCTCACGTAGTCTTTTGTTTTCTTCTCCACAAGAAAGGGAAAGAGCATATTCAAGCGCAGAGATTAGCCTTGAATAGTGAGGATAATCCCTTTCTTCCGAAAGTGGAAGCATTCGGAAATCCTGAATTGCAAACTTTAAAACTTGCTCCATCTTTTATCCACAAAATATTTAGAAAAATATTTTAGATTGACGCAAAAAGTTGTTCGACCACGTAGGACGCAATTTCATAGTTTTGTCTTTGCTTGCAAGCGGCAGAAAGAGCGAAATGAGCTCTTTCAATCTCGACGACTTCGGCGTCACCATCGGCGTCAAAGATGGTGCAAACTCCCTCTGAAACGAGGAGTCTTGTTTGCAAATCTCCGCTCTTCAAAGGACGAGGCGGTAAGAACGTGTAGTTCATCCCTTCGCTCGTTTCCCACCAAATGGCGTTTGTCTTTTCGAGATGCTCATAAATCTCTTGTTCTTCCTCGAGAACCTCCTCTTCCAAAAGATTGGAGACTCTGCCCCAATCAGGAGCGAATCCGCAAATATCAAGAAGTTCTTCCTTGATGCGAGCGTTTTGATTCGGTGGACCGGGAGGGATATCGATCACGTTTGTCGAAATGACCTCGTTATAGCGACAAACAACATACTCTTTCTCTTCTCTCGACGATGATGTTTTGGTAAAGACTTCAAGAACATCAAGTGCTTTTTCCAGAGCTTCGCTGTTGTCGTGAAGAAGATGCCTTTTGGAAATAGCAATGAGAGACTGCATATTTTAACGATAAAATATATTTGACTTTTGTTCTTTCATTGTTTCGATAAAATATCGGAAAGTTCTTTGCAGAGATTCCGAAACACAGGGGCGCAAACAGAAAAGGGAATCCTCAGAGAGAACACAGAGATCGCGTCATCCGTTTCTTTCTCCATGTGGAAAAGAACGCTTTCGTCTTGACAGTTGGCTGTGATGTGCCCTCCAAAGGAAACTTCTGCAAAAATAGAGCGAGCGTTGCTTTCCACAAGCTTCAAAAGTTCCTGAAACTTTTGAAGAGCTTTCGGAACATCTCCTCGACAACAGCAAAAACAGACGCTCGAGTTCTGTTCGATGCAACGGAACAAGATGAGATCAATCTCTTTCCCTTCCTTTCCAAAAGCCCATTGAATGGAATAGTTGAACTGCATTTTTCTTTTCTGTGAAAGAAAAACATAACAAAAGATAATTTACAACAAAATTTGGAAAGCTTCGGAAGCGCTGTGCACTCGCCAAGGATAACATCCTTCACGATAGACATTAAATTTTTTCTTTCGTGGGTCATTCTGCCAAATCTCGAAATAGTTGCCTCTCAGAGCGTAACAATCCTCATCCAAAGTAAACCATGCGTTTCCTTCCCCTTCGCGAAAATAAACGACTTGGCCTTTGGGAGCTTCATCCAGGATACTTTGGACAAAAGGAGAAACTTGATGATCTTGTGGGTAAACTTTGCCTCTGTAAAAAAGTTGACCGTGAGTTCTTCCTCTCAGAAGGACATTGAGCTGCTCCTTTGAAAGAGTCACGGTACTGTTGTACTCTTCTCTTTCTTGAGAGGCATCAGAGTTGGAAGACAGGGCAATGGCATACTTGAAGCCAGCAGAGATTTCTTTGTAGTTTCTTGAGTTTTCATCGACAGAGTTCAGCCAAAGAGAAAACGTATCTTCTAAAACTCTCTGCATTTTTATATTTTTGGGGAATATAAAAATCTTTTCAATACACTGCCGAAGAATTCTGAGTGGAAGATTCTGGTACTCAGCTTTATATTTTCAGAAAATATAATTTTCGTCTCTAGAAAGGACTCGGGTAAACTTCTGGAGTTTTTATTCTTTTTTTAGAAAGAGGAGTCGTTTCTCCATTATGTTTCCACGGAGACAAGAACATCAACTCCCAGCTGAAAGATTTACCTCTGCTTGTTTTTGCAATGTAACAATCGAACATCCTCCGAAGGATGTCGTTTATCCATCTCACCATATATTGCTCGTCATCTGGCATCTTCCCAAGAAGCGTCTGAAAGTGTTTGCTTTTCTTGACCATTTTACGTATCTTTTCGAGTCTCATTGACATTTCTTCTTTGCTCTTTTTCTCTCTCGTTGTTGTACTTCCATATCCAAGCCAGTAAAAGAGTCGACGAGCATATACGACCCTCTCAAGATTACAGGACATGCCAAGTCTCTTTTCAAATTTCGTGAACCTTTTGTTTTGAGTCTTCTTTTCAACAGCTCTGGTAAGTCTTTCTTTTTGTTCGGCCTTTGAACCAGCGAACGCGAGTCTCTGATTCTGAAAGATTTTTTCTTTGCCCGAATATTCAAGGACAAATTCTGGTGTCAAAGTCTCTTGTTCGACTTCGAAGCTATGGGCAACCATGAATTTCCGACATGAAGCAATCTCATTCTCACTCTTGTCCCTTTTAGAGCAGAGGAAAGAAAACTTTTCTCTGTCTAGAGAAGCACTCTCGCAAGTTTTCTTTGCTCCTTCAAAGTCTATCTTTTTCTGCAAAAACTTTGTATCTTCTATAAGAGGTTTCGGGGATGAAGGTTCAGCGGGTCGAAAGGGCAGCAGAGAAGCATAACGATTTCTCAAATTCTCGTCTTTTTCTTTTTCCACCTCGTCCTTGACGGAAAGAAAAAGATTCAAAACCACATCTTCCTGTTCACATAAAAAATATTCTCTGCCTTTCGCAATCTGGAAACTTTCCCGAAAGTTTTTAATCATGGCAGTTTCAGCCAGAGAAATAAAATCTGTCTCGAATGTTGCAAGAACTCTTACATCACCGTAGGAGCTTTTTCTTATTTTCCAGCTTGAGCTCTTACCAATTTTGTATACTCCTTCCTTCCAGATGAAATCATCTCGCAACAAATAGATAATTCCGTCATCCATATTTAGCAGACCGAATTTACAGTTTTTAAAATTTGGGAGTGTGTGATTTTTCGATGGAATTCCGGAGTCGGAGAAATGAATACAAAACTTCCAGAAACAAGAGATTACACATCGTAGAAAGAGACCGATACAAGTGTGTGAAGAAGTTTGCGTATAGGATTTATAGAATTTAGAGGTTTTCCTTCACACACTTGTATCGGTCTCTTTCTACGATGTGTAATCTCTTGTTTCTGGTCCCCGACTTTTTATATTTTGTGAAATATAAATTTTCTAGAACGGGTTAGCTATTATCTCCAAAGAATGCACCTTCTTTTTCGGGATTGGAGTTATCTCGTCCTTGTGTTTCCATGGCGAGCAAAAGACCAATTCCCATAAGAATCTTGTATTTCTGCTCGTTCTCGCGATGTAACAGTCAAACATCCGTTTTAGTATCCCATTGATGTATTTGACCATATATTTTTCTTCTTCTGGCATCTTTCCCAAAAGTTCCTGAAAGTGCCTGCTCTTTTTTATCTTGTCCCTTATCTTTTCGAGTCTCACAGACATTTCTTCTTTGCTCTTTTTCTCTCTCGTTGTTGTACTTCCATACCCAAGCCAATAAAATAATCTCCTTGCGTATACAACCTTTTCGAGATTACATGACATTCCGATGCGTTTGCTTGCTTTGATATCTTTCTTCTCGTTGTTCTTCCGTTCGAGCAAATCAGCAAGCCTCTCTTTCTGTTCGGCCTTTGAACCGCAGAATGCGAGACTTTGGTTTTCAAAGATTTTTTCTTTCCCAAAATATTCAAGGACAAATTCTGGCGTCAAAACCTCTTGTTCAATCCCAAACTTGTATGACATCATAAACTTTTGACACGAAGAAATTTCTTCATTCGTCTTGTCTCTCAGATTGCAAAGAAAAGAGAATTCGGGTCTCGTGATGGATGGAGATTCACAGACTTTGACTGCATCTTCCATTTGAATTTTCTTTTCCAAAAACTTTGTGTCCTCTCTTAGAGCCTTGAGTTCTTGACCTCGAATTTCTGGTGAGAGGTACTCGGTGACCATTCCTTGCTCTTCCAAAAGTCCGAGAAGTGTGCCAGAGATGTTGTTTTTGGAGACGTTTCTTTTGATGATGGATTCGACATGAGCTCTCGACCTCGGACTGTCCATCATTTTACCGGCGGCAATGTCCCATTCTATCCCAGACAAGGCAAAAGAGGAACTGTCTCTCGCTTCGATGTTTTTGATGACCTCCTCTTTCGTCACGGGGAGGTTCATGTACCTATTGTCAAAGGCGAGAACCACCTCATTGTCTGCGATGTTTCGAACGCGAAATAACATTTGCTCTGCCTCTTCGGCACAACAAGAGTGAGAACTAAAATACCCGTATACCTTGTCAAAATGCTCTTGTTCGTAGCTTACTCCAGCTGAAATTGTGGGTGTATAGGCGACCAAATCATACTTATCCCACTGCTCTAACCAAGCATTTTCGCTCTTTCCTTCTCCGGTATACCAAAGAACTTTATATCCAAGTTCTTGCGCCTCTCGGCACACAAGCAAAAGTTTCTTCTTTGAGCTGCAAGGGAAGCATATTTTCTTACCATTTGCAAGTTCACCCAGGAGTTTCTCTTTGAATTCGAGAAACGTAGGAGAAACCAAGAGCTTCTTGTTCTTGTGGGCCTTGAATTCGTTCCTCATTACAAAACATGGGACATCGAGCTCTTCGAATAAGTTCACAGTCGACTGGTCCAGATTTTTATCCATCAAAAGAATATTTTTACTCGTCCCGATAAAATGTTTGAGTGTTCCCCAACAACCATTTTTTTCCGAGACATCACAAAAGAGACGAGACAAAGTATAGGTCACTTCATCCAAAACTAATAGGTCAAATTTTCCAAAGACGCGATGCAAAGAGTCGACTTGAACGGCGAGTCTCTTTGCGCAAAGCCATCCTTTTCCTGCGTCTTCATAGTTGACGAACCCATAAAGATTCTCTGATGTTTCTCGTGCCAGTGTTCTTCTGTACGTGACGCTCAGAACACGAGCGTGTGGATGGAACTTTAGATACAAAGCAAGAGCCTTTGTTTTTCCAGTTCCCATTGCTCCTCGGACAGCAAGACATTTCTTTCCGTGGTTGAACATCACGGGTCTCGAAATCCGTGACTCATAACAAAAATCTGCTTTGAGGTCTGGGACTTTTCGAACAGCTTTCGGTTGTTTGGGTTCATTGTCTTTCGGAGCACTCGTCAATGCCATCGACTTTTCCGCCCGGAAGCAGTAAAGCCAAAGTCTTCCATACTTGACGTATGCGCTGTAGTTGTCTCCTTCGTGTTCTCTTTCGCAGATGGGGCAAAGATTCGCCTCGTCCTTGTCTCTTTGGAGAAACCAACCATCCCCCTTTCTGTGGATTTGAAACACTTGGAGTTTTTGTTCCACAAAGTCCGCGAGAACTTCTTCATAGTCGTTTGATGTGGAAAAAATTTTTGTTTCTTTCTCTTCTTCCTCTTCAGAGTCTTCCTCTCCCCAAAAATAAGCGTCGGGAGTTGCAAAGAAGTTGACGGGTTCCATATTCATCTGTTCTTTGATTGGGACGAGTCTCCTTTTATTCTCGTGTTTTATACTCCAAGGGCAACGAATGGTTCTGTTTCTGGTATAAATTTGCTTATCAATCAGACTCGCCAAAAGGCTTCCTTCTTTTGTCTTTTCGAGAAACGAGACAAACTCTTTGGCAAACTTTCCAACGTGGACAATGTCTTGATATACTTTTGAGGCGATAATGTGGTATGAAACTTTGTATTTATTTTCTTCTTGGCCGCATGCCTCAACAACAAAAAACTTGAGTTTTGCATCATTCTCAAATTCTTGTCTCAGCTTCATAAAAAGTTGAGGAATGTCGAGTTTTTCTACTTCTTCCTTTGAAAGGCTTGAACTGTCCAAGTCAAAGATTTCTCGACACGCATGTCCCTCAAGAAACTGTTCATGGAAATGTTTTTTGTTATCTGGCACTTTTCCATAGTTTTCCCAAAAGCTAGAGAACGAATGGTAACTTCCAAAAGACCTCGAAAACTTGCCAGTCTCATATGCAAAGAACATCTCATGTCCCAAGGCTCTTCCGAGTCTGTGAGCATATTGTTGAGGAGACAAAAGACCGACTTCCCCTCTCTTCTTTCTGGAAGACAGAGAGTTTTTGTTCGCCTTTCTCAAACCATGCGAGAACCATAAAGTTCCATACTTTTCTGTGACCAAAAGATAAGATGGGAGAACACCAAGGTTGTAAGCGAGACTCGTTCTCTTTGTGTACTCGCGTTCGGTCTCATCGCTCCCTATGTCGTAGAAAGAGGATATCGCAACGGGACTTTTGCATGCTGAAACGTATGTCTCGCGATGTTCTTCGGACTGATAATGTTTTTTAAGGTCTCCTTCATCCTTCCCTTCAAATGAGCAAAGTGGACATCCAAACTTTCCATCCCATACAATGGGTTCGATAAATTCAGCTTTCGGTGAAATATTGAAAATAGTAGTGTTTCGTAACGGTGTGGTAGCCATTACGGAACATTCTTTTTTTCTTTAACCTATTCGTAGACAGCGTCTACTTATAAATGACGACCAAAGAGAAAAGACTCGCATCCCAAAGAAAATATTATGAGTCTCACAAAGAAGAAGAAAGGCAGAGGTTGAAAGAGTGGTACGAAACAAACAAAGAGATTATCAAGAAGAAGAGAGCAGAGAAAAGAAAAACAGACAAGGCGAGAAAACTCGAAGAAAAGAAAGAACTCTCTGAAGCTCTCGAAATAAAACGCTGCGTTCAAGAATTCTTCCCCGACGTTCCCCTCGAACAACTTCGGGAATTTCTTCAGAAACTTTCAGAAAAATAAATATCTTTTTGCAAAAAGATATATCGAACATTTCAAGCCTTATTCACCCGTCCATTTCATACAATATGGAGACTCTCATTACCGCCTGTTTTGGAACCTCTGCTTCTCTCGCCATCACAGGATTCGCTCTTTGCACTTGGAGAACAAAGCTTCCAAACAAGAGGATTCTGGGTGCCTCAAACGCTCGTCTCTTTGAAGTCGACCCAAATGGAGCGAGGACCGTCTATGCTCTAAAGGGCAGCGAAGTTTCAAGGGTAAAGTCCCTTGGTTTTCAGGGCAAAATTCACAAAAAGAACATCTTGTCCATCGAGACTCTTTTGAAGAGACCGATTTACTCTTCCCAGAGAGGCACCATTCAAGTCAAGGAAAGTACAGAGCCAATCTATCTCTCTGTCTGCGGAAAGGAAGAGGTTGCAACGGACAACTCAGAAGCTTTGGAAAGGTACATCTCAGACTATGAAAGGAATCACAAAGAACAAAGCACCGACTCATTTGATAACGTTATGGCCGTTTGTTATCTGGGATCGGGATTTACTCTGTACTCCGGTTTGGGTCTCGTTGTCGTGGATGTTCTTGTTCAATAAAAATTATTAAATAATTTTTATCTTTCTCGTCTTTCAAAATGTCGGGCAAGAAGCACTTTCCGTTTCTTTTGAAAGACGAGAAAGATGCATCTCTATGTTACTCCGATGCCGATTGCCGGGGCCGTCATTGGATGGGAAGAAGGACAAAAAAGAGAAAACCTCAAAAAACATTGGTACACCATTGTGCCCGGTATACTCTTCAGGACCCTTTGTTGGCCTTTTTACATTCGAACTTATTTTTAGATATTTTATCATATAAAATATCAAATGATGCGAAGCTTTCTAAAAGAGGAAGTTCGTCTCTTTCTTACAAACGCTTTGAATATCCCAGAGGAAGATATTTTTATGGAAGTGACTGTGGTTTTCCCGAATCTTCTCGAAGTCGTGTACGATATCAAGAACTTGGTTTTGGAAAGAAATAGATGGAGGGAAACAGACAGATCCTTGCTTTTGCTTAACGATGGAAGAGTCTGTGAGTTTGAGATGACTGGTGATGCGGCACTCTCTGCTCTGAAAGAAGACGTCGAAAATGTGCTGTTTTCATGCCCAGAGTTTGCCCGTCAAAAGACAAAAGATGTCCAAAAACTTCAGAGTTACATCTCGACCCTCGAAGAAAGAATAAAGAACCTTCGCCATAAAAAGAGAAAGCTCAAGTACGCTCCGGGAAAGAAAGGTGCAATCCAAGCACAACAACATTTTGAAGAAAACCAATAAAAAAGACACTTTTCTATCTTTTGAAAAGAAATATGGAGTTCAGCTATAACGCTAACCTTCACGCTACGTCACATTTGGGAAAGTGGTATTTTCGCGTCTCTTCCGAGAAAAAGGAAAATACAGTCTGTTCGATCAAGTTTGGAGTGCGTGTTCCGACTATTGGTATTGCGACTCCAGAAAGCCAGCACTTTGGCTTTCTGCATATTGCCATCGATCTTTTTCAAGAGTCTTGTAAGAGAAAGGTCGAAGAAGAGTTTGAGAATGAAATAAGCGAACGGAACACATACTTGGAAGCGCTTTGGGAAAGCATTGAAACTCTAAAAGACGAACGTCTGATACAGGCTCTTCGAAGGCTTGAAGACGAACAACTTTGCATGAGAAATGACCTCTTGCAAAGAGAGGAAAGATTCGAAAATGTTCTGGTGGCGAGAGAACGCGGCACAAACGGAGTTTTCGAATCTTTGGAAGATGCAACATTTTAAAATATCTAGATATTTTATGAAATGCACCGCTTCCTGTCTTCTTTCACATCCTACTTTATCGCTTCACAGTCCATAGAAGTTGATCCATCTTCTTTCGTGAAAGACAGTCTTTTGTATGGTTACGTGAAGCCAATAACAAACAGCGTTCTTCCCGACGGTTCGAGACACGGAAAAATTCGGACAAAGTATTCACCATCGGTCGGATGTGGTTCTACCTGTCTCACGAGAAGGTACAATCGCGGAGTAATGTCAGGAACAAGTTCTTTTGTCTCGTCTTCAAGTGGGACTTTTACGGGGCAATACAAAAACGGTGTTCCTCACGGAGAGTTTGTCTTTGACGAAAGTTTTTCTATTATCTTTGACGATGGATTTCCGGTAGCTCTGGTAGAGGAAGAGGGACAAACGGATTTTCTATGGGATAGACAAAGTAGAACTCTTACCGTTGATGGTAAAAAATATTTTGGAGTCCGCGTTGTGGGACAACGGACAAGAGCAAGTGATCTGAACAACAACACAATAGAATATTTTTTACCAGACTCTGAAAGCCTCGAATTTTTGATGAGAGACTCTCCTTGTGTCACAGCCCATACAAAAACAGATGGTAAACTTCAAGATGTTATCCTTTCCCTCCCCATCTTTTTCTAAAATCTAGTTTTTAGAAAAATGTTCATGTTGCCAAAGAAAATGTCGAGCATCTACCTCGAGGAGGTGCAAAAGTTTCTCAAGGAAGAGTTTAACATTGGAAAGGACGGGGTGACTTTCACCACGACGGATTTAGGCAGAGGGGAAACGAGAGTTTTTTGTAATGTCGAAGGCTGGCATGGAGATGCCATCTATTGGGATGAGTTTTTGCTTGGAGGGAGTTGTGTGGATATGCTGCATACAAGAATGAAGGGCTCCAAAGAAGAGAAACTCGGATTTCTCAAAAAGCAATTGGGAAATATTCTTTTGAATTCCAACGCTGTTGAAGTCAGAAAACAAATGACTGTTCTTCGCGAAGAGAACGAGAAACTAAAGTCATATATTTCCCGACTTCGCGAGAAAAAAAGAGAACTCAAGTACACTCCAGGAAAGAGAGGCGCTTCCAATGCACAGGAACATTTTCAGAGTCTTTGCTAAAATATTTTCAAATATTTTATTCTATGAAAATCTTTCTCTCCTTCCAAAGCACAGAGTAGCTCGGAAGTTTCGACCAGAGCGTTTTCTCATAAAAGCTGCACTTGTACTTTGTTCGAACCAATTCTTTCCCGTCTTTGTCAAAAATTCCTCCAATCTTTTTTCCTGGTCTCGAGTACCTATGGAACAAAAAGATGGAATCTGCAATCTCTCCGGTTCCAAACTCTGAGTCTTTGTCTTTTTCCAAAAAGAGATTCAACGCGTTACCGAAAGCGATGGGTCCGGTTGTGTACAAGTCTCTTTCTCCATATTCTTTGTTTTCGACCCTCAAAACGACCAAGTCAATAAGCTGACGAAGCAACGGATGACGAGGTTCACAAGCAAAGAATGCCTGATAGATACCAGACTTTACTCCCTCGTCTTTTGCAGATACAAGAGAAGCATTTCTCGGAAGCCATTCTTTTAGCGGGACAAGACATACCATCGCAGAGTCAACGTATACTCCGCCGCTCACGTACAAAGCGCAGTAGCGAAAGAGATCCGCTTTGTAAGCTCCTGGAACAAGGTTGTCATAAGCCTTGAGAACTCTTGGTTCAAAATTTTGAGAGATAAAGTCTCTGCAGAGACTTGTTGGGAAAAAGATGTGTCGATACTCTGGATTCATCTTGCTCCAAGAGTCCAAGGCTTCCCTCATACCCGGCAAAACTTTTTCTTCGTTGGTTTGAAAAATTTGGAAAGGAATTCTTTGTTCATAATTTGGTCGAAAAGCTTCCTTTTGAAACTCTGGATATTTTTCCCATGTTTTATCTTTTGTCGCACAGACGGCATCGAAAGAAAACTCTTCCTGAACGTTCTCTTGAAATTCTCGGAACCAGAGATACAAAAAGACAAAGACGGTCAAGGCAAAGAGAAACAAAAGAAGCTGCATTACATACTTCTTGGACTTTGAAGAATGTATGATCTCACTGAGAGGGAAAGAGCGATACAAGGCAGACTCGCAGAGTTTTTCGCTCTTCTCTTCTTGCTCGTCTATCGGGTGGAGGAACTCAAAGCTTTTTTGCAACAATAAAAATATATAAAATATTTTTATTCTTTCTTGTCAGGGACAAAGTGGACCTTTACAGAAACAGAGCATTTTCCTGAAACCTTTCTCCTTCCAAATTCTCCCTGTGGTTCGCAAGGACACTCTGCGATCAAGTCAATCGTTCCTCCGTTCTCAGTAGAAAGATTCGAGATCACAATATCACAGCCATTCTTTTTGAGGAGAGACTCCATTTTGAAAAACAAGGGGGCAAACTCCCATTGTTTTTGATTAAGCAACCCTCAAAACTTTTCCCACGGCTATTGTCTTTCCCTTGTCTCTCAAAACAAAACGTCCCAATTTGGGAAATTCAGAGAATGGTTCAGCCAATGCCCTCACGTTTATCACAACTTTTCCAATCTCTCCCTTTCGAACCAGCAAAGATCTCTTTGAATTTTTCACATCCACAATCTTTTCGACGCTGCACTCATATTTCGACATGTGCAGTTGCATCACACACTCTGTTCCGGGGCAAAACAATGGAGAACTTTCAAATACTTGGACAAGAGCAAGCATCTTTTCGCACTTTTTGATGGGGGAGCTTTCGGAACACAAAAAGTCTCCTTGTCTCGGATTTTCTTGACAAATAAAAGAAAGAAAAATATTCTCTCCTGCTTCTGCGACTTCTTTGTTGTCGCAGAAATCCGTCGAGAGATCAACGACTTGCAAAGGGCAAGATCCCAAAAGAAGATTGTCTCCGATACATATTCTCCCACGTTCAACCTTTCCAAAAAGTTTATCTTTGCCCAAAGAAGCCATCACGGAAACTCGAGTCTCCAAACTCTCTGTGTTCTTTTTCAGAGAAATATCAGAAAGGACTTGCAAAAGGCATGGTCCATCCCACCATCCAACTCTGTATGGCGAGGAGACGTTTTGCGAAGAAAGGCCCGAGCCGGGAAGGAACAAAATGTTCTTTTCCGTGAAGCCAATTTTCTTTAGGTATCTTCCCGTCTCTTCCTTTATTGTCTCGTATCTTTCCCTGTCCCAACTCACCTGATCCATTTTGTTTATAAAAATAATCAGAAACGAGACTCCGAACGCCTTTGCCAAAAGAGCATGCTCTCTTGTCTGTCCCTCTCCGTCCGCCTTACAAGACATTCCAGCTTCGAATTCTCCCTTTCTCGCAGAAACGACAAGTACACATACATCCGCATTTGCAAGGCCTTCGATGGCGTTGGGTATAAAGTTTCTGTGACCCGGAGCATCAAGAATTGTAAAATTCTTATTGTTCCATACAAAAGGCTCTCGGGCAAACTCTACAGTTTTTCCTCTTTTTCTTTCTTCTGGGTCAGTGTCCAGAAGAAAGGCCTTTCCCCAACCCTTGCCAGCGCTCTCCTCTGCCTCTTTTTCGACTTGTAAAATCTTTCTTTCATCGACCATCCGCGACTCAACGAGGATAGTTCCGCAGAGAGACGACTTTCCGGCATCAACATGGCCCAAAAACGCAATGTTGATATGCGACATCCTTTAGCAACACCTCTTTTTTTTCTTATAAAATGTATCGAAAATTAGGTACTGACCATCCTTTGTCCCTGACCAAATGTCGTCAGGGACTTCTTCCCCATCAATACAAACAAGAGACACTTTGTCTTTTCCGTACTTTTCCAAAATACAGGGTATCACTCTCTTTGTCAACTCTTCCTTTGTGGTGTTTGGAGTGATGGCCAAAGGAAAGTCGAGACCCGGAGCCACTCGAAGCCACAAAAGTTTCCTGTCAAGAGGGACTTCTCCGTATTGCGAAAGGCAGAGTCTCATTTTGAGTTCCGGTATCGAACCACAGGCTTTTTCCCAATCTTTGTACACCAAAAGATTTTCTTGCCAATAAAGATATTCAGAAGAAGCGCAACAACCCATTATTCGCTCTGAACTAATTCTTTGTTTCTCTTTTCGGAAAAATTCGAAAGACTTCTTCGGAGCTCTCCAAGTTCAAACTTGAGTTTTCCAACTTCTCGTTGTTTCAAAAGATACCCAGCACTAAAAGACGCGATACCCGCAATTATACAAGAATTGGGGACTCCAAACCACACCATACAGGCGACAATAAAATAACTCAGAACCATTACTTTTCCCATAAAAGTAATATGGAACGTATCGGAAAATACGGCCTTTTCATCAAAAGAATGACACCGAAAGACACGGAAGTGACAAAAGAAGCCGTAGAACAAATCAGCAGCATGCTCTCTTTTTTGGCAGAGACGCTTCTCAGAAAATCCACCATTTTGCTTGGGGACAAAAAGACCATAAAACACGAGGTCATATTTTGGCTTCTTCGGGACATTCCCGGAGAACTCGGAAAACATTCAAAGGACTATGTTGACTCTGTTGTTTACGGAAAAAGAGAGCTTATATTCCCCACAAAAAGAACAGAAAACTTGATGAGGACGAAAACTTGCAAAAGAGTTGGTCAGTCTGCCGTCAAAACGCTCACGGCGATACTCGAGTATTTCTGCCGTGAGGTGCTGGAAGCGGCTTCCAAAGAAGCCAAGCGAAACTCGAGGAAGAGGATAAAAGTTCTTGATATTCAAAACTCTGTAAAGAAAGACGCAGAACTTTTCAAGGTCTTTGGTTCTGGAATATTTTCTGGAAGATGATAAAAATATTCAAATATTTTTATGGCTTGGAGATGTGGACTATTCTATCTTTTCGTTTCTTTTGGAAGCGATGACATTCAAAGATCGCCTCTGTGTCATCCCAAGAGTTGCCGACCAAAAGAGAATGGTTCGCTTTTCCCGGAAGAAGAAGACATCCACACTCGCAATCGCACTCTTTTTGATACCAATGCTCAAAATATCCATCAAGGGATACCCGAGCCATGTTCTTTTTATCCTTGTGTCTTGTGGTGCAAGGGCCAACAGAAACATCCGTGAGTTCTGGATGGTTCAAAATAAATCCTACAACGAGACCGATAGTTTCATTGACATCGATCTCTTCCTTTTCGCCTCCACGAGAGACGATATGGGAAAGTTGTTTGCAGTCAAAGATGATACAAGTTCCCTCAACCTCTGAAATTTTTGTGGTATACCCCTCTTCTTTTAGTCTTTCTAGAATCTGGTTGTATTGATAGGTATCAGGAAAAAGGAAGAGCTCGTCCTTGCTTTTCTTGAGCTTCTTTTGGATTCTCTCATAAAGTTTACCCATCATATCTTTCAAAAAAGTTTGTGAAAGATAAAAAAGTTATGAAGAAACACCAGCATTTTCTGGAAGAGATACCAGTGTTTATAGAAAAAGCTCAAAGAACGGGAAAAGTCATGAAGAAAAGATGTCGTAACAGTTACGAAAGAAGAGTTTTACATCAAGCTGCGTTTATAGCTGGACTTTCCCATAGAAGCATCATTGACCACACGGAACTTTATAAAAACCACCCGGAAGTTTGGACTGTGTCGGACTCGCACTGTTGCCCCGATTGTGACGAGAAAGAGATTCATATGACTTGGACTCCTCATAGTTGGGTAGAGGTCAATAACGGTTATGAAAAGCAAGTTATTGGAACAGAAGAGGAACACAAGCAGATTATCAGAAATGTGTATCATCTCAACAAAAATATGTTCAACTAACATATTTTATACCTTCTCCTTTCCTTTGTCAAGAGCGAGAGACCAACCAGTCTCTGTACACAAAACACGGAACACAGGGGATTCGATGACTGCTTTATTCGGTGCAAGTCGGCGTTCCACAACCTCGCAGATGCCTTTTTCTGAATCTCTCGAGATCAGACGGTACACTTTGCCATTCTTCTTAACAATTTTTCCAACCCAGGCACTTCTCAGAGTTCCTTCCATCTCTTCTTCGTCTGCGAGTTTCCATCCCATAGAGTCCTCGCAAATGTACCAAGTCTCCCCCTCCAAAAGAGCTCCATTTTTGGTCCTTTTGATGTCGCACACCTTCCATGCCCCAGCTTGAGAACACTTTGACATAAGACGGAACAAGTTGCCGTTCTTCTGGACAAGTTTTCCCATCCAAAAGGGAGAAAGAGTTCCCTCTTTCTTTTCTGTCTTTTTGGAGAGGGGAAAGAAAATTTCAGATCCGGACAAGAGTCTCAGAAGCTTATCTCTTCCAAACATCAGAGGTTTGTTTTCCAAAGAAATCCATCGAATGGGGTCGTGCAAAAGTCTCTGTTTTTCAAGCCGAACATATCCCTCGGCAACATGCATCACACGAAAGACATCTTTTCCTTCATAGTCGGTGACGAGTCTTCCAATCCAACTCTGTTGAGCTTGTTGCAATGAAAGGTCTTCCTCTGTTTCATCCTCGGGGTAGACCCGAATGTTTTTGGTGTTTTGTTCATACATCGGGAACTGTGCCAAGAATTTCTGCATCTGTCTCTTTGTATTGCCCTCTTCGTCGTACTCTCTTTCTTTTCGCATGTCATCGGCTTCCTTGTTGTGTTGCATTCTTTTTTGGATATTCCTCACCTCTTCTATTCTCTTGGCCTCTCTTTGTTCTGAGGTTTCTGCTCTGATTCGGGCGGCTCTTTCGCGAGAGATTTCCTCCAACGCAGCGTCTTCCGCAGCCAAGAGATCACAATACAAAGGGTCAATCTCAGCCTCAAGCCTGGTTATCTCCTGCAAAAGTTCGGCCCTTTTCTTCTTGCTCTCGCAAGTGTCATAGTCAAGTCTCAAAACGTCGAGATAGTCTCGAAGAGTCTGAACATGCTCACGGAGAGCTTCGAGTTTCTCTTGGGTGATGGGCTCCATTGTATACAAATATAAAAATATTTGTGTCTGCGACTATTCAATAATTTTACCAGAGACAATCTCTTTCGGAGACAAAAGTCTCCAGACGCTTTTGTTTGGCAATGTGAATATTTCTCTTGTTTCCTTCCATCCGCAAGGGTCAAAAAGAAATTCCAATCTTTCAAAAAGGGACTTTTCTTCTCCAACATCCAAAACTTTGTAGATCCTATTGCCTCCTCTCGTCACAAAGCGTCCAATCCAGAAAGGGCCAAAATTTTCTTTGTGGAGTTCATCCAAAACTCTGAGTAGCTCGAGTCTCTTTTCTTTCTTCTCACACAGTTCATATTCGAGACGCACAATATCAAGTTGTTCAGAGTTTTTGCTCTGCATTTGAAATATTTTAGAAAAAATATTTAGAAATCTTTTTTGTACTTTTTCTCAAAAGTGTCAAGTTCTTCCTTCCACATCTCTTTCGGAGACTTGTCAGAGAGCAAGGAATGTTTCTCCTTGAGCTTTCTCAGAATCTCTCCAACTTCTGCAAGTCTTCCTTTTGTGAGAGTTCGAATAGGCATGCTCACAAGGTAGTCGAAACTGTTTTGCCATTTGTCATAGTTCATCTCTTCCATCTTTTTTAGAAGAACATCCTCTTGTTCCTTCATGTTCAGGACATTGTTCAGGACGTCCTTCAAGAACCTCTGCTTGTTTGCTTGTTTGACAATCTCTTGAGACAAGTCATTCAGGAGCTTCTCCTTTCTCTTTTGATAGAGTTCAAGCCTCGCGTCGCAATACTTTTCCAGAATTTCTTCTGTACTTCTAAACTTTACCGGAACGTCGTCCTCATCGAGAGCGGTCATATTCTTGAGGGAAAAGGCCTTGGAAAGTTTGAGATTGCTCATCGTGGGTGTAAAGTCCTTTGTTGTTGTGATGACAAACGCCGCTTCTTCGTCGGTGTACTTGTCTTCGAAACTCTTGATGTGTTTATTCTTTTCGAGGGTTTCCAAATGCATCTTGCAGTCATAGGTCCAAAGACCCACAGGAGTCTCTGAAATTCTCCACTTTTCTTTCGAGAGTTTTTCAAGAATTCCAAAAGTTCTTCCCTTTCCATCTTCGACCTCGACCTTTCCTTTGAAACCTCTCCACCAGGGAACAAGATAAGGTTTCTCTTTGTTGTCGAGCCAGCAACGAATCCACTCGCAGATATCCAAAGGGTTGTGACTCGGAATTTCTGTACTATGACCGGTTCCGATGCCGCACGCTCCATTCACGAGGATCATTGGAAGAATGGGCAGATAGTTGACAGGCTCATTCAGCTCGTTATCTTCCAGAACCCTCTCATAAAGGTCGTCGTCTTCTGCAGGAAACAGGATTCTTGTGAGAGGAAGAGCATAGGTCGAGAGATAACGAGCTGCGGAGTGGTCTTTCCCTCCTCTGAGTCTTGTTCCGTAGGAACCGTCGGGGTACAATAGGGGAATGTTGTTCCCTGAGCCAACAAAGTTTTGAGCCATGCCCACAATCGTCCCAGAAAGAGAAACCTCTCCGTGATGGTAGCCCGCAATGCTTGCAACCTTTCCTGCAAGTCTCTCTACCTTTTCTGTCTTTGATGGACCAATGACATTTGAAGCAAAGCATGCGTACAAAACCTTTCTCTGGGAGGGCTTGAGACCGTCGTATACTGAGGGGATGGACCTCCTGTTGTTTGCCCTATGGTACGATGAGAGCTTCTCTTTGATGAACCTTGAAAGGGGCATGTCTCCCTCGTATTGAGTGCAAGGCTCGACCTTTTCGGCGAGCCATTTCTTTCTATCATCGGCCTTGCTCTTGGCAAACGCGAGCTCAAAGTATTCCTTCTCTGTCCCGTCAGAGACATACTTCAAAAGCTTCTGTTCGGCGAGATACTTTCTTCCATCTTCCGGTTTGCTCGAGCCAAGACCCTTGAGGTACTTGACATTCAGATTTTTATGTCCAGGGTTGTTTTGTACCCAAGTCTCGAATTGTTTGGTGGAATAGAACCATAGTTCTTTATTCTTTGTGGGAAAAGCCTTGAGAATGGGCGTTTGCAAAGACACGACGAACCCGTTGTTCAAAAGCTCCGGAAAGAATTTATGGAAGAATGCAAGCACAAGAGCCTCGATGTGTTTTCCATCCTCATCAGCGTCGCACATCAAGAGAACCTTTCCGTACCTCAAAGTCCGGACCAAGTCCTTCGAAAGGCCAAGGACAACGCGGAGCATTTCCAACTCTTTGTTCTTTCCGATGGCCTTTGCTGTGGCATTTGTGGTGTTCAACACCTTTCCTTTGAGGGCAAAAGCTCCATATTTTTCTCTGTCTTGCAAAGAGGTGAAACCAGACACCGCCAGAGTTTTCGCAGAGTCTCCCTCTGTCAAAATTAGAGTACACTCTGAGCTTCTCTCTGTTCCGGCGAGTTGTGCATCGTCCACCTTTTTCAGGTTCAGTTCAAGCTTTTTTGTCTTTTTGAGTTTTCGGGGGTCAAGACGGCTTGAAAGTTCAGGGACAAAGGACCATTTCAAAAGCTTTTTGACTTGTTCTTCTTTGAGTTTGCAAACCTTTGGAACAGGAGATGCAAGTTCGTGCTTGGTCTGGCTTGTAAATTCTGGCTTGTCCAAGTCACAGACCAAAAAGATATGGAAGAAGCACTCGAGTTGTTTCATACTCGCCTTTGGCTTCCCTTCGGCTTTTTGTTTGGCATTGAAAGCCTTGAGAAGAGGCATCAAAACAGCGTGTTTCCATGCATTGACGTGGACCCCCGTAAACACCTCGAGCCCATTCACAAAAGAAAGACTCGTCTCCTGACCCGACTCAAACACAACATCAGACACATTCTTTTCGAGAAGAACAAAGGAAGAATCTGCGCTTTTCAAGGCCAAGATATTCGGATTTTCTGAAGAAAAAAGTTTGGCATATTCTTCCAAACTCGAGAAAGAGAACTTTTCCTCGTTGAAGTCCACAATCAACCCTGTCACAAGAGATGCATCTCTCATCGTTTTCTGAAATCTCGAGACAAGAGCATCCGACCAGCCATCGAGACCAAACCTTTCAAAATCGGGAAGAAAGGAGATCTCTGTCCAACCCCGGCTCTTTGTACATTTTTCCAAAACAGGTTCAGAGCGACGGGTCAAGTTGTCAAAAAACTCTTGTTTGAAAATAAGCTTCTTTTCTGGGTCAAAGCAACGGACAACAAAATGTTTCGAAAAGACAGATGTCAACTTTGCTCCGAGGCCGTTTCTTCCAGATGTTTTTCGAACCTCGGAATCATTGTAGTTGGTCGAGGCCTTTGAATAGCCAAAGAAAAGTTCCGCAGGATAGAGAAGTGATGTTGTGGTGTTTCCAAGTTCATCGGTGTACGAGTATTCCTTTTTCTCAACGGGGATATGGGCACCATCGTTCCAAACAGTACAATATCCAGTCTCTCGGTTTAGAGTGACTTTGATGGACTTCATCGGAATACCAGACTTTTGGGAACGAAACATGTTGTCGATGCCGTTGCTCACAATCTCATAATAGATGCGTTCCAAGCCCTCTGGAAAGACGAGAGAGCCAAACTTCATCTTTTTGTTCTCCTCCGACCAGTACCATCTGTCATGGGGGAGAGGTCTGATTGAACCCAAAAAGGTTTCGGGGCGGTGAAGGGCAAACTGGAAATCGTTGAGTCTCTGTCCAGCATCCATTTTTCTATAGCTTTTTGTCTTTGAAATATTACCAAAAGAATATTTCGTTTGTTCCAATGCTGTAACCACACCATTGATTAAGTAAAGTAGTTTTCCATAAAGTTGTAACAATCTGGGATATACCCTTTGTTATAAACTTCGATGACCTCGTCGATGTCTTCCTCATCTTCGTTTTTCAGAACTCCTTTTGTCCAACCAAATATCGTCTCTTCGTGTTTGTACTCCTTTTGCCAATTGGAAGGTGCTCCATTGTAGTCGTAGTATGAAAGAGCCAAGGCCAAGTTTTTGAAACGGTCAGACTCCTCCTTGCAAGACTCGGTTACTCTCTGCTTCACATCTTCAAAAGTACACCCCGCTTCTTGCGCGAGAATCTCATCGGAGCCTGCCCTCAAAAAGTTTTGAAATGCTTCAGTCGTCATTTTCTTTCCCATGACGTGACACCTCTCTTTTCGATAAATTCTCTAATATGGGATAATTGGAGCCGAAACTTCTTGCACCACACGAACATCTTTTTTCAGAGTTTCCGAAAAATAAGAAGGAGGAATATTCTTGTCCTTTTCCGGAACCATTACAGTCACCAAAGGATTTTTCCCTTCCAACTCTGAATACCACCCAAAAATCTCTGGATACTTTCTGACAAAAATGCGAATTTCCTGTTCTGCCATTATTCTAAAACAAAACTTTTATGCATCGGCTTTGCAAGTTTCTCGATAACAAAGAGATTGCCTCTGCTCTTTTAGCGGATGGACACGAAACGACTTTGATATGTTGTCATGCGCTTTATTCCGTTCCGTATGAGGTTTCATGGACTGAAAAAACATCGTGCTCTTCCTGTTATTTTGTTGAAATTGGAAGGACACTATGGGGACAAAAACACGGAGACTTTATAACCAAAGTTTTTCGTGTTGACGGAAAGAAGGGAGAAAAAAGACTTTATTGTTTTTGGGAAAGAAGATACTAGATAAAATATTTCAATGGAAAGATTTTTAGCGTATCAAGAAAGAGTTTCCGTTTCGTGTGTCTTTCCTGTAGACTTTCCAGAGACAGAGGAAAGAGAGGAATTTGAGGTCGGAGCACAGCACACAATATACAGAAGAGAAAATTTCGTGAAAGGAACACAGACAAGGCAAGGAAAAAGTCTTGTTCGAACCACCACGATAAAGTGGCAACTTGGGGAGTGGGGAATGACTTCAAAGAATTTTGTGGTCGAGCAAAGAGGTACTTATGACAATAATGAACTTTCTGGCTATTTTGTCTCTGAAACATTCTCAGAAATTTTGGGAAAAAGAACGAGGATATGTTGGAACGAGTGGCTTTATTTAGGCGGGGAAAGAATAAAAAAATATTGAATATAGCAAGACCTTTGTTCTCTGCGGATGTTGACAAGGTTGGGAAAACTGCGAGTCTTCCGTTCCGAATGAAAAGTTACGCAAAGTGGTATCGTATTTATATGATTGAGAACTGCCACGTGAAAGAGAAGGAAATAATAAAAGCTTTTAGAAAAAGCTTTACTTTGGCCGAAGGGAATGAATATTTTCGAGTCCCGTTGTTTGTCTGTGATGTTCACTTTTTCGAAATTGCCCTTTCAATGAACCATAAAATATTAATTCTTATCGAGATGGAAACGCTTCTCCAAAATCGCGGTTATTTTGTTTCCCAAAAAGTGAAGGGAAAGATTTACCTCGGATACGGAAAAAGAAGCGGACACGTCAAGTACACAAAAACAACCTGGAAAGACGACAGTGGAAATATGGTAAAGGTCAAGGACTACGAGGACAAACAACTCCTGAGAGCGGTGATAAATGGTAAGGTCTACTTTGGGAGTGATGTGCTAGAAAATATTTAGTAATATTTTAAGAGTCTTTTGGAGCGAGCATTTTGGGTATTCCAAGAAAACTAGAGTGTCCTTCCACCACCACGAAAGGAATAGGTGAACGGAAAGTGCAATGAAAGAGACTGAGAAGACAAAAATCATGGCCACGCGAGAATTTTGTAAATCTTCACATACCAGGTCATGATGAACCACAAATTCAGTTGTGCCCTCCGGTGAGTTTTTCATGACGCAACGGGATTGGCCGAGGATTCTGTAATCAGAGTACATTTTATTCTTTAGAAACACCAGAATTTGAATTTGATAATTTTAAGGTCCAAATATCCCAAGTTCCGCTGTTTTCGCACGGAAGTTCATCCAAGCCGTACTCGTCCCTATGGAAGGATTCGAGTTCTTGAATTGCTTCCGAGCGTGTTCTCCAAAGTTTTTCCGAGAGGGGTTCAAGGGTCGGATAATGGGACGAAGGGTCGTCTTGAACGACAGAAAGGTAGAAAGTCTCCATTTATGGGGAGAAATTGGGATGGAAAACAACTCTGAGGAAATTCTGATGTTTCGAAAAACGGAGAGTTTCGATGAGAGAGGGATACAGAAAAAAATGGTATCATCGTGCAATGGAAAGGATAAAAATATAAGAAATATTTTTATTGATGGAATTTTTGGGTAAACGAGAGTGTATTTCTTTTTCGCTTGCGTCGACGGTCGGTGTTCTTCCCGAAGTTTTTGTTGAGATGCGTTCCTTTCCATCAGGAAATATGGTTGAATGGTGCGATGTTCATGGACAGTTTCTTCCAGATGGAACGAGACATGGGAAATACTCGAAAGAGTGGAGAAAGGGTGCTTGGAAAAGCAAAGTTTTGGCGAACTACAAAATGGGAAGCCTCCATGGAAGTTTTTTCGCATCCTCGAGTAATGGTGTTTTTACGACACTGGAAGTTGAGGGATTTTTTGAGGATGGATTTCCTGCGTCTTCTCTAAATTTCTATAGGAAGTTGGGAAAGATGACGGAGATGTACAAGTACGAATTCGAAGGGGGTGGTCTTCCAACATTTTTCGAGAAAGAGTACATTTTACCTTCACAAAGGGACGACTCGAGGACAGAAATCCGATGGAAGGGAACAAAACTCGAATTTGGCGGGTACAAAATTACTACAGTCTCTGTCGCAGACAGAGAAACCGTTGAACATCAGAGTTATGATAATTTGGTGCCGTTCTACGACAAAGAAATAATGAGTGTCCCTATTTTTGACGAAATGGGATGCGCCAAAGTCTATGGGATTAATACAAAGAGCGGAAGGAAAGTAAGAGTTTGTTTGCCAGTGTTTACAAAAATATAAGAAATATTTTTTAGGTACACTTTATCCACAAGAGATGTGGATGAAAAGCAAAGTCAACGCCAAACAAAGGATGAGAATAGAACCTCTCCTTGAACTTTGTTTGGCGTTGACTCTGGCTTCGCACTAAAGGTCATGTTGACAAAAGCATCCACCCTATAAATCCTTGTGTTTCCCAATATCTTTTCGGAAAAGATATTTATCTCAGCCACAGATACACCATCACAAAGAAAAGAAATATGAAAAGAATTTCGAGGTTCGAACTTGTCTGCTCCAAAAGGAACAGGCGATTCCTTGTGATTCTTTCTTTATCTTCTCTCTTGAGGGCCATCTCGAGCTCACTCAAGCCGCGAATCTCAAGAGAGTCAAAGATTTCTATCGCCCTCACAGATGACCAACAACAAAAGACTCTTTTTTGGAGCGTTGCGAATTCGTCTCTGTATCTTTCGAGAAGTTGCTCAAACACTTTCTTTTCGTGAATGATGACTAGTCTGTGAACCAAGACTCTATCAAACATTCTCTTTCTTCCCAGTTTTGAGGGATGAAAACACGAGACCTTAACGACGACAGTCTCGTGACTCTCTGAAAAAGACTCTGACGAAAGACACAAAAGCCACATCTAAAAACAAGTAAAAGAATCAACCGAAATATTCACGTTTTTATAACCTTGAATTGAACCATAACAAAATGTCGTATTTTGCGTATACTGATGGTAGCTGTATCAAGAACCCAGGAAACGGCGGCTACGGCGCTGTCATTTTGAAAGGAGAAGAAGTCATTCAAGAACTCTCTGGTTTTATGCCAGACACGACAAATAACAGGGCCGAGTTGATGGCTGTCATCGAGACTCTGAAATGGATGGACGCTTCTGGGATTTCTTCAGACATCACAATTTGCACGGATAGCCAGTACGTCAGCAATGGAATGGAGAAATGGCTTCCCTCGTGGAAGAAGAACGGATGGAGAACAGCAGATCGACGGAAGCCTGTTCTGAACAAAGAGTTGTGGGTTGAGCTTGATGCGCTTTGTCAAAAACGTCGTGTCGCATTCATTTGGATTGCTCGTTCTTCTCATCCTCACAACAAGACAGCTGACAGACTTGCCAACGGCAGAGCGAGACTTGGGGAATAAAAAGAGTTATATATTTTTAGGAAATATATCTATTGTGTTGTCCATCGAAAGAATCCTCAAATGACCCTTGGTTTTCTCGTGCTTTTTGAGGTAAGATAATTTTTGAAAAGAAACCGAGCAAACGAGGCAGTCATACATCCTTCCTGATGGTTGTTTTCGCAAATTTTATATCTCTATTTTTTGCGAAATTCAACCCAAAAAATATTTTTTTGAGGACCGACAAAAATTCACGAAAAAAGTTGGGAGGTGGAGGGAATATTTGCGTTTCTGTCGTCGCTTTGGAAGACTCGTAGGAGCATATTTTGCGAAAACAACTCCCAAAAATTTGCATACTCATCCGAATTTTGCGAAAACAACTCTTTCATATATTTCCAAAAAATATATGAGTTTTTCTAGTACACAACCACTTCCTTGCTCACGAATTTCCACGTCTCGGCAAACGAAGCTCTTCCTCGAAAAATAACCACCTTTTCCGAAAGCTCTCCATTCGCGTAGTTTCCACTTGTCTCTCCCAAAGTATCGTAAGTCTTTGTATCGGTTTCGTACTTTGAGTATATCACCCTCTTTCCCTTTTTGACTGTGACCTTGAATGGTCCGTGCTTGATCTCTGTCCCACTCAAAAAGGTATGGTACCCATATGTCTTTTCCAGAGCAAAGATTGTCTGGTAATCCTTCCCGACACCTTCCAAAAGTTCCTTGGTCTCTGAGTCAATGTTTTTCACCTCGAGATTATCCATGATGTAAAAACTTTTGCAAAAGTTTTTGTATATTGTCGATAGAACCTTAAAATTCATACTGAAAGCTCTTCAAAGTCTTGTTTTGCTTCCTCATATCCTGGACCACCGGGGCGATATTTGAGTTCGAGTATTTCTGCTTGTGCTTCCCGAAGTTGTTTTTCGAGAGCTGTCGCTTTTTCTCGGATACGTTTTGTCATTTCAAACACAACGTCAAATCCGGATAACGGTTTTCTGAGATATTTTTCCTCGACAATTTCCAGAAACTTTTGGGGTGTAAACAGTCTGTTCATCCCGTCGTCGATATAGAATCTTTTGGTTGGATCTTCTGTGTTGGCAAAAAACTTGGGGTTTTCCATTGCATACCACCAAAGGATGGAGGTTTTCCCAAAGTATAAAGTCCAAGCACTGGCCTTTTTGTCTCCCGAAGCAAAGAAACGCGTCGTTTCAGTGATTCTCAGCCATTCTTCGTCCAGAGAAAATTTTTCTGCAAAGAGCGTCAGAATTTTTTGAGCGAGTTCTTTGTTTTCTTTTTGGATCTCCATCCCAACGATAAAATATTCATCTATATTTTCTGGTCAAGGATCGCTTTGCCAAAAGACGCTGGTCACGAGTGTCCTCTGGAAAAAGTTTTTATTCTTTGTCGATACAGCTCAGAGAGGTTTCCCGTCCTTGTATTTTATCTTGAGAAGAAGCCTGTTAGTGTACTCGCAAAAAATCTGAATCTCCCCGTCGAGAACGTCATCTTTGTACGTTTCTTCACGCAAGATATAATTTGTGTAGCCGTACTGTACACTTTTTCCGTGCTTCTTTCCGTTCCTCCAGTAGGTCTCTGTTCTTCCGTATTGGGAACCGCAACTGCGGATTATTTCAAGACCGTGTTTTTTACCGTTGAAATACATTGTTTCGCTTCCAAAAAGCTTTCCATATCTGTCCCCTCTCAAAAGACCGCAAACTTGTCCGTTTTTGTTCAGGTGAAATTCAGAGTCCCCGTTCCGAAAGGGCTTCCATCCAAGGTATTTCTGGACAAATTCCGAATGGACAAGGAAAGTTCCCTGAATTGTTCCATCTTTTCCGGTAGAAGCAAAGTCTTGTATTTCATTGAGAAGAGAGTCCAACTCTTCCACTCCGGTCTTTTCCGAGACTTTGCATGCACACAAAAGTTTGAGGCTCATCATTGGTTTTGAATAAAAATATAAAGTTTATGGTCTTTTCCCCAAACAATTTATTTCTCATAAGAAAAATAACCAAGTCTTTTTGTAAATCACAGGACACAAAAGAATTTCCTTGTTCTTCAAAAAGATGTGCCACTCTCTTGGTTCATCGATCTTCTTTGCTGTTTTTGGTTGCCTTTTGGCTGATGGAATGTGGTATAGAAAGCATCCGTCTTGGATCCTTTTTGCTTTCTACTCGCTGATGGAATGTACGCAAGCATTGCAACATTTTGTCGTTGATGCTTGTGGTTCTCCCAGTAATCTCGCATTGTCATACTGTGCGTTTGTTTTGGTCGTGACTCAGCCTCTTCTTTGGAATTATTATCGTTGGTCAAAGGCAGCTACCAAGAAGGAAAAGGCAGTGTTTGCTGCGATGATGTGGCTCTCGTTTGCTTGGATGGTTCTCTTCTCTTTGAGACTCCTGCCCCGTAGAAGCTCTCTTTTGAAAGGAGTGCTTTACAACTCTTTGCCCAAACACGAGATTATGGTTGCGGCTGAGACTTGCACTCGCCTTGGACCGAGTCACCTTTACTGGACGTTCCCTCTTCTCGACTTTAATGGCACTGAAATGAACTGGGGCTGTTATCTTTTGCTTTGGTTTGTTCCAGCCATGTTTGAGAAGAGAGGGCTGACAAAGTTTGTCTTTTGGCTATGTCAAATTCTCTTTGTCAACTATGTCGCTCAAAACATCCACGAAGTTCCCACCATTTGGTGTCTTTTGAGTTTGCCCATTCTCTTTGCAATGCCGTATTTGGACGCTGGAGAAAAGATTCGAACATAAAATATAGTAAATATTTTATTGTATGCACAAGTTCATCAACCAAAGAGAGTTGTTAAGTCTGCGTCTTTCTGGTCTTTGCACCTCAAAAAACGTCAGAGAAAATTTTTGTATACGTCTGCATCTTATGAGTCCTTTTGTGTTTGTTGGGCAAAAATAACCATAAAAATATAATATTATATTTTTCTGAAATGGATAGGTTCATTGACACTCGGGACCTTGTTTCCTTTTGTGTCTCTTTTCCTGTCTTTGACGAAGCGAAACTTGTGAAACTGTACTCTGTTGGAGTGACAGCCACAACCTACCGTATGGGAACAAAAATTATGAAGTACCAAGAACTCCCCGACAGATCCAAACACGGAAAAGTGGAGATGTTTGATGGTAAAACAGAAGAAAAAGAAGTCGAATGCGTCTTTGAAAAGGGGAAGCTTCACGGAAAATATGTTCTCTTTTCTTTTGGCTATGATCTTTCAGAGTTTGACTTTGAAAACGGTGTGATTCAAAGAGCAACGTTTACAAACTCGAGTCTGAGCATCGTGTGGTATATCCGTTCCCATACGTACAAAAAAGGCAGAATTTTAGAGAGCGATTCCCGCGACACAACAAAAAGATACATTAGAACAAAAGACGGAAGAACCCTCCGCGTCAAGAAAGTCTTTTCGAATGAAGGGGTCTTTATTGAGGAATGTTTTGCTTCCAACAGCTCCAAGAAATATCTCAATGTGCCGTTTTTCGAGATCAAGAAGCAAGTGTTTGGAAAAAAGGGGATTGTCAACCAAAGAACTTTCACCAAAGAATAAATATTTTTGAGAGATGCAAAAATATTTGAGACCAAAAGAAAAGTTTATCTTTCTCTCGTGCATCGAGAAAAAAGACTACGAGAAAGAAAAGTCTTTGATGGTTCAACAAAAGCACGAAACATCACCAGAGGGAAAAAGAATATATTTTGTTCTTCCGAATGGGCAACTTCACGGAAAACTTTCTTTCTTTTGGTTGGATGGAACAAAAAGTTTAGAATGCGCATTTGTTGATGGAGAGAAACATGGACTTGAGAAAATATGGGACAAACAGGGACAACTTTTGCAAGAGACCAATTGGAGAAAAGGCAAAAAGCACGGTCAAGAGATTTTCTGGAGAGATTCAAGGATAAAGTCTTTTGGACATTGGGAAGATGGAACGAAACATGGAGAACATGTCCACATCTTTTTTGAACTTGCAGTACAAAAAATATTTTATGACAAGGGAAAGATTTTGAAAGAAATTATCTTGTGACCGACTCTTTTCCAGAAATATTTTATGCGATGGCGAGTCTCAAAATTCTCTGCGCTTCCAAGGTCTCTCAGAAAACGGGAATCTCTGAACTTGACGAGTATGTTGCTGAACTCGCAGCTTTTGTCAAGAGAGGAGAAGATGGCATTTTCAATGGAGAGTTTGTAAACTACGAAGTTCTCGTCCGTCTTTTGTTTGGTTGGGATTATCACGAGTTTTATGAAGAACGTTTCTTTCTGAACTCGGAATATGCGCTCTGCGGCCCTTACAAAGAGATGCGTGGAGAGGTTGCGATTCTCGAGTCTTTCTACAAAGACGGGAAGCTCGATGGTTTTGAGATCACACGGGGATCCTCTGGGGTGAAAAAGAAACAAACTTTTTGGGCGGATGGGAAAAAGCACGGAGTGGAAACAGAGTGGTACAACGACGGCTCTCTTGCGTCAAAGACAGAGTACAAGAATGGAGTGCAGCACGGCGAATACACAATCTACAGCGTGTCCCTTGACAAAAAGAACCAGGTCGTTGCCGTTCTCTTGTACGAGAACGGCGAGTTGATTGGAAAGAAAGAGCAATAAAATATTTACAAAAGTTTTGTAAATGATGACGGACGCAATCAGTAGAATCCAAGGCAACTTGTACCTTGGGAATATCAATGCTCTCGCATGGATTTCTTCTCTTCCGGAAAAAGAACAAAGGGAATGGTGTACGGTAACCATTCTGTCGCCACAAGAACTCAAAGCGCTCCCCTTTGCCCTTCCCAAGCACACATATAGAGGGCTTATTATCAAGGCTGACGATTCTCCAAATGTTCAACTGAACAGTGTCTTTCAAAAAGTTGCGAATTTTTGTGAAGAATGTCTGCAGCAAAACAAAAAGGTTCTTGTCCATTGCATGATGGGAATTTCAAGATCTGCCAGCTGCGTTATCGCCTATTTGATGCTCAAGAAGGAAATGACATTTATGGATGCGCTTTCTTTGGTCCGGAGAAAGCGTCCATGTGTTTCTCCAAATCCAGGCTTTTTGAAGCAACTGCAAGAACTAAATTTCCAGGTGAGCACTCCGAGGTAAAATGGCATACGTCGAATTTGACAAGTCACAAACCCGCAATTTTAAAACTCAAGTTCTTTATCACACCCTCGAAACTCCAGAAAATTCGGGAGTCAGAGAATGGCTCGATACGATCATTGTCCCAAATAAGGGAGCCTACATTAAACTCGACATCTCAGAGACTGCGAAATACCCAGGTCTTGTTGAGTATCTCTTGCATGCGTATCGGTCGATAGAAAAAGAAGAGTGTAGAAAAGAGTCGAAAGCGCCCAATAATTTTTGTGCTTCTGAACACAAGAGTGAGATGTTTCACGCACAGTACGTTCAAGAAGCACTTCGGAAACTTCAAAAACTCTAATAAAAAATATTTTCAAATATTTTTTATTCCCAAGTCACATCGCATCAATCGTTCTTGAAAAGTCTTTTGCCAAGAGACTTGAAGAACTATCAAGAATGTTGCGAGGTTCTTTTTTTGCTCTACTTTTTCTCTTGTCCTTTGCAGGAACAGAGTCACAAGTTGTCATCTCGACGACCGCGGCACGTTCAGGCCCCGCTGTTGGAATCGGTGGATTGATTGAAGGCCTCCAAACCGCGATGTTTGCCGCCAATAATAAAACGGCGGATGACAGGAACGGAGTTCTAAAGACGAGAAACCTCGAGTTTCTTGTTCTTGACGATCAACAGGACTACATGCAAGCCGTAACAAACCTACAATATCTCTTTTCTTTGCCAGAGGACCAGCTTCTTGCAATCACGTGCCTCGCTCCGATGCAAACGGCTATTGTTCAGTCTTTTCCCGCACAGGCTTCTCCTCCTCCATTGTTTGGGTCTTTTTCAGGAGATGTCAAACTGTACACTCCTTTCTCTCGGAACTATTTGAACCTTCGCCCCAGCTTTGACACAGAGTTTTATGTTATGGCGCAGTTTCTCACGTCCAACCTAAGAGTTTCCCGTATTGCTTTTGTCGCTGGTGCTGGTCTCGATGGGACGAGTCTCAACTTTACAAGGTCCATTCAACCTTTTGGTCTTCGCGTTGTTGCTGGACACGTCATTCCAGACTACACTGTTATTTCTGGTCCAATGATGGATGAAGCTGTCCAGATAATCACTTCTGCCAATCCACAAGCTGTGGTCATCCTTTTGTTTGGCCCTCAATCGGCAGAGTTTATCCGAAGGTGCAAACAGGTTCTCCCCGACCTTGTCTTTATCATCGAAACTCTTGTGATGAACGACACGCCCAATGAGTTGTGGCTGACGGGAGACTCTGCCAATGTGTATTCTCTGTCTCCTTTTCCTCTGCTCGCAGACAACAACTCACAGCTGCAGAATGAGTTTTATCACGATCAAGAGACTTATTTTCCCCAGTGGACTCCAGCGGCAGAACAAGCCATCGAAGGATATGTCAACGGAAGGTGGATCATCTCCATCTTGGAAAAGATGACAGGGCCAGTGACAAGGGAAAACTTTTTGCAAACTGTATTTTCCAACCCCATCATCAAAATTGGAGAAGTTTTCTTTGGACCTCTCGGGGACGATTGCGAGAGCATCATCGGATGTTGCAACTCTGCGACGAGACAAATGTATGTGTTCAAGTATCCGGACGGATTTGGCGAATATGCCACAGACAAGCCCATGTCTTGGTCTTCTTGCAATCCCACAACCCTAGACTTCCAGGTACCCACAAAGTTGGGTCAAACGCTCAATGGTTCGGAATCCGCGCTTCGCATCGGAATTCCTCAAACTCAAGGATTCATCCTTTTGTCCTACGATGACAGGGGAGAACAACAACTCATCCAAACAAACATTGAAGAGCTCGAAAATTTGGACAATGTGCCTTTGTTTATCTCTCTGCCTTTGGAAAAGGCTCTTCTTGTCAAAAAGCCAGTGTTTGGCATTTCCCCCCTTCCCCAAAGCTTCAAAGAAAACTTTTTCTCTGTATCTCTTGCACCAAGAGAGGAACTTTGGGCGGTTCTTCAAAGGGGCATCGGAAACGCTTTTCTTGATCCTTATGGTTCTTTTGGCCAGGAGTTTGCCGTTGCACTGGAGAGCTTTGGCAAAAATGTGGGAGATGAAGTTATCATCGTCGTCGACCCAACAGCGCAAAGAACAGAAGTGTTTTCAAGGTTTCCAAACTCAAAGTTTGTCTTTATTGGTTGTCTTTATCCAGAAGCCGTAGCTCAAGAGTCTTTGCTTTCCGGAATTCCAGAATCTCGCCTTTTGTTCGTGAGTTCCATTCCTTTCCCACAAATTCAAAATATTTCTCTGACTCAAGAATTTACAGGCACAAGTTATGCCGAATTTTGGTCTTTTGTCAACTTCAAGTTTGCCCAAAAAGTCGCGACACGAGAATATTCGAGCGACAGAATTTCATCAAATGTGTGGTCTCTTTCATCCACGGACCTCGGGGGTTTTGTTGTCGGTGGTTATTCGAACGTCTGCCCCGAAGGCTCCGAGCTCGAATGTTGTAACAAGGGTTCTCGAACTGTCTTTTTCGCCTCTGGAAACTTTGAGGATTCTGGAAGCATCAACGTACCATTTTGTAACGCCAAGTTTTCCACTTCTTCAAGTTCTTCTTCGAGTGACAGCACTGGTGCCATTGTTGGAGGAGTTCTTGGAGGTATGGCCGCTGTCTTTTTGCTTTGCTGTCTTCTCGTTATTCTCATCATCGTCTTTGCGTGCAAGAAGGAAAAGAGGCAAGAGTGGGACATTGACTTTTCCGAACTCGAATGTTCCAAACTCATCGGGGAGGGATATTCCGGTCAAGTGTTTGAAGGAACGTGGAAAGGACAAGAAGTCGCAGTCAAAGTTCTAAAGTCACAGACTCCAACCAAAAAGGCAACGGAAGAGTTTCACAAAGAAGCTTCCGTTCTGGCGAATCTTCGCCATCCCAATATCATTCTTTTCATGGCTGCGTGCACAAAGCCTCCGAATATGTGTATCATCACCGAATATATGACACTCGGAAGTCTTTTTGACATTTTGCATAATGAACTTATTCCTTCCTTTCCCGAGGGTCTTGCGATCAAAGTAGCGACTCAGGCTGCCAAAGGGATGCACTTCCTTCACTCTTCTGGCATTGCTCATCGGGACTTGAAGTCCCTGAATCTTTTGGTGAATGAAAAATGGGATGTGAAAGTTTCAGACTTTGGAATGGCAGGATTTTTGAGGGACACACAAGGAGGCATCGGAACTGTTCACTGGACCGCTCCCGAGATTTTGAACGAAGAGGAAAACTGTGACTTGCAAAAAGCTGATGCTTATTCTTTCGGAATTGTTCTCTGGGAAATGTTGACGAGAGAGGCACCTTTCAAGGGAAGAACTCCAGCAATGGTCGCCGTCTCTGTTATTCGAGATGACGAAAGACCGGAAATGCCAGAGTCTCATATCTTTGACCAAGGCTATATTGACCTGATGACAAACTGTTGGGAGAAAGACCCAGATACGCGGCCTACATTCCTTGAAATACTTTCGAGGATCTCGAGTCTTTCGGCTGTCGGAAGTTCAACAAACAAGAGCGCTCTTTCTTCGACATCTAGCATGGACAGCGAGAAACAGACAAGAGCCTATGGAAAGACACCGGCTTTGGATGAGTATGTCTCATTGGCTCTGATTGATATTGTGGATGCATTCTCCTTTTGGGAAGAGGAGCCAGAAAACGCAAGGCAGGTGTTTGAAACATTCAACAAAGTGTGCCGGGGATCTGCCGAAAAATATGGAGCTTACGAGTCCTTTGTCCAAGGAATGGAGAAGGGAGAGGGATGCATTCTCTTTGTGTTTTCTTCGGAAAAGTCTGCAATGTTTTGTTGTGAAGAAATCTTTGAGTCTTTGAACGAAGTATCATGGCCAGGAAAGTGCCGAGCTGGTATCGCCTCTGGAGTTGTTCTCGCAAAGAAAGGAAGTCCTCCCGTATTGTTTGGAGAGACAACGGAAAAGCTCAAGAAACTTTGTGGCGCCGCCCTGCCTGGACAAATTCAGGTAGACAGAGTCAGCAGCTGCAGAGACTTTAAACGCATCCAAGACTCTCAGAGAATTTTTGAGGATGAGAATACTGAAGTCAAGGCAAGCGGTCTTTTGTCTATCAACGCTTCGCGGTTTGTCATAAACTTCAAGGATATTTCTCTTGGGAGACAGATTGGTCTTGGAAGTTTCGGTGTTTGTTTTGCTGGAACGTGGAAAGGAGTAAACGTCTGCGTCAAGAGAATCGTGAATCAAAACATGACGGAAGATGCCAAACTTAGGTTCAGAGAAGAGGCTTCACTTTTGGCCAAGTTTGATGAACACGAGAATATTGTGACTTTTGTGGGCGCCTGTTACCAAAAACCAAACATTTGTCTTGTGACAGTTTTGGAGACTCCCGGAGATCTCGGGAAGATCTTGGCGTCAGATGATAAACTCGACTTCCAAACAAAGAAGAAAATAATCTTTGGAGTTTGCAATGGGCTTTCATTCCTCCACTCAAAGAACATCCTTCACAGAGACATCAAAAGTTCGAATGTTCTCGTGGATGAGAATTGGAACGCCAAAATTTCAGACTTTGGGTTTGCTCGTCTCAAGGAAAGTTGTGCAACGCAGACGAGTTGTGGATCTCCGTGTTACACCGCTCCCGAAGTATTGAAAGGACAAAAATACGACGAGAAAGCAGACATCTTCTCTTTGGGTGTGTTGATATGGGAGGTTGTCACCAGAAAAGTTCCTTATGACGGAGAAAGCCCCATTCGCGTCGCGGAAAAAGTCCAAGACGGACAACGACTCAGCATTCCCTTTGACTGTCCAAAGAGAGTCAAGAGAATAATTCAAAAGTGTTGGAGTGAAGACCCATCCGAGAGACCGACAGCACAGGAAGTCTCTCTTGTTTTTGTGAGAGAAGAGCAAGTATAAAATATTTTATTGAATAAAAATATTTTTGAACAACTCGGGGAACAAATGAATCTTTTGGAAGCTTGCCGAGAGACGTCGTTCGAGATTATGTCCAAACAGGACGTCAGTCACGATTGGCATCACATCAAGCGAGTTGTCGCTTGGGCGGAAAAAATTATGGAAACCCTTCCGACAAACACATACGACCGCGAACTTGTGATTTGCGGATGTCTTTTGCACGATGTCGCCGATCACAAGTACACCGGAGAAAAAGATTTGGACAAAGTCCTCTGGCGTCTTCCGAAAGATTATGAAAAGATGGACAAACTCAAGGAGATAATTGAGAGGACATCTTGGACGGTTCAACTTCGGGAAGGAAACAAAGAAGTCTTTCGAGAACTCCAAATTGTTCGCGACTCCGACCGACTCGATGGACTCGGAAAATATGGGATTCTTCGGGCCTTTGCGACGGCAGCAAAAAGAGGAACTCCTCTCGTCCTTCCCACAACTCCTTGCTTTGGAGCTGATGTCGGAATTGGACAAGAAGATGGCTCACTTGTGGGTCACTTTTACGCAAAGTTATTTCACATTCCATCGAAGCTCTACTTTGACTTTTCAAAGAAAGAAGCTTCCAAAATGATGGAAGACATGATTATCTTCGTTCTCGAGGCGTTTGAATAAAAATATTTGTAATATTTTTTATACCAACATCGGCGGAGCCCAGAATGCGATACGCGTATCTAACGCCCGCGACTTGTGTCTCAAAAGAATGACAATTGCAACCTTTTTGAAGAGGTCATAAGGCTTATCTTTCAAAGTCATCAGAACCTCTTGATAATTTTTTCTGACCCAAGACCTTGCCGTTCTCTTTTGAACTTGGAGGACAGCCTCATGTAAAAGTCTTCGGAATTTGTGGTTCAATGAAGAAGGAAACAAAAAGCAAGCTGCCAAGGCGCAGGATGCAATCGTCTTTTCTCGAAATTTGTACTGGAGCGCATCGATGGCGAGACCGGTCACTTCTTCTCTTGTGTCATCGTTAATACCAGAATATTTTAAGAGTCTCTCGCTGTGCTCTTTCGTCTTTTTTTCGAGTCTCCATTGAACAAATTCACCGAGAGTTTGAAGGGCGGAATCTGAATAATCCGCAAGAACCTTTTGCTTTCGAAAGCTGAGAATAGTCTCGTCCGTCAACTTTGATGATGGGGGGTTGCACCCATAAATGTCAGAGACTATGGCCGTCGCTGTCTTCCCAGACACTTCGACCCATCTGGCTTTTTCTCGAAGGGAAGAAAGAAAGTCGACAAAAGACCACCGAAAGACTTGGAAATCCACGGCGTTTTGAAAGAGAACCGCGACTTCTTGTTCAGACATTGTTATTTTGGACAAAATATTTTACAAGAAATATTTACATTTGCAGAAATAAAAATATTTGGCAAGAACATCCAAAACTTTCAAGATGAGGGGAAACATCGCTCTTGTGTGCAACGAAAAGCTTTGGAAGGACGGTATCTTCCGTCTGGAAAAAGTAGAAACAATGGCTTCACAGCCCATTGTTTACGTCGACTTTTTTACAGATGTCGAAAAAGCCTGGGATTCAATCGTCAAAGAGTTTGAGGAAAAATTCAAGAAGATTGATGTACTGGGACACTACTACTTTATTGACAACATAAAAGAGGCAGAGTCAATACTTGACAATACGATGGTTCTGAATCCTTGGGTTGATGCTTGGCTTGATAACCATGCGAGAACTTATAAAGAACTCAGAGAAAAAACGGAAGCTTACGAGAAAGCTCTCTCTGAGTTGGAAAGAGTGGAGCATTATCTTGTGGCCGTTACACGCAGGAAATATATCAAACTCAAAGACTCGTCGAGAGGAACGGAAACGGCAGAGTACAACCTTAAAAAGTTATACTCTTTGGTGTCTCGAACGATGGAGTGGGCGAGAGCTGCAAAAGGCTTCCACTTTAAAAATTCCAAACTTCGGTCTCTGGGAGAAATGCAGAATGACACCAATCAAAGTTCTGAACGCATCTGGCAAGAGGAAAGAGCGTACCTGGCGAGACTGAATGTAATTGCAGAATTTAGTGGTATTTACACGGCACATCTTTGCGATAAATACATAAAGTACAAACACGTGCCTTTTTCAGGAGCATACCAACGCCAAGTAAGAATCATGAGAATGAACGACAAAATTCAGCAAGACATTAGGCTGATGAAGGAAACAAGGACAAAGGTCGAATATGAAAAAATGTGGGCTCCGGGTGGAAGTGGAGCCATTGAAGCCCAGAGACATTTTGAAAGCCTCTCCTCATAAAATATTTAGAATATTTTCTTGAGAGCATTCCAAGAGCAGCTTTTTCTTGGTGGTGCTTTTCTCCACTCTTCCCATTCTTCCTGAGTCATCCGTTGTCGAACAAAACTTTCCTTTGTTTCAAAGGAATCCATTGGATGCCATTGCCTACGATATATCGGAATGTCAAAAGAGTCTTCTCCAATCTCTTGGGGCTCTTCCCAATCCCCAGAGACAAAACGCGAGACGAGTATTTTCTGTATTTTACCGCTTCTTTTGAGACGCTGCAAAACCGGAAGTTCGGCTTCCATAAAATTCGTTCCTGTTGTGAGACCCGTTTCTTCTGTTGGTTTGTCTGAACTTAGAAAAACATGGGCAGTTCCTCTCGAAAAATAGGCGAAACAAGAGGATATCATAAAAGAGACAAGAGTCATTTGTTTGGAATATTTGCCATTGTTTCTCTGTCTCTCTTTTTGACACAAGTCAAAAAGATACGTTATGAACGGATAGTCTGCGTCAGAAACGGTACCTACAACCTTTTGTTTTCTTGCCTCCATTCCCGACCAGAACCTATGCTCTTTAGTACCAATTCCTGGTTCGTTCTCTCGGAAGATTTGAAGAAATTCCAAAGCTACTTTTGTCTCTTGACCCGTCCCCACACTAACAAAATCTTTTTGAGAGAGCCGGGAAAATAACAAAAGTGTGGTGTGTTCCATTTCGCAAAATAGTCAGAAAAGAACAAATTTTTTCGAAATGTCTCGGTATGTTCCACGTCTTCTCAAGTTTTTAGAGGCAGAGTTTGAATTAGACAGTGGAGAAACCATTGTGGATATCGAGCCACGCACTGATAATGTATTGGTGAAACTTTGTGTTCCCAAATACTGCGTTTCTTCGTCTTGGTTTGAAGTATCCAAGCCAGAGTTTGACCAATATCAGCAGATTGAGACGAGTCTTGAATGTCGAATCTACGAATCTTTGTACTATCGGCGAGAAACAAGGCGAAAAGTCACAAAGATGAGGAAAGAACTCGAACAGATGAAGAATGCACTTGAAGCCGCCTTTGAAAAAATTCTGGAACTTGAGTATGCACCCGACGGTCCAAAAGCCCGAGAAGCAAAAAAAGATTTCGAGAGGCTTTGTCAGCAATAAAATATTTCTATATTTTATAAAAGCGACTTTTTGGATAGAGGGAGCCATATTTTCACGAAATGGAGAGTCAGCTTCTGCCTCACGTCTATCGCCTCCTTGAGGAAGAGTTTCTTATGGGAAAAGACGAAGTAAAGGTCTCCCAAAAATACAAGGACTTTTCTGTTCGAGTAAAACTTCATACAAAATGCGACAAACTTGTTTGTACTTGGAAAGAACATCAAGGAAGAATGGGAGAGCGTTTTTTTTATTGGTTTTATCGATCTCGACGATATTTTGGAGGCTGTGAGGGCAATCAGGTACGATTGTTTCGGTTGCGAAGAGCTCCGTTCCTCACTCCTCAAAAAACATAAGAGTATTCTGGAAGAGAAAAACAGACTTTTGTCGGAGATCGAGAGACTCCGCAAAAAGAAGCGAGAGATAAAGTATGCTCCAGGCAAACCGGGAGCTTTAAAGGCCGAAGAACATTTTGCGGAAATAGCTCACGGATTATCCACAGCACAATAAAATCCAAGAATAATATTTTGCGAAATATTATTACAGAAAAATGGAGAGTGAAATCCTTCCTGTTGTTCAGGACATTCTCGAGACAAAATATGCCGTTTCAAAGGATGACTACAAAGTCACACTGGACGCTCCCAATGACCGTCATTTGCTGCGCTTTGGAGTCATTAAAGAAACTTCTTTCAGAGTCTCTCTAAAAGAGTACGACAGACACATTTGCACTTGGACTGAACTTCACTCAAAAGACGGGAATGTTATCTATTATCTGGAAAGGGACGTTAGGAAGAAGGAAAATACCGTGGCTTTGCTTGATGTCATTATCGGGGATAATGAATCAGTCAAGAAATATCAAAGAGAGACCCTTTTGAAGCTGAGAGAAAGAAACTCTTTTCTGGAACAGGAGAATGAGAAACTCCGTCAAAAGAACAGGAAGATGAGATACGCCCCAGGAGGAAAAGGATACGAGAAGACAAAAGGACATTTTATAGGTTTGATATAAAATATTTTGAGATATGGAAAGTGTCGCGCTTCCTGTTTTTCTTGACTACTTGAAGGAAGAGTATTTGCTGGATGAGGAAGTCCTCTTTGGCATCCATACTTTGAATTTTGACGAAATAATGGTAAAGTTGTGGCTCAAGCATCAAGAAGAAACTCTTTTGCTCTTTTCGTGGATCGAGAAAAGGAACGGAACCAAAACTCTTTTTCTGGAGGAGTTTAGTGACAGAGCAAGAAATCTCGAAGAAGAAAAGAAACGCTTTGAAGAAAGACTGAACTCTAATTGTCACCTTCAGGAATATATGAGAGAGTCTTACCGTAAAATTCAAAAAGAAAATGCGGATCTTTTGAAAAAGATACAGCTTCTCGAAATATGAACAGTCTTTTGCGAGAAAGAGTGCTAAAATTCATTGAGGAGGAATACCTTGTTTCGCCATGTCAAATAGAAGTGAGAACGAGAGTCGCAAATAGACAGAGTTATTCTGAAGAACATTTTCGCAACCTTCGAATAACTCTGTCTTTGAAATACAAACCATACACAAAGTTTTGTTATTGGAAGGAGACAGGAAGGGAAGAAGGTGTTTTGTACTCTGATGAACTTCCGAATGGATTTGGAAATCTTGGAGGTACTTTCTCCTTGATCAAAAAAGAACTGGCTGATAACAAGAAACTACAACAAAAATTTCGGGAAAGGTACAAGGAGGAGATGATGAAAAACGGGGAACTAAAACAAAGACTTTTTGAAGCAGAAGAAAAATACGCTCCCGGAGGAGAGGCTTTTGAAGAAGCCAAAAAACATTTCGAGAGTCTAATATAATATTTTTACCAATCTCTTTTTCGGAAGAGTACCACAAAAATATTTTATAGGATGAGCAGACTCTTGGAAACAGTGAAAGATTTTCTCGAGAGGTACAACCCTTCAAATATTTTTGTCCATCAAGTAAAATATGGAGATGACACAGACATCGTTATTGACGCATCTTTCCCCGATGTATTCTTTTATTGGACGGAACATATGTCTTTGGGAGAGTGGTGCTATTCATTTCCGAGAGGGCAAAGAGTGACAGACGCGAATCTTTTACTCGAGTTTATTGCGAGAAGAACAAAAAACTGGGAGGAACAAAACAAGGTTGGGAAGACAGACTAGTTTTTGAACAACAATGAATATATTTTGGAAAATATATAAATATGTGTGAAGATGCAGACGCCAAAGTACGGAGAGATTTTTTGTCAAAGGAACGGATGCAAGAACAAAGCATACTGGGAACTTTTGGGGGAGTATGTCTGCGGAGTTCATTCGAGGAACAAAAAAAAGAGGGTTGCACTCGAAAAGATTCCCTTGAAAGAGAGGATGGAAGCGTTGGAAGAGAAGCTTTCAAAGCACAAGAGGAGTGTCCGAAAAGCTGCGAGGAAGAAAGAAGGGCGAGGAGAACTGGGACTTTACAGAATGAGAATGATGAGAGAAGTTCCCCTAAAAAAGGGCTGGCTCAATGTCTTTCCGAATTTTCGCCACCAAAAAAGGAAAGATGGTTTTGGCTGTTCGAATCTCTCGCCGATGACTCTTGGTCCTGTGAAACATACCTGCCCCGGTCTTGAACCAGCGAAAAACATAGAGAATTTCTTTCAAGGTTCAAAGGTTTTTTCCGAAGAGGTGGACAAACACAAGAATCCTTCTTCTCTCTTTTATGAAAACAGAGAAATGCTTTTTGCTGATCCTGTACCAAAAAGACACAAGTACAAGGGGGTCGGAAAAAACAAGAATATCCCTCTATATTTTCTTTGGACAGACTCTGAGGGGAAGGAACATCGTTTGAGCTACATCGAGTCACGTCAAACCTACTGCAACTTTTTCGAGCGTTTGGCAAGCGAAACAAAGGATTACAGAAAACTGTGTCGTTTGCAAGACAAGGGATACAATCTTATCTTTTGTGGCTATGATGCCCATGAAATAACAGGAAGCATTGAAGATGCTTATCTTGACCCTTCAGTTCCCTTTGGTCACGAAAGAGTTTTGTATGCGATGCTTGCTCTTCGGGACACTCCCGAAGAATATCCTTGGAGAAGGCACAAAACACTCGAATTTTAGATATTTTATCTTTTGACAAAAGATAAAAACAAACGCGAGTCACGTATCCTACCACAGATAGTCAAGTTTTTCCTCAAAATCCTTTTTTGCCTCCTCGTATCCCTTTCCTCCCGGAGCGTACAGAAGATCCAGAATTTGGGCGTCTTTTTGCTCTAGGGTACTCTCGTAGCTTTCGCAACAAGCCTGGAGATCAAGGACTTTGGTTCTGAGACTCTTGATAATTTGTTTTGAAAAGTAGGGATTGTGAAGAACTTTTGAAGTTGCCAAATAAACAAACTCTTTTAGTGGGAATTCGTAGGGTCCAAATGTCTTTTCTGGAAAGAAGATGTTCTCGAAATGACCATCCGCAAGGTAGGACTCTGTTCAATGAAGGACAGGAGAATACGGGTCTTTCATGAAGATGGAGACCTCCACAGCCTTGCATCCACCACCGATTTCCCTCGAACGTTGTTGACCTCGAAAGTCAATGAGATACTTTTTCTTGAGGGCGGTGAGGACAACGTCAAGGTAGATGCTGCTCATTTTATGAAAGAGATGGGGCAGAATAAAAAGATCTCGATAATTAAAAACTTTTGTTTGTGGTTCTATTCAAGAAGAAAATGTCAAAGAAAGAATACTGCGTGTTGTCTTGTGTTCGAAAGAACAATGCCAGAATGGCGAGGATTAAAGGCACAGACAATATTTTGGAGGACGTCTATCACAATTCCAACACTTGGAGAGCTTGTAAAGCGATGTGTGACAACTTTCGAAACAGTAGGGCGTACGTCAACTGTGAAAAGAGGGAATGGAGGAAATGGGAGAATTGTGGGAGCGTAGAGGAATGCAACAAGAGCATAACGGAGACTTGTGACAACGATCTGAGAGTGAGAATTTCAAAGGCTTTGTTTTATCCATAAAATATTTCTTGAAATATTTTATACTTGGGTCGAAGAAAGAAAACTTTTGGAAGAACAAAAAGCCGAGATAGAAAGACTCCGTCAACTCGTCTCACAACATGGTATCCAAGTATAAACGTTTCGCATATCTTTTTGTGAAAAGATATAGAATGAATATAGAAGAACTTCCCCAAGAACTCTTGGTTCGCATCTACGAACATTCCTCCGGGTTTCCAAAAGATCATAAAAATTGGTGCCTTGTTTCTCGTCTCTTTTATGGCATCGCAAAGAGAAATTCTTATAAAAACTTGACAAGATTCTGCTTCCATCTCTCCAAAAGAAACAAAAAGATCAAGAGACAAAAAGATGAGCAGCTCGATAAATTTATAAAAGAGAAGAAAGATGCGGCAAATAGATTACAGAAAAAGACCGTGCAACTTTTAGATCTGCAAAGAATTTCAAAGGCAAACGAGAACGAGATATTCCAACTCAAAAGAATATCGGAGAATTCTGGAGGATATCAAAAGCTGGGATTTAACTATTATTAGACTCGCAAAGATAGCATCTTTTGACGTTGTTGCATGTTAAACGGCATCGAAAAAACTCATCGTCTTCTTTTGACTTTGTCCTTTTGCAGTCTTGGCATCCCGAAGAACCGCACCAACAAAGGGGGTTCGCGATATCTTTCTTGTCCTTTTCAAACGATGCTTTGACTATTTTTCCGTCTCTCTTTTCGACAAAAGAAACCACCCCCTTGACTTTCCAAGCTTCCTCAAGCAAAGAAAGAATATGTTCCTTTTGCTCTTCATCCATATTTTATTCGGATAAAATATTTTATTCCATGAGCCTTTGTTCCAACGATTCGACCCTCTCAAAAAGTTTCCAAATGAGCTTCTTGTTTTCTTTTCTCTTCTCTTGAAGATATGGGATACTTCTCTTGATCATTTGACAGACGTTCTTTATAACATCTTGGCGAAGTTTACCGTCATCCGGCTCATACTTCGTGTTCCATTCGTCGTCTTTTCTGTATTCTCGCCAAAAATCTGGGAATTCGTCCCAAAATATACCGATGTCGTACCCTTGGATACGGAGGCTCACATGCAAACCATGTTTTTTATGGATACAGTCAAACACAATATCTTCTTCTTCAATGCCAAACTTTTTCGAGAGAACAAAGAAAAGCTCAGGAAGAACGTACGAGTAGAGCTTCTTGTCCATTTTTCAAGTGCAAAATAATTTTGAAATGGTGTAAACCAGCTATAATTTGCAATGGAAAGTGTTATTCTTCCCGAAGTTTTGGAACTTTTGAAGGAAGAGCATCAACTTCAAGAACAAAAGGACTTTGAAGTTCGAACCAAATTCTGGCCCTGGGATGGTCTTGATGAACTCGAAAGGGATGAGCTTCAGATAAAGATTCGCAGTGCACTTCGCGGAGTAACGCTTGTGGATTGGGTGGAGATTGGGGGAGACAAGGAGCCAGAGGACGAGGAAAAATACGACAACATATTGTATCTTCGCAAAGGAAGAGCAAGTAGAAAGAATAAACGGAACGTTTTGAAAGGAATTCGAGAGGAACTTGACTCTTGCGACGAGGTTCAAAATATAAAAAAGAGAAAATAAAATATTTCTTGTATTTTATTCGACAACATAAAAACGGAGATGCAAAAGGTTCGCATTGTCTCGCTCTCAAAGAATGAAAAACATCGCCATGTTTTCACAAACCAGGATGTGGCTGCTTCATTAGGTTGATCCCTCTGTCTATCTTCTTGTAAGAGTAAAGTCAACTTCATCACACGAAAAAGGCCGGAAAACGACAATCAGTAAAAAAACCTCCGAATGTCATTCCCGCAAATTTCTCAAAATATTTTTACACTAAAAATATTCACTCGGGAAGATGAATAATCACAGGCGTCTCGTAATCCCTGACACACTCAAGCAAAAGTTTTTTCCAATCTATTTTATTGTTCCAAATGTCTCTTTGCGAAATACGAAAAACAGAATAGCCATTTTTTGTGGCGCATTCTTCTTTGTATCTGTCGTTCTTTTGAGTTTCCTCGGGGGATCGCCAATTGGAGACTTGTTCGTAATGTTGCCTTCCGTCCACTTCTATAATGGTTTTTGAAACACAAAAGTCAAAAGGGAGACTTCTTCCTGTTTTAGGGTTCTTACACCATCGAGGTTTGTACTGATGCTTTGGGTTTTCAAAGTGTTCTTTCAAAAATCCGAAGACCAAGGCTTCAGTTTTGTGTTTACATTTCAAGCACCAACTGCCTTTTGAAACGTTGCCCACGAAACTCTGAAACTCATGATTTTTTTCACATTTAAACCATGCTTTGATTCCCGAATGTAGACGAGTCTGTCTTGCAGTTTTCTTGTTTTTGTCGCTCCAGTACTTTGCTTTTGAGTGAGAGGCGAAACTCTTTTTGAAACACAGTTCGCAATCAGGATAATCGCACAACTTTCCATTTGTGGCACAGTAAGGGCAAAAATTGCCTCGTGAGACACCGCCCACCCCCGTTTTGAAATCATGAGCACACACATCACAGTCAAACCACACTTTGTCGTCAGAATATAAAAAAGTCTGTCTTGCAGTTTTCTTGTTCTTAATGCTCCAGCACTTTGCTTTTGCGTGAGATGCGAAGCTGTTTTTGAAGCACATTTCGCAATCGGAAGAGTTACACAACTTTTTGTTCGAACAATATGCACAAAAACTACCTTTCGAGACACTGTCCACTTTCGCTTCGAAATCATGAGCACACACATCGCAGTCAAACCGCACCTTACTGTCTGAATGTAGATGAGTCTGTCTTGCAGTTTTCTTGTTCTTAATGCTCCAGCACTTTGCTTTTGCGTGAGATGCGAAACTGTTTTTGAAGCACATTTCGCAATCGGAAGAGTTACACAACTTTCCGTTTGTGGTTGCACAATAGGGACAAAATTTCCCTTTTGAAATATTATTTACTATCGCTTCGAAACCATGTTTGCACTTCGGACAAACGAAAGAGAATTTTTTGTTGCAATACTTGGCAATCAGATAAGGGTCTTTTTGTCCTTCTGCCAAACACTTTGACTTTTTGCAAGAAGCGAAGCATCGTCTAAAACAATGTTCACACTCTTTCTTGCCACAGAGTTTACCTTGTTTTCTCGTTGCACAGTCCATCTTTATTTTCGTTCCTTTCAAGAGGAAAGACTTTTCATTTTCAATCAACAGTAAACAAATGGTTCTATTGGAATGGATATTCGGGCAAACATCGACAAAGCAATTACACTGCGTCCATTGCGAAGGGTTTTGATACCTACGGGTATTCACATCGCTCTTCCCGAACATCTGGAAGCTCAAATTCGCCCAAGAAGTGGACTAGCATACAAAAACGGCGTGACTGTTTTGAACGCTCCCGGAACCATCGACAGCGATTTCCGTGGCGAAATAAAGGCTTTGATCATCAACCTGTCCCAGGAAGACTTTGTCATAAACGACGGCGACAGAATCGCCCAAATGGTTATCGCACCAGTCACAAAGATTCAATGGGAACAAGTTTTGGATCTCGACGAGACAAAAAGAGGAGAAGGAGGATTTGGAAGTACAGGGGTCCAATAAAATTTATTCAAATAAATTTTTAGAGATTGAGAGCCGCAATGAATTCGGGGGTGTATCCAAGGCACAAAAGAGCCTCTTGTTTTGAGACATTCCGGATCTCTCTTTGCGGCTCTCGAATTTCATCGTCACTTTCCTCTTCGGAAGAAGAGTCTTCTTCCGCCACTTGTTTGATAGTGCAATATACAGCAGGTTCCTTGGGTTCCTCTTTGGTTTTTGGGTCTTTCCATTCGTACCAATCAGAGGAAACGCTCCTTCTCCACAAACTTCCGCATTTCTCTATGTGTTTCCAAGGCACACCTTTGTGAATATCGTCGAGGTCTTGGATGCATTCTTCAAGCCACAGTTTGTATCTCTCCAAATAGTTTACCCTTCTGTATTGTTTGTGGTGTTCCTCTTCTTCCGAATACGTCTCCATTCTCTTTTTCGCGAGGAGAATCTTTCCTTCAACAAGCTCGACCTGCTTGCGTATCTTTTTGGCAAACTTCTCCGCCTCAAAGTTCTCAATGGCCACGGAACTGCGGTAACTCATATTTTCTTTTTGAGAAAGAAAATGTAAAAAAGATATCTAGTTCTTGGTCCACTCACTCCAAATATCGTCTCTGACTTTGGCGAGATCGTCATCGCACTTTGTATTTTTATCCATGATTCTGTTGGTGTTTTTGACCATCGAAATAACCTCGTTCGCCGAGTAGCTGGGATTCAACCGGAAGTAAGAACGGAACGACAGGGGCAACCCCACATGCCGTTCCCGACAGGCCTCAGATTAGAATTGCACCTCAAACACGAGTTCATTGCGCTATTCATTGTACTGCGATAATATTCAGCTTTTCTCCCACAAACATTCGAAAATTTTTCCGTATTGTATAAAAATGTAAAGAAACATGAAGAGACATTTTGTGAATGCTGGGAACGTTTATTTTGTCTGTGCGACTCTCTCTGCGATTCCGATAGGTTTCACAGAGGGGACCTCTGATGAAAACGCAGACAAGCCGTTTTATATTATTCTTCCCAAGGTATGGTTCCGTTCCTTTTTGTTCCCGTTTTTTATTCGCGAGTATATCTAAAATATCTTCAAAAAGATATTTTATCCTACCACAATATTACCCATGCTAGAGAAGATGCGGAACCTGGAACTTTATATGCCGTTCTTCCCTTGTTCAATATTTTCGAGTGTCTTGCTCGGTACGCTTGTCTTTTTGACTCTGGAGCTCCATCAGCAAAAGTAAAGGCTCCTTTTTGCCCAAAATGGACAATATGAGGCTCTCCATCCATCATAAACTCTGCTTTGTACCTCTTCTGGCTTCTGCCCGACTTGGTTATTTTCAAGTTTTTTACATTCGGAAAAATTCGTTGGTATTCTTTTATCCTTGCCTGCATTTCTTACCTTGGTATCGGTAGTTTTCCAGATATTTACCTTCAAAATATTTCTGGATGTTCAGATATGTTCCGTCTTCTCGAAAAGTGATGGACAGGCCATGCTTTTGCCCATCTTTCCATTCCGTCTGCGACATTATTTTATCACCGTGTGCATACCATTCGAATTTCTTTCCACTTCCATCGCGAAACTCTCCAAGAAGTTTCCCATCCTTGTCCCATGTTTTTCCATCGTCGTATCGCACTCTCCCATTTGAATGCCATCTTTTCTTTCCGTCTCTTTTTGGGAGACCATTGTCATACCAAGACTTTTGATGGACTCTTTTGCCATTCTGAAAAGTTGAAACATCCACAAGCACGCCTTCTTCGTTCCATTCATAACTTTTTTTGTGAAGTTGTCCCAAAGAATAAAAATATTTATATTTTATTTTTCCAGTCTGCCAAAATTCTTTGTATTCTCCATCTCTTGTTCCATCGGGAAGCAAACAATATTCAGAGTCTCCTTTTTTGACTCGAACACGATAAAACTCTTTGTTTCCCTTGCCGTCTCCCGTAGAAATATAAAATGCGGTCGCGTCTCTCTTCTTTAAAAAGACAAACATTTCTTTGTCTTTTGTAATAGGAAAATGCAAAGTAACGGTGTGTTTTATCGCGGAGCAGCCAGGAAAAGTGCGTTTGGACCAAGTCAAAGGGGGTGGGCAAAGGCGGAATTTTTCGTCCTTTCCCCAGATGGCATAATGCCTGATTTTCGAGATGTCCGCGATGCTTTTGGAAGGCCCGTCCCGGAATCTCTAAAAAGTCAAATTACAACTGGCGGATGCGCAAACGGAAGTCTCTTTGTCTTTGTACCGAGACAAGGTGGCGGATTTCAACCTGTTTGCAATGCTTGCCCTCCGCCTGCTCGACAAGTCAAAGTTTTGGACAGGTCCCAAATGGTTGGTGACGTTCGACGTATCGTTGTTGCTGATGGACAAATTCCTCCCATAGATCCGAGACATTGTCTCGTGGCGGGGCCGATGGAAAATAATCAAAATTGTCCAGGTCCAGTGAACAGGTGGAGATTTAGCCAGAACGAATGTCCTTTCCCGAGCGTTTCACAACAAGTCCAAAGACAAAAGTATTGGGGGTACGGAATCTGAAATTTTTGTGAAACACTTTTATATTTTTTATCAAGATGTCCAAACTTCTCTTGTCTGAGAAACCTCTGAGTCTTCGGACTCTTTGTTGTATCTCTGTTGTTTTGCACGACAAAGAAAAAACTCTTCTCCCCAGAGAAATAAAGGAGACAGTCAAAGAACTCGAGAACTTGAAAAGACCCAATCTTTTGGGATACATTGACTCGAAACAGTTTTCTTCAACAAGACTCATGGCAGAGTTTTTTGCTCTCACCGGCAAGAATATGGAGTACTCAAAAGAACCACTGTCTTGGAAAAATATCAAAGATATGAGGCAACATGTCAAAATATATCGGCGTTTCCTGACATCCTTTGTTCCGACAAGAGTAGATCGCAAAGACTGGGGAATCTTTCGCAAGAAATATCTTTATGAACTTTTGATGGGAAACTTTGGAATTGAGTTTTCCAAAAAAGAAGTAAACTCGATGATACTGTGGACTGGACCTGAACTTCCGGGAGTCTTTTTCTCCGCAGTATAAATTTTGAGATCTTTTCCATAAAGAATGAGTTGCAATAAGTGCTTCTGGAGAGGATACACCGTCCTCGGAATCGCAAGTTCTTCCTATTTGGCCCCGGATATCGGCGAGAAATACAGAAGCGGAAAAATTGGCTTTTGGAATGCCTATGCATTGCAGACACTGTCGGGGGTCGTATGGCCTGTTTTCCTCCCTCTCTTTTTGGGGATGAAGCAAAGGGGAGAGATATAAATAAAATATGTTTTAATGGATATTTTATAGCATTATAAATGGACAGACTTCGAAATGGTCTTATTGTTGGGTTCAATTGCGGAATGACAGCATTTCTTTTCTCTGCTTCTTTCTCCCTTGTTGGAGCCCTTCATCCCGCAGCACTGCTTCCGTCTTCTTTGTTGTTTTCTGGTCTTTCAGGAGCATCATATTCATACTCTTCCCAAGAAACAAAGAGAGAATTTCTGACTTTTCTTTGCGGGGCATCCTATGGAATACTCACAGCCTTCTTCCTTTTCAAATTCCCCGTGTTGATATCGACCATAGCTTTTTCTTGCCCAAATATGCTTCTTTGCTAATAAAATATAATTATATTTTATGCGTTGTCGTTGGAGAGACACAAAAACACCATCGATGGGTTGATGGCTTTTGAACCTTTGGGGAAATAGCTGTTAAAAAGTGTGTGTTCGCAATAGACCCTTCCTGCCTGATTCTCTGGGTCATTCATGTCGTACTTTGCCCCATATCTCAAAACATCTGCGAGGCGGTAAATACAGATCCCACCAAAAGCAGAGTACACAGGTTCCAAATCAGCACCAGGTTCAAGGTTCATATACTCGAGTTTTCTGCCAATTGCATGGCTGAGCCATCTGTCATTGTGGAAAGTTTGCATCGCTCCAGGTTCAGGCCCGATAATTGCAAAAGAGTCGTATTGCGAACTCATACCGCTTGGGAACCTCAAAATTCCCGAAGCTGCGAGCATCGAGAGATTCTTGTCTTTTTTGAACCAACCCAAAGAGTTGAAGAAGCCGTCCATATACCATTTCGCTGTGGCGTCCAAGTCAACGGGTACGAGGTAATCCCAGTTTGCAAAATATTTCTTTGTATAGTCCAAATAAATATTTCGAAGAAGGCTCATCTTGTCGATGCGTGCAGAGTCTATTTGATGCCCCAGAGTTTTCGGAAGACTCATCTTACATTCTTTTGCATTGACACCGCAACCAAGGACAATAACCCTTTTGTTTTTTCTGGCCCAATCCAACAAGAGCTTTCTTGTGTTATCGACAGAGTCGTTCTCGACGACCAAAAGTCTCCAGTCACGAAACATGCCATTGAACCTTTCAAACTCGTGAATAATTTCTGGGACTCTGTCCTCACAATCTCGGAGCATCCCGCAAAAGACCACTTTTGAGTTTTTGGCATTCTCCATGCCAAGACGGACAAGTTGGTCGTACCTTTCTGGGAGTTCTTTTCCAAAGACTTCGGGTGTTTTCTCCCCAAGAATTTGGGGGTTGAAGATAATCTGTACTTTCCAGAACCATTTCCAAAGCATGAAAAAGAAAACGGCAAGAGACAAAAGAAAGGCAAGTTCAAAGGTGTCCATTACATTCTTTTTTCGGCACAGTAAAATATATTGTCTATATATTTTTGATGAGGACGGTTGTCTTTGCCACGTGAACTCCTTGGTCGGTGCCAATCGGGTAGCAGTCGTCTTTTCGCATATAGAGCGCCTCGCTCGTTACGTAAAGTTTTTCGTGATCGTCAAAAAGTTCTTTGGGAAGAAATCTGGCAATCTCTGCCAGAGAAGGCTTGAAAAATGCATAGTATCCAAATTCGTGAAGGGTGATATATTCACGTGTTTCAAAAACATTCACGAGATTTTCTTCCTCTCCTTCCCGAATGTAAACCCCGTCTCGAACCATCTCCCCAAGACAGAGGACTTCCTTGCGTTCCCAAAGAAAAGAAGTTGAAAAGGGATCATTCTTTCTGAGTTCGAAACACATCTTTGACTCTTTGTCAACCCAAAAAGGAACGAGTTTCGCGACCCTCTTCCCAAGCTCTTCTCTGGGAAGTTCTGGCATTTCTTGGCTATAATTTCTTGAAGCACACATCTTGTAATGATACCAGTTCTTTTGGTTATAGTTGTTATTCTTGTGGCTCTTTTCGCAGCATTTCATTGTAAAAAGAGATCTTCTGTGGGAGTTGAAGGCCCCAATATTTGGCAACTTCGGATGATAAAAGTAAAGTCTCCAGACCCGTCTCTTCCGATAAAATATGGCTGGTGGTTCCAATATCAAGGAGAAAGAAATGTTCCTGTGTCTTTTGTGTTTGAAAGACCAGATGGGTTTCTGATCTACGAATTTTTGAGCGACACCCCAATCGCAGATAAAGGCAGCTTCCTTTCGAATGTTGATGTTCCCTGCATTCTTTCAAAAATTCAAGACGAGAATGGAAACACCCTTTGGAGTGGGACGGTCCAACTATAAATATTTACTTTGAAATATTTTTTACAAAACCATCCCCGAGTTTCCTTGACTGTTTTTTCTTTCCAAGTTTCTTTCGACACAACACAACGGTTTTTATTATACCAAAACACCAACTGGCGTCTTTTTCACTCTCTCCTTCAGGAATAAAACACATTTGAACGTCTGGGTTAGTTCCTCCACAATATTTTACAAAAGACTCAGACATCGTCAAAAGCTCTGTGTCTTTGGCGACCTGCGACATCATCGATACTTCTCCTCTGTTCTCATCCCTTATCAAGCCATACAAAAAGGAACGACCAGAAATCTTTCCCACAGATAAGGGTACGAAACCGTTGACTTGAAATTCATGGAGCGTATCGATGTCGCACTTTCCCTCTGCCGAAAAAAGGATGTGATTCATCTTCACTCTAAAATTCTTCTTTGATCTTCTTCTCATTCGATAAAGAAGGAACATTTTTGCAGAAAAATATTATTCGTGTAATATTTTATTCCAAGAGTTGCTTCATCGAGACGTTTTTGGTCGAGGCTCTTGCCTTTTTCAACCAAGACTTTTTCTGGACAGTTTGTTTCATCAGAAACTCTACGACTTGTGAGTGTTCGTTCTTTGTGGCACCGATTATAGCACGAGCCGTGCAACCTTCCCTTCTGTGAAAGACAAGAAAACGCACAGCCTCAATGTGACCGTATTCCGCAGCCCAATCCAATGCTCTTTCGTCACAACCGACGAGACTGTTGCAGTGCAGAAACCTCAAAACGGGTTCATGACCATTCCTTGCCGCTCCGTTCATCGCTGCTTTCGTATGGGGCTTGTTCTTTCCGTGGAGGTATTTTACCACTTCAAGGTGTCCAAAGGTCGCTGACTGGTCCACCGCTTCGTTGCTGCACTCTTTGTTCTTGTCGCAAAGGAACTTGACAATATCTAGGTGCCCTTCCATCGCTGCCCAATCCAAAGCTTTTTTACTGCACTTTACTCCGAGAGACTCATAAACGCGAACGCTCTGAAAATCTCCACGAAGCGCAGCGGTATCGTACTTGTGTGATGCCATAACTAGCCATAAAAATAAAGGTGTTTTTGTTCTTTTACTCTGACAATTTGTGCATGTTCGACGGAGGCTCGAACGAACATTTCGAGTTTTTCTCTTTGCAATTTTGTATATGTGAATCAAGCGCTTCCTTTCTTCCAAAGCAATAGAAACAATACGGGCAAATAAAGGGCAACATCCTTCTCTTGAAAATATATTTGCAAATATATTTCTAAAAATTTTCATCTCTCAAACTCTTGCCAACAGGAAAACGCGGTACGCCGTCAGAAGACGCGCCCTGAAATTTGACCGTCAAAAGCTTTCCGATATAATCTCCCCTCTTTTTATAAATTTTCCTTCTCTCCTCAATGGTTCCCATCGGCCGACATGTAAACTCTGTTCCGTTTGCAGTTTTCAAAACAAAGATGGCTGCTCCATCTTCCGTCCCACCTTCCGATTTTTCGACTCCGATCACCCGAAATTCCGCGTCTTCGAAATCTTTATATTTCAACAAAAGACGCGACCTCTTTCCTGGAGTGTACATCATCCTTTCGTCCCTCAAAATGGTGCCTTCAAAACCTTCCTCTGTCCATCTCCTATGATGTTCAAGCATGTCCTCCTCGCAAAGAACGAGCTCCGTTTCGACTCGAACAATATACTCCATTTCCTTATCTTTGAACAAAAGGTCAAGTTCATAGTCCCTATCAAACCAGATTTTCTCTGTGTCGACAATATCAAACACCCAATATTGAATACGGAGCTCTTCGGGGTGAGGTTTCGTCCTTGTACTTCTCGCTGCGCCGCTGATCATTTCAAACTTTTTGTTTTGTGGTAGATCACTCTCATGAAAGTACAACTCTCCATCCAGAATCATGTCCTCTTTTCCTTTCAAGAGTTCTGCGATCTCTTCTCGGATGTGTTCAAGATGGAGAATTTGCTTTCCCTTTCTCGACAAAAGTTCGACCTTCCCATTGACGATTCGAGCAACGCATCTCACTCCGTCGAGTTTTGGCTGTGCGCAAGAAGCCTGAGAATACTCGAATTTTTGAGCCCTTCTCTTCCCCTTACTTGGGGTCATGAGTTCGTTGTACTTGTCGGCAAGCATTGGCAAAAAGATTTTCTTTTGTTCCTTTCTTGGAGCGGAAACCTTTTTGTCCATAATATTGTGGTTGTTTCCTCCAGATTCTTCCTTTGCCTGCAAAACTCCAGAAACAAACAGGGAAGCCTCTTCGTCTTCTTCATCGGCAAAGTACCCCTTGTCGAGCTGTTTGGTCCAATCCGCCTTGGCTTCCGATTCCGCTTGCTCCTCGGCAGTCGTCCCGTTGGCCTTTCCTGCATTTTTGGGCTTTGCCTTGGTTCGAACCTGGCGGAGCTTCCCGTCCTTGTACCCAAACTCTTTCACAATCTCGTCCTCTTCCGTCCAAACCCTCCATTGCATCAACTTCCCGGTCTTTGACTTTGAGTAGAGAGTCGGTAGCATTTTGTATGTTTTCTTTTTCATCACAAAAGAAAACTTTCAATAAGAATATTTTGTTAGTCTCTCATCTTGCAAAGAAACTCGAGTTTCTCAAAGTCAAGAGGAAGACAAGAAAAAAGATAAAAAGAGATAATGACTTCGCGACTCTCTTTCTGGAGCTTTTTCAGTAGGAACGTTGGAGGCATTGCTTGACTGATTTTTTCGCTGATTGCTTCGTCCACCACTCCGGCGAATGCTCCCAGCAGAAGAAATGCTCTGTCTATCTCCTCAATATAATCTTGGGACCCCTTTCCCATAAGATATCTCATCAGAGAAAGCCCCGCTCTTCCTTCCGCAGTTTGACCACCGAATCTCAATAAATGGCGAAACTGTAGAATTCTGTCTTTTGCACGCTCTTGTCCGATGATATCCTCAAAGTCTATACTTTTCTCGACGATGTTGTACGCACAAATATCCAAAAGAGTCGGAATATTTACGTACATCGTCATCTCAAAATATCATAGTTTCTTCTCGAAGATGAGTCAATAAGAAACACCAAAAGAGTTCCGAGCACAACTCCACAAACGACTGAAGATGTCCCGACGATCAACGTGGCAGCCAAAGCAATAAAAACACTTTCTTCGACTCCATCATTGGTATAATGATCCCATATCAAAGTAAAAAGAACTAACCCAAGTCCAACAAAAACTCCGCCGGAAACGCAACTGGCAATGGCGAGTCTCTGCATTTCTTTTCTGTAAAAATATATAAATATTTTTCTAAATCTCGCAGAGTGCTTCGAGTGCATCCAAATCCATAGGTAGCTCTGTAAAAAGATAGAGGGACAACAAGGAATCTTTTGCTTTTTGTGAGAGGGTTCTCAAAACAAATGGGGGAGGAACGGCATTTGCCACCTTATCGCTTGATATTTTCTTGCCAATGAGGTTCGAATGACGTTCTACAGCTTGTAAAGCTTCTCCGAGTTGTTCGAGATATTGTACCCTTTCTCTGCCCAACAAATAGTTTATCACTAAAAGAGAAACGACCGCGCCATGAATCTGCACTGACCTCTTTTTCCCATAAATAAGGTCAGAAAATTCTTGAATTCTTTCAAGAGCCATCTCATGACCGGCTAATTCGTCTTCGCACTTTCCTTCTGTGGCAAACCTGAAACAACAAATGTCAAAAAGAGAAAGGATGAGAAGGCCCATCTAAAGATTGCTAATTTTCGTTATCTCGAGGAATGAAAGACTTCCATTTATTGTGTGATTTCCGCTCGCTCCACTCGAGAAAACTTTCGCGAAAATGCCTCCGCCCGTCGAAAGAAGACGAATCTGTTTGCTGAAAGCAGCCCCCCAAACAAGAAGGCCGGAGTTTGCTGCAATGCTCGGTTGGGGAGTCAGAAACTCGACTCCGCTCCCTGGGGCCTCGTCCCAAAAGAATCCCACCCTTCTCGATGTGCACGTTGTCGGACTTGTGATAAAAAGATAACATGTGACCAAGAAAATTCCAGAAACAGAGGGTGTCCAGGTTGTGGTTGACGTCCAAGTACCGTTCACGTTCGCGTCCACTGTGGACCAGATGTTCAGGTTTGTATCTCCGTTTACGACAATTGTCCTATCATTCGCTGAGCGCACTCGGGTGTAACTTACGGACAATTGTCCTTGAATTGTGGCTACTTGTCCCTGGAGCGTTGTGATGTTACTTGTATTTGTCCCGATGTTTGTCGTATTTGTGGCCACTTGTCCTTGCAAAGTCGTAATGTTCGAGGTGTTTGTACTTACTTGCCCTTGAAGAGTGGTGACATCCGTTTGGAGAGTTCCGATATTTGTGCTGTTTGTGCTTACTTGTCCCTGAAGCGCGGTAATGTTTGTCGTATTTGTTGCTACTTGTCCTTGCAAAGTCGTAACATCCGTTTGGAGAGTTCCAATGTTCATCGTATTGGTGGCCGTTTGTCCTTGAAGTGTGGTGACGTCGGTTTGCAAAGTAGAAACTTGCCCTTGAAGAGTTCCAATACCAGTTGTATTTGTCGCAACTTGCCCTTGGAGAGTTGTAACATCTGTCTGGAGAGTTCCAATGTCGGCTGTATTCGCAACCACCTGACCCTGAAGTGTTCCAATATTTGTGGTATTTGTGGCGACTTGCCCTTGGAGAGTTGTAACGTCTCCTTGTAAATTTCCGATGTCGAGAGTGTTGGTTGCGACATCAGTCTGCAACGTGGAAACTTGCCCTTGAAGAGTCCCGATATTTGAAGTGTTTGCTGTCACTTGTCCCTGCAAGGCGATAACGTCCGTTTGGAGTGTTCCAATATCGCCCTGCAAAGTCCCGATGCTTGCTGTATTTGAAGCCACTTGCCCTTGCAAAGTCCCAATATTTGAAGTGTTGCCTTGAACTTGTCCTTGAAGTGTTGTGACTTCACCATCAAGAGTTCCGACATCGGTTTCCAACACAGCGATGTCGGCTGTGTTCTGAGCCACTTGTGCGGCCAATGGCCCGATGTCTCCTCCTGCGATTACCCATGTTTGTCCATTTGAAATATACAGGTTTTTGTCCGTTGTCAAATACACAAGAGTTCCTGGAGAAAGGACAGCCGGAAGAACAGAGACATTGCCCACAAGAGCTATGTCTTTGAAAAAATTTTTTTCTCTTTGCATTCTCTTTACAATGGTTACGGGACAATATTGAGAATATTGGTCACAATGACGTAGCCGGAATACGTCGTATTCACCGCACTGTCGCTCGTGACAATGAGACGGAAGTTAGGAGTCGAGAAGTCAGCAGTCACCGCGATGTTTGCGGCGCCACTGTTGTTTGTTTGGTTCGTTGTCGTTCCAAAAACAGATACGAGAGATCCCACTCCATTGCTCAAAACGGACGATTGACCCACGGCAAAGTAAACGTTTGCCGTCTCGTAGTGGGCAAGAACATTCCATTGTATCAAATAAACAGCGTTGATGTTTATGGCCAACGGAATACCTAAAGTGTAGATTACCGTCGGCGAAACGGAAGCCACGTCGACTCTGGATATCGGTTGCGTATAAGCTCTAGTTTGGGTATTGTCAAGAATAGAAAATCCTTGACTTTGGTTAATCAGAAGGGCGGTGATGCTGTCACTGTTCTGTTGAATGTTTGTCGTGTTCGTGGCGACTTGACTTTGGAGAGTACCGATGTCTGTTGTATTCGTGGCTACTTGTCCTTCCAAAGTCGCGACATCCGTCTGCAACGCAGAAATGTTTGTGCTGTTCCCGGCAACTTGCGTTTGTAGTGTTCCGATGTCAGATGTGTTTGTAGAGACTTGTGTTTGGAGAGTTCCGATATCGAGCGTATTTGTGGCGACTTCTCCCTGAAGCGTGCCGACTTGAGTTTGAAGAACTCCGATGTCGGCTGTGTTCTGAGCCACTTGTGCGGCCAATGGCCCGATGTCTCCTCCTGTGGCATTCCATGTTGTACCGTCAGAGACATACAGAGTTTCATCAGATGTCAAAAAAACAAGTGACCCTCTTGGAAGAACCGGAGGAAGCGCAGAATAAGAACCCACGATTGGTATATCCTTAAAAAATCCTTGGAGACGAGACATTACAAGATGTTTGACAGTGAGCTGGTAAAGAAAAATATAATAAAATATTTTTTTGAAAAGCTCCAGAGCAAATATTTTTGCAAAATCTCTTTGGGTAAGATGAAGGCTGCAGTCGTAGTTTTGTTTGTCCTCGTGATTGTTTTTGTTCTTTTGTGGATGCACTCATCCGAAAAATACAAGACTGAGGGGTTCACAGAGACAAAGAGGGACATGTCTGTCTTTTCTGCGATGTGCGAACAAAATTCCGGTGTCGCCCCTGAAAAACTTGGGGCTGCCCTCCAGCTTTACTCGCAAAGAACCGGTCTCCCTGACTGTTCGACTTTGGAAACACAGGCCGTTTCGGCCCTGGAACTTCGAAATGACGGAAATGGTGCAGGTTCTTCCTTTGGGTGGAAGATTTACTGGCAGCCGAACTCTTCGAATATTTCGAGCTACAATGTAAATTTCCAGTACGATGGTGGTTGCCCAAAGGGAGTCCAGGAGTTTATCCTTTCCGGTCAAGCGACAGAGTTTGAACTTCCCCAACCGCTTCGTCCAAGGTTCAGAATTATGATACAAGCAAAGGACGCTTCTGGAGCGAACGTGGGAAGCCCTGCTCTCGCAGAGTTTGTGATTCCTTATGACCCAAACAAGTGGGCATAAAAAATATTCGAATATTTTTTATTGGGGAGAAGCCTGAAGAACAGGGGTGAAAAGAATAGACCACGCTCCGGGGTTTTCGATGCGCCTTCCAGACGCTCCCAAAAGCTTGACATTGATCTCGTCTGCTTCTGTGATATCCACATCCCTCAAAGGAATATGCATCACATCCAATCCTTTCACATTGGTTTCGTAGACCTTGGTGATGGGAACACGAAGTTGGAGGAAAGGAGCGTCATTATGAGACAGAGAGACATAGTAGACAGGTTCGACAATTCCGGAAGACTCTCGCTGTTTGAGATCAAAACAAGCGTCGATTACAACCACCTTTTCGGTCTTTCTCCAGTTGTGAGAAATTCCTGTCATGGTGAACTCTGACCTGTTTCCTTCGATGTTGGATTCCGTGTTGACTTCCATATTACTTGTGTTATTTTGTCCGCTTTATACAAGTCTTACAAACAAAACTTTTCTACCCATTGTCCAATGGACATACTGCCCCTTTGAAAGTTTTATGATGCATGCCCTTCCACTTTGCAAACATTTTTTATCTTGTTCGCCATCAACAGAAAAAAGGGCTCCCGAAACGAGCCAAGTTCCGTCTCTGGGAGCTCTCCAACTTCCCGTTTCTTGAAAGAATTCGTGTGTTTCATCTTTCTTCTTTTCCCGGAAGAGGAAGAAGAGGATCGCAAACAGAAAGACACAGAAGAGAAGGACGAGCATTAATAGTAAAAATATTTTTGAGACACGACGGCAACAAAAGGCAAAGTAATATGACTTCTTCTTACATGCTGTCACAGAGAAAGATAGACAATAGGCCAGTAAATTGGGAGGCTCGTTTCGTTTCAAGTCCGGGAACTTGTTTGGACGGAGAGATTGCGGTTCCCTTGCTCGGAAAAAACGGAGGCTGTACAGGAAATAGGATCTGCGTTCCGGCTGTTTCCAGAGAGGCACCAATCATGCCGCAAAATTCTGGAATTGTAAGACACACCAGCAATCTCTACGCCATTCGCAATCCGAGTCGCCTGTGTTCGGGAATGAACTCAATGCCTTCTTCAGCCACAGATTACGCGACGACCTATCTTTGGGAGACGGATTGCAGAAGGTCCAGAGCTCCTCCCGATGCAAACTATGCGAGCGAAAACGACTACTATTCGCTTCCTCGAAGACATGATGGGACAGGATTTCGCGATATTTCAAGTTCTCTTTCTCCAAGGTATTATCCAAGCATCGATAAAAAATATCAAGTCTATCATATTACACCCGCAGACACACTTCGAGTTTCTTATGGCACTCCCACCCACCACTCATAAATTCCTTCGTCTTCGAGAGAGGATGCTTTTTTGGGAGACCGATAAGAGCGCTGCAGAGTACGAGGATTCGTTACACAGAGAAAAATTTGGAAAACATTGGGACAGCGTCCATCCGATAATAAAAAGGCTTGTGTTTCTCGGAAAAGTTCGCAGGACAGAACATGATCCGATACCTTGGAAGACTCTCGACTCTTTTTACGGCACGGAACTCGACATCGACGCAGAGTTTAATATCAACTTTTCAAACTCGCAGGGATTCTCTTTCTCATGGAGATGTCGAGACAAGACGGGACTTCGTGAAAGTTTCAAGTGTAAAAGTCCAGAAAAAGTATTTGAAAATTTGGTCAAAGTCTGTGAATGGTTGGAAAGCTATGGCTGCAATGTTTCGGATTTCGGGGACTGGATAGGTTCTATTGAAAGAAAATATTTTAAGAAATATTTTGTCTTTTGGCTCGCCTTCTTCTGTATCCTCCACTCACATGGTCGTTCTCGAGGCATATCCCCCTTTCTCTTCTCACGCTTCCATCTTCTGTTGTGTACCAGACCCTTTTGATACCACAAAAGTTGAGCACCTTGCTGCAGCAGTTACAAGGCTTTGCCATCGCAATAGTTCCGTCGTTCAGAATGCGCACAACATAGAATTCAAGTTTTGACAACTTTTCCTTGTGCACATTTCGAGCCTTTAAAAATTCTCTTGAGAGTGCACATCTCTGCGTGCATCCTGCAACTCTTTCCGAGAACAAGCCCGTCCATGTCCCTGTTGTAGCCGAAAGAAACGACTTTGCCTCCGATGACCGCGACACAACCAATCTTTTGACTCATCTCGCTCTTTAACGCCTGCTGCCTTGCCATCTCAAAAAACCTTTGCTTTGTTTGGGGGATTTGCATATCGCTGTATATCAAAGAAAGATTTACTTTTACTCATAAAAAGTCAAATTTCATATGCACAAGTTTTTGAGGTTTGAAGAAAAACTCTCTTTTTGTTTTGGAGAAGTTTCCTTGATGCAAGAATTTATGGAGAAAGAGAGAAGGGACAAAGTTTTTGAAACTTACAAACGCTATGCGACAGAAAATATAAAAGAATGTGACAGACTCGTCCCTCGACAAAATTTTGTTGATGGCAACGGCGCGTTTGTTAGGTCAGCAAAAAGTCTCAAAATTCCAGAAAATATTGACCTTGAACCATGGATAGATATGTCTGTAGTGTTTTGCATGGACTCAAAGACTTTCTCTCTTGTCATGGAAGAGATCGCGAAGTTTCCTTTTGCGAGATGCGGTACTGTTTCGCCCCATACGAGCTTTCCTCTTCCGATAGTGGTGAATGGAAGGGTCATGTTCTTCAAAGCAATCAGGCTCATGACAATAAAAGGATATTCAGGCTTTGATGCTGGGACAATTCATGGCGTGAGTTAAAAATAGCTGAAACTATTTTTAAAAGATGAGTGCTCTCCAAAAACAAATTCTCGCTGAAGGTCGAGGTCTTAAAATCTTCGAATTTGGAACGCTCCGAAGAGTCCTTTTTTTGGAAGGAAGAGAAGTGGCAAAATCCAACTTGTCTTTTTGCGCCATCATTCCTTCGTCTGAAAGATTGACTTCGAGAGTGTCGATGAGAGTTGAAGGGTGCGAGTTTAACTCTGTCTTTCCTGAAGAGGAGCATAGAAAAATTCTCATGCCGGGAAACATCCTTTATTTCGACAATGGGTTCACATACACTGAATAAAATATTTACTCTAAATATTTTTCTGCACACACTCTTTCTCATAGACCCAATTCTTGTACTCGAGTCTCAAACGGTTAATCTCATCCCTCATGAAAAATTTAAAGTTCCAGTAGAACACGTCCGGTTTGGGGTTGTATTCTCCCACTTGCCGATAAATTTTGAGGGTTTCAATGTCATTCTTGAGTTCCTCGCATTTGTTCTTTGGGAAATACTTTGGAGTGTTCATCCGTAAGTTGCTCTAGTCAAACCGTTCTTATTCACAACTTTTCCAAAACTCCATTCTTTGATTTCGAATATTTTCTCTGACTGGTCAGTCACGGTGCTTTTTCCATGGAGCATGCCATTGGGAAGTTTCCAAAAACTCTTTTTTATTATTTTTTGATGGGATGAAGACCACATATAAGAAACATCCTCTTCGAGATGTTCTTCGGGTAGAGGAGTTTCGGCTCCCAAAAGAGAAAAACACACAAGTTCCTTTGCCAAAAGAAACCTCTTCATTAAAGATGAGAGACTTCCAGCCTTTAGAAGATTACTCGAGAGGGTACGTTTTTGCGGATTTTGACTTTTTCTGCAGAGAGTCAGAAGATCTTGATGTCAAAGGCATACTGAAAAAAGAAGGGGTTTCTTTGATACGGAGAAAAAGGTATGTTTGTGGTGTGGATTACAACAGAAAGAAAAAATATGCGTACGACATCTCTTGGAAATACAATGGAGATGACAGAGTGTACCACCTTGACGTCGACTTGAAAATGCAAGATAATCCCAGAGAGTTTGACTGGAAGATCGACCATTTGGACTTGAGGATTTCTCAAGGCTACAGGAGGATTTTTGTCGGATACCCGGAAGATATTCCAAATACAAGGGAAGGAAGAGTCGCGATCGCTCTCCTCTTTTTCCCAAAGGCATTGATACATTCCGGAAAAACACCGTAAAATATTTTATCGAAGAAATGCAAAATATTTTGTTGAGACAAGAGAAGATGAACATTCGCCACGAAAGGGCTGAGAAGAACGGCATCAACCAAAAGTTTAGCTTTTATTGGGGAGATTTATACTCTTCCGGAAAAATTCAGGAATTCACCGAAGAAGAGAGGCTTTGTGCCCTTCTTTCTCATATCAGGAGAGTTTCCCTTCCCTATGAATGCGCTGATGTTCCGGATGTTGTTGCCAGATACGGTCAAAACTGGGCTCGCTTCAACGATATGAAAGAGTTTGAGTTTCTCGAGAAACTCGGGGAAGGAAGCTATGGTCATGTGTATAAAATTCGCCATAAAAACGGGAGGATCTACGCCCTCAAGCTCTTTGATATCTCCTTTGTTCCGACTCAAGTTCCCGGTCAATGGGATGTGACGACTCTCTACGAATTTTGTATTGGCAGAAGAGAAGCAGTGTTTCTCTTGGAGGCGACGCTCGAACAAAAGACAAAACACATTCCAAAGTTTTATGACTTTGGCTTCTGTATTATCAATGGCAAGTCGAGGTCGTACATTCTTCTTGAGTTTATTGAAGGAATTCATCTTTTCGGAGCATCCGTTCAAGACCAGGACGCTTTTGACAGTTTGACTGAGCAAACATTCCAAGCCCTGAAAGACATTCATTCTTTTGGTTATGCCCACTGTGACATCAGTCCGCCGAACCTCATGCTCACCAACGAAGGAACTCTAAAAATCATCGACTTCGGAACGGTGTTCAATGAAGACGACGCTCCTGATTATGTGATGGGATCGATAAACCCTCCAGAGAATTTTGGTAGAAGAATCCCAGATATCGAAGACCTGTTTGCTGTGGATGTTTGGTGCGCTGCGTATACACTCCTTTTGGCTGCGAGGGGAAGAGCGACGAAAAACATTTTACCCCACGAAAAGACCTTGACAGAATGTTTGGATGATCTCACGACTTTGATAAAAGAGGCAGAAGAAAAGGTCAAAATTCCGATGGTGATATACGAGTCTCTTTCTCTCAACCGTTTCGAAAGACCCAGAATTTAAAATATCCGCCATATTTTAATGGAAGAGTTTGACACGCTTGTCGTTGGCTCCGGTATTGGAGGTGCATTTTTCACTTGGAGGCTGAACACAGAAAGGTCGAACGAAAAGATTCTTTTGATCGAGAAAGAAAAGGAAGTGGGAGGAAGATTGTGGAGCAAACCTCTCGGAAATGGAGACTTTGCGGAACTGGGCGGCCAAAGACTTTTTCCTGAAGTAGACGTTCATATCTCTCGTCTTTTGCAAATGTTGGGTAAAACTTCAAAAATTGTTCCATACAATGAACCACAAAACATCGCATACATCAAAGGCAGACATATGCTCGTTTCTTTTGTCTCTTCGAATGACAGAAGAAGTTTTTTGGATGCTCTCTATGGAGAAAGAAACACGAAAGAAGAAAGTGTTTCCGAACAAATAGCCAAAGCAGAATCTTCACTCGCTCCAGAGTCAGACACGGAAGAGTGGCCGAAAATGTTCCAAAACAAAGAACTGAACGACTCGGATTACGCGTCTTCTTTGATGTCGAAAGGCGTCTCTTCAAAGACTCTGCAAATTTCTCGAGATTTTTCTGGATACAACTTTCTCTTGGATTATCCAGTGGGAACGAGCACAGGAATAAGAGAGAATCTGAACCTTTCGGGAATTAGTCAACAGCATTTTGTAGTCGGAGGCTTCCAAAGCGTTGTCAAAGAACTCACAAAAAGGATATCAGGAAACGCATCCTTGTCAACAAGTACAAAACTTCTCGGATTTGAAAAGACAAGACGAGGATATGTTTGTACACTTTCAAAAAATGGGAGAACTTTCAGAATTCTCGCAAAGAAACTCGTCTTTGCTGTTCCTCCTGACTCTCTGTGTGACTTTGGCATCGACACAAGAAAATATTTTTGGTCATGGAATGCGTTCAAGGCCTTTTTTTACGTTTCGCAAGACACTTGGAATCTTTTGTCAAATAATGGTCAAAGACAAGGACGAAATGTGTCAGACACCCCTGCGAGACAAGTTTGGTTCTATTCTCCCGGAGTCCTGTTATTGTACTGTGACAATCAAGACGCAGAGTTTTGGAGGAAAAAGGTTGAACCCGTTGAATACAACCACAAATTTGAATGTTCAAGAAAATATCCCAAGTTGTGGAACTGTTTCGTGTCCCTTCTTTCCGAGATGTTTTCTGTGACTCCGAGCCAACTCGACATCGGAGATGTTTTGTTCAAATACACAAAGAACGGGGCCTGGTTTTTCCGAAATGGAGGTTATCGCTCATTCGCCCAACCTTTTGGAAGGAACGAAAACATCTATCTTTTGGGATCGCAGTTTTCCACGAGCAACGGTTGGACGGAGGGGGCGGTTTCTTCAGCAGAGGAAGTTTTGCAACTTTTTGGAGTTTCAAGTATTCTATGAGAAAAATAAAGAATGTATATTTTTCTTTTGGCAACAGAGATCGATGATAACAGCACCATCTTGACTGTGGCTCTTGAAAGGACAAGCGATGGCAAGTCATTTGCTAATCAGAGAGTTCTTTGCGTTTCGAAACAAAGTCAAAAGGAAGCGGCGGCTTCTTCCGAAAGAATACTACAGACTTTTTCCGAGCTCGGTTGTCACTTTATTTCTTCGCGTTCTTTTTGCCTTGCAAAGGGGAAGAATTTATCCTATCATATCAGAGAATTCGAAGATTCCGTTGTTGGTACATCAGAGGCGGAAAATACCAAACTCAGTCTTTTGTGGATGGATTCAAAGATCAAAGACTACGAGGACACTCTAAAACAGATGAAACAAAACAGGCGAATTTTGAAGGAACATCTCGAAAGTCTCCCATGCCAGAGAAGACAAAAAAGTCTCGAGTCAAAAAAGAAGGAGTAGAATATATTTTGCAAAATATATTATTTGTTCAGAAGACTGACCAAGTCTTTGACTATCGGAAAACACTCTTTTTTTCCAAAGAAAGGGACTGCTGCTTTTCCACACTCGCAGACAAAACAATCGTCTTTTGTGGTAAAAAGGATGCCACTGCATCCGACTGTCGCTTCATGGAGAGTTTGAGGGACAAAAATGGAACACTCCATAGGCAATCAAAGAAAGGGTGAATTAATGGATAAATAATTTTTGTCAAATGAAGTTGATAAAACACATTTCCTCTGGTTGTTTTGGCAGTGTCGATCTCTATGAAGACGAGAAACTTGGACTTGTTGCGGTCAAAAAGTTCTTTCGTCCATTGGATGACTCACATTTTGAAGAGTTTGAAAAGGCGAGGGGGCTTTGGGAAAGATCAAAACAAGATTTCCTCGAGCCCTTCAAAACGACCGAGGAGGATGGACATCTTTGGATTCACACAAGATTCTTTGATGGATCAGAGTTTGATCCGTCGCGTATCAAGGACAAGGAGAAAGTCGCAAAGAAACTCTGTCGAATTTTCTCAGTGTTGAACAAAGAACAGGTCTACTTTAGCGATATCAACAGCCGTAATATCCTCTTGAACAAAGAGGACGATGTGTTTCTCGTCGACTTTGACTGCCCGTCGTTTTCTGAAGCGGATTATTATAACGGGGAATTCTGGATAAATCCGCCAGAGTTTGTAGAAGACGGAATTTTGGGTGTGGATAAAGCGGAAAAGTTCCAGACATGGAGTCTCGGACTTTTGCTCGCCCAAGTCTTTTATGGGACGGCGCAAGTTACTGAGCTTCCAAAAGATTACAAAGACAACCCGTATCTCAGGGCAACACTCGACCCCAACCCCAAAACAAGGCACATTCCTCTCGAATAAAATATTTTCGGAAATATTTTATTAGACAATGTTTTCTTTCATATCCGCTTTGTAAGAGGGATGTCAAAGCAACAACCAGCCACAAACACCCAACCGATCGTTCCAACCTTTTCGCAGCTTCCACGAGTTCAAACAAAGGGAAGCATGATTATGGTTCAGGGAAATTTGTATATTTCCGACGGAGAGGAATGGATTGTCTCAACTGCTTCTGGAAGGACTTTGATTGACAGCGAAAACTGGGCAACTTTTTTGACGACTGGACCGACCGCAAAGTGGTCAGCCTTTGACCCGACAAGAATGAACGCCACAGTGACAAATACCACAGGGAGCCTCACTCTGAATCAGGTCTCTCAATCTTTCTCGTTGGTTCCAACAGGTTCGACTCTGGATCACATCAACTATTTGGTGTATCGGAAGGGTCCCGACCCAAAAAACAGCAACTTTGCGGGAGCAGTCCCCGGAGCTCTCGGAGCGTACAAACTCCCAGACACCGGAGAATTTTATGTCGAGGTCACCGTGTCAGCGAGACAATTCCTTCCAGGAGGTTCCACGTTTGCCGCTGCTGTGGCAGCTCAAATAGACAATCCAAAGGCAGACGCTCGTCTTGGAGCTGCCTCTCTTGCCTTTTTGGACGAACAGACTGGATGTGTTTTTGACATTTTCATCACAGAAACCGTCATCTACGCTCTCGTCGAGAGGCTTCCTTTTGCTCGTCCGAGTTTCGGAGGAGGTCTTTTGACAGAATACGCGGCTTACACAGCGATGTTCCCGATTGCCCAAAGGGGCGGCAATCAAGATCCTCTTTACAGCGTCGATACTCTTGACGAGTATACAAAAGTTGCCTTTGCCATCAATAAGGAAAAGGGATACGCGAGGTATCTCGTCAATGACGTTGAAAAACTCAGAGTTTCCGACTTTGGCATTGCCCCCGCAGCGGCTTCTAGAGTTTTGGATGAGGGAGGCATTCCCAGTGTCCAGATTATCAATCAGCTGCAGGTAGGCTTTGGAATCTTTTTGCTTTCTGATGCTTCTTCTCCCACAAATGTTTCAAACACCGAAGGTCTCGTCCGTCTCAATCCTCCTCCCGCACTTTATTACGACCCGCGTACAGTTGATCCTGTGACCGGACAAAAGATTGTTCAGACATTCGCTTCGACTACCCTTTCTGAAATCTATTCGAGTCCCGCCGCTCAGGGCATGTCTTTCAGACTTTTACCTCTCGGTATTTATCACCAGCAAGTGACCAATGGCCAATAAATAAAATATTCAAATATTTTATGAAATGCGACGTTTCCTAATCTCTTCGGACACAAGAGTCCCGTTGTTGTAAGTCCTTCTCACCCTCAACTTTTTGCATCCTCTTTCCCTTCCGTAAAATTCTTGTTCTCCGTGCAGATAGCCATTCTTAAATTCCACACTTTCTGAAAGATTCCTTCCGTTTGAGAAATCTTTGTAAATCCCCGATCCATTTTTGAAGAACCTGTAAATTTCGACGTTGTGCCTTTTAGGGGGGACGTCGCTGGTCAAACATACAATCTTTATCTGTTCCAGAAAATCTTCATCCCACATCTCTTCCCGAATAACTTTTGTGTGTAGATGGAACACGTACCTAAAATACCCATGTTTCTTCCCCATTTTGTAGTTTCCGGTGGCTTCTTTGACTGTCCAGTATGTGCTCCTTTTTGGAGTCATATGAAAAGGACCGTCTTTTGTCCCATCTGGAAGCAGAGAAACTCTCATCGTCCCATTTCCCCCAGAAAAATTTTCGAGACATTTGTCCCTTATTTCTGCTTTTTTCTTACCATTTTTCATCTCGTCCCATATGATGAACTGCGTTTCATCAAACAAAGGAACGTCAACTTTTTGTCGCGTCTTTTTGCGGAAGTCCGCAGGCAAAAGTTGAACATCCTCTGAAACAAGGCAGAGAACCAAAGCTTCCCTTTTCTCCAGAAACTTTTGCATCATAAAAATATTTATAAATATTTTTATATTTCGATGACTTTGTGAAAAATTCCTCTGTTTGCTTCGTGACTCACGACAACCACAAGCCTGTTTGACGCAATTTCGTCCCTCAGATATTCGAGGATGTCGGTGTTCACTTCCCTGTGAAGCTGCGCGAGAGCCTCGTCCAACAAAAGAAACCTTGCACCCACAACTTCGTTGATAGCGAGAATGAACGACAAACAAGCCTTTTGTCTCTCGCCTCCTGAAAGAGACCAAAAACTGTCGTAATCATGGCCTTTGTATAGGATGGAAGTTGACATTTGAATCTTTTTCCCCTTCTTTGTCTCCTTGCTTGTTTTGAGAACGATGCTTATAGGGTCGTCAGGGAAAAGTTTGGCCAGATGCGTCTTTGCCGTGTAGTTTATCGCATTCACCGTCTTTTCGACGGCGAGAAAAGACGCCATTCTGCTCTTTTCTTTGAGGAGAAGCGCTTCCCGAGACTTTTTCTCGACCCGCAAAAGTTCTTCGGAAAAAGTTCTTATCTCTTCCAAAAGCTGGTCTCTTCTCACTTTCATTTCATTGAAAGCCTTCCATTCAACGGAACAACTTCTCATCTCTCGCAAGCTATCAAGTTTTTCTTCGGCTGCCGAAAACTCGGCCTCGAGTTTCTCCCTTTCTTCTTCCATATTTTTTACTTCTTCCTCAAAGTTTTTTGGGAGACTTTTTGAAAGCTTGGTTATGCGAGACTCGACATCCGCAAGTTTCTGCAAAACAAGGGTCTGTTCCTTGAATCTATCCTTTGCTCTGTCAAGTTCTCTCTGAGCTTCTTTCAGTGAAACAGAACACCCTCTTTCCAAATTCTCTTTTTCTTCGGCCGTCAAAGGCTTTGTCTTTTTTTCTAGTTCGATCACCCATTTGGGAAGAGGCTCTTGCTTGTTCTCTTTTATCTTTTTCGACAACTCGACAAGTTCCTCCTCCTTTGTGAACTCTGGAAAGCTCTCTGTGATGACGCAATCCGAAAGCTTTGACACAAAACTCTTTGCTTTTTCCAGACTCTTTTTAGAACCCAAGAGAATCTTTTTCTTTCTTTCTATCTCCTCAAGAACATCTTTGAGTTCGATGTCGCTCTTTGTTTGACCAGACTTTTGGAGGATTCCGGAAACGAGCACAAGACTTTCTCCACAACAAGGACATTCCAATATGCTTTTGGAAAGTTCCACCTTTGCCTTTGTTTCAGAGAGTTTCTCGAGTTCTGAAGAAGCAAGGGATATTTCGTCCTCCAAAAGCTTTATCTTTTTGTTCAGGTGCCTACTGAGTGAAGTGATGCTTGTCTCGCATTTTGTGGGGAAATCTTTGCGTATTTCTTGAGAAACACTCTTGAGTTTTGCCTCGACGGCCTTCCTCTTGGAAAGGAATGCTTCATAGTTTTTCTTTGCCCTTTTCAAGACTTGCTTTCTTTCGACAAGTTTTTCGAGCTCTTCTTGAGGCAGAAGGATTTGCTTTCTTTCATCCAAAAAGTCTTCGTATTTCTTTCTCTCTTCGGCTCTTGCAGCAAGGGTCTCGAATGCTTTTGCTGCGTCTCTTTTCTTTTCTAGGTCCCGAATATGACTCTTTTCAACCTTGTCACTGACTACAAGATTTTTCTTTTCTCCTTCCAGTCTTTCGAGAGACATGCGAACATTCTGAACTTTTTCCTTTGTCTCCATGAGTTGTTCTGTACAACTTTGCAGCTGTCTTTTGACCAGAGAAACGACATGGGACTGTTGTTGGACATCTTCATCCCCAACATCAGAAAAGGGACATGCGGGTTCTTTTAGCTCTGATATTCCCTCAAGAATTTTTTGAGCATAGTTTGTCTTTGTGTTCATCTCGACTCTTTGGACGTCGAGAGATGAGATGTGTTTTTTCAGATTTTGTCGTTCTCTTTCGATGGCTTCTTTATCCAAAGAAAGGTTTTCGACAAATGCCAGTTGTTCGCCGGGTGTCAGCGTCAGGACAGAACTGTCAAGATTCTGAATAACGTAAGAAGAAGCCAGAAACTCTTTCGGAGTTCCGACTCTTTTGTTTATTATTTCCTGGGCTGCTTCACCTTCATATTCTTGGTCTTTGTTTTTGTGGTCCAAGACAACTAGTCTTCCAGGTCCCGCTTGTCTTCTGACAGAAATATTGTAGTGCTCGGAAAGAGACACGGAGACCGAACAACTTCTTGAACCAAAAGACTGCGGTTTCTTAATCTCCCCATACAACGCCCAAAGAAGAGCATTCAAGATTGTGCTTTTCCCGCTTCCGGAAGGCGCAGAGAGAAGCACGAGACCCTTTTCGGGAAGAGCGACCTCTTTGTTTTTGAAGCAACGAAAGTTTTGAAGTTGCAACTCCATCTTTTATTTTGCCGTAATAAAAGATTAAAATTCTTAGATATTCACAAAGTCTTCGAGAAAGATGGGCTTGTCTCGTTCAAACTCAAGGCAAAAAACTTGCGACTTTTTTGGGTCTTCTTGGTATGTTCTGATCAAAGAGCAACAATTCGAAGTCGCAAGATCATCCATCAGCTCCGACCTTTTCTTTGTGGGGTCGAGACCCAAAGAACAACAGACGAATAAAAAAGACGGAGACCTCTGTTCTGCCATCAAGTCTCCGCTCAGCAGGAGACTCCTCGTCCTTTTATCGTTCTCCATCGCTTTTTTTGGGTACGGTTCTGATAGTGATGCGCATCTTTTTCCGACGACAAAAGGCTCATCCTCGAGCTCAGAAAAAGGCCAAAGAGCGACAGTGCGAAAGAGAAAATGTGTTTGACAGTTAAAGTCTTTTGCCTTGACTTTCAAGGGTTCAAAAAGACCGAGTTCCATATATCTCGTGTCTTGAAAGTCTCGCCTCAAAGGAGCTTCATAAACCAAAAGTTCCTGTTGCTCAGCTGTTCGAAGCTTTCCAATTTTTAGAGTCCTTTTGCGAGTCACGGAAATTTGCAATATCTTGTTTGGACAAGAGTCGCAAGACAATACAGAGTCTCCGGGAAGAAGATCGCGAACCTTTGTATATTCACCTTTCATTGAAACGACCTTTGTTTCCGGTGAGAGAAATACTTTTCGTGGCATTTCTTTAAAAATATTTATAATGCAAATATTTTTCTGGATTGCTGCGCTCATTTTGGTCGAGATTGTTGTCATCTACAACATGAAAAGCTATGTTCTTTCTGGGGAAAAGAAAGCCTCTTCTCTCGTTATTTCTCTCATCGGCTATGCTTTGGTTGCGTACATCGTCATTCGTATCCTCGAACTCGCAGACGACATCGGTATCTTTTTCATCTTTCGAAATCTCGTGATTGCGTTTATCGCCTTTGCGATGGGATTCTTTGTTTTTCATGAAAGTCCCCCGAGCACAAAACAAAGCGTTGGTATCGCTTTTGCAGTGCTTGCTATCTTCCTCATTGCATAAGTAACGACATGTTTCTTCAAAATTTTGTGAGCATCCTTCCTTGGCTTTTGGTTATTGTGATCGTAGAACAGATCGCCCTTTTCTGTTCAAAAGAATATGCGAATGGCAGACACTGGTGCTTCCTTTTGTTCTGTGCCCTTGGATATGCAGTGGTTGGGTTTGTTGTCACAATGGCTCTTAAACACCAAAGAAATAATATTGGCGCGTTGAACAACCTTTGGAATATTTGCAGTACGATTGCGGCGTTTGCCATCGGAATTCTGATATTTAGCGAGCCAAACTGGAACACAAAGAGAGTTCTTGCTGTGATCCTTGGAGTTTTGGTCCTTGTTTTCGCAGCATGAAAAAGTTTTTTGGATCAGTGCACCATTTTTCGTTGCGTTCCAATACATCCCTCAAAAGCAAACAAAGGAAGATTTTGGAGTTTCCATAAAGATACGACCTTGCTCATCCATATTTTTGGGGTCGGTACCAACGAAAGATTGTCCACGACGCGAATGAAAAAATACGTGAGGTTGTCAGATAAATGACTGAGAGATAGAAGAAATAAAAAAAAGATACGAATGAAATATATTTTTTATATATTTGCTTGATGGAGGAACTTCCGGAAGAGGTTCTTTTGCGTATCTTTTCTTTTTGCGGGCAAAGAGCAACTTTTGAACTTGGTAAGGCTTGTACCCTCTTTCGAAGGTTATCTGTGGATCCTTTTCTCGTGAAAGAATTCGGACATAAAAAAAGAATGTTTGCCCAAAGCGAGAGGAGATGGTTCTTTTCGATGATGACAAGGGTGGAAGTCACCTACTGTTTTCTAAGTTCCTCGCAGAAAAATGAGACAAAAAAGATCCTTGTCCGAGGGAACAGAATAAAAGACTTTCGAAGAGATGTTTCCAACACCCACATGTCTCCTCCCCATAAACTCATCATCTACTACGACTTCAAAAATAAAATCCGACCTAAAGATGATGAGATTCTGTCCACATTTAAAATTTATTATGTAAAAAGTGCCGTTGACATTTCATAAAATATTTGGATATTTTATTGGGCAAAGAGGTGAAATTCTGCCAAAACATGATCATCCGGGCCGTATTTTGTGTGTCTTACAAGTTCTTTTGGAACTCTCTCGTACCCCTCCATTATTCTGCCATCTTTGTCGTGGATGAAAAACTTGTGTCTCGGAAATTTGGCGACAGGAACCAAAACATTCGTTAGACAGGAAATGGAGTTCTGCGTTTCGACTGTTTTACAGAGATCAGAAAAAACACCCATCCGAAAAATAGTTGCTTGAATCTTTTTATGCATCTGAAATGCCCATGTTTTATGGCATATTTTGTACTTGTTTTTCGGATTGTTTCTCTCAAGAGAATAAAACTTCCAGAATTCTTGGTCGTTCGCAATCTCCCTAAAACTCGGATGAACTCGACCAAAGACGCAGATATCTTGCGGGGAGAGGAATTTGAGAATGCCAAACATAGTTTCCGTCGGGAGTTCCATTGTGGAAGAAATGGGGAAATGAACCAGAAAAAGAATGGTTTATATTTCCGAAAATATGTCTCTTTCTAAAGTTCTTGATGAAACGTTTGGTGTTTGGTTGAACTCTTTTCAAGGAGAAATATCAGACGACGAAGAAGCATCGAAAATTTGGGCGGGATTCAAATACGCTATCTCTTTGGCAAATAAAGAGGATGGAACAGAGGAAAAAGCAGAGTATGAAAAGGCTCACGGAAGGTACATCAAGTCCAAAGAAAAACTCGACTCTATTTCTCGCAAAAGAAAGGATGGGACATATTTTTATTATCAAGGTCGAGTTTATCCATGCATTGGAGGTTTTGATCCCGAAGACTGGAAAGAGACGGATCTTCCAACCGAACCTTTGAAAACGGAAGGGGAACGTCTCTCTGAACTCCAACAAAAATACGATTGTCTAAAGAAAGACACGAAAAACATGATAGAAGAGGTGTTTGCGTGCGTTCCGAAAGACAAAGTTCTCTACTTTGGATGGGATTATCTCGTCTTTTGGTTCACATACAACAAAGAGACATATTCAAAGGAAGGTTCCAGGATAGAAGCCTCTTTGTATGGGAACTCTCCGCGTTATGAAGTGCGGAGAAACAAAAAATCTTGGTATTGGGGGCGGGGGCGGACCTTTGACAACGCCAAAGAATGCTTCGGGATGTTTTGGAGGGGAGAATAACAAGATATTTTGCAAAATATCTTATTTCTTGTTTTTTACTGGGACTTTGATGGGTTCAGAAGAAACGACGTGCACTTTCTTGCGGAGAGACACGAATAATGTCTATATTTCTTTTGTATCTCTCGTTATTTTCTGTGTACTCGAAAGAGACAGATTCAAGTAATTTCATGGCTGTGAAGTTGCTCCAAGACATTATATAAAATAGTTTTATATATTTTTCTCAAAGCGCCTCAACGCTTCCAACGCTCCGGGACCAGAAGGCCTGTACATGAGCTCGACATTCTCTTCTTCGAGTCTTTTATTCTCATTGCCGAGAAGTTTTCTCTTTTTCTTTTCTCTGATATATGCTTGCTTATAGATGTTTTCAAAAGACCCTTTCCTCATCTGAGAATCTATCATTTCACGAATGAATGCTTTGGTGTCTTTTTTGTCATCTGAAAAATCTCTTTCCCGAAGCTCTTTGAGACGACAAGCAGAGTAGAAAAAATAGAGAGTTCCATCGCATGAGTTTTCTCTCCACTCACAAACAGTTAGAAAAGATGCCTCTTTGTCGTTGCTCGATGGACCATCAACATAAATTCTGACAAACAGACCCCGAAGGTTAACATCGCCCCCACTCTCATCTTCGGACTCGTACACCCTAAAATTTTTCTTTCCGAGCCCATACTTGTCTTTGATATGACAAAATACTTCGGGAAGAAGAACGCTCTTCATCTTTTTCAAAAAGATGAGCCTCGCAGTTTTTGTTCATTTCTTGTTCTTCAAATGTTCCAAAATTCCCGATAAAACAAAAGCTGCGTTCAGTGCTCCTTCCGCTTCTGGTTGTTCCCCTTCTACGGTTTCAAAATATTTTCTGGGGCTAAACATTCCTTTGTCAAAGAGTTTGCGGTAAAATTCTATTGAAAGGTGAAAGGTATCCCAGTCATTCCTTGCCAGATATTTGGAGTCTCCTTTGCCGCAAGTCAGGATTCCAAATCTTTCAACGTCTTCGTTGACGCATGAATAATACAAAAGTTCGTTGTGATCGCCCCCCGACATGAGATACCACACTTTTTCGAGGAGTTTGTTGTCTATCCTCAAAATGTTTGGCGTCTCACAGCTGAGGAACCTGTTTTTTTGCTCTTCGAGAGATGGTTCTCTGATGGAGACATGGAAAGAAACGTACTCTTGGTCATTCAAAAACTTTTGCATCCTCAGAGTTGGAACTCGTAATATATTTCCCCATTTTTATGGGTGTCGAGTTTCATTCTTTCTTTTGAAAAACAAGGAGGCTCTTGAAACATCCCGTTCCTGCTGCCAATAAAAAAGGCGCAAGAAGGGTCATTTGGAACCACAGAATATGTCCGAACCCAATTCATGGAGCCTTTTGAAAGGAAACAGACTTTTCTGTCCTCGTTCCAAAAAAGTCTGAGCGTTTTCGTGGTGTCCTCCAAACTCAAAAGTTTGTCATCTTCATAGACGAATTTTTTCACAAATTTTCCTTTGCGAGTTTCAACAAACTCTCCTTCTCTGTTCCCGTTGACATAGTTCCCAGAGAGTATCGAGTCTCCGGTTTGCAAAATATAGGGACCGTGAGCTTTTCCAACGTGGAATGTCACCATTTCAGAGACTTGTTTGTTCTTTTTCAAATGCTCCCCATGATATGAACCATCAGGAAGCACGTATCCATACGCGTCTTTTTTTAGAAACTTTTCGAAAGGTATCTCGAGACCACATCCAATAGAAAAGAACAAAAGAGACTTTTTGTCCAAAAACTTTTGCATCATATTTTATCTGTTGTGTCCGAGCTCCCGAAAAAGGCAACAAGCTGATCTTCCGAACGGCGGAGGAACCGCAATATCAATACTTCAAAAACTTTTGCATCAAAATATATTTTTTAGAGTCCAAAAAAGATTGGCATACGCACTTCTGCGCACTCCCCATTCTCCAAAGTCGCAAAGAGCCGCTCACCCTCTGCTTCGAGAAGATACAACAAATGATTTTCCGAAAGAACGTATTGGGGCCTCGAAGAACCTCGCACAATATAATGGTACGCGTGTGTGTGCACTTCTTTGAACAGCCAATCTCCTGCTACAAGAGTTTTGTTCTTTGTGTCCCACTCGAAAGATCTTTTTGGTTGTTCCACTTCAAAAAGCTGTTGATCGCCAATAAAAAGAGCGATAAACCCTTCTTCCGACATCAAAAGGCCGTTGGAAAAAACATACTCGATGGTCCTCCGAAGTTTTCCAAAACTGTGGTCTGTGAACCCGTCAACGTCAATGCAAGAGCGAAAGGTCCCGACAGCGACTCCTTCATAAAAGTTTCCGGAAAGGTAATTATCTCCCACAAAACACTTCCAACTTCCATGAAGTTTTCCGTCTTTCCATTCACATTCGACTATTTCACCAGAGTTGCAGAGCCTTTTCTCTTTTCCGTGTCTCTGTCCATTTGGGAGGACAGAAAACTCCAGAAATGCGTTTGTGCTTTTCCCCTTCTTTTTTTGGAGAAAGTCTTTTTTCTCTGGGATGTTTCCTCCAGAAAGAGCAAGGGGTACAAGATGTTTCTTTTCAAGGAACTTGTCCATATTCATATATTTTGTGTGGTCTTCTCGAAAAAGTTGGCAATTAATCAAAATATTTATGCCCTCGGTTTGGATAAAAAAACAATGAAGGCTTCTCACCTTTACTTTGCCTATTGCTGCATTCCGCCGTTCATGCCTCTTTATTTTGTCCCGAAAAACTATGAAAAGTTTAAAGTTCAACATTGTCGTCGGCCGAGAGATAACGAAGCAAGCGAAATTATTTGGAGGTCAACATTCCAATCCCTCTTTTTCCCCTATTATCTGCCAAAGAGTCTCCTTGAATAAATATCTTTTCTGAAAAGATATTAACTTGTTCGACAAAATATTGTGTCGTGTCCTTCCTTCTTTGGCAAAAGATCGGAAATGTTCAGCTCATCAGGAAAACACGGGATGCGAAATACCTCATCTTCGAACCCAACGACAAAAGGTTCCCCTTTTGAGTTTAGCAGCGTTCTTCCGTACAAAGACAAACAAAAAAGTAGAATATTCCCGACTTTGTCTTCTTTTTTTGTCTTTCTGTTTTTGGGAAGTTTGACCTTGAACTCGCAAATGTTCTTTGGCTGAATGATTATCAGCTTCTTTTTTGTCCAACGAAATCTTAGCTTTGTGTACCTCCCAAACCTCCACTTTCGGACGAAACCATCCACAAAGTCCAGAATAATGGTCTCTCTACCCTCTTTCTCCATAACAAAATTTCCTTGAGCTTTTCCGTTCACGAAATTACCCACAAGTTTTCCTCCTTTTGATGAAACAGCCTCCCAAGGCCCATTCAAAACTCCTCTGCTCCATTCCGATGTTTCCACTATCGTTTCTCCGTCAAACGCAGGAAATGTTCTGGAGACTTTGTGAGTTCCATGCTGTTCTCCGTTTGGCAAAAGAAAGGATTTGGTGTATGTGAAGCTTTCTGGATTTTTGTGGAACTTCTTTGCTCCATAAGCGACTCTTGTCTGTTCTTCTTGTTCTTCAAACAAAGGGTTTTGCATTCTGTCTTTTGAAATATATTCAGATATATTTTTTTAGAGGAAGCACGGAAGCGGAAGGAATTTTCCATTTGACTCTGCAATATTTCCTCGACAACACAAAATATCCACAAGATGATCTACAGGAACACAAGTCGTATCCCCCCTTTCTCGGAATTTGATGCCAGAGAAAATGGGAGTTCCATCGAGAGACATGACCTTTCCTTTTTTAACATCCCATTTTAGGCGGTTCACAGTGTCATAACCAGACACATGGATTTCAATGGGCATTCCGTCCAGAAAAACACAAGATGTCAGAATCCCTTCCCCGCTCATTGCTCGAAACTCTCCGACTGGCTTTCCTCCCGAGAAGATGCCAGAAAGTTTTTTGTTTCCGAGTGAAGCTTCTCATCTCCCTTCGAGTACGCCATCCTTCCAATGACATATTTCGGTGGCAACCCCAACTTCGACATTAAAACGTCTCACTTCCTTTCCATGTTTCTGACCATTTGGGAGGACAAAATAACTAGTAAAAGCCAACAAAACTCCCACATTTTCCTCTTTTTTAACAACACAACAAAAATCTTCTTTTTGGGGAATAATCATCCCATCACAAGACAAGGCGACAACCTCCCTATTCTTTAAAAATTTCTGCATCTCAAAATAAACGGCGTATCAAAAAATGTCTTTTGATATCCCAGAGTCGACAGAGTCGAGATACCTATATATCTGCAACATTTTATCACAAAGAGCCTGGATGGACGACCATAAATATCTCAGAGAACATTGGAACAATGATCCAGAAGAAAGACTTTCTGTTGTTTTACCGGAAGTATTCGCAATAAAAAAGAATGGCGGAACTCTTTCAAAAGAATGCAAGAGCGGAGAGACCAGAAGACTCTACCATATTGTAGCGGAAGCCCTTGACCTTTATCACACATCTTCAAACGCGTGGACGCCGTTGGGCTCAGAGGATTATACACCACAATGCAAATACTGTGCGATAAAGCGCTCTGCAAGAGAAGAGAGAAGGTCAGGAATTATCGTGAGCAGCGAACCTTTCAAACTCAAAAGACGCGATGAAAGAAGCAGAAACAAAGCTTTCCAGCGAAATTTTGAAGCTGCGAGAAATATGGGGATAAGATGGGTCGCAAGACCAAAAAAATATGTTTAGTTTGGAAACACAGGAAAACATATTGATACGCAGTAGTTTGAACTTTTTCCTACCACAGCAAAACTTCCATTAGAGGTCATAAGATTGTCGAAAGAACAGAAGGAACTCAAGTACACGCCTTTTGGCAGTTTTTCATCTTCCTCTTCTTGAAAAGAAATATCTGAATATGTCCTCACCATTGGTCGACAGTTGCCCTTGTCTTTTCTTGACACCACGAGTGTCCTGTTGGGAATGTCCCAAATAAATTCCGTTCTGAAACCTGGCGATCCAAGGAGCACCGGAAATCCTTCTTTATAAAGAAGGGACAAATTCTCTCTGTAATACGGGTTTTCAATAATGACCTTTCCGCAAAGCTTCCCATCAACAAATTCTCCGCTGATGAGCGAGCCTCTTTTTTCTCTTTTCCATTCTCCTTGAAGCACACCATCTTTCCATATTTTTGTTTCTTTGTCTTCTTTCCACTCTTTGACGTGAACTCCGTGCTTTTTTCCGTTTGGAAGAAAAAAGTATCGTTCCTTCTCGTCTTGGAAAAACGTCAAAAAGGATTCCTTCTTTGGCATCTCAAACAAAGAGAAAGACAGGGCCTCACTCTTTTCCAAAAACTTTTGCATCTCAATAAATTATTCAGGTTAATAATTTATCTTTGATAATTCCTCAAAATTTTTCTGAATCTCTTTGCAAGCTTCCGAACCGGGAGCGAATTCAATGCCATCAGAGAGCTTCTGAATTGCATCAGAAAGGGACGATATTTTTCCGCAAAGAACGCTCGTCATTTCTCTTATGGCATACGCTGGGTCAGAGAGAATAAAGCCGCAAATGGTGTTGATGCTTGCCTCTATATTTTTTGAGCTGAACTTTGTGCCATTGTGGCATATCTCAATGAGAAGTTCTCCATTGTCGCAAACAGTCACCACGAATTTTCCTGTGTTTGAAAAGTGCATATTCACGGACTTTCCCCCGGAAGATGGGATGTTTGTCCCGTGAAACTTGACGAAAGGACATTGTTCGACTATCTTTTGTCTCATCTCGACAACAATGGGAGAGTTCATACCGAGTTTTTGTTCCATCTCTGACTTTTTGCAAGATGTGTATTTTCGTTATGAAACTGAGAGACAAAAAGAACTTTGTGATTTTTTCTTTTACGTTCAAATGATGAAGGTCATCCAAAAATCTTCGCATCCTTTTCAAGCGACCATTGTTGCCGATGTCAGCACCGGAGTTGTCATGAAGTCGTATGCTTCAAAGAGCTACGACGAACAGAAACATCCTGAAAAGGCGATATACGACATGTTCCCGGAAGAACACGAAAATATCTGCAGACTCATCAAGTTCGAGAGAACAAACCTCTCACAGACCCTGGTGTTGGAATATCTTCCATTTGACCTTTCCAGAAAGTTTCTGGACATGAACGAAATTCCCAGTGTTTTCAAAGACATCTGCAACGGTTTGGCATTCTTGCACAAGAATGGAATTATCCATGCCGACTTGAAACCATCGAATATTCTCTACGACGGGAAGAAGGCGAAGATCTGCGACTTTGGTCTTTCCCTCTATTGCGGCAGCCAGACAGTCTCTGTCTCTCATGAGGTTGTTACCCTCCACTACAGACCTCCCGAACTTTTGCTGGACCCTTTTTGCCATTTTTCGTTCGAGATTGACATCTGGAGTCTTGGTTGTGTCTTTGCGGAACTTTGGAGGGGCAATCCTCTTTGGTCTTTTGACAAAAAGAGGTTGATGGAACAACACGCGATCCATCAGTTCATCCCGATAAAAATTCACGGAATCTCTCAAGAGTTCCAGGTTCTTTTGAGGGAGCTCCTAAACTATGACCCAAAGTTGAGGCCGACTATCGACCAAGTTCTGGAAAAATATTTTAAATAAAATATTTACCAATGCAAAAGTTTTTGGAAAACAGAGAACTCGTCCCTTTTTGCGCTTCTGTGGGAAATTGTGATATGCGAAAGGAAGACTATATCGCAAAAGTTCACGAGAACGACAGAACTTTCTTTGTTTTACCGAACGGGGATAAACACGGTCCATCCGAAGAAAGAGGCGGTGATGAAATTCTAAAAGAGAATTGGAAAGACGGAAAACTTCACGGACCGTGGTCTTTTGAACGAAACAACAACATTTTGGAAGAAGGAAATTATGTTGATGGAAAAAAGGAGGGAGAAGAAAAAAGTTATCACAAGGATGGTTATCCCATATATTACAGAGAATTTCGTGACGGGAAACTCAATGGTCTCTTTGTGATGTTTTGGCCAAGTGGAGAGGTGAGACGCGTTATAGAGTACACAGACAACGCAAAAGGAGTCGAAGTGCTTTTTTCCAACAGAGGAAGGGCAATAAGAGCCGTTCGCCACAAAAGACACGAGATAATCACCCTTCCTCTTGAGGTTTGTGACAAAATTCTGGAAAGAACGAAAAACCTTTCGCAATAAAATGTTATTTGCAAGATGGAGAACTTTTACTGGAAGAGAAACGCCGCAATTCACAGAGCGTGGGAAGAAAAAGGAAGCGGTGATTTAGAGGAGCTTTCGAACGCCTTGTCTGTCGCTCAATATGACCTTTTTGTTAAGGATGCAAAACTCGTGTGGTTTCCCGTTCTTGGAGGGAAACGTGTCCCGCTTCTTCTTGTGGCTGGAATGGATCTTGAAAAACTTGAGAGAGGAGTTTTTTGTCAAATCTGGAACAACCACTGTGTTTCAAGAGATGAGGATACTTGGTTCACTTCCAGAGTTAGGCTGTACGATACAAAGTCAAAAGCTCTTGGAACGACACACCTCAGCCAAAAGAATTACTGGAGGAAGTTGGAACAAGGCCAAGTTTTGAGACCGGACGCCGCGAGAACCATTTGTTGTATTTTTTCTTGCTTCTTCCCCCAAAAGTTTTGAAAATATTTATTGAAATATTTTTCTTCTTGGATCTGAGCAATGAAAAATGGGTCAAACACTCGAAAAGCCAAACGAAGAACGCTTCGAATGGGAAAATAACGTGAAAGTTTGGAAGGAAAATTATGGGAGAAGTGACCTCAAAGAAAAACTATCCATCTCACAATTCGGAGAAGAGAGGGAAGACTGCAAACTTGTTTGGATAAGGGTGCCGGGAAAGCTTTTCCCTCTCGTTGTTACTCCAGAAACGAGCATCAGATTTCTTGAAAAGAACGTGCTTCCAAAGCTTTGGAACAGGCGCTTTGGTGATGAGGACGGTTACGTTGTAAAAAAGGTGAAGCTTCGAAAAGTCACCCCGTTTCCAGAAGAGGACTACTCATCCCAAATTTGGGACGAGTCAGAAGAGGATTCGAAATACGACATGTGTGCAGTGTCTTTTGGAGATTCAACGTGTTGTTATCTCTGCAATAAAAAATATATGTAAATATTTTTTTTTACCGGAAGAAGAGATATTTTAGGAATCTCTTTGTTTTTTTGAGTCTTTTGTTTGTCTTTGGGTCAAAATCCAAGGTCCGTTCCGAAAGATTTTCTGGGTCAACAAGATAAAACAAACCGTCTTCTGCAAAAAACACTGCTTGTTTTTTCTCTGTGTAGCCAAAAAACGTGGCTTTTTTCAGGTGGGGGATGCAAAAAACTTCTCCTACTTTCATTCTTTATTTGTGGTTGTCAATACCATAAGTGAAACTAGCGCAACGAAAGGAGAGACGACCATACCAAAAATAGAAAGATTTCCCTGTGTCTGCCATTTCGGATTTCCTCCGGATGCTGCCCAACACGCGAAAATGTGAATGGAAAGAGCAAAAGAACTCAGTGAAACGAGAAGAAGAAAAAGCCAAAATGCTCTCATATTTATGTTGTTGAGAATTTCTCAAGTCTTTAAAAATGCAGTACCGGGCTGAAACATTAATATTTTTGACATAAAAATATTTTATTGGGAAGGATTTTCCTCTTTCCAAAGACAAATGACTACAGGTGTTTCGTAGTCTTTGACGTGTTCGAGAAGGAGAGCTTTCCAGTCTATCTTATTGTTCCAAACATCCTCTTGAAGAATCCTCAAAACGGAATATCCATTCTTTATGGCACATTCTTCTTTGTATCTGTCAAATTTCTGAGTTTCTTCAGGAGTCTTCCAATTCATGACTTGTTTGTAATGTTGAGCTCCATCTACCTCAATGATGGTCTTTGAAACGCAAATGTCAAAAGGGAGACATCTTCCTGTTTCTGGATTCTTGCACCATTTAGCTTTGAACTGATGTTCCGGGTTTTCAAAGTGCGAACATAAAAACTCGAGAACGAGAAGTTCTGTTTTGTTCTTGCATTTTGAACACCAATGCCCTTTTGAGACATCGTTCACACTCATTTCGAATTCGTGCTTCTTTTCACAGGTAAACCATGCTTTTGTACCAGAATGCAAAAAAGTCTGTCTTGCGGTTTTCTTGTTTTTGTCACTCCAACACTTTGCTTTTTCATGAGTTGCGAAGCTCTTTTTATAACAAGGTTCACAATCGCACAGTTTTTGGTTGGCACAATAGGGACACCAATAACCGTTCGAAACAACGCTCACCACCGTTTCGAATTCGTGTTCGCATGCATCACAGTTAAACCATACTCTTGTATTTGTTTTCAAAAAAGTCTGTTTTGCGCTTTTCTTGTTTTTGTCACTCCAACACTTTGCTTTTGGATGAGAGGCGAAAGTCTTTTTGAAGCAAGAATCACAGTCGCATAGTTTTCGTGACGGCTTCGCACAATAGGGGCACCACTGTCCACTTGAAACACTGGCCACCGTTGATTCGAAATCGTGCTCGCACGCGTCGCAGTTAAACCAAGCTTTCGTATTGGTTTGCAAAAAAGTCTGTCTCGCAGTTTTCTTGTTCTTGCTGCTCCAACACTTTGCTTTTGGATGAGATGCGAAAGTCTTCTTGAAGCAAGATTCACACTCGCATAGTTTTTTTGGAGGGTTAGAGCAGTAGGGACACCACCTGCCACTGGAAACCTTATTAGGTGTTGCTGCGAAATCGTGGTCGCATACATCGCAGTCAAACCACGCTTTTGTGTTGGATTGAGAAAAAGTCTGTCTCGCAGTTTTTTTGTTCTTGATGCTCCAACACTTTGCTTTTTCATGAGAGGCAAAACTCTTTTCAAAACAAGGTTCGCGCTCTTTCTTTCTCGCCCCACAGTCCATCCTTATTTTCATCTCTTCCAAAAGGATGACTTTTCACTTTCCATCGAAAATATTTCCCCGCATATCAAAAGCACCCAGAGATATCAAAAGAAGAAAAAGACCAGAAAGTTCTTATATTTGCCTTTAAAGATAAATTTGTCAAATCTGTAGAATGGGTAGGAAAAAAGCCGTGGACGATTCGGATAGTCAAAAAGTCCTGAATATCAAGCCGTGGGATATTTTGGCTTGTCCAGACTCTGCGACGTTTATCGTTATTGGGAATCCCGGCTCTGGGAAAACAACATTCGCTCAACTCTTTGCGTATTACCATAGGAGCAAATACCCTGTGGGAAGTGTTTGTTCGGGAACTTCGGACGAGTCCGGAGACTTTCAGGGAATATTCCCTCCCCTTTACATCAGCAGCAAATGGAACGAAGATAGAGAGCTCAAGTACATCGCCAGACAGAAAAAGGCAAAGAAAGACAAGGCGTGTAAAAACCCACTGAGTATTCACATCATTGACGATTGTTCCGACAATGTCAGCATCTATCGCCAACCGGTTGTTAACGCTTATTTTAAGCTTGGTTCCAGGCATTGGGCAAATGCTGTGTTTTTCCTGGGTCATGGAGCCATCGAGTTGACTCCGGGCTCGAGGAAATGCGGCAGTTTCTTTGTGATCTTTTATGAACCTTCCCCAATTGAAAGGGAGAAAATCTGGAAGAATTTTGGAGGCATTCTCGGGACCTACAACGAGTTTTGTGACATTATGGACCAAGTGTGTGCAAAGCCTTACAGATGTATGATTATTGACAACAGGACCATGAAGAAAGACATCGAGGACAAACTCTTTTACTTTGACGTGACTCCTTGTCCAAAGTTCAAGTTTGGATGTAAAGCATACCGAAAGCATTCAAAAACCAGAAACAATCCAAACTATGAACCTCCTGTGGTGTAAAATATCTTTTTCAAAAAGATATTTATTCGAGGACAAGGAACCTCCCCTTTTGTGACCTTTTGCACATCTTCACAAATCTGTCGACAAACTCTGTTGTCTCACAATCCCTCATTATATCCTGGCCGTCGCAGACAATCCGAACGTCATTCTTGTTCGAAGAAGAGAGATATACCTTGAAATCTTGGGGTGAAGGAAGACGTCTGGAAGGCAACAAAGAGAAACAGGTCTCGATGCGACTCCTGTCCTCGTCGATGTTGACCCACCACACCAGTTCCCTCTTTGTGCCGACGAGAGCATTCGCCAGCTCTTCAGAGACGGTCGCAAATTCGAGGGGATTATGGTGACCTTCTCCCACAATCCCGCCGTCCACCTCTCCGTCCTCGTGAGTGAACATCAGCTCGACTTCAGCAAGAACTTCTTGGCGAGTCGGAGAAAAAATATGCTTGCATTCTTCCATCTTTGATCCAGCAACAACAGTGTTTTTCTCAACCATAAGCTCGAGAAGCTCCAAACCCTTTTGAATTCTCTTCCTTGTGAGTTCGAGTTCTCGGGGAGTGGATTCTCCGTTGATCTTTTGGGTGAAAGAGTACAAAACAGAGATGACGTTTTCCATGTTTTGCAAGTAAAAATAAAAATTCCGAAAGAGCTCCGAAAAATTCTATTTGGATAATGTCTTGTCAGAGTCAGAAGAATGAATACGGCCTTTGCGGCGACAGAAAATGCAAAATTTGTTTTCCCAAGTCTTTGGGAGATACGATAGTTTCTTTCTTTTGGGGAGAAAGAAACTATCTATTTGCACACGAAGTCTCAAAAGAGACGGAAGACATCTTTTGGTTTGAAAAAGATGATCAGGAATTTCAGGCAACAGTGACTGGATTGATAACAAGTTTCATACTGTCTTGAATTTTTGAGGCCTCTTGAATATGCATATTTTTTGCTTCCATGCCGAAAGCAAAACAAGCATAGGCAAAGATCGGGACTCTCGTTTTGATGGCGTAAAAAAAGACGAGGTCCTTGTCTTCTTCTTTTATTTGGGGAAGGAGCATACGGAACGTCTCGATGTCTTTCTTTTCTGCACATGCTGCAAATGTACCTGCACGAGGCGTTCCTCCGAGTTTACTCAGAAAGCCAAGAAGTTTCGGATTTTTGCTCGCAGAGCGTATCATCGCACCCGAAAGAAACCCTTGCATTTCTTTTTTGCTGGTAAACTTTCTCTTCATCTTTTTCCACCAAAAAGAGCAGAGTTTTTCGTGACCTCCGTCGAGCGCACCGTGAAAACCGGAAACGCAGGTGGCGCGAAATCTTTTGCGGACCCAAAGACCCAGTTTTTTGTTGTTTGCGAAAGACGCGCCATAGAGAGCGTTCTCTTGGCAATAGGCGTAACACTGTCTTTTGTTGATGCAAAGGACCTTTTTCAAAAGTCTCTTATTTCCGGAAGCTGCGACTTCGCCGACAATGCGCATTCTGTCACTTTTTCTTGCGAGAACGAGGCCAAAAAATGCACCTTCCCGAAGAAGACACATCCCAAGTTTCTCATTTCTTTCCCTCAGCCTTTTTCTCCATATTTTGTGGAATTCATGACAGACCAACAAACAGTTTGCGTTGTCAGAAAGTAGAACGATGTACTCGGCAAGCTCATAAGGAAGCTGCAAAAACTCGTGAAATTTTTTTGACATTTCCTTTGTGAAAAAAGAAATACAAAAAGTTTTGAGAACTAAAAGATTTGTTCAAATATCAAACCGCTTTCTTTGACTTTTGTTTTTATATTTGAACAAATTATGGCAAAGAGACAGACAAAGGACCTTTTTGCTCTTCTCGAAACCTTCAGGGTACAGAAGGGAGAGGGAACTTTTACACACACGTCTTTTTCACCCAAGGGGAAGTTTGCTATTGAGGGAAAGAAGAACCTCAACTCTTTCTTTCGGTCTTATTGCGAAGCCATACAAAATGGTGTTATGTTGTGCATGACAGAGATGCCACTAAAGTATCACCCTCTCTACGTCGATGTGGATTTTAGGTTCGAGGATATCGGGAAGAAGATGCCGGTGAGGCAGTACAAGGAGCACCACGTTCTTTCTGTGGTAAAAGCATACCAAGAAATTATCCGAGTTATTGTTCCTGAACTTGAGCACACCGAGAAAATGTTCTCCTGCATTGTTTTTGAGCGTTCAGGGCCGAGAATTTCGGGAGAGAAAGTCAAGGACGGTTTTCACCTAATGTTTCCGTATTTTATCGTGGACTCAAATATCCAAAATGTGTTTATGAGGCAAAAGGTAGTCAAGGACCTTTCAGAAGCCGGGGCTTTTGATGACCTTCCCCTTTTGGAGGACGTTGACAAATGCATCGACTCTTTGAAGGGAAAGCCGTGGCTGATGTACGGTTCGACAAAGCCGGGAGAATCAGGAGAATTTTTGGAACCTTACAGTGCAACCAAGGCATACACCGACGACCTTGAATGCATCGATATCTACAATGTTTTGGAGGAGGAGGCTGAGGATATGGGATGGGAAATTCCTCGAGATATTCCCATTCTTTTATCCATTCAAAGGAGAAGAGAGCCGACGCCTATTTCTCGAGGTATTATCCCATCTGAGAAAAAGATGGCAAAGAAAAAGAGACCCACGAGACTTGTCAAAACTATGGAACAAATTATGGAGGATATCAAAATGGTCACCGACTCTGGTATTTTGGGCATGCTCAATGACTCTCGCGCTGAAAACTATGATGATTGGATGAACGTTGGCTGGACTCTTTTCAACATTGGCAATGGACTTCCAGAGGCTCTTGACCTTTGGATTGACTTTTCTTCGAGAGCTTCAAACTTTGACGAGAAAAAGTGTGAATATGTTTGGGAACAGATGGAAATGAAAGGCAAGGGAATAGGGAGTCTTTTGCAAATGGCCAAGAACGACAACCCAGAAAAATACGCAGAGTGGAAAACTTTGAAGTGCAAAGATGACCTCGACGCGGCCATCAAGTGTCCAAAGCCCACGCATGCGAATATCGCGAAGCTCATCCATACCAAGTATTCCGATAGGTTCATTTGCGCCGATGCAAAGTCAAACATTTGGTACGAGTTTAGAAGCCACAGATGGAACAAACTCGACGATGCAAACGAACTGATGAGGATTATCAGCTTTGAGCTTCCTGATATTTTCCGGCTTGAGATTGCAAGGCTCAGCGCAATCTCAAGTCAGGGAACCGACCCAAATGCCCAGCTGACGATGAAGCGGTGCCTCGATATGCAAGCCAAGCTTCAGATGGATAGTTTTGCCACAGGAGTTATGAGAATGTGCAAGAGGCTCTTTCTGAATGAAAAGTTTTTGGAAAAACTGGACGAAAACAGAGACATCATCGGGATGGAAGATGGAGTTGTTGACCTCAAACTCGGCATTTTCCGTGATGGAAGCCCTGACGACTATATTTCGATGAGTACAGGTATTTCATACAGAGAGTTTTCAGAGACTGACAGAGCTGTGGTCGAGTGTCGAGAGTTTTTGAGGAAGCTCTTCCCAAATCCAAAGATTCGAAAGTGTGCCATCCGTATGGTTTCTTCTTGCATGCAAGGAGGAAACAGAAACAAAAGAATCTATGTTTGCACGGGAAAAGGGCACAATGGCAAAACGGTCTTCTTCAACCTTTTGGAGTATATTTTCGGCCAGTATCTCATAAAGTTTCCCAGAGAGATGTGCCTTGTTGGAAGGACGGCATCTGCGAGTTCTGCAAGGCCAGAACTCGCAAGAGCTCCCGGAGCGCGTTTTGCTGTTATCCAAGAGGTTCACAAGGGAGAAAAACTTAATCCAGGAATTCTCAAGGAGTTGTCCGGCAATGACTCGTTCTTTGTCCGAAGTCTTTATGAAAAGGGTCGTGATGTCAAGCCACAGTTCACCATCTTTATGATGTGTAACAAACCGCCGAGCGTTCCCGGTTCTGACCAGGCAACTTGGAACCGTTTGAGGGCCATTTTGTTTGAGTCGACCTTTTTGTCCGAACAGGACGACTTGTGGATCGATGACCCAGAAGAAAGAAAGAGACTTCACATGTTCAAGGCCGACCCCCATTTTGAAGAGAAAATTCCCGAGCTGGCCCACGCCTTGTTTTGGATCTGTATGCAAGACTTTAGAGCCTACAAAGAGGAAGGGCTCTGTGAGCCCGAAGAAGTCACAATGACAACCAACAAGATGAGGGCCAGGAATGATCCCATCCGTCGGTACATCCGCGACTGTGTCGAAAAGATTGACAAAGAAGAACTTGATGGTGAAGATGAAGAGATTCCGTACGTCACTGTGAGCGAGTTGTTCAACAACTACAAAGAATGGTACGATGAGAACTTTCCGAGCTATTCCGCAAAGAAGGTCACGATCCTAAAGTTCAGAAAGCAAATCTCCCGAGCTCTCAAGGTTCAACCTGTGGGTGGAAAGAAGTTTGAGTATTATCGTCTACGAGAACAAGAGGATTTGGAGGATGAGAATGGTTCCGAAGAGTGAGCAATAATTTTTTGGGTATAAAAATTATCTTGAAATATTTTCTAAAGTTTTTATGAGAGAGGATATGACAAGTTCTTGAGAAAATGCACACTCCTCACAAGAGTGCGAAAAGTTCATCCCAGAAGACATTAAAAGTCGGATACTTTCGGAAGGAACAGAAGAGCAAACGCAGATACAAATCTCAACCGTCATTCCATCCTCAATGTGCAAGTAGCCACTTTTATCCACCCAAAGTTTCTCTGTTCCCAAAAGCTCGCCAAGTTTCTTTGGAGAAAGTAAAAGTTGCGCAATGTCCATCATTATATAGTTCTTTGGATATTTGAAAGAACTGCATCGTAAAATATTTGTATATTTTACCCTCTGACCCAGCAGATGAACAAACCCTTTGAAAGGGCCTTTTCCGGGATGATGTCATCGTACCCTCCATCTACCCCGATTGTTACATTCTTGGGTTGATCGTATCCCACCTCTTTGCAAAGACATTCGCAAAGTTGTCCGAATGTGGTTCCATAGTTTATCTCAAAGACTGGATATTGAAAGGCTCCGTAGTACCAATGACACTCCACTCGAAAGGGAGAAGACATCTTTTGGTACCACTCTCTCCAAGAATATTTCTCTTCTTTCTCTGGGAATTTTTCCTGTTGGCAAAGGGTTTTCCAAAAGCTTTCTTCGTGTGTCAGGTTCAAAAGTGTCTTGTCAACAAGAGAAAGATTGCAGAGTTCTTTTGCACCGCAGAACGAAAGGACGTGCAAAAGCATTTCGTTGCTGAGAGTTTCCATAACAAAAAGAAAGGTAATCTTTGGTCTTTTGAAAGAACAATTTATAAGAATAAAGAATGGCTGATCTTGAAATATTTCGCCTCAAAAGACTTATAAAATTTCTTGACTCTGCAAAGGGCAGCGGAACGAGCCTCGTAACTCTCGCCCTTCCACCGGGGGAACAAATATCTCGAGCGATGACGATGTTGACAAACGAGCACGGTACAGCATCAAACATCAAGTCGAGAGTAAACAGGCTTTCTGTTCTTGGTGCCATTGTCTCTTGTCAGCAAAAACTCAAACTCTTGACAAAAGTCCCAGAAAACGGCCTTGTGATTTTCAGTGGCACGGTGATGCTTCCCGAAGGTAAAGAAAAGAAAGTGGCATTTGACGTGGAACCTTTTCGCCCAATCAGCCAAAAGGTGTATGCATGCGACAGCGTCTTCCACACAGAATGCCTCAAAGAGCTCTTGTACGACGACAAAACATACGGTTTTATTATTGTGGATGGTTCAGGGGCTCTGTTCGCGACCCTTTCGGGAAGTACGAGAACCACTCTTTTGTCTTTTCAGGTATCCCTTCCAAAGAAACACGGCAGGGGAGGACAATCTGCTTTGCGTTTTGAGAGACTTCGAAAAGAAAAGAGACACAACTATTTGAGGAAAGTCGCAGAGAATGCAACTCAATGTTTTTTGCAAGACAACAAGTGCAACGTCATTGGGATTGTCATTGCTGGATCGGCAGAGTTCAAAACAAAGCTTCTGGAATCTGACCTTTTCGACCAAAGACTTCGAACAAAAGTCTTGGGGCTTTTCGACATTCCGTATGGCGGCGATGCAGGACTTTCACAAGCCATCGACATGTCCCAAAATCTTCTGGGAGGAGTCAAGTATGCGAAAGAGAAGGAAGTTCTTTCGCTATTTTTCCGAGAGATTGCAAAAGACACAAACACATATTGTTTCGAAAAAAAAGAAGCACTTCACGCTTTGGAACTTGGAGCTGTCGAAACTCTCATTGTTTTCCAAGACTCTGGGGAAACACACGAAAGTCGGCCCTTTGTCGACTGGATTTGTGAAAATTACGGGAACTTTGGATGCGCTTTGGAACTCGTTTCAGACAGCACCCCAGAGAGCTCACAATTTATCAAGGGTTTCGGAGGGATCGGTTGCATTTTGAGATACCCTGTTGAATTCGGTGTCGAAACAAACGAGGAAAATGACGACTTTTGGTGAACATAAAGAAAGAGTCAAAAGATGGAACAAGAAAAAGTTTTGTTTGAGCTTTCTGAAACAAAAAGGCGAGTTGCTGATATTCTGGTCAAGATAGACCAAAGAAAGTACCTCGTTGAAAAACTCTCGAGAAAGTTTGACAAGGAAAAACACTTGGTTCTTTTGTTCCTGATCACAAAGTCGCAGGAAAAAATCTCTCAGTTGTCAAAAGAGCTGCAAGAAAAGAGAATGCTAATATCCTCTCTCGAGGGGAAGCTTTCCAAATAAAATATTCAAATATTTTATAAAACTTGCCACACAGGAGAATTTGTCACATAAACATCCACCGCCTTTCCACACGGCAACTCATATTCCAGTCTGCTTATCGCACTCGCTTCCAGGAGACGGAACTTTCTTTGGAGTGTCGGCAGAACAACAAATTTCCCTTCCCATTCTTTTTGCAGGTAGTTTCCCCCATAAGACACTATTTTATAGTCTTGGAAGAGCACGGAGCTTGCGATGGAACTTTGAACGTCCGCCATCTTGACTCTTTTGTTGTTCTTTCCATTTTTTAGAGATTTTTCTTTTCCAGTTCTTGTCTGACCTTTTCCAAGACACCAAATACGAAATCTTTGCATACTCTGACATTGAAGTTGTTCCGCTCGCTTTTAATGGTTGTTTTTGACCCTTTGTACCCAATAACAATTCCCTCTGATGTGTTCGCTGAAAGGGAAAAATTGTCAGAGAAACAGATGTGACCAGTCCCCTTTTCTAAAAAATACTCGAGCTCCTCTTCCAATATCAGCAAAGGCATGTCTATCTTTGCTTTTCCGGAAAAGATAACGGTGCAAAAGACAGAGAAAACCTAAAGACAAAACTATTTTTCTTGTTCCAACTTTCCATATTTTTAGAGAACAAGGAATATGGGAAATTCAAAGTCAAAGAACAATATCTACGGGAACATGAACATTCGAAGAAACTATGCCGGTTCTCCTCTTTTGAAGCAAAGAATTTGCGAGTCCCAACACGGAGAAAACATTCAGGAGTCTCGACTTTTTTGGATAGATATTGACCAAAGACAGCATATTCCATTCGTTGTTTTGGACTCTGAAACAAAGGAAGACGCGGAACTCCTCATTGCGCGTATCCTAAACTGCTATGGAGACAGACAAATAGGAAGCTTTATTGCAAAGGTTGAGATCGAGGATTGGGAAGATCTAAAGGAAGAGGACTTTGTAAGATTCAAAAAGACGTGGAGAGATGACTTTTTCATCCTTTGCTTCCCCCAAGTATTTTAAAAAATATAGTAAAAAATATTTTTTTAGATGTAGAGTCTTGCGAGGCTCAAACTCATAAACTTTTCGTACCTTTGCCTGTCCTCGATGGGAACCTCCTCCCGGAAAGTTTCGGCATTTTTGAACCACTCATTGGGATCTTCAGAAGAGAAAACCTTTTTATACTTTTGCCCCATAATCCTTCTTGACTTTTCACAGTCAAGAATTCCATAGTTTTGGACAGCCAGAAAATAACCAGACTCGTAGATCTGCTCAATCGGACGATCAAAAAACTCTCTTGCCTTTCTTTGGGCAACTTCAGAAGGAAGAATAATCTTTTTCTTGTTCTCAATATATGCCCTCACTTCGAGTCCGTCATTATAAATATTCCACTTATGGGCAACGACAGACCTCAGAATCTTCTCGTCTCCCGTAAAGACGACATCGGCAAAGTCTGAAAGTTTCTGGTTATTCATCTCTTTGATCTTTGAGATAGTTGCACTTTCTCCATCTTTCTTCTTTTGAAAGTATCCGGTCAGAAAGTCCTGTCTTGAGATAAGGTCATCGATGGGATCCTGCATTTTTGTTTTGTATTTCTTTTGTTCAAAAGAAATATTTTAGTTGTAGACAATACCATCAAAAAGTTCGAGTGAAGTGTCTTCCTCTCCCAAAAGAGTTTGAACATTTCCAAGGACATTGTCCCTGAAACTTTCGATGGTCACATTTTGAGTGGTACTCCAAACCTCATTGACATAATTCTCAATTCGGGAGGTCAGATTACCGCGTTCATGAAGTTTCAAAAGCACAAGTCCAAGAGCCATCAGAATCTTTTTGTCTTTGACAGAAACGACGTTAGGAGGTTGGGCAGACCTTCGCGAGGAAGCATTTCTTTGGGGAGTGAGAGGCTCGGGCGTGGGAGGTGAATGGCCAAAGATATGAGCGATGTTGGCTGGATCAAAAATGTTGTTGGTGTTTTGGGTCTGTTGTTGCTGTTGCAGGATCGCGTTCAGAACAGCGTTGATGAGCGAAGAGGTGTCAAAGTTTGAAGTTGCCATTTTTCTTTACACAAAGAAAAATTTATTCTGAAATATTTTCCCAATCCTCGAAAACCTCAAGTGGTACTACTTTCTTCTTTAGCTCCCCAACCGCAGAAACGCAAAGAGGGGATACGGGTCTTTTTTCGAGGAACTGAGAGAATGTCTCCCTGTCTTTTTTGGCCGACTCTAGAACACTAACGAGTTTCTCTTCCAACGCCAAAATCCTCTTGTCCTGAATTCTCGAAAGAATTTCAAACTTTTCTTCTCTCTGAGAAATTATAGAGTCTTTTTCTTCCAGAGTTTTTGTTAGAGCCGCAACCTTTTCTTCGAGACCCAAAATCTTTCTTTGGAATTCTTGACTTTGAGAGTCAAGCGTCTCGCCAAAAACCTTGTTTTGGAGGCGTTGTTTCTCGTATTCTTCCTCGACTTTTTCCTCGAGAGAATACCTTTTTCCGGACTCGTAGGTTTGCCTGTCTGTTATTTCCTTGATTGTCTTTGTCATGTCTCCGAACTGGAAGAGTTTGGCCAAAAGAACCTCATTGGTTTTGTTGATACTCGAAAGGTTCTGAAAGTTTGAGTCCCTAAAGTCATTGAAGGATTTTGTGAGTGCTTCAAGCCCCTGTTTTGTGCTTGGACATGCTCCTTTTTCTCTCTGGAGTCTTTGAACAGAGAACAAAAGATGAAGCAAAAGGTTTGCATGGTTCAGTCCAACCACGTTTCCTTCCTCATCTTCGACAGAAAGTTGAGGAAGCTTTTCAAGGTCATCAAGGGTGACGAGTGTTCTTCCATCCTTTTGGTAAATATCAAGGGCAAGAACATCTGATTGTTCCAAAAGTTTCAAACCCTGGTTATCCTTTGGATAACTTATGGGTGCCAAAAGTCCAGTTTCTTGGTCGAATGTTAGCATCTCTGCATTTTTATTTTCTTTTCTTTTGAGCCCTCTAGCCCTCGCCGTAAAGACGCATTTTGAAAGAAGGAACTCGTTACTTTTCTCTGCCACGGCACCGTAACCGAGAGCCACAACATCCGAGATTTCTGGCACATTGGATTTCGCGTTGAATCCGATAAAGACGTTATTGTTCCCTTGGATCATCCCAGAACCAGCGAGACATCCAATTGTAACATTCCTTTCTCCCTTTTTGAGATCCCCACAAGAATTCGCTCCGACAAAGGTATTCCAAGAACCATCAATCATCTGCCATCCGCTCGCCTTTCCAAAGAAACTGTTTAGATCTCCCTCTGCGAAAGCTCTTCCAGAATATTCTCCAAAAGAGGAATTTCCCTTTCCTTCAAGAATGGTTTTGAGACAGTGCTGTCCAAATGCAACGTTTTCAGAGTCTTGAAGTGCGTAGACGACTCCGGGAGAAGTGGGACTTGCTTTGCACAGCGAAATCTCGTTACCTTCAATCTCCATACCGTTTGGACAGGGTCCATTTTTGATGGGGCGAACGATAACCGGTGAAAGTCTCTCGTTTGTGTCTCCGATAAAGAGATGACCGCTCGTCTTTTCATACACAACTCGACACCTCGACTTTTCCTTTGCTGACCTCGACATTAAAAGTTTTACTTCTCCTTCGAAATTTGTAATGAGTACAAATGATCCTCCAAGGACAGACGTTTATTATCGTGGTCTAATACCCAAGTCTTATTCAAAGTATGCAAAGAGTAATCTTTGGTTCAAACCTCTTATTTTCGTGGCACCTTGCGGCTGTGACATTCGAGACGAACACGGAAAAAGGGTTTCTGTGAACCTCGGCTTTTTCAGCTCCTTCTCTTGCAGGGCGCCATTCTACAACTTTTTGCAAAAGCAAGACGGTAGTTACTACGCTTTTTGTCGAGCCTCGCGGTTTTCCCCAGAAGCCTGTAAAGAAGGAGGATTCTCTCCATGTTGCGGAATTCGCCCAAACATGGAAGGAGGTTGCTTTGAGTGTAAGCTGATGACGATGATTTGAAAAACTTTTTAAATGTAATGAGAAGAGGAGGTTCTTTTCATCGACCAGGAAGAGGAGGGTTTCGTCCGACTTGGAGAGCCGGAGGATGGAGACCGTATTATCAAAGGGCTTGGGTGCCTTGGCAAACGATCTACTACTATCCGCAAGTGACCATCCAGGATGTTCCCGACTTTAGCCAAGAATACTATGGTGCAGTTCTCGGAGGAACTGTAATTGGAGCTGGACCATTCACTCCAACCATTTTTATCGGAAAGACTCGAGGAGATGTAAGGAACGCCGTGGGTCGTTCCGTATCTGTTTCATCCCAGATTTTCTTGGGTACTTGTCCCGCGACTTTTATGTTTCGTCAGTCGGGAATTGCTGGACAGTTTGAGGCCTACTGTGTGACCAAATGCTGTACCGTCAACACGAGTCCGGATCAATGCAAGGGTTGTACAAAGGAAGGGACAGAGATTCAAGTTCCTTTTGAACAGTTCTCGAGTGTTCGCGGATATTTCTAAAGAAAAATATACAAATATTTTTCTAAGACACGTAAATATTTTTTATAAACTTGCCTTTGGCAAAGAGAATCTTCCTCAAAACAATGCCTCTGAAATTTATTGTTTCCTGAACTCCATCCAAAAGACCATAATGATACTCTGACGTTGTTGTGACTCTTTCTATAATTCTGTTCTTTTCACCAGAAAATATCCTTGTTGTCTTTATCCCTTCAAGTTTTCCTCGAATATAGAAACCAGAGACTTTTGAGATATGGTACCAATCATCGGCGACATTGTGCCTCTTTGTTCTTGTAACTTTTTTGACCTTGAACGGGCCATGACGAACCTTTGTCCCTTTGATGTATGAAAAAACCTTTTTTGTACTTTCCGTCTCCTTTGTCGCGTCGGACTCCTTGAGTTCTCCCTCGATGGACCATAAAAAAGACTTGGAAAATTCTCGGACTTCGAGTTGTTGCGGGAAAAGAATAGAGAAAGAGACGAGTTCTTTTCTATAAAGGAAACGATGCATACTACAAAATGTAAATAGTTACATTTTATTGGATAAGCTTGCCATTCTCAAACTTCCACTCTCTCAGGACCTTTCCTGAAGGGGAGAACAAACGACGAATTCCGTGCTCAAAACCATCCCTGTAGTTGGAAGTCAAAAGAGAGACGACAACCATTTCCTTTGACCTTTGGTTCAGACACAGGTTCAATTGAACAAACTCTCCGTGCTTTCTTCCGTGAATATACATCTTCCTGATGTCTCGGCGGTAGACGTGCGTTTTATCTGTCAATTCTCCAGAAAGAGAAGAGACTTTGGTTTCAGTCTTTGTCTCTTTCCGAGATTCATAGAGTCCGTGACGGATGTCCGTCCCTTCAACGACATGGTAAGACAACTTGATCGACTTGGTTATCTTTTCGGTGTATGTCTTTCCCTTGTTTGGTCCAATAGAGAAAGTTCTCGGATGTTCAAAGGTCTTTTCCCCTTCCTTGTGAAGCTGAGTTGTCTTTGTGGCTTCCATGATACAATAAAAGGTCCATTGAAATTGTGAAATATTGGTTTTCGAAAAGAGTTGAAAAAATGGACAAGTTTCTCTTGCCTCGATCATGGATTTCTTTTTGCCTTGTCTTTCCCGTAGAACTGGAAGAGAAGGATTATGTCCATGAATCCACAAAAGAGCAAGACAACGGATTTGGGACAAAGATTGTTGTGACGACGATTTCAAAGGGAAAGGGAACTGTCCGAAAAGAAACAGGGATTTCTTGTGGGCCTTACCAACTTGATATTTTTTCAAAGGTTTATGGTTCAAGTGGAGAGAGTGACGGAGTTCGGATAGAACTTCAAGGATGGACTTTTATGGGAACAGAACACGGAAAACAAACTCGAAAGTCATGGAACATTTCGGGAGGGATAGAGATGTTCTCTGGGGAGACGACTGTGTCTTAGAAAATATTTTGTGAAATATTTTTATTGGCAAGCACCGAGTTTTGCTTGTGCGAGTTCCCGAAGTTCTTCCAAAGAAAAAAGATTCGCAAGTTTCTCTTTTTCCCTTTTTTCGAAAATTTTGTCTTTGTTTGCAATCCTTTTCTCGGCTTTTTGTTCCAAGAGCTTGGCTCTGTTTTTCATGTACCATTCCCGTTGTCTTTGCTTGGCAACTTCGGGATTTCGTTCCCTGTATTCTCTTTGTCTGTCTGCATTCGTCTTCTTTTTGGATGTGGTGTCCACAGTCTCCATGTATGGGTCTCTCTTTAATGTATATCGCGTTATTTTGGCAATTATATTATTCAACTTTTTCCAGATAATATATAAAATAAAGCGAGTCAGCTATGTCAATGAGCCTGGCAGTTCATAAAACACGGACGACTAATTCATCCTCTTCATTTGGTTATCTCAAAAACAACATTGTTCTCTCCTTTGAATGCGAACCTCAAGTCGAAGTGAACCATAACATCTCCTCTTGTCCACTCTGTTGGTTTCGCGAAACGCCGAGTACATCCATCAAAGAACACCTGAGTTCGAAAGAACATCAGAAAAAATGGGCAGAAGTATGCGATAAAAGCCAGTGTTCTTCCGATGATTCTATGTTGTTCCTCGAAGCCAAAGAAAGTCGCTCTGTTGTTTTGAAAAAGAAAAAGGACATCCTTCGGCAATGTGGACTTATCCCTTCCTACATCCGAATCCTTTGGAGGAGGGACTTTGACATCCTTTTCTTTTATGAGATTCCAAAGCTTCGAAAAGCCAGAATAAAAATGGAGAAACGCATCTTTTGGAAAGAGGAGCACAGTTTTATGCTTGCAAATATGCATACAGAAAAAGTTTGGATATGTGTTTTGTCACGGCTCAGCCAAAGACGAGAATGCCAATGTACATTCCATTCGAAAGCATTGACAAGTTCCAAGATTTTTATCGGACTGTTCCTAGATCAAAGAAATGGTTTCGAGAGATGATATTGGGTGGAAACAAGAAATATTTTATATTTCTTTTATTGGCAAGCGCCAAAACAAGAATAACTCATTCGAAAAAGAGACACATTGGGGTGGACTGCGATGATATATTAAGTCTTCGACTTGTTTGGCGGGCATCCCCCCCCCATTTTTTTCATCTCGAAAGGAGCCGTGAATCAAAAACTCGGTATTTTTGTTGTTTTCGAGATCTTTGTTTTTGTTTCGAGTGATCTCTCTCCGCAAACCCACGGCGAAACAAATAAGAGACACCAATAGAAACATTTGGATTTTGAGGTTTTCTGTATCGAGCATCCGAATATTCTCCTTAGAACTCCATTGACCCACCTTAAAAGCAAATCTTCCTTTTCTGGAAGTTTCCCAAAGAGGTGCTGAAAGTATCTGCTTTTCAGAACGGTCTTTCGAACTCGCGAAAGTCTCCGCGACATCTCTTCTTTTCCAATCCTTATGCTCGCAAGGATATCTCCAAATCCAAGGAGTTTCAGAAGACGCTTCGCATACACAATCTTCTCGAGACGCGTTCCGCATTTCAACTTTTGAATATTTGTCATCTCTTGTTTTGCAAAGAACTCGTTCTGTTTCTACCTTTTCTGGTTTTGATATACGAGATTACAAAGAAGTCTTATTTGACCATATTTTACCTATAAGAAAAATGGTGAATGTCACAGAAAAACAACTCTGTTCTCTAATAAAGTGCTCGACCTTCACCATTTTCTCGGTGTTTTAAAAGATGTGTAACATTATGTTTTCCAAACCACGGGAATTTTAGTTCCTTCGGACACTTTCGCTTTTGTTTCCGGGGTTTTCCCGTTGTGGTTCCAAGGAGCGGAAAACAAAAGATGCCATTTTGCGTTTTTCCTTCTGCTGGTTCTTCCGATATAACAACCAAACATTTTCTTCAGCACACCGTTTGCCCATCTCATGAACAAGTTTTCTTCTTTTGAAACATTTCCAAACAGAACCTGGAAATTCTTGCTCTTCATAACGACTTCTCTCGCATTTTTTATCCTTGAAGCCATCTCCGAGCTCTTTATTTTGTTGGCTTCGCAGACATCTTCAAAACCAAGAAGTTTCAAAAGCCTCTTTGCATAAACAACTTTTTCCAATGTCAAGCTTTCGTGGAGCTTCTCTATTTCTGAAAAATCTTGTTTCTTGGTATTTTTCTCGTCTGCCATCATTCGAAGTTTTGTATCTTGTTGTTCTTTCGTTCCTTCGAATGCCAGTCTCTGATTGAAGAACTGTTTCTCCAATCCCTTGTACGTGCTGACAAACTCATACGTAATGTCTTCTTGTTCCATTTCAAAGCGATGCGCCATCAGCCATTTCTGAATTTTAAAGTTTTGCTCTTTTGTTCTTTCACGAAGAGAACAAAGTTTCTCGAACTCCTCATCGCTTATTTTCTCTGCTCGACTTATTCCCGCAATGTCTTCATGTTTTATGTCTGCCACGGTCTCTTTTGTCTTTATAACCGCTTCAAGCTTGTCGTCGATGGAGAGTCTTCTTTCACTCGTCAAGATTCGGACACCTTGCTCTTTCAAAAGAGACAAAAGACAAGAAGAGATATTTTTCTTTGACATATTTTCTTGGACCATTGTATCCACATACAGTCTCGTAAAAACATTTGACATTTTCAAAGGACATCCCGGTGTTTTCCTGTCCCACTTTAGACACGGTATGGATTTCGAACATCCGTTCCTTGCTCGGAGATAATCTCTGACTTCTTTTCTTGTCGTTGGAACTTTTTGACTGGCACTGTCAAAACAAACGATCATCTCGTTCTTGGCGATGTCGCGAACGCGAAAGAGCATTTGTTCACACTCTTCTGCACAACAGGACCTCGATGTGAAAAATCCGTACACCTTGTCAAAGTGTCGTTCTTCATAGCTCACACCAGCTGAAATTGTGGGACTGTAAGCAACAAGGTCATAATCCTTCCAATTTTCAAGCCAAACGTCTTCACTCTTCCCTTCTCCCGTGTACCAAAGAACGGAATGACCGAGAATTTCTGCTTCTTTGCAGACCACCCGCAGTTTCTTTTTTGAGCTGCTGGTAAAGCATATTTTGAGTCCGGAAACAAGATCTTCCAAAAGACTTTCTTTGAACTCAACAAAATCAGAAGAGACGAAACAGGTTCTGTGGGTGTGCGCTTTATATTCGTTCTTGGCAACAAAAGTCGGAACGCCAAGTCTTTGCAAAGCATCTGTAATGGAACTCGTCATGTTTTTGTCGAGGAACCAGCTCTCTTTTGCTGTTTTGATATAGTGTTTCAAAGCAGACCAGCATTCTTGCGTGTTTGAAATTCCTCGAACGAGACGTGATGTGGTGTATGTTGCTTCATCACAAACCACGATGTCATAATACGGCTTCGTTACGCGGTAGAGAGAATCCACTTGGACAACGAGGCGTTTTTGGTTCATGTTTCCCGAAACATCGTCATAATGGACGAAACCTTCCAACTTTGACCACAATTCCTTTGCCAAAGAACGACGATACGTTACAAAGAGAACAGACTTGTCAGGGAATTGCGACAAGTATCGGACGAGGGCTCTTGTTTTTCCCGTTCCCATCGCGCTGACGATGAGCGTAGCAACCCCTTCCCTTTTTATAAAATCAGAAACAGACGCAGAGTTGTAGACTTCATCAGCCTCAAGACATGGAATATCTGTTTTTGGCTTTTTGATGGCGAGACTTCTGTGAGCAGTTCTCTTCGCATCAGGTCTTTTCAGGATGAGTTTTGTGTTCTCTCCTTTTTCTGCTCGAAAGCATCCGATAAAAAGTTTGCCTTCTCTTTCGAAAGCAAACATATTATCTTTCTCATGCTCCCTATCGCATACGGGACAAATGCAAGGACAGCCTTCTCTTCTTTGTAGTCTCCAAGAATTCCCCTCCCTTGTCACATCAAAACAGTTGTCGAGTTCTCCTTCACAATAGTCGAATAAAAATTCCTCAAAATCGTCGGAAGCTTCGAAAACCTGTTCTTTCGGCAGTTTCGGTTGCTCAACTACATTTGCGAAGTCCGGAGCTATAAACTTGTGCGTATGGGCTGTGGCGAAATATTCTCTCGGATCGATGTCATCATCCAAAGGCAAAAGTATCCTTTTCGAACCGCTTTTGGTAGACCAAGGAGCGCGAATAGTCTGATTCTTTTTGTAGATTCCTTTGTCCAGAAGTTCGACAAGAATACTGTACTCCTTTCGAACAGAGAGAAATTTTACAAATTCACGGAACATTTCACCCATCGTTTCGAGGTCATTCCACATTCTGTCTGTTAGAATGTGGATAGAGAACTTGAACTTTTCTTCCTCTTTACCCGAACTTGTGAGGCAAAAGAGTCTAAAATCCGTCTCTGGTTCAAATTCTTTTCTTGCCTTTGAAAATATTTCAAAGATGTCTCTTTCGTTGAAAGTTCCTTCTGGATACATATCTGTCTCAAGGTCGAAGATTTCTCTCGTTGGGTGTCCGGGGAGAAAGAGCTCGTGTAATCTCTTCGCATTTTCTTCCATAGAAATATAGACTTTCCAAAACTCTTCAAAAGTTGGGAAGCTCAAAAACACCCTTGACTTTTTTGACGTTTCGTACGCACAAAACATCTCGTGACCGATGGCCTCCCCGTAAGAAATGGCGAATTGGAGAGGTTTGGGAAGAATCTCTCCTCTCGATGTTCGAGAATGCCAGGACAGAGAATGCTCTCTAGGAAGAGAGTGAGAAAATGCGGGGAACCCTTTTATCAAAGTTGTTTTGAGATATTGTGGTGGCAACCCAATGTTTTCGAGAAGATTGGTCCGAATTTCCCAGTGTCTCTCTGTTTCTCCCTCTTTTCTTTCCCATTCCAAGGAAACGACCGCACTCTTCTTTGTTTCCTGTTCGAACTTGAGTCTGTGGAAGCTTCCGACGTAATGTTTTCTCAAGTCTCCTTTTGAAGTGCCAGAAAAATTGCAGAGTGGACATGAAAGTTTATCTTCTCCAAAAGTTTTGGGGTAAAAACGGGTATAACTAGAAAAAGTTGTTGAATTAGTCGTCTGTGTCAATCGATGAACTGCCAAGCTCATTGACATAGACGGCTCGTTTTCTTTAAATAAATCTTCTAATAACGAAATTTTTAGAAGATAAATCCTGCGGTGCCTTTATAAAGGCGAAAAGAACATGTCCCAACAAGAGGATAGGACGAAAAAAACTCAGAAGGATTACTCCAAGAAATTCAGGGAAGCCAACAGGGAAAAAACAAGAGAATCGGCCAAGGCTTGGTACTACAAAAATAGAGAGAAGGTTTTGGAAGAGAGGAAAGAGACGAGGGAAGAAAGAAAGCAAAGAAGACTCGTTTTGAAACAGCAACAGGAAGATGAAAGAAAAGCGGAACAAGAAGAACTCGCGAGGCTTCGGGAAGAAAATAAACAACTCAAGAAACTTTTAGAAGAAGCCAATAAACACATTTTCACCCCAAAGCCAGCAGATACATTTTAAAAAAACTTTTAGAAAAGTTTTTATTGTTGCGTCTCTTTGTCTTTCTCTCCGTTCTGGTACAACCTTGTAACAACTCTGTCTTCCGAATTTTTCACCGTTTGCATACCGTGTTTTACTCCTCTCTTGTAGGTCGTAGTCGTCGTTCCGCAGAGTACGAACTCTTCGCCCCTCTTCAAAAAGTAAAAAGTCTCTTCTTTCTCACCCTCGAGTTTGCCATCAACGTACCTGCCGCGAACTCGTGTCAGTTTGTTGTAGATTTCTGGACCATTTCCCCTTTTTCTTCCATGTTCTATCACAGAGGAAAAAGGTCCATGCTTGATGTTTGTTCCTTTTCGAAAGGAGAAGGTGCTTTTGCGTTTGTACAGGAGAAGCACATCCACAGGCTCTCTCGACCAAAAAGCTTGAACTTTACTCGGTATTTCCCTTTTTATCTCTTCTTCTCTCACTTCGACATCTGTGGTCAAAAGGAACGGAAGAATTTCTTTGTTGGAGAGAAAGGTTTCCATCTCAATAAAAACTCTGTTTGAAAAGTTCTGTGTTATCTTTGATATTCCAAAAGTTGAAGTGTTTGGGAGCACGTCAAACAATCCAGATTTTCCAGAAGAAGCGAACAAAATATATTTTTCTTTGGAAGAAAAATATATCAGATGGAGACTTGTTTATTTTCCCTTGGTTTCAAGGACCAAGTCATCGAACAATTCTTGCAAAAGAACCCCGAATTTGTCCTTGAACAACCAACCAAAAAACAAGTCTGCAAAGCAGCCTACAAAATTATTCGCCAAGGTTTTATCAACCGAAGAACAGACGTCCAAAGGTACGAGGACATCGACTCGTTTCTTAGCGATATTATTGACATTGGTTTCCGTCAAGAGTTTGTGGCTGAGCAAATAGGACACTATGAATATTCTGAATGTTTAGCTCATCGTGGTCCGATGCATGTTGCGATGGACATTGTGGATAATGCGATACTCGAAATATTTTAGTCCATAAAAATATTTTTAGATGCCTCGAGGAAAAAATAGACAAGTCTCCGGCCTGTATATTTTTTCTGAAAACACAGGAAGCCAAAGTTTTGTGATTCTACCGTGGTGCGAGTAGACCTTTTTCGCCATTCCTGTCGGGACATAAACTTCCAAAGGGTCTCCGTATTCTGTGGTAATCCAAGCAGAGTTAATACATTTCCTTTTCGAGGTGTGTGTATCCAAAATTCGGATATCTTCGTGTGTCTGCCCTTGAAGTGTCACTCTTCTCTTTTTTTTGTTCCAAAATATTTCAGAGATGACAGATCCTTCAATGATAAAAATTGGATAACCTTTCGAAAACATGAGCTCTACAACAACATTTTTGCGGTCCGGGCAAGAGATGGTCATTTTTTCGATGCTTCCATGGACAAATTCTGCCGTTGCCACACAGATACCCGTCCAGTCCTCTACTTTCGACCGAAAAGAGCCATGAAGTTTTCCCATAAAGTAGCCAGCTCGAACCTTTTTCACACACTTTGAGCCTTTTCTCTGATAAAACTCTCCATGTTTTGTCCCATCAGGAAGAATTTGCTCAAACGTCTTTTTGCTGTGCGTCATTTTTCTCCTCCATTCAACGAACCTGAGAGTTTCAGGAATTGTTCCCGTGACCAAGGACAAAACAAGAACTTCCTTCTTTTCCAAGAACCTGTCCATAATATTTCACAAAATATTATAAAAGCATTTCGAGATGATTCTCTCTTTTGTTGGCCTGTCTATCCCATTATGACAAAAATAGACTCTATGAGTTCTTCCGGTTCTATCAAGTTCGAGGCTTGTTTCCCAAGTGCAGAAATAATAGCCTTTTCCTTGTCCATAACATTCCTCGTCAAAAGTGAACCATATAGTTTCATATCCTTTTCCGAGCCACGATTTGTTCACGCCAAAGTAAAGTTTCTTTTTCGGAATATCCGGATCTTTCAAAACCTTGAGAATAATATCTTTCGTCCCAGACTTTAGTTGTTCAAAATCCTTTTCTTTTCCATGGGCCTGAATCTCCCCAAAGAAAGAGTAGCCGTACGCTCTTTCCGACGACATGTTCTTTTTGTCTTTTATCCAAAGCTTCCGATGTTCGATAATATTTAGTCAAAAATATTCTGTGTCTTTGCCCATAAAAAGAATTCTCGATATGCGATACGAATGAGCTCGCGGTTCTTTGCCTCAACAACAGAGCAAAGGTTTTCGAGTGAGACGTTATACTTCATCAGAGCATATACGGCCTCTTTCACCTTTTCTTCCTTCAAGAACTTTTGACAGACATTCAAAGCGATGCCGTATTCGAAAATCTTTTGACGTTCTTTTTGCGAAACATCTTTCTCATAGTTCTTTGTTCTCTCGGAGAGAACTTCCCGAATCTTTTGAATGTTTTCGATGGACTTTTCCATCCTCACAAATTTTTCTTCCTTGATTATCGGTCTGGAAAGGTTTGGTTATTTTCCGTTTTTGTGTATGGAAAAAATACCCATTCCGATGAGGTGGAGCCTTGCGAAAGGGGAAGTTGCAACTTCCCCTTTCGCAACAAGCCCGAATGAAATAGACTCTTGTTTATTGAGAAATTTCCTCGTTGTTTAAATTTTGAAAAAAGATGAGCAACTTCTTTCGCGTTCTTGGTGATTCTTACCTTTGCATCGTCCCCTTTCTGCCCTTCTATTTTACCCCTTATTACCACCAAAAGTTCCGTGATGAACACGGAAGATGTCCGAAAAATAATGAGGTCTATCGGCTCGCTGGAATGATAATACTCAGTTCGATGGTTTTCCCGTACTATCTGCCAAAGACACTCAATGAATAATTTATTAGAATTTTGTCTAATAAAATACTGCCCTTGCTAGCCTGACTCGAATGTCGTTCGAACAAATTTCTTTTATGGCTGTTTTGCACTTATCGGAATTTGGATATTTGCATTCCTTCTTTGCGTTTCTTTCGCATCTTTGATACGTCCTCGAGTTTTCCAACAGACGGCATTTTTGTTCACAGGCTTTTTGAAGATGCCCCTCTTCGTTCAACTGTTTCATGATACGCGCCATGTCTTTGCTGTTGCCTGATGAAATGGTTGAATAACCCTTGTAGATACAATCTTCAACACACTGTTTCCTTTTCTTGGATGAGAACATTTTCAAATATTTTGGTCTTTAGCTGCTCGAAACTTTCCATTTTTTCTTTGTCGCCCACCGAGCGAACGCAAGATTCGCTCGTTCCCATTCCTTTCCGATGTTCCGAAAAATTTTCTCCCCAAAGAACGGGTATTTTATTTGAGACAAAGAACCAAGACTTTCTCGAGAGTGTTCCATGAATTTGCCCATCAAAGTAGTTGCAAAAAATATCCTCTCTCCAACATTTTTCTCCAGTACCCGATCTTTTTGTCATAGCCACAGACAGAAAAGGTCCATGTAAAATATTCGTTCCTTTCATGTGTGTCTTGAGCGTTTTTATCGTCACAATATTATTCCCTTCTGTCCTTTTCCCCGTTGTTTCCACAACAAACACCTCTGGAGATCCAAAAACAAGCGAAAAAGAAGAAAAACTTTTTGAATCAAGAAATTTGTGCATCCTTTTCTCTTTTTGGACAAATGCAGATTTTTCTTGAAAAGGCCGAAATAGTTTCTTTTTCGCTTGTTTTTGGAACACAAGAAGATGTTTGCCCGGATGATTTTGTCTCGACAACGATAGAGACAAATAAAAATGACGACGACTGGAGCATTGTCAAAACGGGTCATCTTCCTGATGGGACGAAACACGGAAGGTACAGCAAAAAGGGAAATAAGGGAGGTTGGCACAGAAAAACACGAGCAGAGTACAAGATGGGAAAGCTTCACGGGGCTTTTTACAAGTCAGAACGCAACGACAGCGACTACAGGTGCAAGGGAAGATTTAAGGATGGAATTCCTACAGACAAATTTCTGTTATCTTCGCAGTTTTTGGGTAGAAAAACAAAGAAGTTTTATCTTTCCTTTTCTGGGGGAACTCCTGTGCTCATTGAGGGGAAGGAAGCCAATTATCCCATAGTCTGGAAGGATAACACTTTGGAGATGAACGGAAAGAAATATCTCGACATTTCTTTTTCCGACTCAAAGATCTTTTGTGTTTACGCGAATCCTTTGGATGACTGGTTTATCCCGACTTTTTTATTGAAAAAGATTTCTACAGGAGTTTATGGTCTCAACGGAAAGGGAAAAAGAGTCAAAATATCTATACCCGTTTTTCTCCAAGAATAATATTCTCAAAAAATATTATTTAGAATCCCATATAGTTTTTATAGGCTGTAGTATGGTTGTTTAGTACCGACAAAAGATTATCAGTGTACACGATGTTTTCTCCAATGTGCTCATAGTACAATGTTGTTCCATAGTCAACAATGTCCGAAATGATGGGTGGAGGGAGGTACGGAACAACGTCTTCAGAATTCGCAACTCGGTAGTATTTTACTGAAGAAAGATATCTTGAACCTGTGGGATTGACCACACGAGGACTGGCGAAACTTATGCACATTCTAAGCTCTGGATTATCCACAAAGTCGAGAGCGCAAACTCCGAGCACTCCCGATCCCATAGAATAACCACACATAAAAAGCGGGCCTTGGTGTTTTTGCACCAAATCTTTCAACTGCGTTCTAATATCCATATAAGCTCCATAAAATCCGGAATGCACAAACACATTCGGATCTGAAAGGTCAAACGCAGTCGGCGAAATCTGAGAATAAGATAGATCATCGTAAATGTCTACATAACTTTCTGTCCCGCCAAAAGAAACAACAGATATTCCGAGACTGGAGCTGTGCAAAAAGATACCGTACGTTTCCTGAAGTTCGGACGTCCAAGGTTTTGACTTTAGTTCGACCAAAGTGTCGAACTCTGGGGGGACGGGAACATTCCTCGGCGTCACTTTGGCGCTTGTGGCGTTCCATGACAATGCGAACATAAAGCGTGCGATATCATCGTTGTATTTATCGGTTGGGGAAGACCAATCGACTTGCGGGTATGGAAGGAAAAGACCATTGTCATCACCGTAAAGTTTCGCTCCTTTGATCGGGGTGAACCTCAAAGTTTTTTTCTCGTCATAAAAGGCAACCCATACCACAAAGATAGCAAAAAGCAAAAGACCGAGCAATACAAATAAATGTAACTTCATCGTTACATTTATTTTTGGACAAGTATTTGTTTCACAAAAAGACATACAGAAAACCTTCTTTTTTATGCACAGATTCCGAAAACAGAGTCTGGAACATCGAGGCATTTCTGCCACCATCCGCATTCAGAGTCTTTCGTGCACTGGCCAGGCTTTCCGCAATACTGTGATCCTGAAATCCAAAAGACTTTGTTTGGTGACTTGCATTGACACGGTTCCTGATATCCTCCCAAAAACCCTTCATTGCAAAGACAAGGCTTGAAAGGAGTGTACGGATTAGGAGGGTCAGAATCTCGACATTTCACTTGGTTATGATCTTGAGCATAACAGTCGATGCGTTCCAAACACTTTCCTTTCTCGATGCAATAACCTCTTCCTTGAAACCAACGCATCCTCGAATCTTCGGGGCACTGACACGTTCCCGTCAAAGGGTTCCATTCGAAGGTACTTAGGCATTGACACGTCTTGTTTAGACACTGGGAGAAACTTCCGCATTGGTAGTCAAAAGTGCACTGCTTTTTGGTACAACTTCCTCCGCTTCCGACGTATCCATCATTGCACTTGCAGCTCCAAAGAGGAGTTTTCAAAGTGGGGAAAGTCACGTCGCAATGAGCATTGTTCGAAGCGCAAGAACTGCAGTTTGGAAGACACTTGTCCATACAAGTCATCGAGTTTTTGCCCGTGTGTGGGCAGTGATAGGCGGGGTCAATGTAAGAGTTGAAAAGGTGCAGACTTCGACATCTGAAAGTGTCTGAACTATATGGGAAAGGACAGGGAGAATTTCTCGAGTCAATATAATCCACACATTCCTGAACGGATTCATATTGCTGCAATGGTCCAGTACAAGTTGACATGATTCCCTGGCAGATGTCAAGGGTGGTTCCTGCCTCTTGTTTTTCAAAGATTTGTTCTGCATCCTTTGAGTTGATAACATAGTCTGAAATAATGGTCAAACTACAGGGTTTGAACCAGATGTATTCTTTGTTCCTCGTCCCGCCAATGACAATGTCGTATTTGCCTGCGGTGTAGTTGTAGTTGACCTTGACGATGCCTCCTTGATAAAACTCGGCCATGTCTCCCGTCCATTTCAGAGTGGTTTCGTCCAAGTAATTTTCAAGGTAGGTTGGAGGGACCATACCAGGGAATAGTGGAAATAGAACGGCAAGATACTCACTCGCAATAAGCGCTGTATCAAAGTCTCCAATTCCTCTGATTGTGTAGCTCACATTTGGATCATAATATTTCGAGGCCTCGAGAGCCATAGTGAGATTCGGAGCCTGGGTACGAGAAACATAGTCAGAAATGACCTTTGTTCTCTGCTGTTTCAAAGTCTCCGAAGGAATGTCACAAGACGAAACCGTCGAAAGAGCGAGACACAAAAGGAACCAAGATGTTAGATTCATCTTGACCTATTACTTCCTCTCATTAAAAATATTTCAATAAATATTTTATACCTTGACTGGTCCCCAGCATTCCAAAACATAATCACTGTCAAAGTGGACGTTGTTCTCTTGCAAGAAGAGCTCAAGAGAATCCTTTTGTGGCCTTGAACCCGGAACAATGTCCTCTATTTTGTCTGGAATCCGAAAAAGCTCGCGGCAACGCTCGTAGTTCAAAGGAGCGATGTTGATACCTTCGAGTTCTCCAATCTTTTCGATGGAACCGTGTTCTTTTATGAGCTTCAGAGCTGTTTTGCATCCAATTCCTCTCGGTCTTTTTCCCGCGGTCTTCGCTTCGAAACTCGCCCTGTCGTTATAGTCGCAACCACAAAGAATGCAAAGGTCCAAAAACTGTTCTTTTGTCAGTCCGAGGTCTTCCAGATACTGTTCTCGATGAACCAAAGTTAGTTTTTCTCCGACCACATCAATCTCTGGTATCGCGAACGGTGCACCGTAAGCGTGACAATCTGTGTCTGCAGAAGACACTCCAAAGATTTTTCCATGAACCGCGTAAGCAGCGAGCACTCCGTCTCCTTCTCCCTCTGCGGTCACATAGCGAACTCCGAGAACATCCAAAAGGTTCTTGACAGACTCGATGCGTTCATTCGTCAGAGGAACAGACTGTTTTTCATAAGTTGCGATGGACTCTGAAATTGTTTGGGTAAAAGTGTGAGGGTCGGAAAGATCAGTAGTTGCATATTTTTTCTTTTGCAAAAGTTTCCTCGCTTCTTCCTGAAGTTCTTTCGGTACTTCGTCTGTTTCTTCTTCATCAAACTCTTCAAAAATCTTTTGAAGCCCGTCTTTCTTTCTCACAAGTTCTTCTCGGTCTTCTTTTCTCTTTTTTCTTTCTGCCTCCTTTTCTGGAACTGCTCCTGGACCATCAAACACACAAAAAGGGAGAACTCCATTCTTCCGCAAAACGCACAAATGACTCAAAAAAGAAGCCAAAACTCCTTCGTCTCCCGAAGCCCTCAAAAAGCGAAAGATCCATTGAAATGCGTCGATACCGACTCTTTTTCCGGAAAGATCAGAAATAGGTCGAACAATAAAACAATCGGGCGACTCGCTCTTCAAGATTTTGTTCAAGTCTGTAATTCCCATCTTCTTCGACAAATAAAAGATATTAGAGATATCTTTTGGATTTTTGAATGAGCATGGAAAAAGTTGCGAAAGTCCATCGCCTCCAGGAAATTTTGAAAGAGAGAACGGAAAAGAACAAACGCATCAAAGAAGAGATAGAGAAAATTCGAGAAGAACTTTTTCGGGAACTTGATGAAAAAGGGACAAACAGTCTAAAAGAAAATGGGAAGATTATCTTTTCTCGGTCGCAGTGTACCATAAAAAGTGTCGATACAACCAGACTCCTAAAAGAAAACCCAGACTTGGCAATAAAATACCAAGTCTCGAAAAAGACTTGGAGAGCAAACTGGAAAAAATCTAAGTGACGTCGACTCTTGTTGGGACGTTATTGTCCCAATAACTTGTGGAGCAGAGCTTTCCGTAGTTGTTGTATGTTCTTTGTTGCCCATGCATCTTCCCTTCGACCCAGTCTGTCTCTGTGTAAAGTTTTCCATTGATCCAGCTCCTTTCCAAACCGTGAAGTTTCCCTTCTTTATACTCTGCTTTCCAAGACATAAAGTCTGCGTCGAATTTCTGCTTCTCTTTTATCGCTCCATTGTCCCAAAGAGAACGAGCAACAAGTTTGTTATTCTCATACTCGAGGGTTTCCCCATGTCTTTCCCCGTCTTTCCACAAAGAAATTATTGTTCCTTCTTTTGAGCGACAAATATGAACGCCATGAATTTTGTTATTGGGGAGTTGCGTCCATTCCTCGTTTTCCGCTGTTCCATGAATGAGAAACTCTTCCTTGAATTCCTCCATATTTTCACAACCTCCACAAGAAACGAGGAATCCGCAAAGTTCCTTTGATGCGAGATATTTCTCCATCTCTTTTCAAAACCAAATATTTTTCTCGGGACACAAAAGATTTTTAAAAATGGAGCGTCTCAACCAACTGATTGCCGAGAAGAAGACTTTCACTCACGAGTTTCACGAACTTCTGACCGAGGGCTACACAGTCATCATCGATGAGGAACCAGTTCTTGTCCTTTCTGTGTACGAGGGTAATGTCTTTGCTCTTTCTAAAGATTGTGGTGGTGTAATGTCCTACTCTTCGACAGAAGTCGAAAGGGTTGTGTCTTATTCCGAAGAAGCCGCCAAACTCTACGAGAAACTCTGGAATTTTTGCTAAATATTTTGACAAAATATTTTATTGAAACAAGCATGGTTCATTCACACTATTATTTTTACAATGGAGTCGTTCGTCTTTGGCGTTTCTGAACTTCGCGAGCACATTCTCTCTTTCTTGGATGCTAATGAAGTCTTCATGTCCTCGTTCGTCTCGTCAGAGTTTCGCGAAACTTATCTTTTGCGCAAAGACTGGAAAATGAGAGACGAGAACATCATTGTTTTCGAAACAGTCGAACATGGAACAATTTCTGCTGTACGGTTCCTTTTCGAAAAACTCAAGTATCCTCCTTGCGATACTCTCTTTGATTACGCGATATGCTCCCAAAATACCAAAATCCATAATTATCTTTGGAATATGGGATGTCGTCCAAATCATCGCCATTTTGATGGGCTCTGTTCTTCCGGAAACATCAAAAATATCTCTTGGCTCTGGTCAAGGGGAATTCGCCCCATGAGAAAAGGGTTTTGGGTATGGATGGCTGTGACCAAAGGAAACTTGCATGTACTCAGATGGTTCAAAAAGAGGGGTGTTTATATTCCCAAACAATACGTTGCAGAGCTTGCCGTCAAATACGATCAACGGAGAATTCTTGATTGGTGCATTTCTGTCTACAACAAACTCGACAAAAAAGCCCTGTCAAAGATATCCCTCACTTTTTTATCTTTAGAAATGGTCAAAAGATTCTGGTCCCATCGACCCCACAAAAACAAAGTCTCTTGCCTTGTGCTCGACAATGGAGACCCCAGAGTGATACGATTTGTTTGGGAACAAGGAGTAGAATTTTCGCAGCTAGACCTTGAATGTGTCATTTCTAATGGAAGAATCGGAAGTATCGTCTTCCTCTCGCAAAACATCGAACACGAAAGAGACTCTCTTTTCCGTATTGCTGCGTACGAGTGTAATATCAACGCTATGGAGTGTCTTCTTTCTCTCGGATATGTTCCCGACGAATCCTGTTTTATGGCCGCAGTCGACGGAACCGTCTCTTGTCTCGACTGGCTGCTCAAGAAGAATTGTCCCGTTCCCAGCGACTTTGTGTATCAACTCAAACGAAACTACAACACAGCGGCAATTGCTTGGGCAAAGGAGAATGGTCTTGAATAAAATATTTTGACAAAATATTTTTTATGACCAAGAGAAAAAGTTTGTTGCTCCATCAAACGCATCGTAGACCGAAGCAAGAAGGGAAGGAGTATCCTCTGTTGTTTGGAAGAACCCCCTTTCTTCGAGACCTGTTAAGCTTGCTTCGTATGCTTGCGATGCTCCCTCTGTTATTCCCGAAAAGAGAGAAGAAAATGCGTCCGTTGCCGCTTCGGCTAAAGAGGAAGCCGTTCCTTTCGCTCCCTCCAAGAAAGAACTCGCAAGGTCCCCGACTCCGACCATTGTTCCGAAAGCACCCGAAACTCTAGAGAGGTATATGGGATCAAACAGGGCAAGAAACAAAAGTCCAGAGTCTGAAATCCTCTGTCTGTCCAAAGCATCCTCTGTCAAGAGGTTGCGATAGTACCACGATTCTTGGTATCTCTTTGCCCATTCTGAATACGCCATTCTCAGAGTCGAAATACCCTCTGCTCCAAACAACATGTCGTTCAAAGTTCCGCTGAAGCCAGCAGACAAAAGGATGTCATACGCTTGGAACGCAAGTTCATCGCTTTTTTCTTCCGTTGCGGAAAAGAGTCCTTTCAAAACATTTGTCAAGTTCTCATCCTTTGTTTTTGAAAGAGTTTGGAGAATGTCGACTGTCCGATACTTTGAATTTGTGACTGCTTCTTGTCTTGCCTTTTTCTGGATATTTGCTGCCTTGCAAGAAGCCGAGCCGGGATTTGAAGCGCACTGTATTTCAATGAACAAAAGAATGGCTCTTGTCAGGTCATCCGTCCCATCATCCGCCTCTGCGACTTTGGCGTACGAAAAAGGAACCGCAGAAAGAATACCTGTGGCGAAAGAAAGTGGGAGTTTCAAAAGAGTTCCGACCACGGGATTCGCAACAGCGACAGAGTTTGACAAAAGATTCGGTGCTTTATTTTGGACAAAGTTGTAAACTTTTGGAAAAAGAGAGTCGGAGAAACAAGCATCGTATTTTTGGTCTCTTTGCCCTGTCTCTCTTGAAATGGCATAGCCTTCCGAAAGGTCCCAATCGTATTCTGAAGTGTTGTAACAAACAAGGGCACTTTTATCCAAAGAGAGTTTGTCAAAAAGTCGCTCTGTTTCGTCCCTTTGTTTTTGGAAGTCATCCAGTGAATCTTTCAGAAGGGCAACGTCCGCGTCGGAAAACTGCACAGAGTCGATATTTGTCGAATAGGTCAAAGAAAGAAGCACATCGACCATTTGCTCAAACTTTGAAGACGCGATGGTGTTTGAAATGAAAGCAGAGAGTTGGGTCTTCAAAGTTTGAGCTTGGCTCTGGGATATTTTTTGACTTAGAGAATATTTTTGTTGCTGTTCAAACTCTTTTGCCGTTCTGAGAGCCGTTTGTTGTCTTGCAAAAACAGAACTTTTCACCTGTTTTTCTGCCTCTCCCAGTATTTGCCTTTTTTCCTGGATGGAAGAAGTCTGAAGTTTCTCAACTTTTTCGAGTTGTATTTCAGGCTTGACAAAGTTTGAAATTTGAGAAGAAACAACTTTCTTTGACACAGAGTCGAGGTTCTCCAAATATTTCTCCCATGCCATATCGAGCTCTCGCAAAAGATCCGCTTGTTTCTCCAAAATTTTGACTTGAGCATCTCTCAAAAAACTTAGAGTTTCTGAATTTTTCTGAATCTTTTGAAAGAGTTGCTCTCGGATTTCTTGTGGATTTTTTCCAATGGCATCGCCTCTCCCAACAGACAAAAGAGTGTCGATGTCTTCGAGTTTTCTTTTCATCGTCTCCTGAATTGTCTCTGCATCTCTTTTGCGAGCTGTAAAGTCTCTGTAAAATTTGTCCTGTATAGTGTGTCTTATTTCTTTTGCCTTTTCTTTCAGGACCAAAGTGTCTTGTTCAAACATCTCTTGCGTGTACCCTGCCTTGAGAGCATTTTCCAGAATTCCCTCTTTTTCAGAAGAGAAAGAAAGAGTTGCGTTCAAGGCCTCCGATAGATCTATTTCTTTCTTGTCCGAGTCAAAAACTTGGGGAAGTTCCAAAATGCTCATAGAAATGTCTTTGTTTTGCACATCCTCTAGTGAAAGGTTGAAACCGTTAATGTCTAAAATGGTGTAGAGAAGGCTTCCTTTTGAATCGTACAAAGAGGAGCCCGGAGAAAACCTTGAAAGACTTTGTTCAAACTGCGGGAAGAATTTCTCCAAAGAAATTTTCTCCCAAAATTCATTGGGACCTTGCTGCCATAGAGTTTCGGCAGAATTTTGTGCAGCAGAGTAAAAGAGACCAAACGTCGAAAAGTCAAGCTTCTCAATGAAAAAGGAAACGTTCTTGCGACTAAAAGAATTTTGAACAATAGAGGACATTGCGTTGACTGAAACGCTTCCAAAGAGCCACTCAAAGACTTGGTAATACGCGAGGTCCCATTCAAGTTGCTGTCCAAAGTATTTTTCCAGAGCTTGTTTCAAAAACTTGAACTGGAACTTTTTGCGGAATATGGGATATTTTTTGAGAAACCGTGTTATTCTTTGAGGCACGGCAAACTTCTTTATCCAAAGCCATGTGAACCAGAACGGAATGGCTCTTGTTTCGAGAGCGTTCAAACCATACTGTGCGAGCATGTCCGGAGTGAATATTTTCTTTGCCAGAGAAAGGACACTGTCGAGAGTTCCAATTCCATTCTCTTTCACAGCATCAAAAAAGTATTGAAGCGTAGTTGTGGTCCCAGAGACCGAGTATTTTAGGAGGGACTCGAGTTTTTCTTTCGTCAAGAAACTAAACATGTCGACTCCAACATATTTCAGAGCGTACTGGGAACATGAAAGAACAGCCAAAAGACCGATCACAGTAAACTTGTATCTTTTTGCAACTTTTACGGGAACTTCTACAATGCGACCAAGGTACCATGAAATTTTTGAAAAGAGAACGGTGCTTTTTGAAGAGTCCCTCTTTTGTTTTTTCAACATTCCAGCAAAGTCCTTGCTTGACTTGTATTTTTGAGTGAGAGATTCGAGTTGTCTCTCGTACTCGAGATTGTTCTGGAGAGTTTGATACGCCATCTCCGAGACAAGATCACCAGTGTCATTGTAGCGAAGCCAAAAGTCTTTTGCTCCTGAAGCAAGTTCGGAAACAGCGGTTACAGCCGTGCGAGAAACCACAGTTCCGAAAAGATCGAGCGTTGAAGAGTTCACAGACAGAGGCGCCTCAAAGTTTCCTGTTATGGAGAGCGCTTTGTTCAAAAGGTTCAAAGAACCAGCAATTCCATCTTTTGTGACGCTGCTCACTTCAGACAAAAGGAACAGACGCACATCATAGCCTTGAATTATCTGGTTCAAACTAGAAGTCACAATTCCTTGAGATGCAACAGGAACAATAAACGTCAAAACTTTGAGAGCCGCAAGTTCCGGAGAATTTTCAAGCCTTTGAACCCATTCATCTGGGAGAAATCTTCCCACAACTTTGAGGCAGAACTCTGGGTCAGAAACAAAGTATGCGTATCCGATACCTGTGGTCGCAGCAGCCAGAGAAATGAGCAACCCTTTTTTGACAAGCGCCCTTTTCACCGCATCTTTTTTCTCTTGTTCTTGCAAATATAAAAAATACTGGTTGATGTAACCCTGCGAATAAACAGGGACAAGTTTCGAAATTGGTGCGACTTCCGGAGACGTGAATTCTTGGAGCATCCTCTGCTTTGCTTTTGAGGACTCGACAGAGTCTCCGGAAAAAACAGAGTCCAATGTCTTTGTAGCTATCAAACCAGAAGATGCTGAAGAAATTTTTTGTTCATTCAGAATATATTTTTTCTGTACAAAAGTTTTTTCTTGAGAGAACGAAGCTCTTCTCTTTTCGAGATCTTGTCTTATCAAAGTTGTCGAAACGCTTTGGAAAGGCCTCCCAGTGAACTTTGCAGATTTTTGGCGAGCTCCAGCAAACTCCATTTACTTGTGTATTTTTCTTGCATCCTTCCTGTCAAAAAATATTTAGAATATTTTTTATAGGGTCTTTGACGCCTTTCTTTTCGCTCCTCTTTCAGAGTCTTTATTCTCTCCCTTTTGGATCAGAGGAGTTTCCTTTGTACTCTCTTTCTTTTGTTGAGAAACTTCGTCCGCGGATGGAACGGATTGATATTGCCCCATTAGAAACTTGTGTTCGAGAATCTTTTTGATGGTTGGTCTTTTCCTATGTTTCCTCTGAAACAGCCAGAGAAAAAATTCTCTTTCTTCTTTCGGTAGTTGAAGTACAAATTTTTTCTCTTTGATAGACTTTAAAAGTTCTTCTATGTTTCTCCCGTGAAAGGGAAATGTTGACGTGAGCATGCAGAAAAAGACAACACCCAAACTCCAAACATCGCAAGCACAAAGGTCTCGTTCTTCCGTTCCAAATATTTCAGGAGCGCAATACTCGAACGAACCCTTTGCAGTCTTTTTTTGGGAACCAAGAGCTTCGGAAAACCCCCAGTCTATCAACTTCAGAGTCTTTTTATGAATCATGATATTCTCGCACTTGATATCGCAATGGGCGATGCCTTTCTCGTGGACAAAGTCTAGAGCTTCACAAAGCTGCCTTATCCATCCACAAGCAACTTCTTTCGAAACAGGCTTGCGACAAATGACATCATAGACGGATATAGAACCGAGATATTCCATCACAGTCCACGAATGGCCTTCCTCTGAAATTTTTTCGACAACAGAACAAATGTTTTTATGTTGTGGTATTTCTGGATCAGAAGTTCCATATTTTATAGCAAAGAAGCAGCCGTCCCTTTTGTACAGCCAGACTTGACTTTCCGAACCGGAGCCAATGAGATGCTTTCTTTTGTACCCGCGAATGTCCTCGGGAAAAAAAGTCTTCATGTTTGTTTATTTTTGGTAATATGAGTAAAGTTCTAAAGCTTGAACCGGCCCCAAAGTCAGAGGAGGGATTTCCCTTTGCGTTTGAATCTCCTCAATATCCGGGGATGAAATGGTTCTGTTCTCGAGATGAGGAAAATAAAATTACCAGTGTCACTCTCCTTCCCGACAAAACAAAACAGATTGCTTATCTCGAGAGTATTGAGCAAGCGCGACACATTCGTAGAGAGTTAAAAAAGGTTGGGTGGATTGCGATTCAGCCAAATATTTCTATCACTCTTTCAGATGAATAAAATATACTAAAAATATTTTATTGTTGAAGCGCAGCATTCATATTTTCGACAAGACGCATGATTCTCGCGGGCTTGGAGATTGCGAGTTGGCGAACGAGTTCTTTTCTTGTGATTTCGGCAAGGTCAGAAAAGCTATACTGGGAGAAACGACCTCCCACTTCACTGCTGACTGCCTCTCGTGTGAATTTGATGATATTGTGTTCGTCGCGAGGGAGAGTTGTCCTTTCTTTGTGGATGTACCTCTGTCGATAAAGAGAGTAGAGATAATTCTCGAGATTTTTGACATCCTCAGACACTGAGAGAATTTCTGTCTTTTTCTCCGGAAACAGATCGAGCAACTCAGAAGCATCTTTTTCTTGACATTTCTGGAGTGTCAGGTACCTCTGAGAAATATCGGGATTGTTTCCTCGAATGTTTCTTAGTCTCATATATTCGCGGCTAACGATCTTTGCGTATGTTCCATCTTCAAAAGACAGGAGAATTCCGTTCTTTGAAGATGGGGGATTCTGGGCCTTTTCAACAAAGTTGCCAAGTTCATCAAGATGTTCCGGCACGGAAACGTTGGGATGGTCAAGAACATGTCCTTCAACAAACACAAGCTTTTCCCCGTCGTTTCGGAGAGTTTGAACATGCAAAAGACGAGGTTTGTCAAAGAGAGTCACGATTCTGTTTTCCGGGTGTTGAAGAAGAAACACATAGACATATTCCTTGTTCAAAACAGAGGAAAGTTTTTGCCTGGGAATACAGTCGTCGAAAAGTTCTCCGAAATTTCTCTTGCTCGACCACTTTCTTTGAGTACAGTCAATCAAACGATGAGAAGAGATGTACCATCTTTCTCCATACCAGAAAACACGAAGAACAGTCCCTTCCTCGGACCAGTAAGCATTCACAACCTTTTTGTTTATGGGCAAATCCCCCACAAAGTCCGGAGTAAAAGGAAAGGAACGACAAATTTCCCGATACTCTGGTTCTCCCCATTCCTGGCTTTCATTGTACTCGAGGACAAGGCCACGATATTTTTCCAAAGATTGATGCGGAGGCTCATCCACATAATGGACAAGAACAAGGCCATCGGTTTCATCAAAAACCTTTAGTTGAGGCGCAAGTTCCTCTGGGATTTGAAGAAAGTCAACAAGAGAATCATAGAGTTCTTGTTTGGTTGAGGCATGGTTCTGCCTTCTTTGGGCGTTTTCCTTGCGGTCATTCTCCAAAAGCTTTTCGTATGAAACAACAGACATTTCTTCTGAACGATTGCTCTGTTTAATCCAAGAGTAAGTATGCAAGTCAAGAAGGAAATTGTTTCTCCTCTCGCGGGTGTTTTTTGTCAAAACGCCGTTGCTCCATGTCCAAAATCTTTTGCCACGCACGGCTTGTATGGTGTCGACTCTCGGCCCGCTCCGGAACTTGGATTTCCTCAAACCTGGCCTCTTACGCGGGTTTGGGAAGGCGTCGGAAAAGGAGGAGTTGGAGCGAACATTTACAGCTGCCAATTCGCACAAGATGGAACAGCAAGATATCATCTTTCGTCTGAGCTTGTTCCTCTCGGGACGACTTTGTACGCAAACCAAGGCTGTAATGCCTATTCATACAAACCTTGGCCATTCACAAACAGAGTCACAACAGAAAACAGACAAATTGTCGGTCCCGAAGAAAGACCCGGAGCTTTGATGTGCTTGAGGCAATACTAAAAACATTTCGCTCTCAAAAAATATTATGAATATTTTTTTTGAAATGGAACTTCCGAAGGAACTTTTGGAGTTTTTATTTTCACTCTCAAAAATATGGCACGAGTACCCCAAGATATCGCTGAGGAAGTTTCTCGCTTGTTCCCGACTTTTTCGTTCAAGTCCGTCATTCAGTACAATGAACAACACTCTTGTGTTTGTCACGGAACGATGGATGGAATGGATGTTGTGATCAAGTCTGGTGATGAAAACACCGATGCGGAAGCCGAGTCTGAGATTGCAGACTATTTCGCAAAGTACGCTCACGAGAACGTTTTGTCGCCCTACGCTTCTGACGGTGATAACTATTTTCACACCATCTACCCAAACGCCGGAATGGACCTCATGGAGTTTGTGTGGAACTCCCAAAAAGCTCTCCCCTCTGACATTATACGCGAGATCTTTCGCTCTGTTCTTTTGGGTCTCAGGCACATGTCCCGCTTCGGTGTGATCCACGCTGACATCAAGCCAGAAAACATCTTTATTGACAAGGAGATGAACGTCAAGATCGGAGACTTTGGTAATGCGTTCTTTGCCGATGAGTGTGGTTTTGTTGAGTCGGAAAACACCGTGGCTACGCTGAACTATCGTCCTTCTGACATTCTCTTGGGAACAAGGGTTTTTACATCCAAGCTCGATGTTTGGAGTGCCGGGTGTGTCCTTGCGTTCCTCGCCGGAGGAAACCACCTTTTTACATCCTACACAGAAGCCGGGATGATAAAACAAATTACCTCGACTCTCGGAGGTTTCGACAATGAAGAAAGGCAATGCATCGGCAGGAGCTCGCTCTGGCCTTTCACAAACAGAACGCCGAGGAAACAGGTGCAATTCGAAGTTCTTGGAGAAGACGGGAACGATCTGCTGAACAAGATGCTGAGGCATTGCGATTACGACAGAATCTCTTTTGAAGAGGCTCTCAAGCACAAGTATTTCCAACAATAAAATATATTTTATATATTTTTTACCACTCAGAGTCCAGAAATTTGGACCATTCATCGAATTGTTCTTTAGTCACATATCCGCCATCGACAAACTCTTTGTGGAGCTCTGCGTAAAGCTCTTGATAGTTTTCCTGAATAAACTTTATGTATGCCTTTCTGTCGTCTGTATCTTCTTTGTCTCCCATCCCGCAAATGATACAACTTTGCAGTTCTGCGTCTTCGAGCTTGCGAATTCGAGAGTTCATCCTTGCGCTAAAGTTTGCCCTTATTTGTTCCCTGAATCCTATACGGATGTTCGCTTCAAAGTAGCTCAGAGAGTTGACAAGGCGAGAGCAGTGTCCCGAACTGCAAGTTCCGGCCATGTCCGCAAGTTCTTCGAGGAGTCTTTGAAGCATTTGACCCATTGCAATTGGTTCTTTCTTTTGAATTCTTTTCCAGATGATGACAAACACATCAGAAAGACAGAGTTCATATTCTGTGAATGTAGCAGTGTCAACAGAGATGCGTTCCAAAGCTGCGAGCGCCTTTTTCTTTTCTTCTTCTGGCAACTTTTCGTTAGAGAGTCTCACGACTTCTGCGTGAACGGATGCAAAATCCGAACCATCCATCGGCTCTTCTTCAACACATTTTTCCAAAAATTCATTCACGGATTCATTCAAGCTCTTTGTGTGAACATTCTGTTTGTCTGTGTAGATCGTGGTCATACCTCGAGATGCTTGTGCGAGGAGAGTGAGGACCGTATTGGCTCTGTTTCGGAATGAGGCGTCTCCAAGTCTCAGCAAAACATCGCATGCATCCGCCTGAACATCGGATTCTTGCATTGCAAAGTTTTCTGCGACAGAGCAAAGCCATTCCATCGCCTGATTCTTTTCCTCTTCTGTGGTCACTTGGAGTTGCAAAAGACATTGAGCGCACAAAATATTTTCTCTGACCCCGTTCTTTTCTTTGACAGAAAAGAAAGAACTTTGGATATCTTTTGTGAACTCTGCGGGTGGAGTTGCCCAAAGTCTCTCGATATTACAAAGAGATCTCATACAGCCCGGATGGCTGAATTCAGCCACAAATTTATAACGGACGATGGATGAGACTTCGAGGTCTTTCGCAACCTCTACAATAATCCTCCGAGCAATATCCACATTGTCCTCCTCCTCTGAAAAGACAAGGAATTTGAGAGCTTCCAATCTGTGGGAGAGAAGCATCGAATGAGACCTTGATAGAGCAGAGAACAGCTCGTAGCAAATATCAAAGTGCCCAAAATTATAGAGACAAACGGCGTTCAGAAGCCTTTGAAACGAGTCAATATTTTCAGACTTTGCGCAAAGGGAAAGATACTCAAGTTCTTTCTGTGCCCTTTTTCCAGTCAAAAAATTTAGAGAGTCTCTCGATGCTGAAAGACAGTCACTTCCAATGTCGCTTCTCTTTGTTTTGAAGAGAGTCTCCAAGGATGAAAGCCTCACGTTGTTTGGCAACGCGGAACTTTTTGCAAGAGCGGAAATACCAACCTCTGCTTTTTTCTTTTGCTCGTCGTCTTCAGAGTCGAGTTGAAATGCAAGTCTCAAAAGTTTCTTGTTCATGATTGTTAACTTGAGTTGATACAAAGGTTTTAACAAGACATGTTTTGGAAATGGTCATGTGTTTTAACGGACAAGGGAGACATAGACTTTTGTGAACTCTCAAAGGGAAAGTATAAAGTCGTTCTTGAAGACTCTGATACTTGCGAATTCCGTCTCGTAAAAGAAAGGCATTATGAAGTTGAGTACATTGTATTTCAAGTCAAAGACAAAGAGTTTTTTGTGTACGCCACAAGATTCACGAGATTCTTTTTGAACAAAAAAGAAGTGTATGCATTTGAACTCAAAAAAGGGGATGTTTTGGAAGGAAAAGATTGCGACGTTGTGGTAAAGGAGCATCGAAAGGTTCAAAACGATGTTGAAGTATACAAAATTCTAATATCAGAAGACAAGGCTTTTTTTGTTGACGGTGTCAAAGTTAAAAAGTCATGAGCAAGTACACTCTTTTGGACAAGGAAAGCAACTGCGAACCCCTCTGTCATTTTAGAGAAAAGGGTCTCGCTTCTTTTTTTATCCTTCCACGAGAAGATTATGTTTTCAACCTTGTGTTCAAGGATAAAAAAATTATCGGAAACTTTGCCGATGGAAAGACGAGGACGTTCTCAATAGAGAAAAAGACCAATGAGGACCAACTTTTCCTTTCTCATTGGTCTTTTATGGAAGGTTCCCTCAAGATTCTTTTGGAGATGGGAGAGGATGGTGAGTGGTATGCAGACGTTTTTGTGGGAAAGAAAGAATTTTTTTATTGGGTCTCGTAAAATATTTTGTGAAATATTTTCTAAATCTTGACATCAAGGTCCAAGAACTTGGCGACTTCCTTTGCGTGCTTGGTTATTGTCGCCTCGCTCAAGCAGACAATTTTCGCAAACTCTTTTCTCGGCACATAGCAAGCCCATGGTTTGTCTTTGTTCATTGTTTGCCAGAGAAAGACAACAGCAGACGCAACACTTTGGGGAATCGCAGACTTTAGCATTCTTGTTTTTCCCTGTACAGAGAGACAGAGCTTGAGAATTTCATCGTATTTGTTTGGAGGGATACCGCAAAGATTTATCGTCCTCCGAATAAGATCAGAAGCCTGGGTGTATTCTGTCAAAGACTCGCGAAAGACTTTGCAATATTTCTTGAGTCCATAAGATATGGCGCCCTTTTGGGTTTCACCTCCGAAGAGACGCGCAACATCGTACACCGACCTGTTCTCTCCGACTTCTTTGAGAGCCATTTGGGTACAAACAATGATAACACCCTTTCTCTTCTTCTTTCGTTTGATGGCACACTCACCTCCAACTTTCTCCATAATTTTTTGGTACTTTGCATTTGCAGATTCCAAAATGTTTTCGGGAAGAGAAATGCCTTCCAAATCCTTGAAGATGTTTCTCTTTTCGACTCCCCTCGTCGAAACCCTTCCCGCACACACGCGCTTCGGGCCAAAAGCAGCGGTATCTTTCTCAGTGTATGAAAGTTCATCTTCGAGAACCTGAAAACAGTCCACGCAAATGTTCTTGTCTCCATTTTTTTCCACATTAGAATGTGGGCAAGTTTCCCCTGATTCTTCAAACTCTGAAAATTCAGGGAAAAATACGGCTTCAGTCATTCTCTGAAAATACTGTATTTCTTCTATTTTGAGAAGAAATTTTTAAGTTTGTTTAAGCCCGTGAATTTGCTTCTTCTTTCTCGATGGTTTGTCTATCCTTTATGAAAAAGTTCACGTTGCCGATGTTGCCAATGGAAGAAGAGATCTTGAGAGGATAGTCAAGATTCTTTGGCTGATGAATCTGTACTTGGTCAAAAAGACCGGGAATCTTCACGATCTGATTCAGAGAAAAAGTGATAAATTCCGTGTCATAGTTTTCTCCTGCACCTGTCTTTTCTCCAAACTCGATACCGCCACTGATAACATCGGCACAGTCACAAGAGAAGTTGATGTAGTTTGACTCTTCCATCCGAATCCTTGTAACTTTTCCAAGAGTACCCATTCTTTTGCAGACCTTTTGGTATTCTGAACTGGGGATGACCTTTGGAAAATGGTAAAACTCTTCTTCGGGAACCTCGACCTCTTCTCTTCGGACGGTGTGGACTCGGAGACCATAAGTCTCGACCTTTGAGGCTGCCTTTCTTCCAGAGACATCCGGGGTAATTCTAACACTCAGGACCATTTCTCCCTTTTTGATGAAAAGACAAAGAAAGTCTTTCTTTTTGATGGGGCGAAGGATAGTATGAAGTTTTTGGATATTCACACCGATGTTAAGTTCATGGTCTGTGTCGCAAACAAACTTGCTAAAGTTTTTGCGTTCCAGAGACACATCAATCAGGAGAGTATTTTTGTTGTCCATATGCTGGAAAAAGACACCCTTTTTACAAATTCTAAATGTCACCGTTTTCGCCCCACAGTTGTTCAAAATTTCTACAAGCATTTTGATGGCATGACCCTGAGAAGTCTCGGCGAGAAATGAGTAATCAGACATTTGCTTTCGCTAAACTGTTTCTTCAAATATTTTTAAAAATATTTCTTTGACCAGCAAAAAAGCTGAAGAACCGACAAAATTTGGTCTTTCCATTCTAAATTTTCAAGATAAAAGAAATGTCCAGCATGAAGGCCTCAGAATTGTTTGATACTCTCTCCTTCGGATTGAAGGTGGAAAAGTCTCTCATTTCACCGATGTTTGAAAAGATTGATGCTTCAGGAGAAGACAAGATTCTCAAGAGTTTCTCTGAAGTGTGCGTTTTCAAATGCTACATGCATCCCGACTATGCTGTTCTTGCCGGAAGGGCAGAAATTCTCAGACTTCGTGAGATTACACCCGAAAAGTTCTCTGACGTTGTAAGGTCGAACAAGGGAGTTTTCGACCCTTCATATACCGAATTTGTTCTAAAGAACGCTGAAAAGCTAAACTCTTTCATTGTTGAGGAAAGGGATATGAAGTTTGATTGGATGGCTGTCAGCACTCTGGAAAAATCCTATCTTGTGAAGAGAAAGGGTTATGACGGCAACCTTCATCTCAACGAAAGGCCACAACAGCTCTATCTTCGCGTTGCCACCTTTTTGTGCATGCCCGATATGAAAAACATCAAGAAATACTACAACTGTCTTTCCAAAGGCAAGTTCACGATGGCGAGCCCCACTTTGTTCAACGCGGGTCTCAAAAAGTTCAAACTTTCTTCTTGTTTCTTGGGAATTGTCCCAGACAGTCTGAACAAAATGGCTCAAGTGTGGGCAGACATCGCGGCCATTTCTTCTGGAAGCGGGGGAGTTGGCTATTCGGTGACTCCCGTCAGACATTCCGATATTGGAGGTCTTGGTCAATCTTCCGGGGCGGTGTCCTTCCTCAGAGTTCCGAATGCCGTTCTTGGATATGTTGATCAAGCAGGGAGAAGGAAGGGAAGCGGAACCTTTTTCTTGGCTTGCTGGCACGTTGACATCTTTGACTTTGTCGATGCGAAAAAGCCCGGAGGTGATGACCTGATGAGAGCCAGAGAGATTTTCTACGCCATCTGGACTTCCGATCTTTTCATGAAGAGAGTGAAAGACAATGGGGATTGGAGCCTTTTCTGTCCCAATGAAGCGCCTGGACTTGATGATGTTTATGGTTCCGAGTTCGAGACTCTTTATGAAAGATACGAAAAAGAGGGAAGAGCCAAAAAGGTCGTGAAGGCCCAAGAACTGTGGCATCACATCCTTGTCGCCCAAGTCGAGGTGGGTATGCCCTTTATCGCATACAAGGATGCCATCTGTCGCAAGAGTAACCAGAAGAACTTTGGAATGCCTCACTCACTAAATTTATGCGTTGCAGGAGACACCAGAATCCTGACCAAAGAGAAAGGACAGATCGAGATTGAGTCTGTTGTGGATGAAAATGTCCATGTTTGGAATGGAGAGGAGTGGAGCGAAACAAAGATTGTGAAAACAGCGGAGAACCAGAACCTTTTGTGTGTCCAGCTTTCGAATGGCGTGAGTCTTCAATGCACTCCCCAACACAGGTTCTTTGTTCAAGAGGGAAGATCTGTGGTCGAAAAGAGGGCTTATGAACTGAAGCTTGGGGACAATCTGGAAAAGTGGAGTCTTCCGGATGCGTTCGAATTCTCAAACACCGACAAAAGAAACTCTGTTTCTAGGTTCGGAGTACCCATGTTTTCGAGTGTCAAGGATAGGGTGGAATGGTTTGAGGGTTGTTGCGAACACTCTGGGAACGTTTTTGAAAGTTCCGTTCATATCAGAGCAACGACGAAGGACTTGCTTTTGGAAATCCGTCTGATGCTCCAAACCCTTGGAGTGGAATCAGAAGTCGTGATGAAAGAAACTTGGACACTTTGCGTTGACTCTGAAAACATACAGAAACTTTTGTTGCTTGGTTTCTCTCCAAAGAGACTGAACCTCTATGAAATGACTCTGAGGAGCTCGTCTTCACGCTACGTCAAAGTTTTGTCTGTGTCAGAAGGAAGACAGAACGTTGACACCTTCTGCTTCAAGGAAGAGAAAAAGGGCAAGGGAATGTTTGAGGGTCTTCTTTTGGGTAACTGTATGGAGATATGCCAGAACACTTCAGAGGACGAGATTGCGTCATGTAACCTTGCATCAATCTGTCTTCCCGAATATGTGGACAAAAAGACCGGAGCCTATAACCTCAAAAAGTTGTGGAGGAATGCAAGGAAAGTTATCAGAATTCTGAACAATGTCGTTGACAGGAACTGCTATCCTCCCGAAATCCCCAAGATCAAAAGAACCAACTTGCGCCATCGTCCAATTGGTCTTGGAGTTCAGGGACTTGCCGATGTGTTTGCAATTATGGGTCTTTCGTGGCTCGATGAAGAAGCAAAGATGCTGAACAGACAAATCTTTGAAACAATCTATCACGCAGCCATCACAGAGTCACGCAAGATGTCCAAAGAAAGGGCGAGATTCGGTTGCGCTGTTCCGTATTATGAGACATTCCCCGGTTCCCCTCTTTCAAAGGGTTTCTTCTCTCATGATCTTTGGGATGTCGAAAACATCCACAAAAAGACAGGAATTCCGTTTGATGACATCACCATTGAGCAGGTGAAGGAACATAGAAAGGCTCGGGGAATTCCCGAGTCTTATTGTGGCATCGACTGGGATTCTGAAAGAAGAAAGACTCAAAGGGATGGAGTCTACAACAGCTTCATGATTGCTCTGATGCCAACAGCGAGCACCGCCCAGATTTTGAGAAACAACGAAGCGTTTGAACCATTCACAAATATCATCGGAAAGAGGACCGTTCTGAGCGGCACATTTGCGATCGTCAATAAGCACTTTGTCGACGATATGATCGAACTCGGTATTTGGAACAAGAAAAACAGAGCCATTTGTTTGACCGGAAAGGGTTCGGTTCAAGGCATTGTTTGTGAAGACCCGTCACTAGCCGACGCTGTCGAAAAGATAAAGAGAAAATATCTGAATGCTTTCGAACTCTCACAAAAGAGAGTTTGCGAGCTCGGTATTGACAGGAGCAGATACGTCGACCAAACGAGTTCACACAACTGTTTCATGAAGAACCCGACATACCAAAAGCTCACTTCGTACCACTTTTACCAATGGGAAGAAGGAGCAAAAACTGGAATGTACTATCTTCGAACATCGCCTCCCGATGTCGCTGTGAACCTTGCAGTTGAGGAAGAAGAGGAAGAATGCGTCATGTGCAGCTCATAATAATTTTTATAAAATAAAAATTATCTCTGGGAACAAAGCAATAAAAAATATGAAGATTGGGATTGTTGGAGGACGTGACTTTTCAGACAAGTCTCTTTTCGCTAAAGAGATGAGAAAAATCTGGAAACAATATAACTTTGTCTGCGTTGTTTCCGGAGGCGCAAAGGGAGCAGACTTGTTGGCAGAAAAATGGGCCAAACACAAAAAGGTAGAGTGTGTCGTACACCTTCCAAAAGACAAAAGCAAGGCGTATGAATATATTCAAAGGAACAAAAGGATAGTCGAAGACTCTGACTTTCTCGTTGCTTTTTGGGATGGAGAAAGTAGAGGAACAAAGAGCACTATCGAGTTTGCGGAAAACAAAGGAATTCCGGTACACATCGTTTCATACGGAAAATTGCTTGGACCTCCAAGGCGTGTCAAAATCCAAAGAAAGAAAGGCCAAATTGTCCAAGATTGTGATATTTGGATTGGAAGGAGATGTACAATGGGAGGGTGGAACCTTCCAAAGTCTCCTTGGGCAAATGAGTGGAAACTCTCAGAGTACACGAGGGAAGAGTCTCTGGGAAACTACAAAGACCACGCAGAAGAAAAACTTTGGGATAGACTTGGGGAACTTTCTGGGAAAACTCTTGGTTGTTTTTGCAAAGAGACAGAGAATTGTCACGGCGACATTTTGGTGAGCCTTTGGAAGAAAAAATATTTATAAATATTTTTATAGTGTTATCACATCATCTGCGGAAAAGAAGAGGTTTTTCTCAAAGGGAACGACAACTTGAAATTCTATCTCTCGATACCCGAGATCTCGAGGAGTCACATCATTTCCAAAAAAGTTGTTGTCTGGCCCCAAATATTTTATGAGACGAAGGGTCCTGTCTTTCCCATCACAAAAAATATTTGAAAACATCATAAAGTTTTTTCTGGGGCGCTTCACCAGAATATTGTATTTTTGACCAGACAACCAAAAAGGGACTTTTATCCTCTTTCGAGACATTTTTGCAGTCGTCTTTTGCTCAAAACATTTACTAATACGCTCAGTCACGAACTTTGGCGTCGTTCTCCAAATCCACCAAACAAAGGTCAACAACATCCCAACAAAAAATCCCATTGACTTTTCTTTAGCAAGATACAAGAAGAATAAGAAAGTCACAATGACCTCCTACGCGAAACAAATAGAGAGTATCACAAAGGAAGTCAAACGCATGAACGAGGAGTCAAAGAAACTCAGGGAAAGGAAAAAGAGTTTGGAAGCAAAACTCTTTGAGTATATGGAGAAAAGAAATTTGGACGAGGTTTCCGGAATCAAGCGCAAAAACATCGCTCCCAAACCAAAGCCTTGTCGTCTCAAAAAGAAAGAAAAAGATCAACTTGCCGTTCGAATGTTGACGGAAGTGGGGCTTCCCGATCCAGAGGGATTCCTTTTGCAAATGAGAAAAGCAGAATCTGGAAAGAGCTAATAATATTTTGAAAATATTATTTCTACATCTTTTCTGAAACAATGAGGCAGTACCTCAAAAAGTCTTCGGGTATCATCGCCTTCTTTGTCTTTTTGTACAACTTGAGAGTTGCCTTGAACTGCTCCGGTGTGAATTCTGCAGAGTTTTTTTGGACGAACAGATAGGCCCTCGTGAAAATGCGAATATTGTAGAACCTTGACTCGGGCAAGAGCTGCTCGAGTTTTTGTGCAATCTTTGTTTTGTCTCTTGGGGCAGAACGAACAATAAAGTCCTCTTCATCCAGAACATCCTTTACCTCTTTCTCGAACCTTTCCTCGTCCGAAACGATACGCCTTCTTCCAACATAGACGGCCGTCGAAGATCCAGATTTTTTTGCCGAGACAAGTTGTTGGAAAGAATACGCAAATTCAGGTTCTTCTTCCTGTTGCTGTTCCATCTGCGCTGACGAGACATCTCTGATATCCTCGCCTTCGGTGAGTCTTTGTTCTTCCAAAAGCTTTGTGAATTGGTCAAACATATCAGATTCTTGGACTTCTTCTCCTGCTCCATAATATTCAAGGTCTTCTTCCTCGAGATAATCCATCTTACCAAAGACAAAAGAAAATTCAGAGAGTCTGGTAAGTTATGCAGCAATGTCAAGGAACCTCTTCCTCCGGAGAGCAATGTAAAAGAAAGGTAAATGATCCATCCAGACTTTGTTTTTCTCATAAGCCTTGCTGTGAAAGTTTTTCTGAAGAATGCGCAATATGCCTTTCAAGTTTTTCCAAAGGCTCTGGAATTGTGCTTGCATGCAAGCACAGATTTCATAAAAAATGTATAAAAAATATTTCTGAACCAATCTGTCCATGTTGTCGTCAAGAAATAAAAGAAGGAGACGTACCCCGTAAATTATTTCAAAGTATATCAAAGGGTGAAGAACCACTGTTTGCAATCATGCTTGCGATTCAGGAAGAATTTGGACTTCGAGTGTATATTGTTTCTTCTATTCAAGAGTCAAATTTTCAGGAAGAGTAATGAGTTCCAGCTTTTGGTATGGCGTTGTCGCTGTCGTCGTATTGTTGATCGTCGGCCTCATCGCCTTTTTCGGAATAATAAGGTTCGAGAAAGACTGGAGTCCAAAGATCCCGCCCTGGGAAAACCCTGACGGATCATTCAAGGAAGTAAAGCTCGACTTGAGCATTCCGACGCCACAAGAAAAACCCGTTCTTGCTCAGTTTGGAAAGGCTGACCAGGACCAGCCACTTTGGTGCATACCGACGTGGTATTCCGTGAGATACGTTGACCAAAATGGAAATTATGGAAAACTTGGTCCTTGGTCAGAGGAAATCGTCTCGAGCTGCTCCGTTCCCGGACTCGGTTGCAATGGTTGTAATTCGTTCCTTCCCATCATATCGATAACCTCATCCCTTTCAAAATATTCGGCTAATGTTCATAGACAAAGTAAAGTTTTTCATCCTGATCTTGAAGGAGAAATAGTCGGTGCTTTCAGTCCTGCATCAAACGGGTGGATTTTTATCGACTCTGAGAACCCAAACAAAGACTATGCATTTTGTTCGGGGTGCAACAACTGTCCGACAACAAATGCTGCTTGTACATAAAAATATTTATAAATATTTTTCTAGTCCTTCTTTCTCGAAGCTCTCACCGCCTTTGGTTTTTCCTCCAGGCTCTTTTTCTCGAGTTCGAAAACCCTCTCTTCCAGTCCCTTTTTGTTCTCTTCGACTTCCTCGATCTGGGAAGTTATCTCTTTGGACAAAGAGTCCATAGAATTTTTCAGAGAAAGGGACGAACTCAAAAGCGTCTGCGTCTTTTTCTTGATGTCAGAAATTTCGAGCTCAAGGCGACTGATCCTTTTCTCAGTTTCTTCCTGAACCTTCTTTTGGTTGTCCACGAATTCTTTTAGTTCCTTAACAATAGCCTCAATGGTCGAAAGCTGGAACTTGTCGTTTGACACAGGGGTGGCACGGAAGGAGGCAATACCGGACGAATGAGTGATGCTCATATTACTTGTGAAATTTTTGTCTTTGTTAATGTTGTCTAAAGCAGAAATTTTGAAGTGGACCCCCAAAGAAGAAAAAGGCGGCTTGACAATGGAGGAGCTTTGCCTTCCAAGAAAGTTTTCTTTGCAGATGCATCAGCTTTTTGTTGAAGATTATATGGGGCCGGAATCAGACCACAAAAGAATTCTTTTGTTTCATGGTCTTGGGTCGGGAAAAACATGCGAGACCATCCGCATCGCCGAAGCAAACCTCAAAAAGAACAAAAAGAAAGTTCTTGTTCTTTTGCCAGCATCACTTGAGGCAAATTTCTTTGGGGAGCTTTTGTCAGAATGTACAGGAGACATTTACATCTCGAAAAAAGACAGGGAATATCTTCGGAAGAAACCAGATTCCGAAAGGGCACAAGAGGCAGTTTCTTCCGCCAAGAAAAAGATAAAGAAAAAATATGATGTGATGTCGTACCAAAAATTTTATCTGGACTCCAAAAAGGGGAAGATGGACCTTGGAGACTATCAACTTCTTGTGATCGACGAAGTGCAAAACATTCTTGGGAAGCTTTGGTACGAGGCTTTGATGAAAGAGCTCCACAAAGCTCCCAAAGAGCTCAAGATTGTCCTGTTGTCTGCCACCCCCATTTTCGACGACGAGATTGAGATCGCAAAGACTCTAAATATTCTCAAGCTTGACAATGACCCGTTTATTTTGCAGACGTTCAAAAATAGGTATCTCAAATCAGAAGGGGGGAAGGTTGTGACGAACAACATGGACGAATTCAAGAACAGAATTCAGGGTCTCGTTTCCTATGTTCGCGGAGCCGACCCCGCAGCTTACCCCAAAGTGAAGGGGCCAAAAACTCTTGTGTGTAAGATGGGAGAGTTCCAGGAAAAATCCTATTCCAAATACGAGTCGGCTCCGAAAGAGTTGCGCAAAAAGAACCTCGAGTACAACAACAGTATTTACAAAGCCGAGAGACAGGCATCCAATCTTGTTTATCCAAACGGTTCCTGTGGTTCTGCCGGTAAAAAATCGGAAACTGACGAGATGTGGAAAATGCCCAAGCTCGAAAAATACAGCTGTAAGTTTGCGACTCTTGTCAAAAAGCTCAAGAAGGACAAAAGACTCGCATTTGTTTATTCGAATTTTGTAAACTATGGAGGCGCAGCAAGCATTGCTAAAGCTCTTGAAGCCAATGGTTTCTCCAAATATGGAACAAAAGACAAAAAGCCCAAATACGCACTTTTCACTGGGTCCGAAACAAAGGAAGAAAGGGAAAGAGTTGTGAGAGCGTTCAACAGGCCAAAGAACGTAGACGGTTCTGTGATCCAAGTTATGATAGGCTCAAAGAGCATTGCGGAAGGAGTGTCTCTTTTGAGAGTGAGACAAGTCCACATCATCGACCCGTTTTTCAACTCCTCTACCATCGATCAAGCCATCGGCAGAGCAGTGAGATTCTGTTCTCAAAAAGACTTGCCAGAGGGAGAAAGAGATGTCGAAGTGTGGCTTTACCGTGCAAGAGGAGAACATGGAAGGAAACTCGTTGATGATAAAATATACGACGAGATTGTGGAGCCGAAAAAGGTTGTTGCTGAAGGGTTTTTGCAAGCTCTGAAGGAAGCGGCGGTGGATTGTAAAATTTTCAGAAAGGCCAATGGAGGGAAAATAGAATGTTTCAAACCATCCAAAGATTTTGTCGTTCCCAAGGAAGCGACTTTTGCCCAGAAAAAGACGGAACAACTCCCTCGTCTCGTTTTCAAAACGGGAGTCACAACTGTTTCCGGTACAGCAGAGAAAAAGAAGAGCTTTTTGGACGCTCTTTCCGAAAACAAAGAGAGAGGGATAAAAGTTTCTTGGAACACGACAACGGAAACAAAAGAGATTGGAGAGAAAAGAAAAAGAGCCGTTCTGAGATGGCTCGCAAAAAACGGAGTGACGGGTGTGGATGTTGAGCTGAGAGAAATGGCATCTTCTGCTCTTTCTTTTGGTACGAGAGTTCAGGGCAATCCAAAAGAAGTGAAAGGCAAAAGAATCCCAAAGAGGAAGAATCCCTATCCGGGCTGTCCCGCGACGAGGAGACCGGTCATGGACCAAAGAACGGGAGAAGAAAAATGCGCAGAGAACAAAGAGATCCGTTTCATGAAGTCTGGAGTCAAATGCTGCTACGCCAAAAGAAAGGGAGCTGCTCCAACCAAAAGAAAGACAGCGGAAAGTCCGGAATATCAAGTCGAAAGAAAGACAACCTCAAACAGACTCAAGTCAACATCGCAAGGTCTCCAGATAAACGGTAAAAACTGCCAAGAGTACAAACTTTTGGAACTCAAAGACTTTGCTCGAAAGTTTGGAGTTGGCGTCTCGGGAACAAAAGAACAAATCTGCGCAAGACTCGAAAAAACAACGGTGAGACTCTCATAAAAAATATTTGAAAATATTTTTTAGGAGATGATAGAAATATTGTCTGCGTTCTCTAAAATTCTCTGCTCTGTCTCCAAAAGACGAGACAAAAGTTCAAAATTTTTGTCCTTGAGTTCAGAGTTTTCTTCGAGAGTTTTCTGGTAATGTTCTCTCATAATTTTTATGGTCTCTTCCAACTCCCTTATTTGTTCAAGTTTCTCGTCGTTCTCGGAAAGGAGTCGTATGATAACTTGGTCTGTTTCTTCCATTATTTTTTCTTTTGCACAAAAGAAAATTAGAGTAGTTGCGAAACAATGTCGTCATATGGTTGCTCCAAAAAGCTCTGAGTCTCTAGCAAATTTTTACAGAGTTTTCGAAGAGCCGGAGCTCCTTTTTTGCCATAGAGATCCCCCTTCCACGCCTTCATCAAAAAGTTATTTTTTGGCTTTTCTCCTCCCATCAAAAACTCAAGAAACTCTTTGTATGATGACACGACCTCTTCCGAATCACCCCAAAGTTCTACCACGTTTTGAAGAAGATATTTTTCCGCCTTTTCAGGGTTTTCGAGATCGGAACAGAGAGAACTTGACTCTTTGTTTATTATTTCAAAAAGCTTCCTTCCCTTTGAAATATTTTTGTTGGAGATATCTTTCATGGCATTCAGGAGAGTGGCAAGTTCATCGAGGCTTTCCATTTATTCGGCTGTTACCACATATTTAAAGACTGTCGCTATTCCTTGCGCTTCCGAATCCGCCATATCAAAGACAATTTTCGACTCTTCAAATTTCGCGAGCTTGCGTTCATCATTTCTTTCTTTTGCCCATGAAAGAACCTTTGCAAGAATCCACTTTTTCCTGTCGAGCTTTTTCGGCATTTTGGGAGCTCCCAAAATATTTGTTTTTGTCGCTGTGGGAACAAAAATAATAGTCTTTTCATCCCCATATTTCATCAACATCCAAGACATCAAAGATTCGGAAAGTTTGATGGCATCCATATTCGTGCCTTCTGTGTTTTTACCTTTGTTTCCTCCAAATGAGGTGCAAAACTGTTGTTCAATAACAACTATGGATACAGGGTCCCATAGTTCCTTCTTTTCTTCGAGGAGAGAAAAAAGGTTAAGACGCACTTGGATATCCAACTTCTTTTCTTCGGACGAAATGTCGTACACGTCGATGTCGACGCTCTTTGCTCCGATGGCGATATTGTGGAGAACTTCGTCATAGACAACGGTTCCCTTCTTTCTGTCTTTTTTGTACTTTGTTCCAAAAAATTTGTCTCTTTGTTCTTTCAAAAGTTGAGTATCCCATTTGTCAACAGACCAGGCAAATGCCTTCCATCCAACGTCAAAGGAAGCCACGCTCAGCTCCTCTTTTTCAGCGACAAACCCATCGAAGCTTTTCAGAGTTTTTAGAGTGCGAGCTTCGGACATTTTATACTTTGCCGTTTTGTTTGAAAGGGGGTCCTCAACCATATAAAATATTTCTTGAAATATTTTTCTAAAATGTCCCATCGAGGGTCTTTAGAAATTCTTCGAGTGTTCCGTTGTTTTCCAGTGCTATATCAAAGAGGTCGCTTTTTGACATCTTTTCTTCCATCTCACAAAAAGTGCGTTCACAGTCCCTCGTTATTTTTACAAGAACAAAACCCTGTCGTTTCAACATTTGTGCCTCTTCCTCCCTTCGAACATCAGAGATGAAAATATTCATGTCCTGTGGTTGCTCAAGAATTTTTTCCAAAACTTGTTCCACAAAGATGAGAGGATTTTTTTCATTGGCATATTTACCAACAAGCAGGAGAAGCTCCCTGTCTTTCTCTATGGGAAGACCCAATGTTTTTTGAATTGCTTCTGTGGCTTTATAAAGTTTGTGAGAGAAACGGAATATCTTTCCTCCGTATGTTTCTTTGAGCCAATCACATGCCGTATCTTTACCTGAACGCATAAAAGGACCGAAAGCAATCCTCATATTTATAATGGAAAAGGCTGTCTATTTAACATTGAGCGCTCTCGTTGGGGCTGCCGCTGTCATCTCTGTAAAATGGTACGTTGACACAAAGAACATTTTTTGGATTTTTGCGGCTCTTGCTTTGGAAGTTGCTCTCGTCTTTTGCCATGTGAACCTTTTGAGCTTGGGAGAAGTGGAGATATTGTTTGTCATCGCAAGAATGTTAGCAGTGCTCCTTGTTGTTTTGGCAGCTGTTCTCTGGCTCTCCAGATCCACAAAAAGTTGGAAATTATGGCTGGGAGTCGCACTTGCTTTAACTTCAATGACTCTTTTGGGGATTGCATAATAAAATATTCAAAAAATATTTTAATCACTGCCTTCAGCCTTGGGTTTCTTGGTCGCCTTTACCACAAAGTCGTGGTTGATAGAGTATTCAGAATCTCCCTTTTTGATGACTCGGGGGACCTCGCGCTCAACCCTCTTTCCTTCGTATGAGAACGAAGCCTTCTTGGTGCCCGTAGTCTCGACGATCACAAATTTGTAGGCAGTCACACCAGTGTCCTTGTACTTTCGCAGGAGACGGGTAAAAGTCTTTCGTCCAGCCTGAAGAGGGGTCGTTCCATGGACAATGTCATCGTGTTCTTTTAGAAGAGAACGATCAATGGGAGGCTCGACGCTGTCGAGTGAGATTTGGAAGGAGCGCTGGCCTTCTTTGGGGGCAGGGGCCTTGCGACCCTTTCGGGGGGCGGGAGTCTTCTTTTCCTTCTTCTCGGCTACGGGAGTTTCTTCCTCATGCTCTTCTTCCTCTTCGGGAGGAGCAACAACTTTCTTTGCGGGGACCTTGCGAGTCTTCTTTTCAGTCACAGGAGGAGCAGCGACCTTGCCAGAAGCAGAAGCCTTTTTCGGAGCAGCCTTCTTTTTGGGAGCGGTTTTCTTCTTGGGCTTCTCAACGACTTCCTCTTCCGAAAAGTCGCTCTCGGATTCAGACTCGGACAGTTTGGTCTCGGCAACGGCGCGTCTGGATTTCGACATCTTAGTGCTCTCACAGGTGTTTTCTTAAGTGCGTATTTTTGACGCAACATACGCACACGACAAAAGAAAAATTTTATTCTTTTCAAAAGCGTCTTTTCTACACATCTGAATATTTTGGCAACTGTGGATTTCTGGCTGGAAGTGACCAGAACAGAACGAAAGACCGCAAAATTTGCAATCTCCAAGAAGAGTTTTGCGTTTGTGACAGCCTTCGAAGTCACAGAGTTTCCTCATTACAAACACTTTAAGGCGGCGAATTTCGCGGGTAAATGGCGGCTTGGAAAACTCTTGACCACCAAAGTCTCCTTGCATTTGTCGAAACTCTTTTGAAAAATGTAAAGGTTACCGAACAACAAATTTCCGAGGCTCTTCCATCGAACCGTCCGGCAACGTGTCGCTTTAAAGCGCAAAGGGGAAATGCCGAAGTTTGTGGTCAGCCTTCTGCCGTTCCTTATGGGTTTTGTTCAAAGCACAAAGCCACCGTTCAGGCCAAACAAGCAAAAGATGCCTTTGAGAAGGAACAAAAAGAACTTCAAGAAAAGAAAGCCGAACCTCAAAAAGTCGAGGCAAAAGAGGAAAAGAAACAGACCGTTATCAGCATCCGGAAGAACGCTTTCGGCAACTGGCAGCACACAGACACTGGAATCATTTTCCGGAACATTGACAAAAAGGCATATGGTACTCAGGCATCCGATGGCAAAATTTCTCCTTTGACTTCAAAAGAAGTAGAATATTGCAAACAAAGAAAATGGAGCTATGTCGCCCCGACCGAAGAGGAAAGCGACGAGGAAGAAGAATATGAAGAAGACAGTGATGACGAAGAGGAGGATGGTGACGACACCGAGGAAGAAGAGGAAGACGATGAGGAAGGTGAAGAAGAAACAGAACAAGATGAAGAGGAAGAAGAGGATGACGAAGAGGACTGATAAAATATTTGTATATTTTATTCATGAGAAACAAAACTCTCTCCGCAACTCAGGCAATCCACAAACGCCGTGGCCATTTCGTCACCGCTCCTTGTTTGCACGACAATGGACACAGTGTTTTCCGACTTGCATTTTATACACTTTACAAAGCCGCTCTGGACCACAAGCGGTTTCAGCACGAGTTCGATGAGCAAGTCTTCCCTTTCAATGTCTTCTTTGAAGAACTCGCATTCAAAGTCGAGTTTTCTCCCGTTCAAGTCTTTCACCGCTCCCGGTTTGTATTTTGCGTTGAGGCACGCGCCGAGAGTGTTGTAGTAATAGAACGTCGCAAACTCCATAAACTTTGGATTGTCCTTTCCGGGTTTGATACCGAGTCTCTTGCAGATGTTGGTCACATTGATGTTCATCTTTTTCTCGATGGCTTCTGCCTTTTCCGGAAAAGCAACGCGAAGTTGTTCGAGTGCAAGCTTTCTCACAGACATCCTGTAAAAAGTTCAAGAGAAAGTTTCCGGTTAGACTTCAATAAAAGGAATGAAACGACAACTTGTTCTTCCGGAAAATCTTGTGAAAATTTTTGGAGGAAACAACGAAGAGGCTCTCAGAGCTTTTCTACTCTCTGTTCTCACACCAAAAAAACAGGATTTTGCATTCTCTGACTCTTCAAATGTTTGGGAAGAGGTTGAAACTGTTGGTCCTTTCCATGGAGGAAAAATAACGCCCGTGTCCAGACTATGGTTTGAATTTTGCCTTTTGAGCTATTCTGAAAAACCTCTGCCGTCGATGGTGCAACTTTCTGGAACACCCACAAGATTTATGGGAGTTTTCTATGGGGAGAATAATACGAGATGTTTTGCGTTCAAGGTGGAAAGGGGAAAACTTGATGGTGTGAAAAGCCGTTCAGAGTGCCTTGTCTTTGTTTTCGCTCCGTTCCTTCCCAAAAATTTTTGGGAAGAGATATCCCTTGGTTTCGGTACAATGTGCAACACAGACATTGACGAACACTCGGGAATTCACGGGGGTATTTTGGAACTCTCTTCAAAGTTTACAAAAAATATTCTTTCTTGTGTTTCAAACCAAGGAACAACTCCCGATATTTGGCTTTTGGGAATGTCGATGGGGGGCGCCCTAGCAAAGGCATCACTTTGGCACTTGAGAAAAAATGGATGGGGAGGAAAGGCCACAGTCAAGACCTTTGGATGTCCGAGGGTAGGTAATAAAAAATTCTCTTTGTGGTTTGAACAAAACTGCGAAGACGATTCTTTCTCTGCGGCTCTGATAACGAATGATAAAAATAAAATTGTGGCTGACCCAGTTTCGTTGTTTCCCCCAAAGTCAAAGGGCTATGAAGACTGTCCGTTCTTTTGCTTTTTGCACAACAAGGTTCTTTTCACCAGCGAATGGCTCCGAAGCACACAACCAGATTTAGACATCAGCATCGCAAGTTGCTTGAACGGTATGCTCAATATTTCTGATGTGCAAAAATACGGCTTGTCAAACATGGGCATCGGAGAGAGAAACAGGGAATGGGAACTTGCACATAACCCCCAAGTATATTTTGACAACCTTTCATAAAAATATTTCTTGTAATATTTTTATTGTCGGACTATACACTTTCGGTGGACAGCGTGGTTGCCGGAATCGGACAAGTGGGTTTTGAAAAGCGTGACATTTTCACGGCCTTGACTCCGCCAGGACAAATAGGATCTCCTTTGTGTCTAACAACCACAAATATGATGACACCAATAATAATAAGAGCGATAATGGCGAGAACAATCAGTATGATAAGACCCTTCCCCGACTTTTTTCCGAGTTTTTTGCCGCTTTGTGCGCTCTGATCGATGCTTCCTGTAGCTTGAGCGGAACCAACAAAATTCGCTTGCATGGCGCACGACCCATTCGCGTTTCCTTGTTGTGATATATCAATGCCACCAGAAATGTCAGAGTTGGTGGCCAAAATAGTAAGACGATCCACTTCGTTCAAAGAGCTGATTTTACAATGATCCTCAATGTTTTGGTTGATGCTCTGCCGAATGTCTTGATACGAGGTGTTGGTCGAAACGTCCTGATTAAAGAAACCGTCCATCCATGAGCCAGCGTTTTTGGCTTGGGCAGAGTTCTTTGCAAAGAACATCGAGTCGATGGCTGCATTCTGCGTCGTCGAGAAAAGGCAGTCTCCAGTGGCAGAACAGTTTTGGGTGAAATTTATTCCACCTCGAATGGTGGAATCTTGGATGTCGATGGTAGTTCCACTCGCGATATTTTGACACTGAATGTCGCATGTTCCAGTAAAGTTTTGGGCCACGCTAGAAGAAGCAAGTTGTTCGGACGTGTTTTGAGCTAGAGAAAAACCTGAACCCATCGCGTACTTACCCCATAGATTTTTCTAGAAAGAGAAAAATCAGAACTCTGCCTCAAGAGACCATTGAACGGTGCTCTTGAAATGCTTCTTTTCTTCGTCCAAAATGCAAACGCACAAATGAGGCGCAATCCCTTCCCTTTTGTCAAAATAGGAAGAAGGGATTATTTCTCCCATAAATCTCGTCTTTCTCTTTGACAAGTTTATCTCAATGGCCTCGCTCTTCCACGGCCTCTCAACTCCCTCGAGAGTAAAAAAGACAAAGACTGTTTTCTTCATCTTTGAAGGAGCAAATTCCATGCATACGCACATTTTTTGAACATCGTTGGACGGAAGGAGAATGTCCACATGAGTGGCTTTGGTGTTTTTGATCGAGACGGACTGCATAATATTTTTTCGTATAATATTATCTTTCATATCTTTCTCTCATCTTCTTTTCGAATTCTTTCGGAAGCTTCATATCCAAAGGTTTTCCCTTTTTGAGATACTCCTTGATTTCCTTCTCAACATCGTAGCAATGGAAAACGCCATTTGAATAGCACATCACAATGTTCCCGAGTTCAATGTCAAGAGCGTCGGGATTCGAGCATTTTTCTTGAAGTTTTGGAGGGAAAGGAAGAGCGGCGGCTGTGGGGAACTTGACCTTTGGTTTCTCGCCTTGGATGTATGACACGACCATGTCGAGGAAAGACTCAAAGACTTTCTTTTTGTGTTCCAAAAACTCTGGGCGAAGTTGGTCATCGAAAAGATATTCTGGGGAAAGCTCGTCTTCGGGAATCAGGCCGATGGCTTTCATCTTATAGAGACCAGACTCGAGCTTCGCTGTGAGGTAGGGAGACTTGCCAGAGAGAGTCTTTGTCAAAAGGGCAAGAACGAGAGAAATTCTTTGCAGGTAGTATTTGGTGTTTGCAAGAGAGGAAGTTTTCGATGCTTTGAACAAGGACTTTTCTAGGTCCGAAATATCATGCTTGCTGATTCTCTTTGAGAGCTTTTTGACAGCATCTCTCACTTCTTCCGAAGGAGAGGAAGAAGTGAGAATTTGCTTTTTGATGGCTTCCTCTCCCTCGAGAGCTTCAAAGTTTTTCGGCTGGGGGAGTTGCCTCAAAAGCTTCCTATCCCATCCTTTGTTCTCTCGGATTATTCGCGCCAGAGCGTCCTCTCTCCTTTTGAGGAAAACCCTGAACTCTTTGGATTGAGGTCCATGAAGAAGTTCTGGCAGCAGGTCTTCTTCCTTTGCCTTGATGGCGCTGTCATCGCTTGGGTCAAAGTTCTTGTGATATGTCTCACTGGCCTTTGAAACGGAAGACTTTGTGTTGAACAAAAGTTGGAGGATAGCGAGGCGACGAATATAATCGCGAGTCGTTTCGGAATATCTGTCGAGATCTCTTTCTCGAGGAACGACATCCTCATCATTCAAGAGTTCGCCAAAGATTTCCCTGGCAAACTTTCTCGTCTTTGCGTCTCGAGTCCTCGACTTTTTCCAAGCGGCAAATTCAAAGTCTGTCTTTTTTGTTGGCGAACTTCTCGATGCCTTTCCTCTTTCCCGGATCTCTCCTCCAATAAGAACGGTACCTCTTTTCTTTGGGGCAATACCCATTGTGCTTGCCAGTCGCGTCCTCAAAAGGACAGCTTCATCTCTCGCTTCATTCTCTTCCTTGTGAAGTTTTTCAAGAAGTTCCGTTCTTTCCTTCCCTTTGAGCTTGGATGCCTCTTCTCTCTTTTCCTCAATCTCTTCAAGTCTCTGCAAAAGGAATTGTCCGGCTTCTGTCCTCGGAGCAAGCGTTTCTCTTGCCTCTTCGGCAGCCTCGAAAATTTGTTGGACAAGTTTGTCCATTCTTTCCCTTTGCTTTTCTGAGAGCTTGACCCTTTCCTCTGGCTTTGGGAAACGAAGACGGCCTCCCGGTTCGGGCATTTTTTCTTTTGTCAACTTTTTTCTCTGTTCTTGAACTTCATCAAGAATTTTCTGAATATCCTCTGACCTTCTTTGCAGAATGGCAAAGTCTTTGTATGTGATGGGGATGTCGTAGACCCTTCTCTTTTTGGACTTTTCCTCGTCCTTGACAACTCTCGAAATAGTGGGGATCGATGCTCGGGAGATGGGTTTGTCCTCTGTCTCTCCGGCAGCGTATCTTTCCTCCCACGTTTTGACGAGATTTACGAACCTTTCATAAGGTTTTTCCTCCAGTTTGTACACATCCACATCTTCTTCAAGATGGGTCCCAACAAGCCTCACAGTTCCGACCCTTTTCGCACCATAGACAGTTCTTTCCGACTTGCCGATCATAGCACGAACGGCTCCTTTCCTCTTGGCAGCCGTCTTTGTCTTTTTGGTTGAGACTCTTTCTGTGGTGACTTTTCCCACTTTTTTGACATCCCGAATGCCCAAGAGTTTCTTTTCAGCAGCGGTGTAACCTAGCCTCCCGGTCGCGGCTGATTTTCCTGGTTTGTCGGCTCCGGGTTCTGTCCCAACACCAATGGGAATAACTTCGACATCGTAGCCGAGTCTTCTCAGACGATCCGCCTGTCTTTCGGCCTCTTCCTCGGCGAGAATCTGTTCTTCGTCTTTTTTTGTTCCGGGAATCACAGCCTCTTCTTCCTCTTGCTGAATCTCTGGTTCCTCTTCTTCGAGTTCTCTCTCGAGTTCCCTTTCATAGCGTCTCTGTTCCTCCTCTTCAAACTCTTCATCTTCCTCCTCTTCAGAAGGCTCATCAACGGGTTCTTCTTCGGAAAAGAGTTCCTCATCGCTTTGGTCTTCATACTCGTCCCGTTCCATTAATATTTTCTCGGCTTTCAGAAAAATTCTTTTGAACCATAATGAGTGAAAGACTCGTAGCTACCATCAGCGCCATTGGCGAATTCGTCGGTGCCCTTGTGGAAGAATTCCCAAAGGACAAGGCTCTTTGTGCCTATGATAGGCGTCTCCAAAAAACTGGAGTGAGGAACAAAACTGCGATGAAGAAGCACCAACAAGAGTTTGAAGAATTTATGAAAAAATATGGTGCAAATCTGACTGAAGATTCTTTTGAACAAATTCCGGAAGATACTAAAATTTCTTATGCCTCAGAGACCTATATTTCTATCGGAAAAATTCTCCGAGAGATCGAGCCAGAAAACAGGCCGATTCTTTTCGACCACCTCAAAGCAATCAAGGCGCTTGTCCTTCCCCAAGCTCCAAAGGAGGGTATGGAACAGGTGTTTGGTTCTGTTATTTCAGAGGCCAAAAAGATCGGCAAGGACTTGCTGGATAGCGGAAAGATCGATAAGTCAAAGTTTTCCGGGAAGCCCGATAAAAAGGCAATCGCAGAGATCGCTCCCTTGATGCTTCAAGAATTCCTGGAGAGTGGAGCCATCGATAGAATGGTTTCGCAGTTTGAAGGAAAGGAACTCGACATGGGCTCTGTCCTTGGAATGATCAAAAACATGGCGGGAGAGATGCAATAAAAATATTTCAGAATATTTTTATGAAGAGGAACATGTCCCAACTCCGCAACAGAAGAAAAAAGGAAGAGCAAACAAAAGAACATTTCGACGCTCTTTGTCTTTCCGGGGGCGGCATCAAAGGAATATGCACGCTCGGCGCACTTGAATATTTCTCGAGGTTTGTGGATATTTGCGCCATCAAAAAATATATTGGAACGTCCATTGGTGCAATAATCTGCCTTTTGCTTGTTTGTGGTTATACTCCAAAAGAAATATTTGACAAGGTCATGTGTGGGGCGGAACTCTACAAACCCCTTCCTCGTCTCGCATTTTTTGTGAACTTTGGATTGAATGATACGACTCCACTCGAAGAGACACTCGTTGAACTTGTTTCTGAAAAATTAGGGTTCGTGCCTTCTTTGTTGGAACTCTACAACATTACAGGAAAAGAATTTGTTTCTGTTGCGGCCAACATCTCGAGGATGAGAGTCGAGTACATTGGGTATATTTCCGATCCTTGTATGTCCTGTGTGGAAGCTGTTCTTTTGTCATGTAATGCCCCAGGAATTTTTAAGAAAAGAGTGTACAATGGTATGGTCTATGGTGATGGAGGCATTTTTGACAACTACCCCGCGGATTTCTACAACGATGGCGAGACAAAGATACTGGGTATCGACATTGGAAGCACAGACTTCCCACAAGAAGTTCAAGGATTTTCCGACTATATGCATCGCCTAATGTCTTTTGCTGCTGTTCAAAACTCTGCTTCAAAGAACCTCCCAGAGAAAAGTCTGAACATCAGGCTCGATATCAAAGAGGCGGCTTTTAACCTTTCTCCTCCCACGCAAAGGAAGATAGATCTTTTCGGAATCGGTCATGTAGAAGCGTCGAAAGCTCATCGCGACATTATGACGCTGAATAATATCTCTCACCCCCAATGAAGAAAGAAAAAATATTTTTGCAAAAATATTTGTCTAAAACTTAGTCCTTTATAGGATTTGACGCGTCCGAATAATGGCGGAAGAGGCGAAAACTCCCGAGAAGAAATATTCGGTGATTGTCAACTGCGTACCGAGAACCACACCACTCGTATCAAAGAAGCAAGACTTTGGCGACTTGGGCAATCTTTACCTTGACATGATCGAGGTAAAGGAAAAACTAAGACCGGGCCTTCCTTTGAATCCTCCTGTTCAAAAGGCGGTCGCTCCAAAAGATCCACCGAAAGAAAAGAAGGAAGAGAAAAAGGAGCCTGTACAGGAAAATACTCCCCCTCCCCCTGTCCAAGAAGAAAAACAAGAACAAAAGGAACCCGAACCCCAGCCCGGACTTGTGTTTTTGGATAACGAGGAAGAGTATGCCGATGACGAAGAGTTGGATAACCTTTTGGATGAGCCGATTGATCACCCTCCACCAGCAGCACCTGTTCCTGTTGTCGCAGCCGCGGCAGTTCCCGCTTCTTCGCAACCTCCTCCCATCGAAAAATTCGAAGAGGAAGATGAAACAGACTCTGAATCGGAGGACGAACCCGAACAGGTCGTTGACGAGGACGACAATCTCACAGAAGAACAAAAAGAAGAGAAAGAGAAAGACGAACTTTTGTGGAAGTTTAAAATTCTCAAGAAAAAACATCCTCAACATCTCGACACCATTCCAGACTTTGATGAACACAGTGACATCGTGACCATGCGAAGAAAATATCAGATGACGGTCAAAGAGTTGCACATGGAAAGCAAGCTTTTCGAGTACCGCAAGTTTGTGTTCTTTGGCGGGTGTATTTTCGAGGGCCTTTGCACAAATATTTTGGGTATTGACTTCAAGGGGTTTTCAGAGGTTCAAGATATCCACGGCTACGATTCTCTGCTTGTGGAACTTGGAGAAAAGTCTTACACAAACTTCACGGCTTATCTTCCCGTTGAGATTCGTTTGATTATTGCGTTCACCGTGAATGTCGCCATCTTCTACATCTTCAAAACCATGTCTGTTCGTGTGACGAGCGAAGAACTCTTCACTATGATTTCTCAAGTCGGAGGAGAAAAGATTGCAGACTTTTTCCGAAACGCCACAGGAAAGGAGACAAAGAAGAAAGAAACGGCAGCTGCTCCCACAAAAAAGAGGATGAGAGGTCCGACAATCAGAGCGGAAGATGTCCAAAAAATGTCCATTGGAAAGGAAGACTAAGAAAAATATACTTTATATTTTTCTAAAATTTGACACATTCATCAGGTTTGAGGGGAGCTCTCCCAGAAGTTCCAAAAAAGTATGCTTTTTCTGGTTCGTCCTTGTAATATTTTGAGTTCTTCGCCGCTTTTTGTCCTTCCGACCATGCAAAAGCGGCAAATCTTTCGACTCTGTCCCTCACCTCTTTTGGTGCGAGGCCGTGAGTCAAAGCATAGTTTATTTCGGCATCAGAGAGTTCGGGAAACTTTACTTTACAATAGACGAAAAGGTCCGTCCATGTTTGGCAATACCCGGTTTTGTATTCTTCTTGGGGTTCAAGAGTTTGCGGTCCAAACCAAGGGCATGAAGATTCCCCGTATTCTGTTTTATAGCCGAAAAGGTCAAACGTATCCACAAATTTTTTGAGAAACTCTGTCGTTCCCTGAAAGTATGTACCTCTCGAAGCCAAACCATGAGGTTCAAAGAAAGAAACAGTTTTCTTTCTTCTGTCCAAAACCAAAATATTCGCATGCGCGCCGTGATGCACCAAAACGGGTACCACAACGTGGCGAATTCTTGCGGGAAGCCTACGGATTTTTTTCATCTGTGTTCTAAAAGTTATGGGAAAACACATCTCTCTGTTGTTCACCGAGATGCTTCCCCTTCCTCCATAGTTGAGAAATCCTCCGGGGATAGTATGGTACAAATGGGAGTTTGGAATCCATATAACCCCTTCTTGTTCGAGGGCCAACAAAATAACGATGCTTCCGAGAGTGTCTCGACTTGAACCTGTTTCTTTATCGAGTATGTTCCAAGGAACGGGAAGTCCCCTTCCGACAGTATTCAGAAATTCTCTCATCTCCCGAATTTTTGAGGCTGGCTTTATGCCTAAATTCGCAAGTTCCCTTCCAAGACTCTTTTCAGTTGGAAGTTTGGAAACTCTGTCAATGTCTTCCTGTGTGATTGGAGAGCCTCCAAAAACGGAAAGACCGATTCTGCGACCGAGTCTTTCCGAGTCGGAACGAACAAAGCATGCTCCGTCCTCTGTTTTTAGCAGAGAATCCCCACTGAGATCGCCGATGTCGATCCCATGAAAAAAGGAGAATCTGTTTTTACAGCCAGACTCTTTCCATATTTTCTCTCTTGCCCTTTGAATGTCGAAAAGAGATCCTTTTTCCTTGAACAGTTTGAGACATCCTCCCTTGTCTTTTCCTTTCAGGAATACATCCATCACTTACTTTCTTTTTGCAAAAAGAAAGTTTTTTTACTGGGGCTTGCCGATGTACTGGTCAATCCATCCCGTCATTTCCTCGAGCTTCGAGGCTCCGCTCTTTCGGGCAACCTCTCTTCCATCCTTGAAAATAATAAAGGTCGGAAGAGATGAAATGTTGAGAGCGGTCTTTGCTTTCTCTGACCTGGGGTCGGCAACGTGAATCTTTCCGAAAGTAACATCTTTCCGGACACATGCAGCGGTAATCTTATCAAACTCTGGCAACATCATACGACAGGGGCCACACCACTGAGCCCAGGCATCGAGAATGTAAAACTTGTTCGACCTGATCGCCTGAACAAAGTTCGTGTCGTCGAGTTCTTGAGGTTTTCGCGAGGCGGGAGCTTGAGAAACTTTCATCTTACAAGTTTTGTTTTGTGTTTTGGAAACAAAAAACTTTTTCATTGCAAAAGAGAGTCCCAAACAAATGTTTGCTCTTCTTTTTCCTTTAGAAGTTCAATGAGAAATTCTGGGTCTTTTGTGGCACAATATTCAGAAATGTGTGCCTCTTTTCTCGCTCCAAGCTCGACAAATATCTTTGCGAGGCCGTGTTTGGAATATTTCAAGGACAAAGAAAGTGCTTTATCCCAATCTGAAAAAGAGTAACGCTCGCAAACAAAATTCACAAGGCGAAAGTCCCCAGAAATAATAGCTTTTTCTACCATATCCTCCACATTTTGACCCAAGGGGAAAAGACTGAAGGAAAGTTGTTGCTCACCCATATTCTCGGCGATGTAGGCGGCTTCTGGAGAAACGACTCCAAAAACACGCAGCGCTTTTGATATGTTTTTCCATCCTCCCTCAACACTCCAACAGAGACATTTTTCCAGAAAAGATGTCATGTTTATTCTTTCATAAATTTTATTTTTCCCGATGTCTTTTGGGCGGGAGCTCGTTTCTTTGGTTGTTTCTCTTCGGGAAATTTATCCTCAATAATGTCCCGATTCTCCATCACGATACCATAAAACGTATCGAAAGCAGCCTCCATGCTCTCTTTGTGCTTTCCGGAAACAATGGTCTTTGAGCTACTAAATACCATAAATGTTGTGTGTTTCTTTTGCTTGCGACGTTTGATGTATTTGTTCTCTTTCTCGTACTCAATCTTGTACCTCCATCTCTTTGTCCCTTCCCGAAAACACATAACTTCATACGCAAAGTCGTCTGGCAAACAAGAGCGAATTCTGACATTGACTTGCGTATTTGTGGTTGGTTCAAATCTCGAAATTCTGACTTTATCCTCGTACTTTTGCGAGTTCATGACTGTATTCAGAACCTCTCTGTCCACGGTGAAACCAAAAGTAAAGTCCACATTCGTCATCACAGTCTCCAAAAAGAACCTGGGTCTCGTTTCTCCCTCTTTCAGCTCGAAAGAGTCCTCGATGCTCGCAATATAATTCCAAAGGGTGTCGACGGTTTTTTTGACCTGTTCTTCTGTACGGCATCCGGGAATCTTAAAGTTCCCACGAAAGATCATAATGTGGAGATTCTTCCCATCAACTGAGAGAATGCATGTGACCTGGTTCAAAAAATACTTTTTTGTCGTCTTGTTCTTTGCTGCCTCTGGGTTCGTGACGATGCCACGAAATTCATTGCCGTGCCGAAGACTCACAATGGAACCCTCTGGCGCTTTCACGGTTTTGATGTTTGGTATTCCCGACTTTTTCTTGACCTTGTACTCGCTCTCTGGAATTTCGACGACAGGGAGACCATCAAAAATATTTCTGAGGTTGAAGGTGACGTTCGTATACGCCATCACCGTCTTTGTGGAGACTTGGCAATCAGAGAATTTCATATTTGTTGTGAAATAAAAACTTTGCCGTTTTATTTCCTTTTCTCTAAACAATTTGTTGTTCTTCTCTTACCTGGTGGTTCTTCAAAAGGTAGTGGGAACCCAGAAAAAGACAACATACAGCGGCACTGTTCAACAAAAGAACTTCAAAGGCATTTGTTTCGGCCTTTGCTCTATCTTGTCTTTCCGTTATTCCTGAGACGACGCATATACAAAACAGAAAGTACATCATCGAACCAAACTTTTTATGGTTCAAACCAAAGAACAAATCCATCCAATCTCTTTTGAGTCTCTTTGGCACCAATAAAATAAAAACTTTAACAAAGGCATAAAAAAGGCTGACGGTCGCAAGAGCAAAACCCAAAAAGCTGTGAAATGTCGCTGGAAGGAACAGTTCCTCTCGCACTTTTTTCTTGTGGGGTAGCCAAACAAATGGAGCCACAAAAGTCGAGAAGGAGAGCACATGCAAAGAGACATGTAAGATTTTTTTGTGTTCAACAAATGGGACAAATAGCACGCTCAGACTTAGAAAAACAAACGCAGCGCTCGCGAAAAGAGGATGCAACATTGTCGGATTGACCCACTTGTCTGCTTTTTCCCAGACCACAAGAAACCAAAGTCCCATAAAACAAATGAATTTTCCGAGGACAACGACTGCAAGAGTTTCTTCTCTCATATTTTTTTGCAAAATTTTTATAAGTAATATGTCGCTACGAAGAGGCTCTGCTGAAATGGGTGAAGAGATTGACGGTATCTCTTTGGACGCTGGAGCTGCTCTGACTTCCGCTTTTGGTACGAACTGCTTTCCTTTGCTTGCTGCTGTTGGGGCAGTTGTACCTTTGATTGTGTGGCTGGTTCTATACTTTATTCAGCCGCGTTTTATTCAAACGAGAAAAGACACCGGCTACACCCAAGATAATTGGAAGCTTCTGAAATGGACGATTATTATCACTTTGGGTATTTGGGCCATCTTCTGGGCTTTCACCTTCTGTAAGGATTACAAACAGCAGACCGTTTGCCTTGGATAAAAATATATACAAATATATTTTCTAGTTTTTCAAGCATTCCCGACACACTGACGCGTACATATTTCCAACGAGAATCTTTTCGTCGTTTTCCACGAGTCTTTTACTGAATGGAGCCCTTTTCATTCGCTTTCCCTGAGCACAAAAATAACACCAAGCCAGCATCTTTTCCGCTTTGTCTGCCTTTGGGATAAGCTTCAGATAGTCTCCCATCTCTTCTTGATCTGAATCTCCATCGAGACCAGACATAATAACCACTTTCCCTGCATTGACGATTTTCATAACGTCTTCAACAAGAGTTTTCTCCAAAAAGAACTGCGCTTCGTCAATGCCAACGACATCGAACCCCTCGATGTCGATGTTTTTGACCTTTTTCACCTTTTGAGGAAAGATGTTTTGTGAATCTTCACAAAGTTCTTTGTTGTGGGTCGAGAACCCACTTCCCGGACGGATGTCTCTTTCCGAGTTTGCGCATGTGACCTTGAACCCAAGACTCGCAAAGATTCCGAGACGCCTCCGAAGTTCTGTTGTTTTCCCCGATCTCATCGGTCCAAATATCATTTCAAGAGTTCCAGAGACGTCCATGTTTCGTATTCTATACCGCTTCAATAAAAAGAATGGAAAAAAACTTTCTTATTGTCGAAAGCGGCAGGTCTTCTGCTTCGAATAAAACATGGGTACTTTTAAAAGATTTTGTTGATGGAGTTATTCTTCCGATACACACAGACGTTCCGTGCTTTTGGTGTAGGGAACAATTTGAAAACAGTCCCATCGGACTTCCTTTGCGTTTTGTAAAACATAGAGAAGACGGAGTTTTTGCTGAAAGGATGAGGGAACATCTGAAGTTGTACAACCTGCCGACAGAATACGGCAACGAACACTTTGAAACAGAAGGGAATTTTTGTAGCTTTGGCTGTTGCAAAGCCTACATGCTCGACGAAATGCCAAAGAACCCAGAAAGGTATAGAAAATCTCCGGGGCTTTTGACGATATTACATCTCAAGCTCGAGGGTGTTCTTTCAAAAATAGACGCCGCTCCCAGTTGGAAAACTCTAAAAAAATGGGGAGGGAAGCTGACCATCGAAGAGTTTCGCTCAAACTCAAAGCTCAAAAGATACGAGATTTCACCAAACACAAAAAGACCCTATATGTATTGTAGCGGAAGATATGTAGAAGAAAGGGGCCTCTAAAAGAAAAATATCACAAGATATTTTGTAATGTTCACATTTGGCTTTGTCCCTTCAGTAACTCGCTCTGATGTCGTTCGTGATTCTTACAGGGTTTGGACAGAGAGAAAGGAGGGGCTCCAAAAAATAGTGAGAGATCCAAAGTGTTCAGATTCTTCAGTTGGGCAAATGTCCCTTTGGTTTCAAAAATATTACGGGGAGTCTTTTGTTTGTCTTCGGGAGCTCCTCGAAAGGGAGGATGCGATTCTTCGCCAAATCTGTCCCAAAAATTTAAAGAAAAGGAATGACTCTCTCATCGAGCAAGGAAGAGTGAACGCAGACAGGATGGCAGAGTTCTTCAGTCAGAAAAATCCTTGGTTCACCGTGGGAATGGGAGAACTTATGCTTCGACGTTTCTTTGATATGTTTGCGATGCAAAAACTCGGATACCCGGAATGTGAAACGGAACAAACAAGACTTTCATTTCAGATAGCAGAGCAGTTTTCTGATGGGCTTGTGGAACAAATGGGTCTTGTGAGGTATTAGGCGATGTCGAGTTGGTAGGGTTCATGGTCCATTATTCCATCATCCGCATATATCGGACCATTCCAGACTATCTTTCCCGACCAAATATCATTGTACCACGTCGCACAAACTTTTCCTCTTTCTTTCTTTTCTTCGTCTTCCAAAAAGTCGTACAAAAAGTCATGTTTTTCTGACTTTTTTAGACCCAAGCATTCCTCGTGGAGTGTTTTCCTCTCTTCTAGAGGAAGTTGCAAAGATGTCGCCAACTGCACAATATTCCAAAAATATTTGCCTGTGCTTTTTGAAGAGACAGAAACAATCTTTTTCGAGACACCAAGAATCGGATACGAGAAAACCCTGAAAAGTTCTGGAGGAGCAAGTTCCAGTTCCACAAGTTTTTTCTTTGGGATCGTAAGGTCGACTGTCTCAAGATATTCGGGCATTGCGGGGACAAGGTCGACTTTTTTCCCTTCCATCCGAAACTCAAAATCTTTATCTTGCGTTCCCCAAAATTCGCGGGCCTCGAGCCATGACTGTGCTGGTTTGTAAAAAAGCTTGGAGTCTTTCACAATCCAAGTCAAAGGATCAAATGGAACAACAAGAAAATAGTTTCTGGGCCATTCTATACATGAAAAGAATGAAAGAGAAAATTCGAGAACTTGATCACTTCCTGTCGCACCAGAAGTTCTCATCCACACTCCCTGGGTTGCCGTTCTGTTTGTGTCGCTAAAGACGACAGTTCCCTTGTTTGCAAAATAATATCTTTTTGAGTCACGAAAGTTGGAAGAAGGAACCCAAATATAAGGAATTCCTTTGAGCCAGTATCCAATAGAGTCGTGATCTTGCATCGTTACCAGACTTTTAAGAAAAGAAAGTCGAGTATTTGTATTGTAATGGATGCTTCGAATTGGTTGTTTGAAAAGCCTTTGGAAAAAAAGGCGCCGGTGGTGGAGCCGACAGGGAAATGCAGCAACGAAAATTCGATGGTTCCTCTTCTTCGTCTCAAAATGCAACCGGAAAACCAGACTTTGAATGAATATTTTGGGCTGGTACAAAAAGACTTGCCGATGTACAGCGATGTCGACGCATTTGGTACACCAAAGATAAAAGGCTGTGATTTCCTGGCTCTTGGCACCCAAATACCAAGTCTTGCACTTTTCCCAAGAAATCCATACATGGAATACGGAAATCCTTACGGAACCCTTGGAATTGCCCAAAGATCTGGAGCTCAATATCTTTCAAACTCGACCAGAACGGGAAAGCAGATATTCCGTTCGCAACATAGAGGGATCTGTCCTCTTGGATGGGTGTCCGGACCCAATGGTTTTTGTCTTCCTGAAAACACTGCGCAAAGAGACGGAATGTTCTACTCTCTTCCGAACGCTTCTGCTCTCTACGGCTTCTCGAACTGCACTCCTTATGTGTGCAACGGAGCAACACAATGAAAATATTTTATAAAATATTTTATAAAAAAAGATGGAGCTGCTCAAGTTTCTCGATAACAAGACACACTTTCTTCTCTCTTGTTGTCAAAATGTCGAGCCTTTGGTCATAAAAAAGACGAGAAAAACCACACTGCGCGGTTTGCCCGAAACGAAGCGTATGTTTTTCCAGAAAAAGAACAAGGTTTTTTCTTGTGAATATTTGGGTCAAAACAGGCATGGAGAAGAACTTGTGTTTTTGAACGGTAAACTTTACAGTCGGACAGTGTGGGACTGTGGAAGCAAGGATGGTCTTGAGACAATATACTACTCCAATGGAAGAAAGCTTTCTGAAGGAAGCTGGGGAAGAGGAACCAGAGAAGGAATCTGGAATTTCTGGTATGCTGACGACAACAAGGCCAAAGAAGTGGTCTGGTACGATGGAGAGGTAATAAAACGCTCATTTTGGTCTCGTCAGGGAAAACTTATGTATTCCTGCGACTACAAATGGGGTAGAAAACACGGTTTTGAAAAGAAGTGGGTAGACTACAGGTTTTGCTATGAGTTGAGAAAATATGACCAAGGATCCATAGTTTCCTGCGAATACCTCCAAAGATAAAAAAAATATTTTTATAAAAATATTTTTAGATACCGCGGCGCACAAGCCCGAGATCCTCCAGGTTTTTCTCGACAAGGTCACAAAGTTCTCCTTTCTTGACACTCGTTCCCGACTTTCCTCTTCTCTTGTTTGGATTGTCTTTGATGAGATGGGCAATCAGAAGCATATCCTCATCTTCATAGCCCTTGCTTCTCAAATTTTCATAGCTAACCCCAGCAGCGCCGAGAAGTTCGGAAATTTCTTCTTGTTCCAGCTCCTCAAACTCATCTTGCATTCCCTTTTCCCTCTTTATTTTTTGTGTCTCTGCAAGAATCTGGAACAGGAGAGGAATCTTTATGGATGTTTTGCAAACAACACCGAGTCCCTTCTTTCCGCTCAAGTTTGTCTTGACACGGAAAACAGAAGGGTCTTTTGCAAGATACAAGCCAAGCAAAGATTCTGACTCTGTTGCTTCCTTTCGTCTCTTTGTGACTTGCTTTTTGATGTCCGCGATGATCTTCTCCTCGAGTTCGTGAGGAACTGTCTTCCACTCGAAAGAAGATGCGTCGAACCTTCTTGTTTTTCCGTTGGGTTTATAGCCTTTTCTCGCAATGTCATAAGACGCCGTGCTGACGAGATCCTGTGAAAGAAGGTGAGTGACAAACTTTTCCTTGTTGATGGTCACTTTATGGATAAAGTTTTTATGGACTTGCAAAATGTACTTGAGTTGCTCCAAGTGTTGCACTGAAAGATCTCGTTTCTTTTGGACAAGAGAATACGCGAGCTCGAAAAGCGTGATTCTCACCTTGTAGTCCAAAGAGTCAAAAACAGCCTTGAATTTCGGGAGAGACAAGTTGCACATTTTTGAAACTATTTGTTTGCTTTCTCTGAATATTTCCACGTCAAAGACAAATTCTGTCTCTTCCCTTTTCGTCACGAGAGGAGACGTGACATAAAAGATGTCCAAAAAGTTCCTTTGCTCTTCTCCGAAAGACTTTACCAGATAAAACACGTCATTCTCCTCTGCGAGATAAGAAGGAAAGCCAAAGCTGTCGAGGATGGTTTCCCTATCATCGATCAAGTTGCTAAGAACAGTCAAAAGAATTCTTTCTTTTCCAAAGACTTCAAGGAGTGTTCGGAAACTTGCATAGGGATTCCTTCCAAAAAAGTCTATCAGTTTGGTTTTTAGGATTGCCTCTTCTTTCCCGGCATAGTACAAATCATAGGTGCTGTCGTCGTACTCGCTCTCTGGATATTCGTACCTTTCTTCTGGCCCCGCTTCGGGATTTTGCGGTCTCGCGGAAGCGCACCCAAAGTCGCAAATGTCAAAGTCGCAAGCCTCGGAGCCATCTTCATCCTTTGGGTCGATATTTCTGGCATAGTTTAGGGCGCAGTCAACAGCACTTTGTTTCATCATCCTCAAGACTTTGGCGGATTTCACAGCCTTGGTTTCTGCCGTTTTATAGGTCAAAATATCGGGTGTAATGTCCGAGAGAAACCATCCCTTTCGAGCGTTCACAGCGACGTGGCGGAATACCTTGACGTTTCTCTCGCTCTTTTTCAGATCTTTGTGAGAACCGAGACGAATAGACCGGGCGATTGCTTGCTCAATCTGGGGAGACTGCCAGTGGGGTGTGAGAATATGAACTTCTCGAATGTTTTTGAGAGTGACGCCTTGTGAAAGAATTCTGGATGCGATGAGAACTTGTATTTTTCCACCATTTTTATTTTCCGGTGAAGTGAAAGCTCCCAAAATACTTTGAACTGCGTTCCTGTCCATCCCACCTTGAAGAACAGCGAAACGTCTCAGAGAGTCATCAGAAGTCACGGAGCCACTGTTTGCTTGCTTGAGTCCGAAAAGTTTGAGAATGAGTGCAAAAAGAAGCGCTCCTCCCGACCTCACGGACGAGGTGTATACAAAGATGAGTTTGTTTGGGTTCTTTAGAATTCTGTCGACAATGACCTTGAATTTTGAGCTGTACTCCCCGAGATTCTCCTTGATCTTTTTTGAGATGCCCGGAGGAAGAGCGTAAGTTCCCTTTGCTCCTTTTTTTGTCGCAAATCTTTCAAAACCACGCGTACCGTAGAGCTCGACCGCCGGAACGCCTTCCTGTTCAGGCCAAACAAAAAGGGACGCGTCCAACCCAAATCTGTGGAACCCTCCTCCCTTTTTGGATACTTTGCCTTCCGTTTCGATGGTCTCTGTTTCTGCTCTTTTGACAGACTCTTGCTGATATTTGCTCATCGCAGAAGGAAAGAGGCGGATGTGTTCTGTCCAAGGCCTCGAACTTTCGGATAGTTTTGACTTTGTCTCTTTCCTCCATTCGTCAAACTTTTCTGGTTCAATCCAAGGAACAGTCGATCCTTGGTCCAAACGTTTGGTGTCTGTGGCTGCAGCTCTCAGATAGGAAACTCTTCCTCGGAAAGAGTTTTGGAGTTTCTCTCGTCCTTCCGGCGAAGCCAAAAGCTTTTCGAAAGCCTTCTCTTCTGGAAGTTGCTGGTCCAAGGGAAGAATAAGGTTCATCACATACGCCAAATCCCAGACTTCGTTGACGATTGGAGTGCCAGAAAGAAGAACAATTTTTGAGTTTTTAATCTTGTGGAGGAATGTATGCATAAATTTGTAGACATTGTCCTTGCCTTGTTTTGTTATCGATGCAGAGTCCTCCTCTTCTGCGTCTTGTCTCAGATTCTGCACTTCATCGATGATGATAAGTCTCCCAGAGTATTTTTTGGATACGAGGTCCCAATCGATGGCGCCATCTCTCACAAAATTTTTGAGGATAAGATGGTAGAAGGTTGTTGGTGTCCAGAATTCAAACTTTGCATCTGTCATTCTTCTGAGAGCGATACGATACGCTTTTTCTGTGGGGTCTCCCGGAGGTCTGGGAAAAGATTCAGATGCGCACATGGTCAGATCTTTTCTGAAATTTTCTTGGAGAATTGTTGATGCAAACACCAAAGGTTTTTCCATGTCCTTTGCTTCCGAGAATGCACTGGCGATGGAGATCGCTGTACACGTGTTATGAGTGATTATTCCTTCTGCGAGATAGTTGTGTTTGTCTTGAACCTCAAAGTCATAAACATATCCCTCAAAGTCTTCTTCTCCCACAGATACAATGGGAACATAAACAACCTCTTGTTCCAGAATTTGGGAAAGTTCTTCAGAAAGCAAACGAACATCGGATTTATTCGCTGCCTCCAGGGCAGGGCAAAAATCATCCCCTTGTCTCGCCCTCAAGAGGGAGAGGAGAACTTGTCTCGCGTCTGACATACTTTCAATGTTTCTCTTCTTGTGCAGCAAGTCGTCGGGGGATACACCAAGTTTCTGGGACGCCTTCGACAAAAAGTCAGGGAACGGAAACGGTTCGGGTTCCTCGAGAGACTTGTTTGTCCTTTTTTGGATGGTTTTGACCGTATAAAGAGGAAGGTCAATCTTTTCCTCGAGGCGAAGCGCGTATCTCCTGTGGATCTTTCCGATGCTTCCGCGCACAGTCATCCTCACGCCATACCTCAACAGGAAAGATGAAAAGTCAAGACAACAGGTTCTGTTATAGAACCTTATGAGCATAGCGCCTTCCGCATCGACTTTTGAATGTTCTGTGATGTACATTTCTACAAATTTTTGAAACTCTTTTTGACCACAGTCTGACAAAATTCCAGAGAGACCCCGAAGGTCATAGTCAAACTCATATGCAGAAAAGAATCTCTCGAGAGGGCCAGAGCGGAACCCACAACAAAAAACATCAACTTCTCTCCCTTCTGCGTTCCTGACAGTTGTCTTTTGGGGACGCAGCTCGCGATCAGTCCCCAGACTGTTCTCCATCAAAAAGTTGTTGGCCACAGCCACGAAATTCATATAGTCACCCATCGTCCGGAATGTGTACAAAAACTTTCCTCTGTCTTTTTGGGCAAGCGGACTCAAAGACACGGGAGACGTTCCAAGTCCGAAATTTCTCGGATCTTGATTCCTCAAAAATGTCCCATAAACAGAGTGATAGATAATCATGTCCAAGAGAGACGGAGGAAGTTTTCTTTTGGCGAGTTCAGGCCTCACAACCTTTGGAACGGCAACGTAGGAAACTTTGGAAAAGTCGTTGGTCCAACCCCTTTCAGTAAGAATTTTGTGTGCCTTGGTCATTCGAAGCCTTGTACCACCAGCAATTTCTATGATGTTCAACCTTTCCCTCACTCTCTGCCTGTACAATTTGGAGATGGTCGACTTGCAAATCTTTTTGGTGCTCTCATCAAAGGAAATAACAGAAAGACGGGCAGAAGGAAGCTTCCATTCCCCTCCCTCATTGTCGAATTTTGGTCCACCGGAACTGTAGGCTTTCCAGACAGACTCTATTTCTTTGTTACTTCCGTTGACGTTCACAAGGGTCGAACCGTGAACGCATTTTCCCGAACCGAGACCGTGATAGACGAGTTGCTCGTTGTACTCGGTGTGGGGTGAAACGATCCTTGCGAGGATTTCTTGGTGCCTGTAAAAATTTCCTTCTTTCTCTTCAGACTTTTCGAGGCGAAGTTCGGCAAACTCTGTCTTTTTTGCGAGCTCCTCTTGCAAAAGCTTGTCCTTGATGCTCGGATAGAGCGGAATGAATTTTTCGAGAGGTACTTGCATCCCTTTGTTACTACTCCAACAAAAGAATCCGAAATAAAAAGGAGAGACTCTTGTTCAAAGCTGAACAAACCACAAGAAATATATGCGAATATATTTATACCCTCCATCTGCACCTGTCCTTTTCCTCAAAATACACAAAGTTTTTGTATTGGACGATCGACCTGTTGACAATGGACCAAGTCCCGTCCAAAACTTTGCTCTTTTCTATCCATCGTATCTTCTTTACCTCATCGTTCGCCTTGAATTTTGTGATGTCGACATGGGGTATTTCAAGGGTCAAGAAGAAACCTCCCCTGTTTCCGTGTATTCCGTTTCTGGCTCGGAGCACGGTTATGCCTTTCTTTTCAGAGAGACGTCTCTCGATCAGTTTTGTCAAAAGACCCGAAGATTCTTCCTCAACTTCCCGCAAAAGGGCTTGCTCGAGAGTCTCTGTTCTCTTCCTTCCTCCTCCAAAGTCAGAGTATTTGCCATCCGGTTGTTGAGTCAAAAGCCAATATTCTCTCTTTCCAATCCTCACGAAAGGAATGACCCCAACACGAATGACTTCGCTGTCGTTTTTATCAAATTCTGAAATATCAGAGTGAGAGACCTTGGTGATTCTTGACTTGGAAATGGACGACATGGTTCAAAGAAAAATTCTCATTGAGTTTTGACAAGTTCGATAAAAAGACTCTGACTAAAAAATATTTGTAAATATTTTTTTATTGTTGTACTTTTTTGGCGGAAGCTCTCAACTTTTTGTACTCGTACAAGCCGTACTTTGGAAGATTCGCGAGGCCTCTTTCTGCAGCCTGTTTGAATGCGGCCTGTGCATCCTTTGCAACACCAAAGGCGAGAACCTGTCTCTTTTCTACCTCTGGGTTCTTTGTCTTTCCAAACCATCCGATAATAGTCACCTTGTACCTTCCGTCCGGAAGCTTCTCTGTCTCTTTCATCTCTCCAAGGTTCCACTTTTTCTCTTCTCCGCTCTTTGTGGTGTAGCGAATCCTTTGGTATGTTTCCTTTAGGCGAGTGACAGCATCCACAATATTCTCGTATGTGAGTTCGATGTTTGAACGGGACAAAAAGTTGCTTGTGAGTTCATAAACGGGGATGTATCCCATTCCAGGAATTTTTGTCTCTTCTTCAACCAGAGAAGAGATGACGCCACACATCGCCTCGTAGAGATCGGTCATCAGCTTGGAAAAGACCTTATTTTCCTCGAGAGCTTCTTCTCCCAATTCAATAATTTTTTGCCTTGTTGCGTCAGACATCACTCTTTGCTCTCTGTCTTGTCTTCGTGTTCTTCTTTCGACTCCATCCAAAATGCTCTTGGCAAACTCTTCCCCAAGAACGACGTGTTCAAAATATCCATTGCGAAGGGACAAGAGAGAAAGGAAGGCACGTGATTGGATGTAATGCTTAATTCTCGTGAGAGTTTCGACGTCTGTTATATCCGGTCTGATGGAGCTGATGTACCTCAAAATAGCGGCGTTTACCAAAGAGTCACCCAAAAGTTCGTAGAGCTCATAGTTGTTGTCGTCACCGGATTGGACCGTTTTGTGGGTGAATGCAACGCGAAACTTTGCAAGATTATTTTCAGAAGTCATCTTTCTTCTGTTCTCAGGACCGATACCCGCAATGGAAAGAATCTTGTCGATGAATTCAGCAAAGTCTGTCATTATTCAAACAAATAAAAATATTTAGTTGTTCCTTGTCTTCTTCATTCTTTCAAAAAATGTTCTCTTCATCGAAAAGTTGAGATGGGATTGGTTTGCCCTTAAGATGTCCCAGAACTTCCACAAATTTTTGGTGATCTTTTTTCCACGAGTCCCTGTAAAAACAATTGTTGGTGGAGCAATATTGCCTTGTTCGGAACCAATGGTTTTGAACTTTGTCAAGGCACGAGATGTCTGAAGGAACAAAAGAAGGGTCTTTTTCCCATTCAAGTTGGAACTTCTTCATGCACTTTGAGTAAGTGTAGTGACTTCTCAAAATATTTCCAAGTTTTCTTGTATCGTCCATTTGTCTGTCTTTTCTGAGGTTTAAAAATGTTTACTAAACATTTTATCTGAGTCTCAAAACAAGGTGAAGAGTGGACTCTTTTTGAATATTGTAATCGGCAAGAGTTCTCCCATCTTCGAGCTGCTTACCTGCGAAGATAAGTCGTTGTTGGTCTGGAGGAATGCCTTCTTTGTCTTGAATTTTTTGCTTGACGTTCTCAATGGTGTCCGAACTTTCCACTTCAAGGGTAACCGTCTTTCCTGTCAAAGTTTTTACGAACACTTGCATTTATGGTTACTTGGTGGTTCTTTTTAAATATTTTTTGTTGAGATAAAATGTTATTGGTAACATTTTTCAAGTTTGTACAAAAAGACTTTCTACTGTCCGTAGGCGACGTTCAGGCCAAAATAGCGCTCACCGCAGCAAGCGTTTTGGACGAGAGGGGCCGGACTGCACGGGAAACTCGGGATTTGCGGCGCAGCAAGCGTGCATCCAGTAAAGGTCGGACCACAACCGGACGAAACCGCTGCACATCCACCTTGAGTGGCGACGGGCATTGCCTGCGCGACCATCGGCACCATGGGGGCGGCAGCTCCAGTGCATGAACCGCAAGCGGGCGAAGAAAAAGCGGTCGAACTGACTCTAGCGGAACAACTCATATTACTTCTATTCGGCAAAAGAAAAAATTTTATTGAATAAAAAAAATTTGGGCGAAACAAAGAAAAAAATATTTGGAAAAATATGAACTCAAAAATTTCGTGTGCTGAAAGAAAAACAGGGGTCTGTGGGAAGATGGGTTGTGAGTATTGTTTGCCAAGGTCTTTTTTGGCAAAAGAAGCGTCAGAAAAATGGTCACGGAGAAATTTTGTTGATGCATCCCAAGTTTCCGCGAGTGCTCGCGGAAACTTCTGGTTTGATTGTGACCGGTGCAGGCACCAATATTCTTGCAAATTGTACAACGCCGTCAGGGGATACGGTTGCCCATATTGTTCCAATTCCAAAAGGTGTGGTAGTGAAAACTGTTCGTTGTGTTTTGGTCACTCTTTCGCTTCCCATCCCATGTCAGAATTTTGGTCCAAAAATAACCAAGACGAACCATAAACGTTTCCTTGGGTTCCGGGGGAATTTACCTTTTCTTTTGTCCTGATTGTGGTGGAGAATATAAGAAAAGACTCTATAGGTTCAAAGCGGGCGAAGGTTGCAGTTTGTGTACAAACGTGGGTGGCAGGGCGAACAGAAAGGTCTTATACCACAAATCTTTTGCTTCGTCTCCTCGTTCCTCGGAATGGTCCCCAAAAAATTCTATACTTCCCATGCAAGTGTCCATAAAGTCAGGGCAGAAATTTTTGTTCATCTGTTCTCTTTGCGAATACGAATATTATTCTAGCCCAGAAAGGGTTCACAAAAGCAAAAGTTGTCCTTTTTGTTCCGGGAGGACCTATAAAAAATCTCCTGTTGACGGAAGGGAAGGGAAGAAAATTTCTTTTGCGACAGCTCGTTGGTCCCTGCACTGGTCCAACAAAAACGAGCTGCCACCTGAAAAAGTTTCTCTGTGTTCCGCGAAAAAGTTTTTGTTTGTCTGTCCTGTATGTTCCCACGAATTTTCGGGTACAGCGTCCAACTACAGCAAAGACACCAAAAAATGCCCTTATTGCGTGAATAAAAAGAGATGCGGGAAGGAGGAATGCAAAATGTGTTTCGAGAACTCTTTTGCTTCCGTGAATACGGTCCTTATCTGGAGTCCTAAAAACAAAGAGACGTCCCTACAGGCAGCAAAGTGCTCGAACAAGGTCTTTTTATTCGAATGCCCGGATTGCGGGCATGAATTTTCTCAAAAACCCAACAAACTCAGAGGCAGAAAAGGATGTCCGTATTGCGGGAAATCAGTCATATGTCAAAACGACGAATGTGACTTTTGTTGGAAAGAGTCATTCGCTGAATCTCCAAAGGCGAAATTTTGGTCCCAAAACAACAAAAGTTCACCGAGGCAAATAAGGAAAGGCTGTGAAACAAAATACGAGTTTGTCTGTGAAAAGGGGCATTCTTTTTATACGTCCCCAAGATACATAAGGTCGGGAACCTGGTGTCCGCTATGCAAGAAAAAGACCGAAGCCAAACTCTTAAAATACCTTCAGACCATCCACGATAATGTCATTTACCAATTTGCCCCTGATTGGTCCAGAAATCCAAAGACCGGTAAACTCCTCCCTTTTGACTTTTGCGTGGGCAAAACCATCATCGAATTGGATGGACCTCAACACTTTCGACAAGTGTCAAATTGGACACCCCCAGAAGAGACGAAAGAAAGAGACCAACTCAAGGAGCGTCTCGCAAAAGAGAATGGGTATGTCATCCTCAGAATTCTTCAGGAAGATGTTTGGGAAGATGCTAATGAATGGAAAGAAAATATAGTTTGCCTATATTTTTTGAAAGATGCAAAAGTTTTTGAGAAATAGAGAGGTCGTTTCTCATTCCCTGATTTCCGGAGAGTTTCCGAACCCTTCAGACTTTTTGTACTACGAGGACAAAAAGGCATGGAACGCTCTCAAGAAATGTTACCGTCTTCCAGACGAAAGGAAACACGGTAAATGTTTTCGTTCATGCCACATCTACGAGGAAAATTCCGAGTATAAACTGGGAGTTTTGCACGGAGACTACAGCATAAAAATTCCTCAAAATTCTCCTTGTAATGCGAATTTTGTGGAAGGAAAACCTTTGAAAGTTGTGATGGGAACTTCCACCCTTGAATTTAATGATGATGGGCAAATTGTGAGACACGTCTGCAAAGAAAGTTGCGCGTTTTATTGTTTTCCTTACCCAAGATACAATGAGATAAAATGGGAAAAATTGGGCAACGATGTCATCATCTCGCAAAGAAAAGTCTATTCAGACGAATGGGAAAATGTGGTGAGGTATGTAAATGTTTTGCCATATTCCAAAGAGGACGATATGACAAGCACCGTATGCAACATCATCGGACTTGTTCGGCGTGTTTTGAGGCCGAAGCCTATTTCTTTCACAGCGGAAAAATACATTGTCGAAAAAGGATATTTGTGCCGACTTAAAACACAACCCGGAAAAAGAATACACGTTCCTTGGGTTTGCTATTGAAGATAAAATATTTTCTATATATTTTTTTGAAAGATGCAAAAGTTTCTGAAGAAAAGGGGAGTCATCGTGTTTTCTTTGGTGAACGGATCACTTCCTGACCCTGACGACTTTACCAAAACAGTAGAAGATACAGATTGTTCGAAATATGAAGTCCTCCCCGATGGAACAAGACACGGTTCTTTCTTTTGGAAGAATGGGTATTCAGAGGAAAGCTGCACATACAAATTCGGAGCTTTGCATGGAGAACATTGGCGTGTGTATGACTCGCCGGAAGTCTACATAAAAACAACAGCTTCCTTCCGAAACGGGAAACTCCACGGGGAATTTCGTGAAGGGAATTCTGTGCTCGAGTACGATAATGGAGAACTTTTGAGGCATATATGCGGCGATGATTTATGTCCATTTTTTTGTTCCATCGAAGGAAAGCGCGGAGAGATTAAATGGGAAAGACAGGGAAATGATCTTGTCGTAACTCAAAAAACCCTTGAAGAAAATGTCGTCGTCATAAAATACAGCGACGTATCTTTCGGGTGTTGGGACGGAAGCAGATGGGGAGCTGTGGGCATCTTTGTTCAACCGCGACCAGACGCAAAAATCATGGTCGCAAAATATTGGGCTGTCACGCAAGGAAGACTTTTTGATATGACCGGCGGCAAGATGAACGAGGGAGGGAACGCAAGAGTCCCATATTTTTCCTATTGAATAAAAAATATTTTCTGTATATTTTTTGAAAGATGCAAAAGTTTTTGAAAAAGCCGGAAGTCGTTCCTCACACTCTCGTGTTTGGTGAAACACCTAAAGCCGAAGACTTTCTTCAAAAAATTTCATCACGCGTTCCCGAGCACGAATACAGCGTGCTCCCCAATGGAAAGCCTCATGGTGAATTTTACAGCAAACAAATAAATGATATTGGGATTGCTGAAGAAAGAAGCACCTACAAATTTGGACTTTTGGATGGAGAATATTACAGCATAAAAAGCAACATATTTTTCGGAGACGAAGTGTCAAAAGGCTTCTTCAAAGACAATAAACCTCACGGAGAATTTTTCTTTGGTCCTTCCTACGCCCTTTATGAAGATGGGAAGCTTTTGAGACACGAGTGTGAGACCCGTTGTCCGTATCTCTGTTCTCGAGAAAAAAATACTTCCATAATTCAGTGGGAATATCAAGGCGATGATCTCGTCGTTTCGCAAAAGACGAAAAAGGAAAAAGAATGGAGTGTTGTTGTCAGATACAAGTCCATTTATTTTGAAGAAGAAAAGTGGATGTGTCTCCCATATGGAATGATCGGCGTGTTTAGCAGTCCCGTTCCCGATATTTTGTCAAAAAGAGTGTATGCGAAATCATGCGTCTTTGAAAAAGGCAAGGGGAAAAATCTTCAAGGGCCTTTGGTCGTCCCATATTTTTTATACTAGAATTTGAACTAACATGGATAAAATATTTCAAGAAAATATTTATTGTGGAATGCAAAAGTTTTTGGAAAAGAGGGAAGTTGCTTCCTTGTGTCTTTCCTTTAGGGAGGATCCTGAGCCCGAACGTTTTTGCGAAAAAATAAGCCTCAAAAACACAGAATTTTATGTTCTTCCTGATGGAACAAAACACGGCCTTTGGAGGGAACTCGAGGAAAGAACGGAAATCAGGAAAACATACAAGTTTGGAGTTTTGGAAGGCTCGTATGTTTACTTTGACTGGACATGGGGGACAATAGCCACAGGAAACTTTTTGAACGGCAAACCTCACGGCGTCTTTGTCCTTAAAAAGGGATGTTCTGTCGTGTATGAACATGGGAAGATGACAGAACATACATGCAGAGGTTCCACTTGTGACTTGATGTGCAGCAGAGACGGGACAAAGTCAAAACTCGAATGGAAATGGGAAGATGATGCCATAATTGTGGCACAAACCTCATCAAAAAGGGGAGAAAAAGAAACGCGACAAACCATAAGATATTCTTGCCTCTCGTTTGTCGAAGAAATGAGGGAGGGATATGAGTTTTTTGATGATGGTGAAAATACGGACCCTATTCCGGACTGTTTTCTCGGGACCCATCTTTCTCTCCCGATATATAATGTTCCAATGATACGCATCATCGCAAAAAAATACAAACACCAAAACAGGGAATACAGGTCAAGTCGTGGTTGGACTCTCCCATATTTTTTATATTAGAACTATTTCTTTTCGTTCAAAGAAATAAAGAGTAATACACAAGATGCTATTCGTACAGAAGCAGCCTTTGAATCCCATCGAAGGGCCAATTCAGCCATGTATCAAACGCGACCCTCCGAGGTTTGTTGAAGCTGGGAAACATTGGACAGCAAATCCCGGAGATATCATCCTTGACAATGCCACAAATCCGTACTTGATCGACGGAACTGTTTTGGCAGTTGCAAGAGACAGGAATAAAACTCAGTATGGAGAAAAGAGCTACACTTTCAAGGTGAACAAGGCCTTCCGCCCTCCTTTGATCGACAGAGATGATCTAGTTCCGCTTTCGCGTCTCCCAAGACCGACGACGCAGTACAGAAACAATCCCTCCATTCCTTTCCAAACGATGAACCCAATGTCTGTGGAAGGACGGAATTATGTGAAGCAACAGAGATGCGCAGATAATATTCTTCCCTCTTTCTTTCACAGAGTCGACCAGCCTCAGCCAGATGTTGTCATCAACTTGCAGCAGAAGCTCCCAAGTGTTTCCGTTGAAACGCCAAAGTCTTTTGGTTTGCACCTTCCAACAGAAGGTTGCACCGACCCAAATATTCGAAAAATTGGTTGGGAAGTGACTCTTCGAAACAAAAGGGCAGTGGAGGCAAAGTCAAATCCTTCATTTGGTCTTGGAATTCAAAGCCAACACCAAGACATCACACTCGAAGAGCACAACCCCAAAGTTTTTGCAGATGCAGGAAAGAATTTTTCATTCAAGGAAAATAATTCAAGTCAACAAGATATTTCCTTGCAAAGGAGAAATCCAAATGTTTTCGCAGACTCGAAAAGGGAGTGGTTCGTCCATTTCAACGCAGAGCAGCCAAACATTGAGCTCGAACTTCATAATCCGAGTGTTTTTGCAGACGCAGGACATTCGAGTTCTCTAAGACACACAAACAACGCCGAGAGAGACATCTCTTTGCAAAGAAAGAATCCTTTGGTCTTTGCCCATGCCAAAAAAGAGTACAATGTTTCTCTACAGGATGCAAGCAGCGCTCAAGATATTCTCTTGGAACAAAAGAGACCGAATGCTTCGGCTTTTTCGGGAAGGTCGCAAAACATCGAAACCATCCAAGATAGAAACGTCGAGCTCAAGCAGAGAGTGATCCACACCAACACGGGAACCGGAAGAAGGGCGATGGAATTTGGCAATCCGGAACACTCAAAGAAAGAAGCCCCTCGTCTCGCCAACAGGGTCAAAACGTCGGCAACGTCCGGGAGAGAAGGCGTCGTCAAAGAAACGCTCCGAAATGAAGACGTCTTTCTGAAGCAAACACTCGAACCAAATAGAGGAAACACATACAAATCAGACTCTGCAATGCCGGTGTTTTGCGAGAAGAGACCGGAAGTGCGTATCAAAAGCAAAGAGAGGGTCAGGCCGATTTCCGGGGGAAATTCTTAAAAATATTTTTTGACGAAATATTTTGTTCTCAAACTCGGAATTTTGGTAAGAATGCCCTTCAAAAGCAAGAGACAACTTCAGACGTGTTATGGGAAAAGAATTTCTGCTTTGGCTCGTGGAGAAAAATGGACATGGGATTGTGATGAATGGGCATCTTGTGGAATGAAGAGATGTCGAGGTCCCCTTTATGAAGGGTCAAATGGAGGCTTGTATTTTTATGTCTCTGATGTAAAGGTGTACGTCCCTCACGGGGAGTTGGAAAGAAAGTACGCTATTCGTACAATGGGACAACCGAAGAAAGAAAAACTTTTGGTAAAAAAGTAAGGATGAAGCTGTTCTTTGATAAAAAATCTTGTGATATTTTGGGGATTGAGTTTGAAAATGCACCAGAAAAGTACACTCTAGAACTGGAGCTTTTTGTCGAAAGTAGCACGGAGACAAAAGTCTTTTTGCAAGTTGTCGATAACGATGACCAAAATGCCCTTTTTTCTGTTTACCCGTCTCTTTGTCGGGAACTCGAGATTGATTGTTTTACAATGCCAAAACATGGGGCAAAAATGGCTTGTAAACTTTGCCTTTGAAAGAAAATATTCTTTTCTTTCTTTGTAATATGGAACGCGACAGGTGCGACCTGGAAGAGGATTCGTGTGTCGAAGACCTTGACCTTTCTTTGAACGACTCGAAAAAAGCCCTCGGATCTTTATTCCGTCTTTTTCCGGTGATACTCAACGTGGATGTAAAACAGGATTGGTTGACGGCAAATCTCGCTCAGCCATTTGTGGTAAGGTCAAAGGATTTTTGCAGCTGGGACAGCCTCGAGTTTGAAGCGGAAGGTGCCGGAGGTTTCTCTTCTGCTGGAGTTCCTTCGACCCAAGGAAAAAAGTTTCGCCTAAAACAAATAAGCTTTGGTCATCAGGGAAATTGGAATGTTTACTGGGCTCCAGCATTCGCCAAAAGAACCCATACAGCCAGAGCGGAACCACTGGTCGCAAATATGCAAGGAAAAACTCTGGTTCTTTCGGACCCTTTGTACGAGGCTGTAACTTCATCTCTCCTTTCGAATCTTTACGACCTTGGAATTCTTCCGTGTTTTTCAAAAGTTTTCGGAACAGAGTTTTGTCCTGTCCCACAACAACCACAAAAATTCACTGCCAATGTTTTGATGGAAAGTTCCGGAAAAAGCTTCAGGAGGTATCTTTTGTCCTCCGGGGGAATCCCCGAGGCGACTCTCGGGGATTATATGGCGTGGTACGCCCTTCTTTTTCGAGACGTTGAAGCGGCGAAATGGCTCATTGGCTTCTATCACGCCGACATGCACCCAGATAACGTTTTGCTCAAGAAAGTTGGCTCTCCACACGAGACGGGTTCCGGAGACAGCGAAATGTACGACGCGAAACTTTGGAAAGAGGCGCCTTTTATTACCCTGGAAACTCCAGAGAGCGGTACAGTCTTTGTTGTGGAGAATAACGGAATGATTCCAAAGATTATCGACTATGGCCTTTCTGCTGTTCGCTTCAAATACTCTCATATGTACCCAGAACTTTCCCAAAAAGACTTTGCGATCTCAAACGAACTCAGGATTTACAAGATGGCGAATGAATGTGCAGAGTCTTTGGTGAATGAGAAAGGCCTGCAAAACTTTGAAATTCTTTTTTTTCTTTTGAATATTCTCTTTGACCTTGAAAAAATTGGACTGAACTTTTATCCAGGTGTTTCGCAGAACGTAGACTTGTACAACATCACAAAGAAACTCGTGTATGCGTTTGGCGTGGATGAGAACGCCATCAGGAAGCTTTTTGCGCCACAAGTGCTGAGGATGCAAAAAGCTGTGTCGAGGGAACAGGCAAGACTCGTCTGGTTCAACAGAAGAAATGTCGGTGTAAATTCCGGTGTTGGCCCTACCAAAGCATTCTCTTCTCTATTCACCTCTCAAGAACTCGGAGGAAGAAAATATATTGTTGTGAAGCGCGATCTTTCATCCACAACAAAGGAAGAACTTGCAAAGATTCTCGCGGATGAGAAGACAATATTCGTACCCCTTCTCCCTTCTGCGAGAGTTCTCTCATCCAATCCCGAACAAAAGTTCCGATCAGAGATTGCAAAGTATGCCAAAGAATGTGTCGTTGGGAAGAAACTTGCTTTCTTTGGGCAGGGATATGCCGCAGACAAAAATAAGCTGGAGGCCTGTTCTATGAAACTTGTGGATGGTTTGACCTACGACCAAGAATTTTTGTTGCCAAAGTCAACAATGCTCGCCCCGAGCATCTCTCGGGTCGCACCCTTCGAAAGAAAGGAATTCTTTGTTTTCCGCTCTCCAGTTTGTTCTGTATATTCAAGGCCTCTTTTCCCAAACATTCAAACTGAACTATCAGATATTTTCACATATGAACCCTATCAAAGGCTTTTGAACTTTAGGCCTCCTTCCCAAAAACTTCTGGGGAGGCCGATGAGAACTGTGAGGTGTTCCTTCGTCCGGGTGAGACCCGAGTCGAAATGTTCCCTGTCCACAGGGAGAGCGCTACAAAAAAGAATAGCAAAAAGGTCTCTTCAGGGAAACCCTGCCCTTTGTGTTAACGGAGGGTACTTTGTTGTTTCTCAAAATATCGGCAACTCTTTGACTCCGGGTCTTCAAGGAAAGGAATATGGTCCCATTGGATACTATTTTGACGGAACAAAAACATCGGGGACCGTTCTTCCCGTTCCTCCCCCGTATCGCGAGTGGTTTGCGGCCATAACCATAAAAGATGGGGCTATTTCCGTGATGCACCTTCCAGAGTTTGAAAAACATCACGTGCTCGAGAATATCCCTTTTAGAGTTGCCGTTGAAGATGGTCAAATTCTTGAGGGAACACAAACAAAGATTTCCTTGGACAAAGGCAAGCCAAAAACAGACCTCGAATATGATGCGTGTTTTTGTTCTGGACCGATACTTATTTGGAACAACAAGAGAGTTTTTACAAAGGATGTACTCCTAAATTCCAAGATGGTACTCCCCGATGGACGAGGTTACAGAGTCTTTGATGGTGCAAAGAGCAACAGTATGTTCCTTTCCGTTCCGGGCGAATCGCAGTTTCCCTATGGTCAAAGGCACAGCGGAAACTTTCAGATTCATAATATTCTCGTTGTTCTTGACGATGGGATTGTCGGCTTTTTCTTTGTTGAGGGAAGAGGTTATGACGCCCTTGGAGCAGACAGAGTGCAAGTCGCGAGAATGCTCGAATACGCCTTTGAAGGAAGGGTGAAATATGCTGTTTCTTTGGATGGAGGTTTCAGCGCCAACGCGGTTGTGACAAAATATGGAGACGCTCCGCGATGGCTTTTGCCAGATCCAGAAAAAAGAAAACTTGGAACTTCTCTTCTTTTCGAATAAAAATATCACAAATATATTTTTTATTGAAGATGCAAAAGTTTCTGGAAAAGAAGGAAGCTGTACCATTCTCTTTGGCAAGCGAAGAACTGCCTAATCCAAAGTCTTTTGTCGAGGAAAGAAATACACGCACAGAGTCCTCGTTGACGTTTGTGCTTGAGTTTGTCCTTCCAAATGGGCAAATTCACGGGATGAGAACAACTGTTAACTGCAACTGTATCAAAGAAGAGGAGTTTTCTTTCGGAAAGAGACACGGCAAATATGTTTTGTTGGAAAGAAGGGGGCAGAGAAAGTATGAGGGTAACTTTTGCCAAGACGTGCCTGTTGGAAGGTTCATTGTCTCTTCACCGAAAGAGATAATATGCGATGTCTTCTACGATGAGAGAGGAACCATCACCAGACACAACCATTTTGTGAGGGGAGAATGCCCCCTAAAATGTCAAATGTACGGACATGACCTTGACTATCCGCACGAGTTTGTCTGGAAGTTTTCAAAAGATGACAAAGAGCTGGAGATGACAACCAATCTAATGGGAGAAGGAGAGTACAAAACAGTATTTCGAGAAATTCGAGAGAAAGAGAAGGGGCAGTGCTGGAGTTATTTCATGTCTTGTAGAAGGACACCGCATCTTCCGGAACAAAGAATGCCGGATTTTTTGTTCTCTGAAAAGATAGAAGAACAAAAGAAGCCACAAGGAAAGCCCTTGAGAAAGATTTGTTTGCCCTGAGAAATATTATTTGTAATATTTCAGAATGGAGGAAGCTATAAACTGTCTCGACTCGGGAGAGTTGGAATTTCAGGCAGAGCATATAAAAAAGATGATAAAAAGTTATGCTCATTACGCCACAAGAGACAAAATAATCTTTGCGCCTCTTCACTCAAAAAACAATGTGTGTCGATACAAAGACTTGGTTTTTTGGGAAGGCGCTCTGAAAAGGAGAATCACACGAGAAATATCGTCGACTCCTTTATAAAGACATCTCGAATTTTGGCGGCACCAAGGAAGCCCATTTTCCCACCGCAATAGAGTTTCTGTCTTGAAGGTAAAACACCCGTCTTTTCCCATATCATACACTTTAACACTTCGATGGTTCTATCGCCATCGATGTCAATGGTTATCGTCCGAACAGAGCCGTCATCTCTCGGAGGAAGAACGTAACACTTGACAAAGAGTTGCATAATATTTCACAAAATATTATTTGTTCACAGCGTATAAAGTTCATTATTCACACTTTGCACGGGATCGGCAAAGATCGCGTTGTCTTTGGAAACGGTTTCTGTGAACGCTTCGTTTTGACTTGCGAGTTGTTCTGGCGCTGGGGCTTTGTTCATCAGACGGAAGATAATGAAAGCTCCGAGTCCCAGAGCTGCCAAAACGGCAGCTCCAACAACGGCGCCGATGATCGCTCCAATGACAATTCCGGCTGTTTCCCCTGGAGTGAGACCGCCTCCGCCTCCTTCTGTTGAACAAAAGTTGTTGGAGAAAAGAGTCGAAAGAATGGCGCTGTCGCTGTTGTTCGATGGGAACGTCTCGCTCAAAGCGTTGAAAGAGATGACAAACACTCTATTTCTGATTGTCTCTCTGATGGACGAGTCATTGAAAAAGATTGCAAACGCAAAAGACACCTGTGACTCTTTCTGTGAGTAGCTCCTTCCGTGAATGGTCAAGAGAATATTTTTCGGAACTATTTCTTGAAAAGACCCAAGAATTCTCGAAAAGAGCAAAGTCTCATTTCCAGTCTCTTGGAAAGCTCCGCTAACAGTGTATCTTCCGGAAAAGTCTTGCAGACAAGTCCCATACACCAAGGGTGTCGGCGAAGAGGAAACGCTGATCGAAGCAGTGGGAGATGAAGACGGTGTCCTCGAAGAGGTCGGGGAAATGCTTGGAGTTCTCGTCGCGGAGGGAGTAACAGAAATAGACGGAGTTGAAGAAGGGGAAGGAGGTCTTGATGGGCTTCCCGAAGGAGAACGCGAAACGGAAGGTGTAACAGAGGCAGTCGGAGAATTTGACGGAGTTTCGCTCGGTGTTGCGCTGATTGAAGGAGTGGGAGAGACAGAGGAACTTGGAGAAGGAGATACAGACCTTGTAGGAGAAGACGAGGGCGTGTTGGAAGGAGTCCTTGAGATTGAAGGCGTTCCTGAAGGAGAAGAAGTTGGGGTTCTTGTGGGAGTCGGAGAAACAGGAGAAGGACTTGAGGAAGGAGAAGAAGTTGGCGTTCTCGATGGGCTTCTAGTGGGGCTTGCTGTCACCTGAGAGGGGCTTGGCGTTCTCGTCGGAGTTCTCGAGATAGAAGGCGTTCGTGTGGGAGAAGCAGAGACGCGAGACGGGGAAGATGAAGGTGTTGAAGTTGGAGTTCTCGAAGGGGTCCTCGACAAAGAGGGAGAAGAAGTTGGGCTTCTTGTGGGAGTCGGAGAAACAGGGGATGGAGACGACGAGACAGAAGGCGTAACGGAAGGAGAAGATGAAGGTGATCTTGAAATGGAAGGACTCAAAGACACAGAGGGAGTGGGACTCTTTGATGGTTGAAATGAAGGAGAAGATGAAGGTGTAGAACTTGGTGTTCTTGTGGGAGAGGGTGAAGGCGTTGTTGAAGGAGTTCTTGATGGGCTCGGAGAAGGAGAAGGAAAACAATAGGCAGAGAAAGACACGTCAACAGCCACAGTTCCATTCCCGCTGTTGCAGATGGCTGAGATGACCTGGTTATTTATGCCAAGAATTTCTGCTCTCTTTGAAGCATCATAATTCGGATCAGAGACAACATAGGAAAAAGAAGCTGATAGTGAGTCGGCTGTGAAACTATAGTTGTTGTTCCAACTATAACCGGAACCAAAAGTCGAGGTATAGAGGGAAGACAGCTGTGAAGAGACTGAAGAAGATGTCGCTGCGTTTCTTTGAAGCGTTCCAACACAAGTCGAGTTGGTCGTTAAGAGACACGAATCAGCTGCCGAGGAAATCTGAGGAGAGAGCGAAAGCAACAGAAGGAGTGGGATGAATAGTTGAAGGTTCATTGTTGTTTCTTTTTGAGAAAAGAAAAATAGTTAAAAATTTCGATGGTGGTTTGTGAAAATATTTATTCAGAAATATTTTGTGGAGAGTTTCTCTTGGAAAAGAACAAGTTTTTCTTTTTTGTTGAAGACGTAGAGTCTCGTGTTATACCCCTGTTCTCTGCACGCTTTGAGTTTTTCCATTGTTTTTTGTCTTTCTGACTTTTTGATACCTCCCAAACCTTCCAAAGTCCAGTCAGACTTCACTTCGATAAGCATGTTCTTGGATTTGACAAAAACGTCCGGATGGTATATTCGCTCTTTGTCATCAAAAAAGTAGGGAACTGTTATATTTTCTCTCGCAGGGGAGAAGATGTCTTCTTCTGCAAATCCTTCATCCAAAAGAAGGCGCAGTGCCAAAGGTTTATATCCCTGACACAAAAATACGGCACCAGATGGCATCACAAACTCCTTCTTTCGGAAGCAAGACCTTGTTATTTTGGAGATGACTTCGGGGTTGTGGCTTGGATGGTCGTAACCCGTTCTGGACTTGTACGTTTCTCTTCCCTTCTTTTTGATGTTCTCGTCCATCATTGGATTCGGGACATTATATTTTTCTATACAAGTCTTAGTTCGAGCCACAGAACGCTCTTTCATCTTTATTGGGTCGGAATCTCTCTCGATGATGGATTCTTTGTGTTTTTGTAATATCTTCGGATTTTTCATGACGTTTTCGTGTCCATGTCTCTCCAGATTTACTTTGTCTTTCTTTTCTCTGATTGTTCGCCTCTCTTCTTCCGTTCTTTTGGAGATTGTTTCTCTCAACTTTTCTTTGACTTCTTCACATTTCATGGGGTTGTCAACGCCAAATTTTTTCTTATTGCTCTCTTTTTCTTTGAGTTCCATGCTTTGTGTTGTGTATTCAACACCGTGATTGCGAATCATTCCATCTCTGCATTTTTCCCGAATCTCAGGAACAGACAGCGGATTGTCGTAACCCCATTTACCCTTCCAGTTGTCCACTATTTTTTCTCGAATTTTCGGTGCCTGTAACGGACAAGTCGCTCCATACCTTTGGAAACACGTCCTCTTCACTCCTTCAGATTTGCAAGAAGGACAACCATGCCAATCTTCTTTCTTTGCTCTTCCAATGCATGCTACTTCGGCTTCTTTTCCGCAAGAACAAATGAAACGGAGTTTTTGATGACAACCCTCATACTCAGACAAAAGTTTGAATCCTTTCCTTTTAAATATTTCCTCTGCCTCTTTCTGGTTGAGTTTACCGGATTTTTTGCAAAGACATTCCTGACAACCAGAAAAACTCGCAGAATGAACGCGTTGATACGTCGTTGTCCCTTCCAAACCGCAGAAACAAATAAAAAGGAGTGGTACTTTGGGATCTTTGTACGTCGACAACAACTTGCACCTTTTGCTTTCGAAAAGACGAGAAACTTTTTCTTGAGTTTTCTTGAGAGGCATTTTATTTCTTTTGGAGTGAAAAGAAATAGTTTGATAGTCTCGTCGACTTTGATAAACAACTGAATGACTGGAAGACTTCACTGGCACGGGCCACATTTTTGTGGTCCAACATCCTCTGGAAGACCCAGAAAAGCTGTCGGGCCTTGGTAAGCTCCATAACCAGCCATTTCAAGAGGGACATGCTTCCTAGTCATACCATACTTGTAGTTCGTCGGATTTTCAGGGCCGCCGTAGTACAAATATGCCTCGGGATCGGTTAAAGTGTCGAGTCCTTCCCTGGCAGTCCCCTTCTTCGCATCACATTCCACCCTGCAACCTCCAAACACAAAGAACACAATAGCGACAACGGCCACAATCAAGACGATAGTAAGAAGACGACAGTCGGTCATTAACTTTCGGAATAAAAAAAATTCTTGTATTGAAACTTTTCAAGAAAAAAGTTTCTTTTGTTTTTTTATAGAAGGACAAGATGTCTCTTTGTTCAGCAACGACCAAGCAAGGACAGCAATGCAAAAGAAAAAGGGTAATCTCTTCGCTCTTTTGTGCGACACATGGAAAGAAAACAGAACTTCCTTCTCTTCCTGCGCCTCGTTCTCCTTCCTGTCCTGTTCTCGTTTGCACTTCCGGTTATGACTACAACTTTTGGCAAGTTCCGGAAGGGTTTGAAGGTTTCTATAACCACACAGTCCGCAAAAAAGACAGGTTCAACGTCTATGCGTCGCAGTTTCCAGCTCTTGAGATAAACTCGACCTATTACGGAACTCCCACAGAAAAGACTCTCAAGAGTTGGAGGAAAAGAGCCGATGAAACGGGTCACAAGTACATCGTCAAGGTCAACAAATTCGTGACTCATTCAAAGAAGCTTCTGGATTTCGATGAGACATTCCCAAGATTCTGGAATGTCATCAGCATTTTAGAAGGTACTCTCGAGGCTCTTCTCTTCCAGTTTTCTCCCAAGTTCAAAAACACCAGAGAAAACAGGGAAAGACTCCGGAAGGCATACACCACCCTCAAGAAATACGAGAATCTTCCCAGTCTCTGCTTCGAGTTTCGTCACCCTTCGTGGTTCTCCGATAAAAACGTCTCTTCCTTCTTTGAGAAGAGAGACTGGTGTCTCGTCCTTCCCATTGCTGTCAATGATGAGAAGAAATGGATTGGGGAGCTTCCTACCTTTGGCATTGACGATGTTTCAACAAACGCAAACGCTGTCTATTTCCGACTCCACGGAACGAAAGGTCAGTACATTGGCAGCTATCCAGACTCATTTTTGAAGGAACTGGCCGAGTACGCAAAGGTTCTGGCGCTTCAGGGAAAGAAGGTTGTCATCGCATTCAACAACACAGACTCTTACTGGCACTGCAACATTCCCATACCAGCGACATTGGAAGGCATCACAAAACTCGCGTTTGACAAAACGATGAGTGCTGTGAGAGACGCGAGGATTGTTCTTGAACAACTCCAATAATTTATTCGAATAAATTATTTACGCGGTGCTGACCGCAACAGGCCTTCCAAAGCTTGAAATATAACCACCCGCTTGACTTGCGAGTTCGTGACGGGAGGTAAAGACATACACAAGAACAGCAGCAATAACAAGGAACACACCGACACCAGAAATAATGGCTGAAATCATCGCATATTTATGGGCAGACTTTGCAAAGCTGTCCGTGTTGGCACAAGAAGACTTTTTCACATCATTCGCAGCCATCGCTCCAAACACAAGGTTCAAAAAGACGAGGACGACAGTCGCAATCAAAAGGATGACCAAAAAGGCAGAGACCATATTACTCAAAAAACTTTTGAAAAAGTTTTTTTATTCAAGCTCTTCGAGTCTCTTTGTGAGTCTTTGAACCTCTGCCAAAAGAACGGCGAGAAGAGACAAATGTCTCACAGCCACTGCTTCGCCCTTTGCGTTTTTCAAGACGAGTTCAGGAAAAATTTTCTCCACATCTTCTGGCAAAAGTGCATAGTCTTTCACACCATTAATTTCTAGTTCCTTGACACTGAGCTCTTGAAGTTTTTCTGTATCCAACGAGAGTTCCTTGACATTGTCCATTACAATTCCTTTGTCTCAGAAAAGAATTCTAGATGACCCAACGAAAGGTCAAGTTGTATCTTGGTTCAGTCACACCCTTTCTTTTTGGGACAGAGTGTTGCCAAACTTGTTGCATTCCGGCCATCATAACTACGAGGTCTCCATTGCCAAGAGATACGACCCTTTTGTGTTTCTTGTTATCAATGAGACGCATGCAAAAATCTCTTCTCGCTCCGAGAGACAAGGAAACTATGGGGTAAGTTCTGTCAAGATCTCTTTCTTTGTCCGAATGCCATCCAATGTAGTGATTCCCATCCACATATTTGTTCACAAGAACATAGTTTGGCGCAGGAGAGTCTTCTTTGATGATGCCCTCTCGTATCAAATATTTTTGAAGAAGAACAGCAATCTTTTTGAGAGCCGGAGGCCATTCCTTTGCTCGGACATCCACTCCGGTGAAGCTATAAGCGAGACCCTCATCTCCGTAGCCGACTTGAAGCCTCGGAATAGGAATGACTTTTCCGTGAATGCGTATCGCTGTCTCCTCTGCTGATAAAAACTCTGTGGTGTCCAGCGCTCTCAAAAGTTTCTTTCTCCTTCCATACAAAAACTTTGGAACATGTTTGATGGGAGGTTCAGCCATTGAATTTATTTGAAAAGAATAAATTCCCTCATACTATTAAATTTGTATACTCCAGGCGCTTCGAGTTGAGCCTTTCCCTCTGGGAAAACTTTCCTAATGACTTTAGCGAGACTCTGAATTTCCTCATCCGACGGAGCGCCATCAACGAAACGATAGGCAAGAGTCATATGAAAGACATACTTTTTGTTTTTTATTCCCGCCTTCTTTGAAATTCTTTCGCGAATTTGAGGATCAAAGAGAGGTTCGAGTTCCACTCCAATTGTTCCTCTCGTCCAATAGATGTTTTTGAGAAGAGCCTCAAAAGGAGGAATCTTTTTACATTCCATCGAAATCTCTTGGAGGATTCCTCTGTTGCACTGAAGAAAGGAATCAAAGAGCTCGTCTGACTGTGCGTTTTCAGGAACAACAAGGTCAAACACGGTCATGTGATAGCTTTCATAAGGAAGAGGAGAAAATTTTGACGAAATGCTCGACTTCCAGAGATGCTCTTCAATAGAACAGATATTCCTATTCAAAACTTTTGAGATGACGGTGACGCCATAAAACGGTTGGTAAACCCCTCCCTTTGAAATCTTCTTCATCCCGTTTATCAAAAAATTGTGTTTTTCCAAAGAAGAGTCGTTTCTCAAAAAATATTTAGATATTTTTTATAGTCTACTTTCGCGCTGTGATTGAACCATCAAAACTGGGGCGCGAAATGCTGCCTCCAATGGAAACGGAGCCTCCCACAGGGTAATGAACTTGTCCATTAAAAGTGTAGCTTCCATCGTGGTTAGGATAGACAACTTGGGGAATAGATGGGCGATTACCGTACATTTTTTATTCTCTTTGCTTCATATATTTATGTCAAAATATATAGTGTGTTTTATCCAGGGATCGAAGAACAACAATTCTTACTGACAGAAGAAGGCATAATATGGATAGTTGTACCATCAGAGTCTTCTCGAACGAGTGAATAGGTGGTTCCTTGACCGACGTTTAGCTGGCCCAAAAACCTGACTTGTTGTCCCTGGCTGTTTGTTCCACGAACTACAAGTTTTGCGTATGGTGAAAAGAAGATCGGAGGAAGTTTAACAAAAGTGCGAAGTTTTCCCAAAGACTTCCAATCTCCGGAAAGGTCTTCCACAACAATTTCATAGTTGCATGGGTTGATCTGAGGAATCCATTTGAAAAAGATCATACGAGTACGATCGAGATCTTTGGCATTTGACGGAATACCGACGTTGTTGCTGTTGAAGTAAATCATGCGGTCAGCCATCGTTACTTTTCTACCTAAATTTTTTCTACAAAAAACTAGACAAGCTTGGCAAACTCTCTGTAGAGAGAACGAGCGGTCGGTCTCTTGCTTGGGTCTTCGGAAAAAGCTTCAAGAAAAATTTTAGGGAAAGAATATTTTTCTTTGGCCATTCGAATCCTTTCTTCGAGTTCAAGTTTGTTCTGTTTTCTGTCTTCTCTATTGCTTTGACCAAAGCTTTTTCTGTCTCTGATGCTCAAGAGGGACAGGATACTGTAGGCAGAGCACCAAACATCGACTGCTTCCGCTTGCTTTCTCGTGATCTCTTCAGAATAGTACCGAAACTCGGGAGGATTGACGGTAGACTGACCCCAGTAACAAGTTCTGTTAGGTCCAAAGATACAGGTGAACCCAAAGTCCACAAGTTTTAGCTTTGTTCCGGTGAACATGATATTATTCGGATTGATGTCGAGATGCGCCAACCCTATTGCGTGAAGTTGGGAGACTCCATGAAAGAGAACAGATGCAAACTTCTCAAAGACTTTTTGCGTTGGTCTCCATTCTGTGTCTTCTGCACAAAAGATGAGGCTTGTCAATGAGGTTCCTTCAATGTACTCAATCACAGCAAAAGAATAGACATAATCTCCAAACGATGTCAGACCATAGGCATAACTTTGCATCAAAAGTCCAGTGGGGTCTCGAGACTTTTTTATAACATCCAAAGATTTTTCTTCTTCAAGACCAAGATAAATATCCCAAATTTCCTTGAGCCTCCATTCGGTGTACTCTTTGTCTAAACGATAATTTTCTCCAAAGTCAGAGCCCTGTGTTTCTTTGATGTTGACTGGAAAAAGCTTGAGAGCAAAAACTTTGCCGTCTGGGTCTGTGGCTTTGTATACAGAACCATAAGAACCTTGACCGAGTTTTTTGTGGATGACCCAGCCTTCAAGTTGTGAGTGTCTTATGAGGGGTTCTCGAAGGATGTACGAAGAAACCTGTGCGAGAGTCTTGGATGTTTCGGCAGATGTAGAAATACCGGCATTTTGCCCGATGCCTTTTGCCTTCCAAGAGAGCCATTCCAAGTCTATAAAGTCGTTCCCTTCACGAAACACAGGGTCTTCGACGATCCCTTCTCTGACTTCGGACAACATTACAATAAAACTTTTTGTAAAAAGTTTTATATCTCATACTTTGGGTAAACTACCCCATAATAACTCAAAATATCCTTTGACGGGAAAGAGTTGAGTATTTTGTCTTGCGAAAAGAGAAGGAAATAGTGTTGTTCTTGGGAGAGATTATCCTCTGGGACGATTTCAAACCAGTTCCATCTCTTTGAGTTTTCCTTTGTGGCTTTCGAAAAGCACGAATAAAGACTTTGTTCATTCTCTTGTTTGATTGGGACTCTCCAACACAGATTCGTTCCTTCAGCATCCTTCAAAAATATAAAGTAAACCTTTCGGGGGTCCATCTCAATACTTACAAAGATTATCCGACTTTTTCAGAGACAATTTCAAAGAATTTTTTTTGAAAGATTTCTTTGTAATGTCAGTATACGGACCTGTTCCCACCGTCACCACTCGTGCTTTCCTCCCTCGCCTTGCCACTGCCGCTGACTCTGTCACTTCGACGACGACCACTATCGCTCTTGACCCCCAGACCGAACAGAGCTACTGGACTCGTGTTGGTGACACTGCTACTGTTCACATCCATCTGATCGGTGCTGCTCTTCCCGCTGCCGCTCCTTCTACGCGTATCTATGGTAACTTCCCTCCTCTCAGGATCACTCCGAGCTCTGCCCTTGCTGCTCAGCATGGTGTGATTGTCCCGATGCAATACTACGTTGCTCCCACTCTGCCCGTCGGTTCTTCTGCTGCTGCTCGTATTGAGACCGGTTTCATCGAACTTGGCTCTGTCCTCAATGGCGCTTTCACTCCTCTCGCCGCTAATCTTATCGGTACCGTTGGCTACGAATTTGCCATCGATGCCACCTACGCTGCCCAGTAAAAAGATTTGACAAAGAAGAAAGAGATGGAGAGAGTTTGGATGGATCGAGAAGCCTTTGAAAAGGCAAAGAAAAAATACCTGAAGAGGAAAGTGCAAAATTCGCAAGACGCTCCAAAAGAATTGGACTTTCTTGTCTTTGAAATTCCTCAAAAGCAAGAGCCTGTGACATGCTGTATAATTTCTTGAATTTTATTCGCGAATAAAATTCCTAGTTGAAAACGCTCTGAGATATTTGGTTGAGTTCGTACGGCTGCTCGGTCTTCATCATCCACACAGAATAACGGCTTTCCTCAAGCATCAAAAATGTCCTCTCGCTCCATTCATTCAATGGGAATTCGTACCTCCACTCTTTTTGTGCCTGAGATATTTCTTTTGAAGAAGTGACAATGTGAGTGGTCGCGTCGGGTAAAACATGATACTCGATGGAACTCGAGAGTTCCGTTTGAAAAAAGGGGACTTTTGACCCAACAATAACTTTTCCAAAATGAGAGCGAAAAACATCGACATTTCCGATGCAGCCTTTTGGAAGCTTCACGACAAAGTTTTTTGAATCAACAACAGACAAAGTCAGGAGCTTCTGTTCGCACTCCAATACAAAGTCTTTACAGTCCATCAAAAGTATCTTTTTGTACCCCACAAAATTTGGAAGTTTCAAGGTTTCTGAACGGATCCCAGAAAAGCAGATGATTGGGTCGGGAGGTTCGATGGACACCTTTGAGGCAAATTCATGAACGTCAAAATTTTTAATATCCATTACTGTTGTATCTTGAAATTTTGACCCGATGGCTTTATCACGACTCGAACAGATGAACGTTCCAGTTTTCTTTTCGAACAAAAGAAATATCGAAGTTAACTTTTCTTGTCAGATCATATTAGAAATACAGACAAAATGCAGCATCATCCCTCTCATTACAATTTTGTCAGCCGCAATGCCGTTCTCGAGTCATATTATCAAAAGCTGAAAAAGTCTCACTGGATTCCCGAAGAAGTCGATACAAGCAAAGACGCTCAGGATTGGCAACTTCTTTCAAAAGAAGAAAAGAGTTTTGCAAAACTCATTCTCGCATTTTTCGCCCAGTTTGATGGTCTTGTTGTTGAGAATCTCGTCAGACACTTTCAACAGGAAGTGTCTTCTTTTGCAAAAGAGATTGAGTGGTTTTATATTTTGCAAGCCGCAAACGAACTTATTCATAATGAGACATACATGAACCTGATCAACGTCCTTCTCCCCCCTTCAAAGAGAGCAAAGGCTCTGGATGCCATTAGCAACTATGCATCCATTCGGAAGATTGCAGATTGGGTGGAAAAATGGATGAACCCGGCTGTCCCTCTCCCAGAGAGAATTATCGCATTTGCTGCTCTCGAAGGCGTTATTTTTACCGGGGCGTTTGCAGCAGTGTATTACTTCACAATTTCCAATAGGTTGAAGGGATTGAGAACTGCAAATGAATGGATTTCTCGTGATGAGGCACTCCACAAAAAGTTTGCCGAAGTTTTGTACAACTTTTTGGTGGATGAACTCAAGGTCTTTGAGAGAGTCTCACAAGAAAGATGTCATGAAATTTTGACCTCTGCCATTGAGGCGGTCACTGACTTTATCAAATATTCCCTTCGTCTCGACAATGTCAACATTGATGCCGATAGGATGCTCGGGTATATGAAGAGAGCTGTCGACGATCTTGCAACGGGCCTCAAGTATGAAAAGGTTTATAATGCCGAAAACACTCTCGACTACATGCTCCTCATTGGACTTGAGAACAAAGGAAACTTTTTCGAGGGCGTGATCACAGACTACTCAAAGGGAATGGATATGGGAGATGGAAGTTTCAACACAAAGGCCGACTTCTAAAAGAAATATTTTCGAAAATATTTTATATGAGATTCACGTACAAATTTCCCCCGGACAATCCCTTTCCTTTCAATGAAAGCCTCTTGCCTTTTTTCGCTTGGTGTTTTGCGACAAAAAATTTTATAGTTTGTCCTCCCAAAAAATCCACAGTAAACTTTTGCAGTCTTTCTTCTTCTATCTCCTGTTCCATTTCCAGGTCTTTCTCTCCAACTCGTCGAAATGTTTTGTGCTCATTGATGTTTATTCTGACGAGGGAAGCACAGCCCGAAAGACCGTATTTTTGACCGTCTCTCAGATTGTGATCAAGCTTCAACAAAAGTCTTTTTTCTTCTTTTCTTCTTCCCTTTCCCAAACAAAATTCACAAGTCCTCTCTTTCTTCTTTTTTGTACCATCCCCAAAGCAGCCCTTGCAAGAAATTCCGGTGACTCTGCAAGTTCCCAAACACACCTCGCAGAGAACGCTCGGCACCCTCTTTCCCTGCCCAATACAAAAAAAGCATGGAACGTTCTCTTCCAAAAGAATTTCCCTTTCCTCTTCCGAAAAGAGATCGTCGAGAGTCAGATGTACCTGAAACATGTTTATCATCACAAAGCTTGAAATGATCGAAGCAAAGCCAACGCCAATGTCAATATCAAACTCTTCTTTTTCTGGAACACATCTGGTTGTTCCGGTGAGTTGTTCGTACGCTTTCCTAACTTTCAGAAATTCTTGAGTGGTGTCTCTTTCAGTGTTTCTGTCGGGGTGGTACAACAAAGCCATCTTTTTGTAGGCGAGTTTTATCGCCTCGTCATCTGAATTTTCCGGAATACCGAGAACTTCCCATGGCGACTCTTCTTCCATTTCTGAAAGGTTCAGGAAGGTCTATAATATATTATTTTGAAAATATATTTTACCAAGCTACCCAACTCGAGTATGTTCCGTTCATAAAGTTTTGACAGTTTCCTCCGGAAGGAAGAGTCGTGTGAGGGTTCATACAAGCTGTGGGACAACTCATCTTTTGAGGAGCGGTGAAAAACATCGCATCTCCCGGCCTTCTCCACCTATAGTTTCCGGAGCCTCCCATGACGAAGCTGAGGTCCGGAGTTGAATGGTTGATATAAATCCCATCGCTTCCTGTTGCGTAATTCTGAGACATTACAATTTGACTTTTTCAGAAATTATCAAAAGAAAGTAGAAAGACTGCCAAAAGAAAGAATATGTCGTTTCGCATCAAGAAGACTCTGTTGTCGAAAGAACAAAACAAGCTTGCAAGGAAGCTCTGTACTGTCCGCCCCATTCCAACAAAGTTCAATGTAAACCCAGCCGAGATCCGTCTTTTCAAAACGACGAGCGAAAATTATGTGCTTCCTCTTAGCCTCTGGAAAACTTTGGGACTCATGCGTCCTGAATTTTCTTCTTTGGAAAAAATGGGAAAAGGAGAGTTTGTTGGAACTCTTTTGGAGGAGACGGAACCCATCGAAGGAAGAAAGACAAAGAGAGACCAACAGACCGTTTTTGCTCTGGCGAAAAAAAGACTCGAAAAAGATGGCGTGTGCATGCTTTCCCTTCACACGGGGTTCGGCAAGACGTGCCTGGGTGCTTGTTTGGCTGCCCTCAAGAAAAAGAGGGCTTTGATTGTTTGCAAGTCTGACAAGATAAAAAGGCAGTGGGTGGAAGCTGTCCAAAAATTCACGACCCACAGTGCCGAAATTGTGAAGGGAAAAAAGATACCAGAAAATGTGGACTTTTGTATTATGGGTCCGATGAAGGTGATAAATTTCGGGGAAGATCTCTCATGTTTTGGGACTGTTATTGTGGATGAATGTCACCAGATTTGCACAAGCGTGTTTAGCGAGGCTCTCTTCCGACTCCAACCAGAGACTTTGATTGGACTCTCTGCGACTCCCGACAGAATAGATGGCCTTGGAGAAATTCTTCCTCCTTTTTTCGGAGACAAACCCATCGTCCGAAAGGAAGAGAAGGACTTTACCGTTTACAAAATAATCACAGGGTACAGGCCCGGTAAAAGGTTTGATAAAAGGGGGAACCTGGTTTGGTCACATGTCATCAAAAGTCTCGCTGAAAATACAGAGAGGCAACAAGCCATAGCTGAGGTTCTGAAAAAGCCAACTCCCGGAAAGACCATTGTTTTGGGAAAAAGAAAGGAGGAACTTCGAGAACTTGACCGTCTTCTAAAAGAGTCTGGAGAAAGCACAACGCTTTTTATCGAGAACAAGAAAAACTATGATATGAATGCAAGGTTTATCTTGAGCACAGTCGGAAAGGGCGGAGTGGGTCTCGATGATACGTCAATTACAACTGTCGCGCTCGTTAGCGACTGCGTCGACGTTAGACAATACGAAGGAAGAGCCAGAGTTCCAAATTCTGTGATCTATGACTTTGTGGATTGTTTTGGACCTCTCGAGAAACATTATGAAGAAAGGGAAGAATGGTATCTCGACAAGGGAGCGACCGTAGTCGAGAAAACTTTGAAAGAGATGATAAAAAATTAGTAATATTTTTTATGCGTAGCCGAAAGAAATACTTGACTGTGGAATGGCCTGTCCTGCGACTCCGGGAATTTGTCCGGTAGTGCTCACGGTTTTTGTTTGTCCCTGAGAGACATAAGAGACTGAGAAGGTGATCGTGTTCCATCCTCTCAAAACCTTTGTACTGTCCACAGTTCCAAGAGTCTGAATAACCTGTTGACCGTAACCGTAAGGCCAGCTACAAGTAGTTCCTCCACCAGAGTTTGGTTGGCACGCGTAAGGAGCAACCGCTGTTGCTGAACCGTTTGTCAAAGGCAGGGGAATTTGAGCTCCGAGCTCGCCGTTTTGTCCAAGAGCCTGAGTGGTGGCTGTCAGCTTCAGATCGCTGACTTCCCCTCCGGCGGGATAGGACGCAGCAAGCGAAAACTGACCTCCGGGACTTGGCTGGTACTGAAGAGTGACTTGGGCTGGTCCTGTAACAACTCCAGTGGTGACCGTTGGACTGGACATTCCAATCTGATTCCTTGTTTGAAGCTGAAGGGTGTAAGTTCCAGTAATGACGGGAGTTGGCAAAGCAACGAAATTCTGCTGGAGAGCGGGACCGTTTGTATTACCTGTAATTCCTCCATGTGGGTCTTTCAAAAGATAAACATAACTGCAGATGTATCCGGTTCCACATCCGACAGTCGGCGTCGGCCACGAAAACTTCCATTGTTTGGCATCTTGATCGTAGCCAAAGTCAACATCCTTTACCGGGGGTGGGGAGTCGTGCTTCTTCTCGCAACACTTTCCATAACACAAGATCCACACGAAAAATATGACTGCTGCAATAAGCACGAAAAGGCCACAACCAGACACCATTACAAAGACAAAAGATGTGGAGAGACAGATAAAATATTTTGTAAAATATTTTAGAGACACACAAGAATTTTTGTTGTTGGTCCATAATTTTTCCCAAGACACACCAAAAGAGGAGTTGCTTCCACGATATAGTCGACCCCAACGACAGCCCGAAAAGAAACTCCCTGAACATCTTTGCCCATTTTGGCGTTGTCGATGCCTTTGCCGTGCACCTTTGTCTCGACATACAACTGCATCGCGAGATTTTGCGGGATCCATATCTTTGGGATGTCCCATTTTATGTGGACCATTGTGCCGACTCGGGAAATAGAGATATTCTGAATTCCGGAAACAACTGGTCTTTGTTCTTCGACAACTTCAAACTTGGAAAAAGTTCCCTCTGAAATTTTGGGACGATACATTATACAATATTTTTAAAGTGCGTAAGATATTGTCAAGTGTAATGTCTTTACCTTTCGAGCCTGGTTGTGGCTTTGATCCAAGCTACACAAAAGTTTGTACCGCAAACTGCACGCAGGGAGGCGACTCATCGGAAGGATGTAATCCCCAATATCAATGGGATAATGTTGGATATGTAAACAATCTTTGTAATTGTGGTCAATATGACCCAAATGGAGGGGGTTGTATTGACCCGTATTATGAAGGAAAGTTTAAACTTCGAGTTCCTCCGATGCGTATGGACAATACTGCGGATACTAAAAGAGTCACAGATTGTTGTACCGGTGGATTCAACGATGACTCTTCTCTGAATAAGTGCGCCCCCGGATGGTGCCCGAATACACAGACATGTCACAACGCAATGATCTCGCACTGTAGTTCCGCCTCTGGCTGGCAGGATGGATCCGACCCGTCAAACTATGCAACATCCAGTTGTGCCAAGTATGTAACCAACTCAAAAAAGGAACTCGCGTCTGACTTTCTGCAAAAGACTCTTCCTGCGGCATTTGGAAATTATCGTCTAATTACAGGGGAAGCAATCCCTCCTCCGATACAAAGTTTGAACTCGTATCTTTCAGACACATGCAAACTTTTTCCCGGAGCATGTTCATCGTTTCTTTCTGGATTCTGTCAAAATTTGTCGAGAGAAGACATGAAAGAAGGCCAGGTGTACCCAGATGTTTGTGGTTGCTATATGCCGGATAGTCAGTATCCCTTTGCGGACAAAGTCGCTAGAGCGTGCGACCCAATTTGTAACCTTCCAAACACCGTCCCGTATGCGGCTCCTGGGTCAGAATCTGAGGAGAGATGCACAGACACTGTGTGCATCCTCGACAATATTTCTATTGATATCAAAAATTCTTCTGGGGGAAAGATAGCGCTGAACCAACTTTGTGGAAACTCTCGAGGAGCAGACGCGAGATTCAGTCAGTGCTATTTCGATGGGGTTACGGTTAACGGCGTGAATGCAATGTTGACCCCAGGCGATACGATTAGTCAAGGTTGTGATATCTGTTTTTCTGGGGGAACTGCAGAAAATCCTGACGAGGTCAGTTGTGGTCTTCGCCCTCCAACACCACCAGTGCCCCCGACGCCACCCACTCCGCCTTCTCCTCCGAATGTTGGAGGAGGATGGATAGAAAAAATAGTTGTCTTTGGAGGAATCGGCCTCGTGATTATTATCTTTTTTGCTCTTGTTCTTTGGTTCATCTTCAGGTAAAATTCAAAGTCTTCCAAGTTCTTTGAGTCTCGTCTTTATGAAACGCTCGAGGTCATCATATCGAATATAATGGGGCACACGGACCAGGTCAATACCCATTTTCTTCACTGTTTTGTCTTTGAACAAATCTCTCTTTGCTTGGTCCACAAACTGTTGGGGTCCCTTTCTATGGAAAAATTTATTATATTTTGAGTGTTGGATACCATCATATTCGAGAGCAAGACGCAGGTCGGCGTTGTAGCAGTCGAGCTCCAGATTCCTTCCGGTTTTTGGGTTCTTCAAAAAGTCCGGTCTGATTGACTCAAATTTCCTCCCATAAATATCCTCGAGGATTTGCCGACAACGCGATTCGTGCTTCCCGTCCTTTTGTTTGACTATTCTTCTCGGCTTTTTCTTTGGGAACCAAAAACCAAGGCTTTCCTTCCTTCCGTTCTTCTTTTTTCCCTGATACTTGAAGTAGCAAAATACAGCAACTCCGATCACAACGACAAACTTTATAAACTCGAGACTGCAGAGCATTCCCAAAAATCCCATCTTACAAATTCAGGCAGAGGTGTTCCTATTCAAATATTTTCATGAAAATATTTACATATTTTTTAGGGCGGCCTCCTGCGCTTGAAGTGTTCTTGCCAAGCCTGCGTTCTCTTTTGTGAGAGCGAGAGAGAACTGTGGAATTTTCTCTTTGATGTGAAGCTCTGTTGTTGACACAAGGCTCTCGAGTCTCGAACAGAAATGTCTGTCACTCTCATAGGTAGCGAGAAGGGAAAAGATTCCCTTCTTTGACTCTTGCAAGTTTTCTGCGAGAATTTTGCACTGTTCATTCGAAACTTCAGATGAGCATATAAGTTTTGTCGCTTCGTCCCAAAGATCAAAGACAAAATTCAGAGTTGCCTCCCTTGTTTCTCCCACAAAAGTTCTATAAACCCCAGAAAAAAAGTCGCTGGGTTGAACAGTCATACTTTTGACCATGATCTTCTCACCCTTTTTGAGCTTGGAAAGGAACTTGAGTTCAGAGAGAATCTTGTTGTAACTCTCCATATTTTCTGGTTCTTTAATCATTCATTTGAGTTTGACATTATGTTTCTTTCGACTTTTTCAAACTCGCACAATATAGAAAAAGTTGCAACTTTTTCTATAATATTTTCACAGAGAATGCAAACAACTTATCGCCAGGTGAAAAGTCTGAATGGTGTTGATGATTGTATCCTCAAGTCGGGAGTGCAAAAGTACACGAGAAGAAACAAATGGAAGAAGGCCCTTTGGTGCATGGTCGAGCTCGACATGTTTGCCAGCGCCACAGATGAAAAAGCAGGGGAGGCGATAAGGAGCAACATGATCCACCGCTTGATGGTTATCTTTCTGGAAGAGATTTCGGTCTGCAACCTTTCCTTGTGGCTGCTTCTTTTTGAACGTTTTGAAACAGTTTTTTCTTGTCGAGAGAAACGCAAGGGTTTGGAAAAGGACTCGAATGGATGGAACGAACTGCGCAGCCTCGAACAGGAGGCTCTTGTTTGGATAGTTTACCAGATGTGTAATTCCAGACATATTCGAATTTTGAGCCATACAAGGTCGGCGTTTGGGCACGGAAAAAGTCAGGAATCAGTGGATGTGTCTTCCGAATTCTATCCAGAATTTCACGGGGTGATTCAAGGCTTCGGTGAGGATGAGGGAGAACCAACCACAAAGATTGACCTTTCCAAAGAGACGAGAGAAACAAGGGAGCTGTGCAAAAACTTTCTGTCTTCTCTCGAGCAACAAAAGTATTCTGCGTATCATTGGGCAAGTCAAATTCTCGCGTTGGGGAAAGCCAAGGGAAAATACTACAGAAGCCAAAGGTCAGACTACCTCGTTTTTTGGCTTCTTGAGAGGTTTTTTGAGACGAGAGAAGATTCCGAGTTTCTTTTGAAAGTACACTCTGTGGCTCTTTCGTGGTTTCGCGAACTTTCAGGGATCCGGGAAGGTTTTTTGACGTGGTGGTGTCTCGTCACAGCGTGTGTCGTTGGGTGGCAAACAAGGGAAATTACGAATGACGTTCCCAATCACCAGCGGATCTATGAGAGAAACCTGTCGGAAACAATTCATATTGACGAGTATGTCATCGACAAACACACCAAAGTTGGGAGGAAGCTTGGAAAAGACTCGATAGACTTTGTCTTTGAGGGAGCATTTGTCGTCCGAGAAGCAAAGATCGGTGATCCCAAGCTCCGTCTTTTCTATCAAGATATCAATGTTTTCAGGCTTTCCGGAATCAAGGGTGTGAGAAGGCAAAGAGTCGCAAAAGAATCTGATATTTTTGACTTTATCGTCAGAGCCCAATTGGTTTGCGGCACAGGGAAGACGGACACATACTTTGCCATAGAAAAGAGCACAGGTAAAAGAGTGTTGGTCAAGGGGCCTTTCAGAACAAAAGAATCCATCAAGAATGTTTTGGACATTGCAAAAATAAAGAAGGTGCTCGGTCTTCCCTTTGTTCGTGTCAAAAGAATGGCCTTGAGGCCCAACTTTTTTCCGGATTCTGTCATGGGTGTTCGCTCCAGGATGAAGGACAGAGACGTGATCTCGTGCTTCCTCGTGTTTGAAGACGAGACAACCGAAGAAACTCTTCCCGTGACTATCCGAAAGGGGAATGTGACTCCAGAAACAGAAGTTGTGGATTGGGAAAAGGTGAAAAGCATGGTTCATTTCAATGTCTTGGAATGTAATGACCCCGAAATCTTGTTCTCCTTCTGTATGGCGGTTGTCTTTCGTTCCATCCTCGGATTGCCCGATCTCGCAGATAGGAACTTTCTCTTTGTTCCGAGAAAAAAGCTTGTCTATTCTATAGATGAGGATGTTTGCGATAGAGAGGTCGATCTTGAAGCAGCTCTAAAAAAGAACAGGTACGCAAAATACAGACAAATCCTCAAAGAGAACCAAGACAAAGTTCAAGAAATCTTGAAAAGTTGGGAAGAGACTTTGGGAAAGGTCAAACTGCCAGAAGGAATGTCTTTGGAGAATGTGTTTGCCAGGATGAAGAAAATATTTTAGACGAAATATTTTTATGGTAAACAAGATGGAGCAACTTAACACTTACTTTCAATCGCTCCAATTCTATCTGGTCGAACAAAAGATGATATCAGGTTCGCGATACTCTGTGTATGCGGCAAAAATTTCGTCTCTCCTTGCTGATGGCCAAAGATACGTACTTTTGTTTGTACCGTCCTCGAGTACGGATGTTGCAAAAAGCCACATCTCAATGTTGCAGTGGGAGTCTTTGCAAACACGAATTCTCCCAAACAACTATAATATCCCATTGCAAAGCCTGAACTTTCAGAGAAACAGACAAGACTCTCTTGAAGTTTTTCGGAGAACACCAAATTGTACATACTATTCATCCAAAGACTTGCCGGTAGAATTCGCCCTTTTGCACAACCCAAAAAAGAAATCCATCGAACAGTTTCCTGACAGGCTCCAGATTTCTCAGGCTCTCCAAACTTTCTCATGCGTAGTAAAACTTTTGTAAGTAATATGACTCCCGCCTCTGCTTTCAACATCATTGGGTACATCCTTTTGCTCATCGCTCTTGTGTTTGTGGTCAAAGCAGAGTTTACCGACATCCGTTGTCCAAACCCAAACTGTCCCAAAGAAGAGTGTGGAGACTACGGGAAAGGTATGGCTTATTTTGGCAGCGATCCCAACGAGTCCGACACAATTCCTCAACTTTTGGATAAAATACTTATTGCCTCAAAGACGGAAGAAAGGACGGTCAAGTGGAGGCGCTGTTTTATTCTGAGCTTCCTTATTATCTCTGCCATATGCATCCTCGTTCTTGGAGAAATTCCTCCTGTGGTGACCTTTGTCCTAATGCTGTTTATCGCCATGGCTGTGTGGCACTTTTCTTTTGGCTATTATGCTTTCCATCACTACCAAGCTGCAGTGGACAACATAAACGAAACGGTTGACATTCTAAGGCAAAAAACAGCCGACTGTAACCAATGACGGTCTGGAACAAGAATTCGAGAGTTTACCAAAACTGGTTGGATATGCACGAATCCGACATCGACACACTCAAGGACATGCTTTGCCTTCAACAATTTGGCTACAGAGTATCCCATTGCAAAATTTTGTGGATACCAAAAGATTCTGTGAGCTATCCGATAGCTATCATACCAACGGTAACAAAATTCGAAGTCGAAGAGCATGTTTTTCCTCTGCTTTTTGGAAGACATAAAAAATATTTTATTGAGGATTGGAAAGAATATGGCGAAGTGAGAGACGGGGCAAAACTCGAATACCACGCCGAACATTTTTGTTGTTTGTTGCAATAATTTTATCCATAAAATTATCTTGAACTTCCAACGCGTATCCCTCTCACCCAAAGAACCTCCTTGACGATATTCCCGTCCTTGTCGTATTTTATGCATCTTCCTTCTTTCTTTCCCTTGTGAAATGACAAGGACTTGTTCACACTTTTCCCGTCCCCAAAAAAGACTTTCTTCTCTCCTTCTCTTACTCCCTTTTTGTACACCTCTGTTTTTCTCACAACTCCATTCTCGTACACTTTTCTCTCTCCATGGAGCTCTCCATTTCTATAGTTCTCCAAAAGATGCACAGTGTTTTTCGAAGGATTATATTGTACAAATCTGCCATGTTTTCTGCCTTTGCAATACTCGGCTTCTTCCAAAACATTTCCGTTCTGATCCCATTTGGTGAAGGGTCCGTGGAGCACTGAACCGTTATAGTAAGCCTTTTCTCTCATCACTCCTTTCGTCCAACGCACGCAAAGACCAAAGATCCGAATTTGTGTGCTTGTGGGAATAAATTCACAAACTTTTTCCAAAAGTTCAAAAGGAAGTTTGCGAAATTCTTCAGACTTCAAAGTTTTTTCTTTGTGACATTTCCCAACAAAGTTCAAGCAAAGGGTTTGGAGACTTTCCATCTTTCAAAGTCCTTTCTTTTGTCGAAAGACCGCCGATTTGTCTTAATGCATCGGATGTTCAGAGTCGACTCCACAGTATTTCGTGGGGATGGGTATGGTGGGATCAAAAACGCCTTTTTGTGTGGCCTGGCGCAGGAGTCTCGCAAAGTTTTGATGAAACTCTTGGTTGTGTCCGTAAGTGACGCTAGACATGTGGGCAATTTCATGGAGTACAACATAGACCAAAGTGTTCATCTCATAATACTTGCCTGTTTCTGGGTCTTTCAGGCAGAGAAATATGGCTTTTTTGTTCTCTGTGTACGCGCCTCTGTCGACCTCGCGAATATCCAAAGAAAGATACTTTTTGTCCAGCAGAGAAAGCCGCTCTTTCAGTGCCAAAATTGTGGGGTCAGTCGGAGTATGCCTTCTATTCGCCACAAATATCAAAATGATGATAAACCCCACGGCAAGAGCGGCAAACAGGACAAAACTCATTACAATGAAAACATATTTACCCGAGATATGTTTTATGCACCACCAGAAGTCCGAATACATAGAATCGCATTCTGGAGAATTTCGACTCTTTCTGGAGAAAGCACTTTTTTCGCCTCTTCGTACGTTGCCCATTTGAGGTCTGCGATCTCTTCAGAGATTGTGGAAACACCGTCAAAGTCTTTTTTGTGAATTTTTAGTTCCTCTTCCGAATAAGCCAAAAAATATTGACTCCCATATATTTTTCCGTTCGATCCGATGAAACGCTCGATAAAAGGATTGGTATCGTCCACAATCTGAATCCTGTTCCTTTCAACTTCCATCCCCGTTTCTTCAACAAACTCGCGAATGGCACATGCGATGCTTGACTCTTTTGTGTTTTTCTTTCCCTTTGGGAAGCCCCATTGAGGCTCGAAAATGACTGATGTTGTCTCTGAGATTGCAAACACCATTTCCTTCTTGTTCCTTTCGAACCTGGCTCTCATCTCTTCTTTGTCGTCAAAATAAAGGCGGCAGTTTTTCTGGGGGAGAAAGTCATCCCAAAGAGCGTCGAAACTCCACTCACAAAGTCTTTGCCTTTCTTGGTCGGTCAACCGTGCGCAAGCTCCGAGAAGTCTTTCTTTCGGAATTTTCGAAAGAATGAGATCTACAAACTCAATGGTGTGTCTTCTCTGGCACAACAAAAAGACGGGTTCTCCCTTTCTGAATGTGTACAACAAAACCCCGTAGCTCATGATGGGTCTGGTATATCTTGCGTTCATACAATGCGTTTTTTTCTTCACATAAGGGCTTCGGCCTCTGCCGTAAGTTACGGCTTGCCTCGGCCATTGTTTGTCATACATCATAGCGGCCATGATATTACTTTGTCCTTTTTTTCGCCTCAAACAATTCTTGCTTTTTGAGTAAAAATATTTTTACTTTTGTAATGTGGGCTTCTTTCTTGCCAATCCTTGTAATTGCAATCATCGTTTTTCTGGTGGTAGTCTTGTGGTCCCCTTCTGATAAAAAGGAAGGTTTTGGCGGAGAACAAGTCGACGCCATTCTCGCTGGACAGCCTTGCGCTCTCAGCGCGACTTCTTCCGTTCCAAAGGAAACAATGGGAAAGCCGAGGCCTTTCAACACCATCCTTTTGTCCGCTGCTCCCGTTTCTGTCCAAGAGTCAGTAAAGGCCGCTGCCGATCCAAAGCCTTCAGAGACTGTTCCCGCTCTCCCTACAGAGTTTGATTCTCGAAAGAAGTGGCCGGGTCTTATTTCTGGCCCTCTTGATCAAGCGCAATGCGGAAGTTGCTGGGCCTTTTCCACAGCCACAGCAATTTCGGATAGGTTCCGTATTGCGACCAAAGACAAGGAACTCCAGCAGAGGGTTTGCATCACTCTCTCAAATGGTTCCAAGATCGACAGGCACAACAACATCGCCCCTTGGATTTTTGCTTCTTGTGATTTCTGCAACTACAGCAAACAAATGAATCCAACTTTGAGCGCCTTCCTTAGAGGCTCAGAAGGAACTTGTTCAAACCAAGTGTGTCAGGGCGGAATGATCGGAGAGGCTTATCAATACATGAGAGATGTCGGAGGGGTTTCAATGGTGTGCAACGGAAACATCGAAGAGTATTCTTGCAAGGAGAAACCAGGATGTAAGAAATTCAGGCCCGATATTGTTTACCCCGTCATCGACGAGAGTGAATCCGACCCTGCCGAAGTCCAGATGATGAAGGATATTTTCTTGTATGGTCCTCTGACCATTGGATATATGGTATATTCCGGCTTCGAACAGTTCTTCTCATCTCCTGAAAATGCAAAGGCTGTGTTCAGCAGCACTTCTCCTCTCGGACAGCAAATGGGAGGTCACGCCGTTGACATTGTCGGATGGGGTACGAGCCAGGGAGGAACCAAGTATTGGCTCGTCAGAAATTCGTGGGGTCCTTACTGGGCCGATGGCGGATACTTTAGAATCCAAAGAGGCATCAACTTCTGTGGCTTTGAGGACCCCTCGGAAGTTTGGGGATGCGGAGTTAAAAAGACCACCGGTCTGGCTGCCTTTGGAATGTCTCTTCCTCGTGGAATCGTTGTTAACCCCACAACCAAGGCTGCTGTGTCCCAAATGCAACAGGCGATGCAAGACCAGGCTCTTGCCGCTTCCAGACAAAGCACAAACTGGATTGCTCACGCCCCCGAGCCGACTCATGAAGTTGTCTCTGTTCTCGGATCGACTGAGGGTTCAGTCGGAGCTTTCGAAAGACAACAAGCCGCCATTGGCATGACCCAAGAACAACAAATGCAGGCCATTCAGGACACTTGGGGAAGCTTTGGTCAGGAAATGGAAGCTCCCCAAGAAGAGCCTCAGAGGTACCAGCTCTTGAGTGTTCTTGGCTCGACACAAGGTTCCTATGATGCGTTCCAAAGGCAACAATCCGCTGTTGGTATGACCCAAGAACAACAATCACAAGCCATTCAAGACACCTGGGGGCAGTTCCATCCTCAGTCTCGTCAAGGAGCGTGCCAATAAACTTTGAAAAAATATTTTATATTTTTTCTTGAAAGGACCAAAGCCTAAAAAGTTCAAGGTAATGTGTGAAGTTGTGACTTGCGGAAGTGGTCTCGACTCAGAGATCGACTTTGGAGAAACTGTGTGCGCGGCTCCGACTGACCAAGTATGCAGTTTCGACGGGGCATATGATACCTGCTATGTCACAGGAGAGTGTAGTCTCGGAGGGGCAAAGAAATGCAGCGAACTTTCGTGCGATGGTCATCCTTTGTGTTCCGTGGGAAAAACATCTGGTCAAGGCTGTGGAGGATATCAATGGAGAAATGTCTGTCGTATCGCGCAGCCACAAATGAACAAACAGACGACAGCCGCATGTTGCCTCAATAAATATACCACAGACGAAGCCGTCGGAAAATGCGCAAAAGGTTGGTGCGGAGATGCGACAACTGGAACTCCTTCTTGCTACAACGCGATGCTCTCCCTTTGTTCTGACGCGTCTGATCCAAACATATTGGACATGTGGGCAAATAAACCATCTGATCCGATAAAAGATCCAAAACTTTCCGGAGTCTGCCGTGAGTTTCTTCTTCAAAATCCCTATATGTCCCAGAACCCAGAAAAAAGAAGAGAATTTTTCCAAACTGTTGTGTCAAAGCTCGGTAAAACACCTTATGTGAAGGGAGATGGTTTCAACACTGTCATGTCGGACGTTTGTGGACAAGTGCCTGGATCCTGTGATTCTTTTCTTTCTCAAATGTGCGGAGCAAATTCTTTGGGTGAAGGTCCCATATCAAGAAAACAAGCAGCGTCAGATCCCGAACTTCGAAAACTCTGTTCTTGTTTTTTGAGTGACTTGCAATATCCTTTTGCTGGAAAGTTTGGAGTGGAGTGTGATATCCTTTGCAATGACCCGAACGTCTCCCCCGTTCCAAAAGCAGAACCTATACAAAACACATGGGTAAAAAAGGAATGCAAGCAAAATGTTTGCATTCTCGACGACGTTGTTGTGGATATCCTAAACTCTGAAGTCGGAGGAATAAATCTTTCCCAAGTTTGCCCATCTTCTGGACCCGGAGTCACACAATGCTACTTGGATGGTGTGACTGTGGATGTCGTGAACAGCAATGTCAAAGATGGGATAAACTTGGGTCAATGGTGTTCCGGTTGTTCAAACACACAATCTTCGGGAATTTCTTGTGGAAACAATGGGGGTGGAGGTTCCGGAGGAAACACTCCGGGAAAAAAGAATTGGTTAAAGTATGTTCTTATCGGAGCCGCGGGGATTGTTGGCCTTGTGGTTGTTGGAATCGTTCTTTGGTTTTTGTTTCGAAGAAAGTAAAAATGCAGAGACTGAGAAAATTTCCGAGTGAGTGGAAGAACATCTTTCATTGCACAAGACATTTTGACTATTCCCAACGACAAAATGTCGACGTCGATCACATTACATCCCCTTTTGTGAAACATTCTGAATGGGATGCTTCTCTCATCTATAACGAAAAGAGGTTTGGGATTTCAAAACCAAAGTACATTTTCCAGACGCCTTTTGACTCTGTGCTGTGCCTTTTTGAGGGTTCCGACCATTGGTTCCTTTTCGAAGGGGACGTTTCTGGAGATTGCTCCACTTGCGATGGAGACACAAATTCTTGGTATACAGTGAAAGAGTTTTTGTGTTTGCACGACTTTTTCTACAACGGGCTCAATGACTTTGAACGCTCCGAGTTGACGAGGCCTTACTGGCTCTCGAGTGTTATGGATGGAGACGAACAAATTTTTCGCGCATCCGATTATGACACCTACCAAGATTTTCGAAGGGAAGTTTCGAGGAATAAGATAAAGAAAATCCTCTTTTTTCTTGATGGAGGTGTGGATGAATAAATGGTCACTCACAGTTGTTTCTGAAGATGCAAGACTTTGTGTTTCACGACACAGAGGAAAAGAAGTTGCGATGTTTCAAAAAAGCGGAAAATTGTCTGAACCTCCAAAAGAGTTCCTCATCTATGTTTCTCTTTGGAGGCATATTTTCCCCAAATAATATTTTCTTTCTCGAAAAGAAAATGCATTGCCTTCGAGCAAAAGAACTCGTGTCTTTTTGTGTTGCCTCTGGAAAAAAGGCAGAGCACCTCAAGGAGAAATTCGTGGAGACAGTCAACATCAAAACAAAGAAGAATTTGCTTGTCTGTTGCAAACGAATTCAAGTCCTTCCGGACGGCACGGCCCACGGAAAGGAATGGACTTATTGTTCTGGTTCCGGTTTTTTGCAAACAGAGGCAGAGTGGAAGAACGGTCTCCTGAACGGCAAGAGAAAGATATATTATGACGGAACAAACCAAGTTTCTTCGGAAAGGGACTTTGTCGATGGATTGGAAAACGGGAAACTTGTATCGTACAGCCCGGATGGAGAAGTGGAAGTTGAGGCAGAAACAAAGGACGGGTTCTTTCACGGAAAATGGATATATTATGTTGGAGGGTATCCTCGCGTCGAAAGAAATTATGTTCTTGGTGTTCGAGAGGGAAAATCTTTACTTCATTCTTTGAATGGAAAATATACAGAGATAACTTGCTATGAAAATTCTCTTGTTGTCCCTGAGAAAACCCAAAGAGTTGAAGGAATAAATCCTCGACCTTTGGACGAAAATATGGAAACAGACGATGAAAATTATGCGGAGGATGAATACTAAAAATATCTATATTTTTAGAAAGTTCCTGCATCGTACAAAGTGACGAGATGGTTGTCGTATGAACCGTCTCTGACATACGGAGTCGTTGAAAGCAAACAAGAAATTTGGGCGGCAGGATCAATGGCAACCTCATCAGGAAAAGCAAGAACGTTTCCGGAAAGATCCCTCAGCGCAAAGTTTACGGGCTCATTTGAATTCCAGCGAATGCTTTGGACCATAGGAGAAGAATAGTGATACCAGGAAGTTCCTTGGTTCTTTTCCCAAAAAACAACGAATTGGACGTTGCTTGTTTTGGCTCCGCTGGTCGCTTGTCCCATCGTGTTGATAGAGTTGACATCGGGACTGCTTCCTGTTGAGATGGTGACATAGAGATATGGGTTATCCGCCAAAAAGTTTGGGAAAGTTGTAGAATCAATAGGAATAATCAGCTTCTCGAGTTTTACGTTATACACCAAATTGCAAGCCGTTCTGGCGTTTGTGGGTCTCACGCATTGGACGGTTCTTGTGTTTGTCCAAAGAGTTGTACCTTGAGTGAATTTCCACTCGCTTGGCTTCGGGTACTGCGAAAGGTCTCGATAGGTACTGTCCAAGTGCAGATAAACAGACATCTCTTAATGTTTGAACAACAAGTGTGTTTATCCTCGAAAAGATAAATGCAAAAAATTTCAGAATGGCCCAATGAGTGGCAAGAAATTCTCTTATGCACGAAACATTGGCAGTACAATGGAGAATGTGAAGTTTGGCACAAGACGACTCCTTATTTCTCTTTTCTCGAAAAGGAAGAACAATGGGTGACATTTTCCCATCATTTTGGCATCACGTCTTTGGGACCACAAACTGTACCGGCAATGTACCAAATGTACCTCTTTGGGGAAAAAGTCGTGTGTCAGTTTAAAGAGCGAGGTCACTGGTTTGTGTTTTCAGACAAGCATATGAATTCTTCCCGTTGTTCAACATGTGATGGAAAGACAAAGACTTCTTGTGAAGTCACGGAATGTTTTTCTTTGCACGATATGGTTTGGTTCGCGATGGACGAACGCGAGAGACAAAAACTCGGGATTTATTCTGACTCTGAGACTTTTTCAGAGTTTCGCAAAAAGATAAAAAAGACGCAACTCAAGAAGAAACTTTTTTCATAAAATATTTATAAATATTTTATTGGGACAATACAAAGACCATTTTTAATGGACCTTTCCAAGTTTGCGACAGAGTCACCGAGACCTTCTTTCACTGTGCTTCGAGCAGACTCAAAAGCAGTGGAACAATACTATACAAACACCAACCCAAAAACTTCTTCTCTTGAATCTTTGGAGAAAGAGCTTCCAGAGTTTTTTGATGGAAGAAAAAAATGGAACGGACTTCTCTCTCGTCCTCTGAACCAGGGCAATTGCGGCGCGTGTTGGTCTTTTAGTTCCACATCATCAATGGCTGACAGGTTCGCCATAATTTCAGGAGGGCAGATAAAATTTGTCGCAAGTCCTTCAAAACCCATAGTATGTGACTATCACCCGACAGTCGCTGATCTTTCTTCTCAACAAACTATCAGAAAACTCAACGAAAAGTTTATCAAGGACGGAGCATGCCATGGAAACTCCTTGCCAGAAAGTTTCGAGTATCTCTACGTCTATGGAACCACAACTTTGGGATGTTTCCCATACACTTTTGCAAACTATACAAGTTCAGAAAAGCTACCGTTTTGTGTCGACCTTCTCAGTGAAAAACTGGATCATTGCCCTTCGGGTGTTCCAATGCAAATATTTCGAGTAAAGATGCCATATTTTGTCCAAAGAAAAGAAAAAAGAGACACAACAGACAAGGACTTGATGGCTGAAATATACCAGAGAGGTCCCGTGTCTTGCGGATATGTCGTCTACAAAGACTTTATGTTTCCGAAAGATTATCCAAACTCTTGGAGAGAAGGAGTTTACAAACACGATGCAAAAGTCGAGGAAATTATGGGAGGGCATGCCATCGTTGTTGTTGGATGGGGAACTACGAAATCTGGAAGGGGCTATTGGATAATCCGGAACTCTTGGGGCGAGGATTGGGGAGACAATGGGCATTTTTTGATGGAGAGAAACTGTCCGTTTGCGAATCTCGAGCAAAATAACATGACTTGCATCCCCGATATTCCGGGACTCGTTCTTCCCGAAGAACTTCAAGAAAGATACCTAAATTCAAACTTTCACAAGGCCTTGAGGGAAACGTTTCCTTTGCATGAGTCTGGATTTCCGATGAGCATTGTTTCTCAAATGTCAGAACAGCAACAGAAATGGCTCAAGCCTTTGGTTATTCCTGGAAGTCTCCCAGACCTCAAAACTTTCATTGCCGCCAAAATGTTCAATCCGATGGAGATACCAGGAGCCGAAGAGAACCCAAGAGAAGCCTTTGAGTTTGGAGAAAAGGAAGATTCGGGAAACAGTTGGTTCCTTTTCCTTGTGATTCTTGTGGGATTCTTTATCGTCGTTCTCGCAGTGTATGGGATGAAAAAGAATAGTCTCTGAATTTTCGATGCTCTTCAAAGACTCGGGAATTTTTGCTGACTTGGGAATTTTGACATTTTTTGGGAGATACATAAAAATATTTTTATGACAAAAAATATTTTTTGTTGAGAGATACATAAAAAATTTTAGAGAGTTGCGAAAAAAGCGCTTCGGCTCATCACAGCATCTTTTTTAATGTTGCGCAAAAGAACTCCAGAATGTTTCCACACGAGCTTTTTCACAGCCTCTTGGTGCAACTTTCTTTGAGTCGCGGCAACAACAAGTTCTTCAGATCCCTTTTTGTCAAGGCCGAGACCCGAGAATTTTCCCTGTCTTGTTTCTTCCAAAAGATCAGCGGCAGAAGAATAAAACTTTTCTTTTGACTTTAGCGGCAAAAGGATGAGTGCAGCCAAGAGAATCCTTCTCGCTTCTGAAAAGTCTCCAGGACCAAGTTGGGGGATTCGTTCCAAAATATTTTGGAGCGCTGCCTTGACCATAGAGTCGACTGTTTTGTATTTTCTGAGGGCGATGGAAACGGTGTGTTTTCTGGTATCGGCGAGCCTTTGCTCAATGTCTTTCTTTGGAAGTCTTGCAAGAGGGACGACTTGCGAAGTTATGGCTCTTGTCACAACTCTCTTTGCTCCCTCTGAAAAGTTTTCGGGAATGGAGAGGGAAGTAGACTCGACGATCGAAGAAACTTGGCTGGTGACGTTGCGAAGTCTGTCGTTGTAACATCCATAAATGTTTTTGAGAAGAAAAACAGCATCTTCTTCCTTGACTTGTTTTGTGTCTTTCCTCAAAAGCTCGGCGACATACGCAGATTCCTGAAGGAAACACCTGGCTCTTTCCGTGATGAAAACGCGGAGTGTTTGGGCCTTTGTGTTGTCTTCGTTCATGAGTCTTGAGACAAGACTCTGGAGTTCCGCCTCTTTTCTCTTTGGAATCCACCAAGAAGGAACATCTTCGTCATACAAAAGACCGATGCGTTTGAGCTTTCCGATGTTTTTGGAAACAAAGGAACCGCTGACATAAATCCTGTCTCCTTCCGTGACCTTGGAAAACTCCATCTTACTTATTCTTTCGAGTGAAAGAATAAAAGAGAGAAGTAATGGGAATAGTCATCTCTGTGATAATCTCTTTTGCAGCTCTCGCAATCGGAGGAACTCTTTCGGCTGTGGCTGCATCAAAGGCAGATGAACCTGCGAAGAAATGGGCCATTTTCTCAACGATAACATGCTATGTCGCATTAGTGGTTGCGCTTCTCATTGCAATATTTTTACTATAGTTTCAAGGTCAACAAAAAATATTTCTATAAAATATTTTAGACAAAGTGCGGGGCGATAAGTTTCTGAAGAACGCAGTAGTTGAGTCTGTCATCGGTCACAACTGCGCCTGTAGACTTGACGGTGACCTTTCCATTCGAAACATCTTCCTGATACTGTTCATATCTCAGAAGCTTGGAAAGAGCCTCGTCAGGAATAATGTTCTTCTTTGAGTCTTGGTCCTGGAGATTCCTCTTTCCTCCGGGATTCAGGCCAATCCACCTCTTTCGACTCTCAAGTTTCTCGGGATTGGTCTCGTCTTCCTTCACACGGATGTAGGTGCAGACAGCAGAGGTGACATCAGCCATCGAAAGAAGAGTGCCCCTTTCAACCTTGAGGAAGTCGGCAAGTTCATCGCTAATTTCCTTTGGCTTCTTGATGCCAGAATTTCCCTTCACCACACGCTTCTTGGCACGGCCATTGCGGATTCTGGGGACTTGGCGATTGACATCAGAGAGTTGCTTTTTGATCTTTGAGAGGAACCTCGCTCCCTTGACCTTTTCAGTCGACTCTTTGAGCCTATCAATCTCGACAGAAATGGACTCGATGATTCTGGTGAGTTCTTCGCAGACGCTATCAGAGGTGGGAGCAGGTTTGCGAACACGCTGAACTTTAGTGGCGACTTCCTCCTCAACAACTTCCTCTTCGATGACCTTGGTGTTCTTCGGCATTTTATTCCACATTCACTTTTTCCTTAAGCTCGTGGCGAAAACTTGCCCACCCCAAAGTATAAATTTCAATCGAAACTTTTCGCCCAGAGAAAAGGTCAAATAAATATTGCTCGAACAATAAGAAACAACATGTCAAGGTCAAACAAGTCCCAAAAGTCTTCTCCTTCGCACAGCGTCGCCCTCAAGGATTTTGATGTGGACAAGCTTGTGGTGAAGAAGGTTGTGACCAAGAAGGGAAAGGTTTCGTATGAGGTTATCGAGGTTGCGTACAAGTACCCCGATGGCAAGGAAGAACAACTCAAGATTAAGTTCCCGAGATGTTTTACCTTTGGACTCAAGAACGTCTACACCTACCAGGCCCCGAAAACTCCCGATAACATCAAGCCGGGAGAATTTGAGTTTGCACTCGTCCCTTATTCGAAGGGATGGGCAACTTCTCCCACTGAGAATGACATTCTTCTTGACAAGGTTGAGAGAGAGATCATCGACAAGGTTCGTTCTGTGTCTTCGAAGGATGATGGTGTCGCTGAGAAGCTTCAGAAGAAACTCAAGAAGAAGAATCCCGACTATAGAGATGCCGATGATTGCGGTGTTTCTCCCATCTTCTCCTGGCAAAGGGAAGACAAGAAGGAGGGAGACACCAGAAAGACCCGTCCCATTGACCCCAACAAACAAAAGATTCTGAACACCAAGACCGTGTCGTCTCGTGGAGGCAATGGAAAACCTGTGACGATGTATACCGTGTTTCGTGCGCCGAGGAAGGTGAAACCTCTCGATTACAAGACTCTGATTGGCAAGTCCGGTGATGCTGCTGCTTGTGTGACTATCGAAGGATTCTTTGTCAAGGACAATGCCAAGCTGTGCCCTCAATGCAAACTGTATGACGCAGTGTTCACGGAGAAGGCGAGGGAGTATGTTCCTGAAGCCGACGATGAGGAGTTTAGCGATGAGGAAGGAGAAGAGAAGGAAAAGGACGAAGATGCCGAGTTCAGCGAGTCCGAGGAGGAAGAAACTCTCGATGATTAAGACGAATTAGAAATTCTTTTTGAACTTACAAAAGAATTTATAGAAAATGTCTCTTTGTGTTGGTGCTCATGTTCCATTTGTAGACTTTGAAACTTTGGAGACTTGTTCTCTCGACTGTGTGCAGATATACTTTGGCGGTGGTTCTGCTCCTTCCTTGGAACAACTTTTGTCTTTCCGAAAGTCTGGAAAGAAACTCTTTGTCCACGCTTCTTTGGTGTACAATCTTTGTGGATCAAAAGAAGGAGAAAGTTGTCCCAAATACAAGAGAAACTTGGAGTTTGTTCGAAGTGGACTGATAAAAGACTTGGACATTTGTGCTGTTTTGGGAGCATCTCTTGTGGTCCATGTCGGTGCTGCAAAAGACAGAGAATGGGGAATTTCCAAGGTTGCAGAAACTGTGGACTTTGTATTGTCTCAAAAAAGTTGTCTGACTGACAAGTTTTCAAAGGCCCTTGGAAGGGATATTCGAAAGGAAAGGCTTTTACTTCTCGAAAACTGCGCTGGGGAAGGGACAAAACTTGGAAGGGACATCCCAGAACTTTTTTCACTCTGGTCTCAAATAAAAAATAAAGAACAGGCAAAATTTTGTATTGACACATGTCATGGTTTTGCTTCTGGAACCATGAACTTTGGAACAAAAGAGGGAATACAAGAGTTTTGGAAGGAATGGTCCAAAACTTTTCCAGAAGATGTACTGTGCCTGTTCCACTTGAACGACTCAAAGACACCGTTTGGTTCCAAAGTCGACAGGCACGAGACTCTATTGTGTGGGCACATATGGGATGGTAAACCAGAAGTTTTACGGTACTTTTTGGAGACAGCAAAAGAAAGAAATATTCCTTTAGTTCTCGAAAGGAAGGATGACACCATAGAAAAGGAGCTTGAAGTTTGTCGAGCTCTTGCCTCCTAAAATATTTTATAAAATATTTTATTGGCATCTTTCTCACTCAAAAGAAAATATTTTCGGGTCCATCGCTCTCTTCATCTTCATCCGAGTCTTCGTCTTCATTTCCATCGCTCTCTTCCTCCGAGTCTTCATTTCCATCGCCGTCTTCCTCTTCATCCGAATCGTCATCATAGAAACCACTGTCTTGCAACAAAAGCAGTATCTCAGAGGAAAGATTATCCTCATCCACGGCTTCTTTCATAAGCTGGTAGACTTCCAGAATGGTCTCGTCTCTTCCGTTGGTGTCGTCTTGTTTACAGTGCCAAAGGTCGTACAACAGTTCCTTCTTTTTACGGGGTCTTTCTGCGAGAGTGTCTACCAGCAACTTCTCTGCTTGTTTCTTCTTTGCCTTTTTCTCGGCTTCAACTCTCTCGTTCTTTGGGACTTCAAAGGGGTTCTTCCGTTCTCTGTTTGTGTTTCCTGCCCTTCTCAGTGCGCTGATGTGAGTCGGCGATGACCATCTCTCCCCCCATCTCAAAGTCGGGTTGACAGACTTGAGAAAGAGAGAAAGTCGTTGGTGCTTCTCATCTCTCAGATAGATTTGAGCGCACGCGAACTGAAGAGACCTGTGACTTCTGTCAACAGCCGCAAGATCCTCGATCTCGAGATAAGGAAGAATTTGCAAGAGGTTGTCAAGGGGAAGTTTCTCCAACATTTTGAGACAAAAGAAAAAGATGCGAAAGAGTTGGAAGAACTTTGGTTTTGTGATGTTCTTGGAAGTAAAGAAAAATATACAAATATTTTTTGAGCAAAGTTCAAAAATCTGAATTCGTTGAAAATAAGAAATTCAGATGAGGTCATGTTTTTCGAAAAGTCGATATTAAGAAATTCGGATGAGGCGTGTCTTTTTCAAGGGTGAAATTAAGCCAAAACGGCCTTCTGTGTCTTCCAAAGTGATGACAGAAACGTGTTTTTTCCCGCCGCCGCCAAGGACTTTTTGGAAATATTTTTGTTCGGTCTGGAAAAATATTTTTGTGATGTTGAATAGAAAAAATATACATATATTTTTCTTGAAATGGGAAGATGTCTCTCGAAAAAAGAACGGAAGAAGCTCGTCGTCGTTTCGCTCTGAAAGGATGTACGATGACTGGAAAGTATGTGAATGCAAAGACAAAAATAGAGTACGCTTGTGGATGTGGGAAGTCTGGTCTTTTCGTGAGCATGCATTCTGTGAATTTGGAGAGTTGGGTCGGATGCAAAGCATGTTCTGACAAAGCAAAGAAGGAAAGGTGTCTCAAAAGGCACGGGGTTGACAATGTTGCGAAGCTTCCGAAACAACAAGATAAAAGACTTGCAACTCTTCAGGAGAAATATGGTGAGAAAAGTCCTCTTGCTGTACCAGAAATCTTGGAGAAGAAAAAAGAGACGATGAAAGAGAGACATGGTGTCGAACATGCACTTCAGAGCAAAGAGCTCTTGGAGAAGAGAGAAAAGACAGCCAAAGAGTCGGGAAAAAGAACTCTCGAAAAAGCTGATGTCGCTCTTCGTCAAAAGTATGGAGAAAAAGGACCCCTCGGAGACCCTTTGGTGCGTGAGAAAGCTGCTGAAACCAGAAAGAAGAATGGTGGGAAAAGAAAGCCTCAGAAAGAATATGATGGGAACAACAGGCTTTTGAAGTCAACGGAAATGGCAAAGGCCCATTTTTCTGTAAAAGGTTGCATAATGACCGGAGAGTACGTTGATAACAAGACACCTGTCGAGTACACATGCAAATGTGGTTCTGTTGGCAATGTCGTTTCGACAAAAATAGTTCAGAAAAAGAATTGGGTCGGTTGCAAGGATTGTTCCAAAGAAAGAACAAAAGCCAAAAGCATGGATGTGTATGGCGTTGACCACCCGATGAAAAGTAAAGAGTTCCAAGAAAAAGTCAAGGAGACTTTGAAGAAAAATTATGGCGTCGATAACCCTTTGAAAAGTCAAGAAATAAGGGAGAAGAAAAATGCGACGATGAAAAAAAGATACGGAAAAGAACACAGTGCACAAGTCCCCGAAATTATGGAGAAAACAAAGGAGACAAACTTGAGAGTGTATGGAGTGAGATGTCCTTTGACAACCACAGAGAACAAAACAAGGAGCAGGGAGGGGTTTATCAAAAGGTTCGGAAATGGTGGCAGTCACAGTGACCCCGGAGTGCGCCGGAAGTTCACGGAAACGATGCTAAAAAGATATGGAAAAGAACATGCTCTTCAAGTCCCTGAACTTAAAGAAAAACTTTTGAACACCTACAAGGAGAGGTTTAACGCAGAGCATCCGTTCCACACCAACGAAGTTTATTCCAAAGTTTTGAGGTCTTGTTTCAAGGTCAAAGAGTTTACTTTTCCTTCCGGAAGAGTTGTCCCTTATCAAGGATACGAAGATTTCGCAATTATCCTGTTGATGCAAGAAGGTCAACCCGAGGAAAACATCATCTCTTGTCACGAAAGTGTGTTGGGGTTTATGTACTTGGACGGAGAAACAAAGAGAAAATACTATCCGGACCTTTTCATTCCATCCGAAAACCTTATTATTGAAGTAAAGTCAACTTGGACATATGAGAAAACTCCGGAAGAAAAGGAAAGGGTATTGAAGAAACTCGAGGTCTGTCGAAGGGAAGGATACAACACGAGACTTTTGGTCTTTTCATCAAAGGGTGAAGTTCTTTTGGACGAGAAGAAAACAAAGGACGAATGAATATATTTTTGTAAATATATTTTGAAGAGTTTTTGAAACTCTAGTTGACGTCGGAAGCGACGTACATCTGTTCTTCGGAAGGATATCCATCGCAAATGGTTTCCTCGTTCGCGATGGCGATGGGATAAGATTTCTGACCAGTAAGGTTGCGGTACTTTTCTTGAAAAAGTCCATTAAAGATGCCGTTGAAGTTGGCATCACCCTCGGAATAGCGGCTCGCGAACCAGCCGTCGCTTCCATAACAATTGTTCTTTTGGATCGGAAGGTCTCCTCGGAACTGATCAGCGCCCTGTTGCTGCCTGTTCTTCATATCAACACGAATGGAAGGCCTCCACATAAACACTTCAGGATCAGAGATATCTTTGTCGTACATGGCAACATTCGTGTTCAAATCGGGAAGAAGATCCTTGTAGTCGTATTGAACGACCGAAGGAGTCGGAATCATGCCAACTCCCTGGTTCTGTCCGACACCGTCACCCACAGGTTCAACAAAGTTGGCGAATGCGTCAATGTCGGGAGCATCTTGTTGGACGAGATCGTACGTCGGTGTGTAGGGTCCAGGATTTTCTCGGATATTATTGGCCCAAGTAAAGTTCTCTTTGGTTTCACTCTTTGAGTCTCCTTTTTTGCGAAGCATCCAAATCGCGACAAACAAGAGCAAGAGGCAAACCACACCAATGAGGATCTTGCAGTTCATTACTCCAAGGTCTCACAAATTTTTTTCTTTTGAAACAAAAGAAAAAATATAAAATGCCACCTTCGTTCATTGTCTCCAAAGAAGAGGCCGAGTCGGCACTTTGCGCTGTGTGCTACGAAACGTTCAACACCGAAGATGATGAACGGAAACCTGCACGTTTCGAGTGTGGTCATATTGCCCATATGGAATGTATTTCAGGACGATGCAAATATTTTTGCGGAGAAGGAGAAGAACAATAAAAATATTCAAATATTTTTATACAAGCTTCCAAAGAACAACAAAAGTCAGAACAAAGAATACAACCGCCTTTACTCCAAAAAGGACAAGTGGAGATTCTGAGGGAACGAAGCCAATGAGTTTATCAAACCACTGATTGGAAACCAAAAGAAAGATGAGAGTCACTGCAATGGACCATTTTAGGATGTCTTTCCATCCCGTCTTTTTCATGGTCACTTTTGTCTTTGCCTTTTTGCTCGCACCCGAAGAGTTTAGATATTTTTGAGCAGTTGCCATCTCCACCGGACTCGCCTCTTCTTGGTCAACAGGAAGTTCATCGATGTAATCCATTAAAGTTGGTATCCATCTTGCATTTAATCTTTTCAAAGATGAACTTGTTTGAAAAAATTTTGGATATGTTCTTTGGTCTTTTTGAATGTGACACATGTTCTGCTGTGTTTTCCCAACATGCATATCCAAAGATAACAAAGTACGTATTCGAACTTGAAGAACATCCAGAAAGTAAGAATGTCTCGACTTCAAGAAGCAACACAAAAATTTGAAAAGGCTGCAAGGTTTACAGAAGAAGCTGTAAACAAGCAGGACGTTTGGGATCTTGAGAAGATTATGGATACAGAAGCCGAACTTTACCGTGATGCTGCGTTGGAATTGGAAGTTGGAGACATTGTGATCCTAAAAGGAGGTGGAGACGCTATATTTTTGGAGCTCAAGAGTGACACTTTTATTGGGTATTCAAGAAGTCAGGGATTTTTCGAAGAGGGACTTTGTTATATCCACTCTGTCTCCAATCACTTCTCAGAAGTGTCTGGTATTGTGAATAGATTGGGGTTTGTGCAGGACAGACAATAAACTTTGGGGACTCTCTCGAGACAAACCAAGGAACGTTTTCTGTCGTCCAAAGAAACAATGAGAATATTTTGTGTGTCTCTGAAAAAGAAGAGTATAAAATAGTGGATACGAAAGACATTTTGTCCGTTCGTCCCTTTGTTGACTCTGAAAAACTAACAAGAAAGTTTGGTATGACGATCTTGTACCATCTTTTCTGTAAGAGTGGGACTTGACAAGCATAAAAATATTTGAAAGAAATATTTTATCATATCTTTTGTGTAATGAGCTGCTCCTCGGATGAGAAATTTTGGGCAGAAGATCTTTCCGATCTCTTCTGTTCTTTGTCCATTGTCCCGACGGCATCGATGACTCTTGATGCCAAACTCAACGCCGTCACGCGTTTGGTCATTATTGTGTCTATTATCGCATACTTTTTGGGGTATCAGTATTGGTATGTTTTCCTCCTTGTGAGTCTTGGTCTTCTGATTCTTTTCAAATACTCGAGAAAGACCCCAAAGAAAGAAGGCTTTACTATCCCACAGACGAATCTTGTTGGCTCGCAGATAGTGAGTACCATTCCTCCGGTTCTCGGAGAGCAATGGGAGAATCCTTCACCGACGTACAACAACTACACGCTTTTGGCCAATGAGGACGGACCGAATTGTAGCACTCCTGTCACTTTCGATGAATCTGCCTTTCCGGTGTATGGGCAATACTACACTCAAAGCAATCTCCAACCCTTCAGAGATGAAGAACTAAGAAATCAGAGTCTTGTGGACTCCACCGTTCAGATGAATAACGCCTTCCTAAGTGACCAACTGCAGTTCCGAAACGACATGACTCGCCTCTACAATAATAAATTGAGACGAGAATTTTCGAACTCTAGATACGAGGCTGTCTCTCCAATCTAGAAACAACAAACATAATTTATCTTTTCATAAATTATTCGAGAACAAATCCAAATTTTTCTTCGGCATCCTCTTCATGCCCAATAACTCGCAATATCTCACACGTTTCACGTGGAAGATAGCCAAACATTGAGTCATAAAACGTGGTTAGCTTACCCTCTGTTTTTGACAGAACAATTTCCGCCTCTTTCTCTGGCTTCATTTCTCCTTTCTTTTGAATAACCACAACGTCTCCGACTCGAAGGAGAGCGTACGCCTTTCCAAACTTTTTCTTTGCCAAAAGAGAGTTGACTTTTTCCATCTCAGAATAAAATGGAGCTTGTTATCTCTTTCCCGAAACAACCCAAAATTGTTCCGATTAACCCAGACCTTGGCGATGACCCTTTCTATCGATACAAGACGAAACAGCTTGTTCTCTCATTCAAGAACGGGAAGACTTTTTTCGAGAATCTCGAGTGTTTCCAAAGACCTCTGCGTTGACATCGGGGAGCTCCCAAAGTTTTTAAACATCTCACTTGAGGGAAGTTCTGGTTTTAACAAAAGAGAAAACTCCATTGGATATCAGGAGAGCATAGTCCGAAAGACGTCGAAGAAAAATACCGAACCTTTTTGTCCAAGCTCGTAATCTGCGAGACTTGCAGACAGCCCGAACTCGAGAGAAGAAAGAATGTATTAGTTTGCAGAGGCGATGGAAGTTCTTTTTCACTCAAGCCCTTGGACCTCAACGACAGATTCCTAAAATTCCTGACAAGATAAAATATTTAGCAAAGCTTCCCCAGCCAATCATACTCTTCCGGGAGCGCCTTCTTTCCGAGAGCGAGTACACGGTCCCGGAACTTTTTGTCAAACCAGTGTGTTTGGAAGGGTCCAGTGGAAGATGTAACAATAATGTCAAGTCTCGCAGCCACGTATGTACCCAATATGACCGCTTCTTTCTTTTGGGCAGCCGGAAGGCCAAGCTGTCCAATCTCTACGAGTTTTCTCTTCATCTCCCTCCAGTCCAGTTCCGTAAAACATTCGTGAACGTACCCGGCGATGTACGCCGGACACACTTGGGACCTGCCCCCATCCTTCTTGCCCAAAAAGAAGAGGAAAGTCTGGAGTCCTTTTTGAGGTACAAATTCCACCATCTTTGGAAACTCTGCGAGGATTCTCAGGGCATCCGCAAACTTCTCATGTGTTTTGCTTGAATTCATATGGGCTTTTACCGGCCATCCGAAGCCCTTGTATCCGCACAAATGTAGGTTGTACATATTCCAGAAATCAGCAGAGAATTTTGGCGAGCACGTAAAGACGCTCCTTTCCTTCACAAGTTGTCTGAATGGTTTGCTTTCTTGTCTTTCATTGATGTTCAAAAAGACAGACAAAAAGTCTCGGCAACAGAGCGCGTACGTTGGGATTTCGACAAAGAGAAAGATGTGTTCTTTCATCTCATTTGGAAGGTCAAGGAACTCCATGTTTGAACAAAAATAAATTCGCGAACGTTCTCCCTTCGAAAAGATTTTGAATATATTTCTGACAAAATATATTGAGAGTTTTTTCCATATTCCATGACTCGAGAAAGTACAAGAATGAGATGTCGTCTTTGATGTTTATTTTATCCCCGTCTTCATCCACAAAGTAAAATCTGTCACAATTTTTTCCTGTGACAGATTTTACTTGTTCTTTGAAAAAGACAAAGTCGTTCATCCCAACAAGAAACACCTGTCCATCGCATCTCATTTTCACTCCAACAGTTCCAAACATCTTGAACCAAAGTAATGAAATGTTTCCTTTCATTACCCAGAATTTAGTTGTTGAGTTTTGAGAAGAATGTCAATGGAAAGTTCTTCCGATAAATGGAATGCTCTAAACCATTTTACTTTTTCGGATTAAAAAGTATGGACATCTCTGAGTTTGTTTCTTTCATGACCATAAACTCCCAAAACAAAAGGTTCAGAATGGAATATAAAAACTGGAGGTCAGAAACGGCCATTCGTCACGTTGAATTTGTCCATATTTGGTTTGGAAGTACAGAATTTCATAAAGAAGAACAGTGGCTTATGAAGGCCATAGACTTGGAGAAAGATGCAGAAAGAGATTTCGCCATAAAAGACATAATTAGATTCATGGGCCAATAGTCACCACGCAGAGATAAAATATCCAGAATATTTTATTTAGTTGTTGTACCTCGGGAAGAACATCGTCGACAGAGAAGCAGACGGACAAGCGAAGCTCTTCATGGGTTGGGGAGGGAGAGAAAGACCGTTGGACTGACACGCCATTTGGTCGTGGGTATCAGAGTTCATACCAGTTTGGAACCACCAGTTCGTGGGCTGTTCGCCGCATTGGGTAGGAAGAGGCTGTTGGCGACCCACTCCCATAGTATCGTACATGTAACGCTGGCTCATATCCACAGCGATCACAGGCCTGTCAACAGCATTCTCGCGGGCAATGAACGCCTGGAGATTGTAGTTGGGATCGACGTTGTTACATGAACCATAACCAACCTTTTTCAGCGTGTAAGGATCAGCCATGCGTCCATATTGGTCCCTGTTGAAAGCGAGAGGGTTAATGTTGCAAAGTGAACCGCTGGCAAGGTTGAACCTTTCTGACCAAGCTCTGTCCGCACTTTGCGGGTCAATCTGGGTTGTATAAAGCGCCTTCTGACTCAGCACCGACGACATCTTACTATCCACGAGTTTGAAAGAAAAAGTTACAAAAAAAGTTTTTTGGACAAAAAATATCAAGAGAATATTTTTTTATTGAAGCCTTGCCGACCAAGCGTCTTGTGTTTCTGACACACAGTTGCCTTTTCTTTCGGAACTGCATTCCGGAGCTTTTTCAAACGTTCCCTTTGCATCGTATCCGGGATTGGCTCCTTTCTTCCTCCACCTATCCACAACAAATCCGGCAGTTTCCCTTTTTCCATCCCTGACGTTTTGAACAAGAAGAAGCTTCGAGTCATCGAAAAAGTACGGAAGAGTTGTGGCTTTTTCCTGCCTTGTTTTCACCACAAGAGTTGTGTCTTGCGCTTCAAAGTTTTTGACCCAAATTCCAAGAGCCCTCTCAGAAAGAAAGACGACAGTGTTTGGCACAACGGCAAAGTCAGAGACCGCTTTGAATTGTTCAGTCTGGATCTTTGAGAACGGAAGGTTCTTTATGGACGACGAAACTGCGAACTGTAATCTCTCAATAAACACAGACGACGGAACGCGGAGTTTTCCGTCTTGGGTTAGGAGACTCGATGGCTCGGATTTTATTTGGTCCAAGTCAAAGTCTCTGTCCACCACAAAGTCAGACTTTTGCAGAAACCTCCCGAGCTCAACAGACAAAGCGATGCCATATTCCAAAAGCCTTGAAGCGACTGCTCTCTTTGTTCTGAAAACTTTGAGAGAAGATTCTCCCTTTGGAATTGTGATGCTTTTAGAGACAGGCACACCCTTTATCTTTTCTTGGGAAACAAGAGGCAGAAAGCACAGGTCCACTCCCATATCCTCTCGGTGCACATGGATCCCTGTCGTTCTACCCTCTTGGTCGAGTTCCTGAGATTCGATGGTCATTCCAACCTTTTCGAGGAACTCCTTTGCCTTTGATAGACGAGATGTTGTGAATGACTTGCCCTTTTCGGGAATATCAAGGGGCGCAGTCGGCGAGATAATCAGAGAGATTGAGCCGAAGAATAGAGTCCTACACTTTCCGAAAGAGTCAATATGTTGCTCTGTCGCCAGCGAAAGAAGAGGATGAGTCTTTGGATTCCTTTCCTCGTATTGTGAAGTTTCGAGTCCCTCTTTTGAAATATTTACAGACCAAACTCTGTTGGTGGCATAGAGCGACTTGAAAAGACTCGAAATAATTTTCTCGTCTCGGAATGTAAAGTCCCTTTGTTTTATGGAAACTTTGGACTTTGGTTCTCCGGGCTTCTTCTTTTTCCCGAGGTTGTCTGTTTGTTCTCTGGGTACCGTGAAAAGAACCTCGTATTGTGAGGGATATGGCATGTCTTTCCACGGCACTCTCAGAAGAACAACCGTCTTTTTCTTTGGGTCGAAATAGGGAGGAATCCAAGATTTCGCATGTCTCGGAATTTCAAATGAAACGACTCTGTCCTTGTCGATGGAAAATACGATAATGTTCACATCATAAAATTTTCCGAGGATGCGAGAAAACAAAAGAGAGTCAATGAATGTGCTCGTTCTGAGAAGCTGACGAATCTCCTCATTTCCGTGAAAGTCGTAGAGCTCTTGCCTTCCCACGCTGAAATCATGCATCTCGGCGATCTCGAGTCTTTTACGTTTGATGTAAGCCGTTCTTTCGGATTCTTCCTCCAGATCAAAGAATTCTTTGCTTCTCGCCATTTCGATGCAATAGAGCATGCTGTCTGGAGCGACATCAACGGAATGACGGAGGACTGTCACTGGAGTCTCGATGGCGACCCTGAAAAATCTTTCGAGAGAAGAAGGGATGTATCCACAGGTATTTTCTGGGAGCTCTTTTTTGTCAGCTCCAAAGACTCTTTCCACGCATCCTTCCGGATGTCTCCTTGGTTTTTCAGAGGGCTCAGTATAACAACAAGGGACAAACTCGTATTTTTCTGAGAAGGGTCTCACATTGAAACGGAGGGCGGGATAGATGTGGTCTTTGTGCTTTTTTGACTTGCAGCCAAAAAACATTCCACTCCCTTTGGGATATTCGAGAACTCTGTTCTTTTGCTTCTTCCTCTTGAGTTCTTCGGCTTCTTCTTTTGATAGGATCGACACAGCTGCTGTACACTGTTTGGAATATTTTTTCGAGAACAAGTCAGGGTATGTTCTTCGGAGATTCACAATATTTCGAAGTTCTTCATCATCGCCCCCCTTTTTCTGCTTTTCTTTGAACCTTTGCGTGGAAGGGATAAATCTGTCATAAAGAGCTGTGACTTCCGGAAGCTCTTGTGAGTACAGTTCCAAAACAGATAGAAAGAGAGAGTTGAACGCCTCGATCTCCCCCTCTGATTTCGCTCTGGCTACTCGGATCTTTGTGTCTGTCGTTTTGCTTGAAGCGGGGAGAAAAGCCACCGAAACGTCAGTCGGATCTCTCCTTTGCATTGGGTCAAAGTAGACATAGAATCTGCTTTTTGCCAAAGTTGTGGAAAGAGTTTCGTTGGAAAAGAAGAACTTGGAAGTCAAAGGATTTCGGAGAAGAACGTCCACAAACTCTGCTCTTTTGTACAAAAGGTCGTAGACATAATACGAAGCCTTGACGGTGGATGTCTTTGTGTTTTCGAAAACGATGGGTTCGCCAACAAAGGACTCTGTGACTCTTTTTTGAACGTCGGAATATGTCATTCCCTCTCGAATGGTGACATCAACCAGAACATTCTGTTTTCCAGGAGCGCTGATTTCTGGAGTCCAAATAACCTCGTCATAAAACTTGTCTATTCTTTCGAGCTGAGAGGGGTTGTTTTCAGAAAATTCGGAACTCGGGAAAGACAACACTTTCATGAGGATGACCTCACCACTTCCAAAATCTTCGAGGCCTCCCCTGCCAGCAAGCCAAGAGGGAGGAGGCGGAATTCTCGAGTAGGATTTGTAGAGATTTCTTCCTCCCGTTTGCAGAGAAACAAAAGGAACTTCTTTCGAACACCGGATTCTGTTGAAAAGTTCAAGCAAACTTTTCCCAGAGTTCACCTCTGAAAGTCTCGCCTCCCTTTCAATACGAAAGTCTCTTTGGGTTTTTGCTCCATAACCTGAAATCCTCGACGCCGCTTCTTCGTACTCTTTAATGAGTCCGTCAAGCTTCTTTCTTTCAGACTTGACATATTCGAGATATTCCTGGACTCTGGATTCTTGGTCGAAATAGCCCACATTCAAGAATTTCACGTCTCTGGATGAGGCTCCCTTGTTTGTCAGCAACCACAAAAGAGCGACTCCGGTCTTCTTTTGCTTGAGGACCCACCTCCTTTTTGTCTGCGTTTTGTACACCTTTTCGAGATCGGAAGCCGGGACTCCTTTGAGTACACTGCGAATGTCAAGAATTTTCTTTGGGTCTGTCTGAATAATTTCTACAAGTTTTCTAACGTCATCAGACGGAAAAATAAAATATTCCGGTAGGCTCATCTCTTTGGAGAGTGCATACTTTGTTTTCACGATGTCGAGAGTGTCATAGTCTCGGAATTCAAGAGACGACATTATTACAACTGTGAACAAAGAAAATATTTTATAGGTAATGCAGGCCTGGATATGGTTCGTTGTGGTGCTTTTTGTTGCACTGCCAATTGTTGTAGTCGGACTTGTCTGGTTTTTAAGGAGAAAAGACAAAGTTCCGGAAGATAGGAAAGAAACAGTGTCTTTTCCAAAAGAGGAAGAAGAAGTCTTTGTTGCCGAGGGGTTTTGTACGAAATTCGTAAACAACACCAGAGTTCTTTTGAACATCAAAACATTGGACGGAAAACAATATGACCTTCCTCCCCTGAAAGAAACACGTGTTTCACTTCCGGATTTCGAGGATGTGCTTGTGTTTTTGGACCAAATTCCCATGTTTGTTGTTGACAAGAAACTTTTGTCAAATCCAAAGGTCTACTTGGGTTCGAGTACAACTTTGGACATAATGTACCAGGATTTGAATGGGTTTCTTCCGGTGATGGACATCCCGCTCATCAGGATTCATAATCTTTCTTTGGTTCCTCTTGTGTTTGGGAATGTTTCTGTTCCTCCAAACACAACCATTGAATACAAAGGAGCAGAGGGAAATGGTCTTGCTTTCGGAACCGTTTTGCAAGACTCCGCGGGCATTTTCCGTTCCGTTGTTCTGCAAAAGAGAGTCTCTGACGTCTACTTTGGCATTGTTTCGAGCAAACCTCCCGCTCTTTTCTCGACACAAAGATTCCCACAATAAAAAAATATGTAAATATATTTTTTATGAAAGGCGTGGAAAATGGAGAGTGTAGTCTTCATCTCCATTTTCGTCGTAGATAACGAGTTTCGCGCTGTATCCTTGTTTTGTTGCGGACAACAACTTTGCGTAAGTCCTTTGTTTCTCCATCTGAAAACATTCTTCCGACTTTGTCTCAATACAGAGTCTTCTCTCTTCGTCGATGATGTCCGGATGCCAGAAAAGAGTCATGCCACAAAATTCGTATTGGAATCCTTGGGTTGGTCCACGTTTTTCCCTTTTGGGTTTGTCGAGGCCAAACCAAAGGCGGGAATTTGCCAAAACCTTGACGAGCTCTTTGTCTCCCAGAAGTTCTTCTGGAAGCATTTTCTTGCTCCTCGAAATATTACAGGGCTTGCACCTTCTCCCGGATAGGAACTCGAGAATTGTACTCCTTGCTCTTTTTCCACAAGAGCAAAGAAAGAGAATATTCCCATCGTCTTCTTTTTTCAGAAGACGACAATCCTCTTCTTCTACAAGATCAATAAGTTCTCGCATCGAGAACTCTTTTTTGCACTTGCCGCATTCTTTTGGGGACTCCAGTGTTTGGACGGACTGAGATCCACAAACGCAGCAAAAACACGAGAGCTTTTCAGTGTTGGTGTCGCAAAACTCTTGGTCACAGATATATCCAAAAGACTGAAGGCACTCTGCAGCGCACAACATTTTGTGATAAAAGACAAAGTTTCAAAATAACTCGTGAAATGTTATTTTTTATATTCTGAAAGAAACATGAAAAGTCCCACTTTTTGTTTTGATAAAATTTGTGGATAAAACATCTCGTTACATGTATTTTTTAGCCTCCTCTCAATCTCAAAAATTTTCAGATATTCATCATCCAGCGTTTTTTTCTGGATCACTTCTTCATCTTCTCCAATGTTTTCAAAGACATCGTCATCACAAGCCAGACAATCCGCCAGTTTTGACATTTCCTTTAAATTTTACTAGAGGAAAACCTTTGGTGTAACGTAATGAGACAAGTAAAAAGACAGGTTCGTCCGACTCCCCAGCCAATGCGTCAAACAGGGGAGAATAAAGAATTTTGGGGTCCATGCCTTTGGAGAACTATCCACTCTTTTGCGGCAACTTATACGCCAGAGAAGGCCCAGGAATTTTCAGCATTTATGCTTTCCCTTCAAAACCTCTTGCCTTGCACAACTTGCAAAGACAACTACAGGAAGAACTTGAGGGAACTTCCTCCTCTTAGAAACTTCCTCGGCTCCAGAGACAGAGTTTTCTATTGGACGTACCTTTTACACGACAAGGTGAACAAGGAGCTTGGGAAACAAAGCCCTCCCTTTCAAAAAGTTCGGGAGGTCTATTTCGACAGACTCACCGGAAAAGGAAGTTGTTCATCTTGCAAAAACTAGATAAGATATTATTCGGCACGGACTTAAGGTTAGTAAATATGGACGCTTTTAAAGTAGCGCACATTGCCACAGAGATCGCTGTGATTGGCGCGGTCTATGTTGTCCTCAAAAGAAAGGTCGACCACGAAAGAGCTGAACGAGAGCTTCTTGCTGCAAAGGTCCAGAAACTCGAAGAGACCGTCAAACAACAAATGGAGGCGCTCAAAATTTTGTATGCGAGAACAGAAAATACAAAACCTCAAAAACAGCAACAAAAGAAAAAGACGAGAGGCGCAGGAGTTTTCCAATCAGACGCAGAGGACGAAAGAGAGAAGGAGGAAGTTACTGTATCTTCAGAATATCAGGCTCTGGAAGATGAGGACGAGTATGAAAGGCCGGAACACGTAATTGGGTCTTCAAGTTTGGATGAGACTGACTAAACAACATGAACGAAACTTGGCTTCGTGAAAATTCACAAATAATTCTTGCTCTTTATGACCAGCTTCTTTTTGAGCTAAAAACATCTGGACTTTTGAAACTTGTAAATGTTCCAGAACTTGGCGAGTTTGTGAGTTTTGTATACCACAACTCTGCCTGATTTTCTTTTCTTCAAAAGAAAATTTTTTTCTCTGTGATGGTAATATGTCAGAAGCCGGAAAGTGCACGGACAAAGCCATCGCTTCTTGTAAGAAGCAGGACAAACTTTGCAACGTTGAAACCGGGAGATGCGTTGTGGCCGACCCCAAAAGAAAAGTAAAGGGGGCTGTGTATGACAAGAAGAGGTCTCTGTATTTTCCCCAAGGCCTTTTGTTTGAGGATGACGACGGAACCGAGGAACTTGTTCTCCCCAAAAAGAAGGCGAAGAAAAGCTCAAAGGGAAAGGAGAAAGCCGAAACTTCTTCGGAAGAAGAGGAAGAATCTCCCAAGCCCAAGAAGAAGACCGTGAAAAAGAAGGCTTCTCCTGTCAAGAAGGTTGCTTCGAAAAAGAAGGTCAAGGCTCCCTCATCGTCTGAAGAAGAGGAAGAATCTCCCAAGCCCAAGAAGAAGACCGTGAAAAAGAAGGCCGCTCCCGTCAAGAAAGTTGCTTCGAAAAAGAAGGCTTCCTGTTTTGAGGAAGAGGGAGAATGTCCGGATGATAAGCCCATTTGCAGTGTCTCTGACAAGGGAAGGGGAACTTGTATCAAGGGCTCTGCAAAGACTCTCGCAAAGAAGTCGATGATCAAAAGGGATGGTCTCACCATTGTTGGATCATCTGACGTCCTGAAAAAGCTGAGAAAGGACTATGACTATGGCGACGCAAAGGTTCAGAAATGGTCGGAGGAGAAGGAGGAAACCTCTTCGGAGGAAGAGGAGGAAGTTCCCAAGCCCAAGAAAAAGGCTGTCTCTCCCAAAAAGAAGAAAGTTGCTTCTCCAAAGAAAAAGAAGGCTGTATCCCCCAAGAAAAAGACACCTTCACCCAAAAAGAAGAAGGCAGCCATCGACGAAATTCTTTGTTTTGACGAAGAGGCCGAACCATGTGAAGACGACAAACTTTGCTCCGCCACAGGAAAGTGTGTTCCTGGAACCACCGCTTTCTTGAGGAAGAAGCAAAAGATTTCTTTGAACGGTAAGGAGGTTTATGGTACCGATCTCCAATTCAAATCTCTGGCCAAGAAATATGGCTCCGTTTCATCGTCAAAGAGGTACGATGTCGGAGAAGAAATCCGCATCGAAGTCGCAAAAAGTGCCTCACCTCAACTCAAAAAGACCGTCAAAAAGATTGAGGAAGTTGTGAAGGATGCGGACCTTCCCGAAGAAGAAAAGTTGGTACTCGCTAAAGAACTCGAGGCTGCCATCGAAGCCGTCGTAGAAGAAGAGGAAAGGATCGAAGAAGAGGAAAGGATCGAAGAAGAGGAACCCGAAGGAAAGGGCAAAGAAAAGGTTGACGAGAAGCCAAAGAAGAAGGGTGCTTCCGGACGCAAGAAAAAGCAGGTCCAGCTTCCAGAATCAGAGTCGAAACAAGTCGAGAAGTCGGCTGAAGAGATCCAAAAAGCGTTTGAGAGATGTTTGGGTATCAGTGTCGGAGCGTAAAAAAAGATATTTTGATAAAATATCACAAGTTAAATTCTTCTCAAGAAAGAGACTAATGACTCTCTATCTCGCATCGAAAGATTTTACCGTTAGAGGTTCCCTGTTGAACGTCAACTCTGCGTCCGGGAATGTGCTGGTGTTTTTCAAAAAGGGAAACTGTCGCTTTTGTTCTTCCTTCGAGCCTGTTTTCCAGGCCTGTGCGGAAAACGAACCGCGCATCGAATGGGCAATTGTGGACTTGGATCGGTCCCCAGAAGTTATCCAAAAATCCCGTCAAACAAAGAACCCCATAAAAACTGTCCCGTATATCGTGATGTTTATTGGAGGTGTTATGAAAGCCATCTATACAAACAAAGACAGGAGCATGCATTCGGTCCTTGGATTCGTCAATGAAATTTTGAACATGTCTGGTGTCTCAAACCAAAGGATGAATTCCATGCAGAGACAGCAGCCTCCCCAAACTCCACAGTCCTCTTTTATGCAGCAGAGGCAGCAACAGCAGCAAGCTCCAAGTTATCAAAGTGTTTCACAACCCGAACAAGGTCAAGTTGCTTTGGGAGCAGAGTACGTTCCGTACAATATTCCTTGGGCTTCGGATGTGACGAATTAAAACAAAAAGAAAACACATTAGAATTTCTTTTTACAGTCGAAAACATAATGTCTCATCAACTCTCTGAATGGTTCGGAAGCAATGAGGTGTCTCAGTTTCTAACGAAACATGAGAAAAACATTGAGGTCGAACTTTCGTTTGGAAAATGGGTCAAAACAGACAGACATCAAAGGTTTGAGCCCGGAGTGACAAAGTCCGAGTTTTACAATCTTTTTGATTCCCTTGACCAGATCGCGAAAAAGTCCCCGGAACTCTTTCGTCGTGAAGACATCCACACCCTTGAAGAGACCACAAAAACCGCTGCGGGACAGAGAGGTGCCAATGTCAGGCGCATCAAAAACATCGCTACGGGAGAGGTTTCTTTCTTGATGAAGGAAAGGAGCAAAATTTGGGATGAAAGGAACTGGGGATTGCGTCTTGCACTTTCGCGAGAGGAAGAGCTTGGGGTTGTTCCCAACTTCAAAGCATCCGGATTTCGTGAAAAGCAAAGGACGCGTTTTGTCTTTGTTGGGGAAAAGTCTGCGTTCAAGGGGTTGACTGTCGACATGACCAAAGTAGTCAAAAGCAGTTTCCGCGACGGAGTCGTTTTTGAGGTCGAGGTTGAAAAGGACAGTTCTGTTCCGAAAACCGCCGCTGCAATGGCAAACTCTGTGAAGCGCATCATCGAAATGATGCAGTCAAAGAGCTCTTGTCAGACGAATGAAATCATCTCAACAAAGGAAAAGGAGATTGCTCTTGAAATGTTTGGAAGGCTGATGGGTTCGAAGAGATACGGAGACACATCTTTTTTGAACAAGCCGAGACAGGTAAAAGTGGATGACCTCTTCGAGCCCAAGCTGTTTGCAGTCACCAACAAACTCGATGGAGAACGTCGTCTTCTTTGGTTCAGCTCTTTGGGAACATATCTTGTGAATCCTCCGTTTGATATCCAAAAGATCGCAGGTGTGTTCTTCCAGTACAAAGACACAGTTTTGGATGTCGAGTTTTATGGGCAAGACTTGGGAGACTGTAGTTGCTACGCGTTTGATTGTCTCTTTTTCTCGGGGCAGAGTCAGTACCACAGAAATTTCGATGCTCGCTTCTCTCATGTTCTTGAGATCGAAGAGAATGTCGGGCAAGAGGCAAAGGTGATTGCAAAGAAATACTTTGAGGTCAGTGTTCCACTGGGTTCTTTTGAAGGCTTGCCTCCCGCCACAAAAGAGACAAAAAAGGCGTATCTCGAAAAAGCCAAGACAGGAAAACTCGCAGGAGACCTTTTGAGGGAAGCTGTGGATAAGGCCCTTGATTACGCAGAAAAACAAAAGTTCAGAACCGACGGACTTGTGCTACAGCCGAGAGAGCAAGGGTACAAAAATGAGGATACACTCAAGTGGAAACCAGCCCATCAGATAACCATTGATTTCAGGCTCAAGAGAAAGGCCAAGAACGAGTTTTTCTTGATGATGGGAGGGCCAAAGGATAGGGAGCTCAAGTTTGAGGGGACGGCCGCCAAAAGAATTCCCGGAACGGTTGTCCTTCCCAAAGAGTTCCTCGACTCTCATCCAGGCCACGACTTTGAGGGAGAAATTCTAGAGTTCGGGTTCGACAAGAACAAGTCTGTTTTTATACCGCACAGGGTCAGGACAGACAAGGATGTGCCAAACTATATCAAGACTGTGCTGTCTGTTTGGGGAGACATTTTCAAGGGAGTTTCTCTCGAAACTTTGAGGGGTGAAACTCTGGCTCTTCCCAGGAGGTACAACAACATCCTCAAACAATGTCTTCTCGGCACATCCCCTGAAGCAAAGACGGATTTGGATATTGGTTCCGGAAGAGGCGGAGACATTCAAAAATGGCAAAAGGGAGGATTCAAGATGGTGTGGAGTATCGAGCCAAACGAAGAGAACATCAAGGAGTTTGAGTCGCGAGCCAGAGCGGCAAAGTTTTCTAGTTACAGGCTTTTGCACGCAAAGGCCCAAGAAACACAAAAAGCTCTCAAGTTCTTTGGAGACGAGAAAGTGGATATGGCCTCTGCTTTTTATTGTCTTGGGTATTTTGCAGAGACAAAAAAGAGCCTCGAGGAACTTTGCGAAACAATCTCTTCCCTTTCAAGGGTAGGTGCTCTCGCTGTTTTCTCCTTCATGGATGGACAAGAGATTCGCAGCCTTTTGGGGAAGAAAAAGAAGTTTGAAAACTCTGCGTTCTCTCTCGAAAAGGATGGAGAGTGGACAAGTAAGAAATATGGGAATGCTGTAAAGGTTCACATCAAGGACGATGACAGTATGGTCAAACATCAAAAGGAATGGCTCGTGGACCTTGAAATGTTGCAAGATGTGATGAAAAAGTGTGGCTATGAACTTTTGTTTTCTCGACTGGCCGATGAGGGAGTTTCTTTCCTTTCCACGGAAGGTTTTGAGTTTGTCTCTCTCCATCGTGTTGCCACTTTTCGCAAGATAGAATAAAACTTTTTTCTCAAAGTTTTTGTAATGGAAGACCTTACTTGTGTCAAACCCTACACCAGCAAAGACAAATGGATCGTTTCGGCGATCGCAGGAGTTCTTTTTCTCATTGTCGCTTCTCCCTTTCTCTTCAAAATTATGAATGGACTGACGGGAATCTTTGGCGTTAGCATTGCCGACCCCATTACGGGAGCGCCAAACCTGCTCGGTCTTCTCGTTCACGGGCTTGTCTTTGCACTCATCGTGAGACTTTTGATGCATTAGAAAATATATCGCAATATATTTTTTGAGAAAGAGAGAAGAAAAAGAAACATGGAAGTTGTCACATGTCTTTGCGTTGGTGATCCGCATTTTACTGATAAGAACATCCAAGAGGTCGAAAAACTCACAGAGAAAATTTTGGCTCTTGTCAAGGAAAAACAGCCGACTTTTGTTGTAATTCTGGGAGACATTTTGGACACTCACGAAGTAATCCACGAAGCACCGTTCAACAAAGCAGTGTTTTTCTTGAGCAAGCTCAGCGTCCTGTGCCCAACGTTTTTGCTGATTGGTAATCATGATTATTGCAATAACTCACAGTTCCAAACAACAAGACACGCTTTCAATGCCTGCAAAAGATGGAAGAACATGTTTGTGGTTGATAAGGCCATGACAAAGACTTTTTCTGGTCACACCTTTTTCTTTTGTCCTTATGTTCCCCCAGGAAGATTTGAAGAGTGTCTTGCGACAACAGAAAAGGACTGGAAGAAAGCTTCGTGCATATTTGCCCACCAAGAGTTTCGAGGTTGTAAAATGGGACCGATCGTCTCTTCTGAGGGGGATGTTTGGAAACAGGAATATCCTCTCGTTATCTCTGGGCATATTCATGACTCACAGATTATAAATAAAAACATCTACTATACGGGAAGCGCCATTCAACACTCTTTCGGAGATTCTGAAAAGAAAGGAGTATGGCTCGTGGAATTTTGCAAGCTTTTTGAGGCGGGATGGAGATACAAAAAATACGATCTCGAAGGAAAGAAAAAGAGGACAGTGTACTTGGACGCGACATCCGAAATTCCAGATTTGCAAAAGGGAGAAGACGATGTTCGCGTGGTTTTTCGAGGAACAGCAGCAGAGTTTACCGCTCTCAAAAAGACAAAGAAGTTCTCACAGATTTCAGAGATCGCAACAAAGGTTGCTTTTGATCCAAAGGATGAAGTTATCAAAGAGACGACGAAAAAGACATATGACGAGATTATGGGAGAACTTTTGCAAGATGAGGAAGAGGATGTCAGACTTTTGTGGAAGAAGATGAGAGAATAAAAATATTTATAATATTTTTTCTAAATTATTGAATGTCTTTGAGAGCAAAGGTAACACTATCTTTTACTCTATAAGATGAAGAGACAATCCTACCAGAAAAATGTTTGGCAAGCGCTTCAGGACTATGACACCAAATGGTTTGACAACGCCGTAAGGGCAAAACAATGCATTCCAAACTCGGACAAGGACGGGCTCGACGTTTTGAGCAAAGCCATCGAGTTGAGATTCTCTGACGCTGTTCTCGCGATGTGTGCCTGTGGGTTCCAAGTCTTTCAGCATCATGTCGACAGAGCGTGTCTTGCGTTCGAAGACGACGAGTTTGTATTTTTCCCAAAGCCGAGAAAACTTTTGAAGGAAACTCCTCGTCCTCAAAAGATGGGGAAAGAAGTCAAAAGGGCTTTATGGATCGGAGACGACTCAAAGCTTCCAAGAGATTTTCCTTTGGTTGAAAAGGCAGAGTGGGTTCGCTACAGCATGGAAAGTCTTCGCTTCCTGTTGGCCACCCTCAAGATTTCAGAAGTTGACGCTGGTTGGAAAAGACTCCCTTCGGGATTGAGAAACAAGCGCATCCTCGAGTTCAATGCGCAGTTTGCCCCAAACACGAGGTACTTTGGCCTTGGAAAGAAGGACTTTCTTTTCTATGCTGTGACCAAGGGATACGTTGCCTGTTCTCGTGCCGCGGCTTTCGAATATCCCCCAAAGACGAATGCTGTTGTCTTTTCCATCAGAGAATATGCAAAGAACGTAGCCGGGGTCATCAAAATGGCTCCTCACGGAAGTGAGAGGTTTATGCTGCACGGAAGGCTTCCAGAAAACATTCCGGGTTTGGAAGACAAGGACAATCCTATGTTGCCCCAACTGCAGAGAGTCATGAATTCTTTGGAGATAGTAGATATTCTGGCAAAATTTGTGGGGCAAGAACAACTCAACTCTTCTTGGGAAGGAACGACCCCAATGCTGACAGCAGTCGAAACGAGAAGCTCCATACTTTTGGAAAAGTTGATAAAGAGGGGTGCTTACCTCAACTTTGTGCCCGAAGGAGCTCAAAAACTTCCTTTGACCGCGTGTCGCGATGCTGACCTCTCTGGAATTTTGGCTTTGAACGGGGCGAACCCCGACCTTCCAGACGCAGCAGGAGATAATTGGTTCTCTTGGTCTGTGAGATGCGTTGCCGAAGCAAAGGATCAAAGAATGACACAGCGCTCGATGGAACTGCTAAAGGTTTGTGTAGAGTCTAGACCCAATCCCGATATTCCACTCAAAGAAAGTCCTTTGGTTATTGCCCTCAAGACAGATTCGATGCCGTTGGTGGAACTTGTCCTTTCTTCTGGTATTAACCCCACAGACGGAATCTTTTGGTCAAAGGACAACGGAAGGAAGGTGATGTTGGATAGACTCACAGAGTACAAGAAGAAGTACGACCTTTCTTTGGACGATCTTGTTGTCTCTGTCGAAGATGAACAAAAGGCAGTCAAAGAAGCAGAGAAGGAACTTCAAAAGGCCTCTCAAGAAATGGTGGGAAAAACAGAAGAGGAATCTGCTGTTCTTTTACCTCAGCTCATCGAGGCCAAAAGAAAAAGGACAAGTCTTCGAAAGGAACTGGAAATGACCACCAATATCCTCAGACTTTTCCTTTTGAGGTCACAGATGGACTTTTCGGATTCTGACCTTCAAAGGCCCAGAAATATTGCCACTTGTCTTTCTTTTATGGGGGAGAACAGAAAGAGAGTCGACTATCAACAGATCAGAGACAAAAGGGCAGTGATGCGTTCAGAGAGGTACGCGGAAGCGACTCCGTTCGATGTTCGAGATCTTCCGGATGGCTCTGATGCTGGAAATTTCTCGGATGATCAGCTTTTCTTCTTTTGGAAAGACAAGACTCCGAAAATTCTCGCAACGTGGGACATTCCATCTATAACGAACGGAGATAGAAATGGATGGACGGATTCAGAGATTGAAAGACTCGGCTCCATGCGTATTGCGACGAGGTCCCCAGGATTGGAAGAGGAACTCGAGTTCCTCTTCTCGAGACAGCTGATGGGTGGAAGAACTCTTATTTCGTTCAAGGAACAAGAAGAAAAGAGCGAGGAAGAAGAGGAACAAATTGTTGTGGGTAAAGACGGCGACATTATTGATAGCGCGCTTGAAGCGCTCCAGAAACTTCGTATCTGAATAAAATATCTTTTGCACAAAAAATATTTTTTATATGTAATGGCTCTTAGGTCACCTCAAGGTATTCCCACCATCTCTTTTGACACTGAGAAAATCACGGGACTCGATCTTTCCGATGCCGGTTCGTCCTGGCTCAACGGCATTGTGTTTTTCCTGGTTGTGTTTTTGGTAACTTTGCTCGTGTTGAGAATCACCACCCCGGAAGGGGTCAAAACGGGTCAAGAACTCGACCACGGAAAACTCTTTAGAACTGCGCTCCTTTGGTCCCTTGGCATATTTATCGCGATCTGGTTACTAATAATTTTGATGTCCTACCGTCAGTAAGTCATATAAATAAAAAGACGAGAATTTTCGTGTCTATGCACAGACAATAAATTTTGAAAAAATTTATATCGCGCCATCTCAAAAACAGAAATATTGTGGTTCGGAGGGAAGTTCCCAGAGTTTTTGATGTTTGGTGTTTCATAGTCTTTGATATTTTCGAGGAGAAGAGCTTTCCAATCTATCTTGTCCTCCCAAACATCTTCCTGAAGCATACGAAGGGCAGAATATCCGTTTTTTATCGCTTGTTCTTCCTTGTATCTATCTGATTTTTGAGTGAGCTCCGGCGATTGCCAATTCATGATTTGTTTGTAATGCTGTGCTCCATCGACTTTTATAATGGTCTTTGAAACGCAAAAGTCAAAGGGAAGGAATTTTCCCGTTTCTGGGTTTTTGCACCACGAAACTTTAAGTTGATGAATTGGGTCCTTGAAATATTCTTCGAGGAAAGAAAGGAGTTTCGCATCTGTTTTGTTTTTGCACTTTGGACACCATCTACCACTTGAGACTTTGACAAGAGAAGAGGAGAATTTATGCTTCTTTTCACACTCGAACCAAAACTTTTTGTTTGATCTCGCAAAAACCTCTCTCGGACTCTGTTTGTTTTCTTTCATATCCCAAAATTTGGGCTTGTGGTGAAAAGCAAAACTCTTCTCAAAACATTTCTTGCATCCAGAAGAACAAAGCCGCTTGTTCGAACAAAACGGGCAAAAATGCCCATTCGAAATATCTGCCAGTCTAGCTTCAAAATTGTGCCAACATTTTCTGCATTCGAACCGGAACTTTTTTCCTGAGCTCGCAAAAACCTCTCTCGGACTTTTTTTGTTCTTCTTTCATATCCCAAAATTCCGCTTTATTTGAAGACGCAAAGCTCTTTTCCAAACATGTTTCGCATCCACCCAAACTACAAAGACGCTTGTTCGAACAAAACGGGCAAAATTGTCCGTTGGAAACGCTATTCAATCTCGCTTCGAAGCTGTGCCCGCACTTTCCGCATTCAAACCAAAACTTTTTATGAGTGCTTCTCGCAATCAACAAAGGACTCCCTTGATCTTCCTTCAAATACTTTGAATTTTCCACAGACGCAAAGCTTCTTTCAAAGCAAGGCTTGCATTCCTCCCTTCCGCACAACTTTCCTCTCTTCTTCGTTTCACAGTTCATCTTTTTGTTAGGCGCTTCCTGAAGCTTTGTCTTTTCACTTTTGAAAATATTTTAGAGTCAAAACAAAGCGAACACTTTCAAAAGAATATGAGTTTTCTTTTTACCATAAAGAAAACAATGGGAGTTCCTGGTCTTTTTTACTGGATTCAGCAAAGGCACAGCCGATACACAAAGAACATTCAAAAGGGTCAAAATACCGTCGACAACCTCTATGTTGACGCAGTTTGCTTCGTTCACACCTGCGCCCAAGACATCTACGGATATGGAAAGAACATCTCTTTGAGCGACACTTTCAAGGACATGACAGAGAAGCAAAAAGAGCAAGAGCTTTTCAGGTCCGTTAGAAATGCCATCTTTCGCCTGACAAAGTACGTCACTCCAACCAAGAAATTTTACGTTGTTTTCGATGGTGTCGCTCCGATCGCGAAGCAAAACCAGCAGAGACACAGAAGGTTTTTGGGAGGAAAGCCCTCTTGCGGCTTTGACCCCAATTCCATCACCTGTGGTACGGAATTTCTGGATAGGCTTCAAAGGTACGTCGAAAGGGGTCTTTCCAACTTTTGCCAGAAAGAAAAGTTTGATCTTGTCTTTTCAAGCAGTTCCGAAGCTGGAGAAGGCGAACATAAAGCTCTCGCCTTTGCCAGAAACAACGGAAACGGAGAGTCGCACTGTTTCTATTCTCCTGATGGGGATTTGGTGCTTTTGACGATGGCTCTTGGCTTTGACAAAGTTTCTCTTTTGAGACAGGACCATATCCAACAATGGAAGTATCTTTTGACTGACATTTCCGGTCTTTCTCAAGAATTTCAAAAAGACGTCCCAATCAAGGACTTTGTGTTTCTCTCGTGCCTTTTGGGAAACGACTTTTTGCCGAGACTTGGAATGTTTGAGAGCAAGTTCTCAGACACAGCCGAGTTTCTCATCGCCAAATACAAAGAACACGGCAGACGCATCTTTTCGGAGAAGACGGGGAACTTTATCCCTGCAAGAGCATTCGGTCTTTTCTCTTTTCTCTCGACCTTTGAGAAGGAACTTTTTGACAAGAGGTGCGTCTTTGAACTCACGGCGCAAAAAGAAGAAAGAACAGACCACACTCTTTTGAAGAGTTACAGTCCCCAGAATGGGGTCGACGTCGAAAAGTACAAGGAAATCTTTGGCTCAAAGAAACAAAGAGAAGACTCCCAAGCGTTTGACTACATCCGAGGTTGTATTTGGGTTACTGTCTACTACTTTCGCGGATGTCCAGACAATGGGTGGAGTTATAAATGGCACTACCCTCCCTTTTTGAGTGACATCAAAAAGGAGCATTTTACTGGACAGAAACCTTTCAAACAATCTGTGGTTCCCAATCAGCTTCTCCAACTTTTGTGTGTTTTGCCTCCACACAGCATGGACCTTTTGCCGAGAAGATGGAGAAAGTACGGTGGTATCACAAAGAGGGAAGAACTCTCTGAATTTTTCCCAAAGGAGGTTGAGATTGACTATGAGGGAAAATTCCGCGACTACGAGAATGTTCCTCTCCTTCCTCACGTGGATGTTGCTTTGATTCAAAGAGAGATTCAAAAGATACAATAAAATATTTTATTATAAAAATATTTCTAGTTGGCAACATTCGTGAATCGGAATGTGAAGTTTCTCTGCCGATGTTCTGGGCGAAGTTTCGGTGTTTCGTATGGCTTGATGCCGAATCTATTCTCGTGGAGGAGGACATCCTTGTACGTCAACTGCCACATATTCTTTTTCTGCATGTCTTGGGTAAAGTTGAGAAATTCTTGAACAATGTTATGGACAATTCTCTGATTCATTTGAGGCAGAGGCTCGACTCTCTTTTGAAACTCTGTCACTGCTATGGTCAAAATGTCTTCCGTTCGGACTACAACCTTTTTTGCGTTGTAGTGCTTTGCGATCTCTTCTGTTATTAGCTTTTGAAGGAACAGGGCGTTCTCCTGTGAGAACAATTGTTTGTCCACAAACATTGGATAAATTGTGTATGGAGTAGACTGCATTTCTTACTTGAACAAGATGTCTGACGAAAAAGCACTCATAAAAAAAGAACAAAAGGAAACATGGAGCTTTTTCGACATATTCCGTTCCAAAAGTCTCGATGATTATCCAGAAAAGAACTCGAGACTTTTGCGTATTTTAAAGTTGAGAGGTACCACGATATCTAAAGGTGAACACGGAAAGATTGTTCTCAACTGTGCAGATGGAAGTGTTTGCGCTCCCGGAATCTTTTGCGGCAAAGTCAAAGTGACTTCAGCCAATGACAACAAAGTATGGCTAAAAGGAAAGGATAAATACGGAAGATGTTTCCAGGTCCTTTATGAACTCGGAAAGACAAAGACTTTTTATATGATGGAAGAGAAGGAATATGTTTGGTAAAATATATAAATATATTTTTTGAAACACAAGCTTTTGAGAGGACAATGTGTTCTCCTTTTTAATGAGGAGGAGAGTGAGCTTTTCGAGTCCGAAAGTTCTCCATCAGACTTGGAAGTCTACAAAGTTACCCGAGTCTTGCAAAGAGTATGTGAAAACATGGAAGACAACGCACTCTGACTATCTCTACAAATTTTATTTGGACGAAGACCTCCGAGAGGCGGTCAAGAAATTTGTTCCGCAACACTTGACGCTATATGACGCGATGGCGAGAAACATTGAGAGGGTGGATTTTGCAAGGTACGCGATTCTTTACGGACTTGGGGGAGCATACGCTGACCTCGATACTGTACCTTTGAAACGCATCGACACTTGGATGGAAAAAGGAAAAGTCGTTTTGGGAAGGGAGCCTTTGGAACACTCCAGGACACTTTATGGGCGAGAGGTTGTGCTTTGCAATGCCTTTATGATATCTCCTCCAAAAGAAGAGTTTTGGTTGAGGCTTCTCTCTTTTATTTCTGACAACTACGACCCAACTTCCGACCCCGTATCCAACACGGGTCCGATGGCCATGACTTTGTTTCTTGAAAAATATCCAGACGCATTCCAGAATGTGATAGTCACAGATCCTTGCGTATTTTTCTCGTTGACGAATGGGTTCACGTCAAAGACGCAGCTCGGATTCACAGGAGTTTCAAGATTCTGCGATCTCCAAAACCCGACGTGCAAGGACAAAATTCCTTATGTTGTTCACGCTTGGCATAACGAGTGGACAAAACTTCCAGGACAGTCAGCCCTCAAAGAGGCTTTGAAAACATTCAGAAAAAAGAAAGAGAAAAAAGTTACAGTTGCAAAGTGCGGTGCCGAACGCGATAATTGCCTATTGTGGGTTGCAGCTGCCGGAGTTGTTCTTTTTGTTACTCTTCTTCTTGTCAGGAGGAGAAAGTAATGGGCTGTGGTTGTTCAAAGAAAAAGAATAACAGATGCAATGCAAAAACAAAACAGGGAAAAAGATGCCGTAACCAAGTCGTGTCAAAGTCTGTGAAATATTGTTGGGTTCATTTGTAATAATTTATGAATAAATTATTCTAGCCAACCATCGTCGAGCGATGGATTCGTATCATAAAACGCCCACTCTTGCTGGATGCCACTGTTGGATTTATACCCGAGCTTTTTCAAACCGTTCAAAAGTTCATCTTTGATCCTATCCGCTTCTTCTTTCCAACTGTCCGTTATTCTCAAAGTCAAAAGAGGATGTGTCTTTGCAGAAAAGATGTTCATAGAAACACCCACGCCAAAGTTGCACTCTGAGAAAATTTGGGAAGCAACTTGTTTACTTGCTCTTTCTAGTGGTTCCATTCCATCGTCCGTTTCCTTCAGGGGATACTTCAGATGGAACTCAAAGTAGCATCCTCTCACACATTTCTGAGACTCCTCCTTTGTGATCGGAACGCCCTCGTTGCACTGCATTGCCTCGACTTTAACTCTCAGAATATCAAGGCCAAAGTCTGCCATTTTCTTTGCGAGCTCGTTGGCGGTGGAAATAACGTCGCACGAAACCCCACGTTTCCACTTGCTTATCATAACCTGGGAGTTTGTGTCGTCACTTCCTTTTCCCGAGCACGCAAAGATGGCCTTGATATTGTTCTTTTCACAAAAAATCTTGAGCTTCGGAACGTTCGAGTTTTTGACGGTGATGTGAATCTCGAAAAGACCTTTGATGGGACAACTCATTTTATAGTTGTCTTGTGACGTTCTAATTTTTTGCGATTCTTTTGCTCCTTGTAATATGGAAGAAGAGGGAAAACTCGTATTTCTTGAGGATGAGCTTGTTCCTGTTGAGGAACTGGGCAAAGGACACCTTTTTGACGAGAGGTTTGTGAAAAGTCTCCGAGACAAGGATTTTGACGCCTATGGAAACCTCAAAAGAAAGGGGTGTTCTTGGGTTGTATTTTATGCGCCTTGGTGTGGTCATTGCAAATCCCTGGCTCCTCAATGGAGTAAATTTGCCGAAACCGCTGCTTTTGCGGATGTCTACACCGTAAACTCTGACGAAGAAAAGAAACTTTTGTCTCGTCTCAATAGCGTCACTCCCGGTTTTGTTGAAGGGTTTCCCACCATCGTCGCCTACAAAGACGGAGAGTCGGTACAAACTTATATGGGGGATAGAACGTCAAAGGCTCTCGTCCGAGAGGCGATGCTTTTGTGTCATCAATGAACTTTCAGCAGAGAAAACAAAGTAGAAAGATGGCGAACCTGTGCACTGCCCTCAAGCAACAAGTCAATGGAATGCTCGACGACCTTCGGGATGTTTTTGAGGACGAACCCGAGAAAAAAGCCGATGTTCTTCTTGTGAAAATTTTCTTCTCCAATATTCCCCCAGAAAAACTAATGCAACATTTTGTTGCCTATGTTCTTCCTCATGAAAACAGGATCAAAAAGAGAGAAGAAAAGTTTTTCATTGACAACACCGACCTTTGGAAGGGCCTTCCCGAAGGAAAAGTTCGGATGGTATCTGAAATGTGGGTCACCGGAAGGCTTTCAAAGGATGACAAACAGATGATGTGGGATTATTTTGACTGTTTCATTGAACTCTCTAAAACTTGGAGAAAACACAAATAAGTTGACCATTACGGAGCGGTAATAGAATGACGGGAATGGTATTATTTTACAGTAGGCACTCTCAACATTCTCGCAATGTCCTCGGTCTGATAAAGGCACACAATATTCCAGTGTCTCTTGTTTGTGTGGACAGTCAGACGATGCGTTCCATTATCAAAAACTCTCGGATGTACAGAATTCGAGGGGTACCCACTCTCTTTGTTACGGATGGTGCGAAAATGTCCATCTTTGAGGGAGAGAAAGTGTACAAATGGCTGTTGTCAATAACCAAAGGAGAAGAAGAACCCGAACAAAATCCCGAACTTTCTTTTGAGGAAGAGGGAACTCCCGTTGGCGACTCTGATGAACAAGAGGAAGAGGAGATAAACTACGGACCAAAGACTTTGAAACATCCGACGGGTCTTTCGACAAAAGACTTGGCGATGAAACTTCAAAGAGAAGCCCAAGCTGTCGCAGGAATAAAGTTTGACTAAAAAATATTTGCAAATATTTTTTCTAGATGATCACCGGCCGAGCAAACAACTTTTTGAGTTGTGCCGCACTTTCCGAATGGGCGAGATGTGCCTTTGCAAGAGTCTTCAACATTTTGTCGTCTTGGACCAACGTCTTCTCCCCTCGTTTCGGAAGTCTTTGTCTGACCACCTGAAGTCCAAACATCTTCCTCCTTGCATTCAAAGTTTTGATATGTTTTTCTCTGTTGTAGCTTTCGATGAGCAAAGAAACAACTTTTGGATCGGAAGCCAGCATCTCGTTCGCAATGCTCTTTGCCCTTTGCAAAAGACTCTGAGGTTCTCTCTTTGTTTCTTTCTTTACAAAGTACCCATCAAGAGTTTTCTGACTCTTGTCTGGGATGGACTCTGAAAGTTTCTGTTTCCTGAAAAGATACTCGAGTTTTGTCAAAGAATCTTTGTCTTCGGGAGAGATGAGAGACTTGAGCCTTTTTATCCTTTCATCAAGCTTTTCATACTCGATAACCTTTTTCTCCCAAATGTTCAAAAGTTCTGCGAGTGGTTCCATCACCTTTTTTGAGAGATAGAGGTGAGTGTCAATCTTGAGACCAAGACGCTTTTTGTTGTCGAGATACCAGGTAAAGTCTTCGACCTGATCTGCCTGAAGGACCTTTTCTCCTTTTTTCTTTCCAGGAATATCCAAAAACACAAATTCGAGGCGAGTGTTTGGGATAACCTCTTCTCCTCTTTTCTTCATCTTTCTCGCAAGAGCCACATTCACAAGACCTTTTCCATCGTTCTTGTACTCTTCAAGAGCTTTGATCGACGCTGTGATAACATACTTTTGGTCCGCAATACTCCTCGACATCATACCGTATATTCCATCAAAGACCCCCTGTACGATCTTTTGTCTGTCTTCTTTGTTGATGACCTGTTCCACAGTTTTCTTGAAAAGTTCACGAACCAAAAGACAGTTGTCCCTCCTCGTCAAAACGATGCCCTTCTTGTCGATGGCAATACATTCACCATCTTCATTGACAATGATGGTGTAGTATCTCTTCTTTGAAAAGATAATGAACCTCTTGCAAAGTTTTTCAAACTGCAAGTTCATCGGAGACACAAGATGCTTTGAGATTTCCTTTCCCACAAACTTTCCAAACTCTATCAAGTCTTTGGGTGTTCTTCCTCCGGGAAAGTGGATCATACAAGAGTCTGTGTCTCCGTACACAAGCACTCCATCAGGCCATCTTTCCAAAATTCTCTCGACAACCTTCATGATATCCTGTCTTCCCGCAGTTGTCACAGCAGCGGCGGCTTCTACCAAAGGAGCGATACCCTGAGAAGCACCAAGTGCACCATATGCAGAATTTGCTGCGATCTTTAGGGCGAGCTGAGAAGCATTCGCAACCTTTTCTTTTGTCTCAAACTCTGCCTTTTTCTCTGGGTCTGTTTCTTTCTCTGCGTTTCTGGCTGCTTGGCCCATCTCTCCTTTGACCGCCTTTCTCCTGGCAAGGACACGCCTCAACATTCGAGGAAGAACCCCTTCTTGGACTTCACCATTTTCCAAAACTTTTGACTTTCTGAATCTTTGCTTGAAATGTCCACAGACGACTTCTTGGTCTTTCTTTTTCTTCTTTCCTGCCTTTGTGTCGAGAGGACATTCGCAAAACTCGTGCTGATCCCATTCAACAATGTTGCAGTCTTCGTCTGGGACAGACTCGTCGTTTGTGCAAAAACTCGTGTAGTCGACGTTTCGAGAAATGATCTCAGAGGGATACAGGGACTCAAAATCCCAAACAAGAACATCCTCCCAAAGTCCAACTTTCGCGTCGAAAACTGTGGCTCCTTTGTACTTGACATTTGAAACTTCCTTGTCGTACCCAAGAAACTCAACGATGAGGTCATCGTCTTGCATCTCTCGATAAAGCATGGAAAAGACCTTGACTTGCTGTCCTCGGGTTTGAAGGTATTCTCGAGGCACACAAAATACACTCGCAAGCATGTCCATATTCAGCTCGACATTAAACTTTTTGAGGAGACGCAGAGGAAGGACTGTGTCTTGGACGCAATAGTCCGCAAGTTTTGTGACACCAGAACGAACCAAAAGGTCAAGTTCAAGAAGAGAACGACATTTCTTTGCCTTTTGTCGAAACTCGAGAAGGTACTTTGTCCCATGTTTTCTGTTGATGGCAGAATAAACCGCTCTTCTTCTTTCCCTGAAAGGAACTCTCGTGCTTTGGAAAGATTCGAGGATCATCGAAACTTCCATGACCTTGAAAAGTTCCTTTGCCGTCACATCTTTTTTCTTCTCTCCAAGGAAAAGTTCGGAGACGTGGTCCAAAGTGTTTTTGTCCAACTTGTGGTTTCTTTCAAACTCGACGTACATGTCAATCTGGGACGCTCCGGGAATTCTGATGAACTTGAAATTTTGTGTTCCATAAGCTGAACTTCTCCAAGACATTTTATCCTCTGATGCTGGAACGGCAGAAATTCGCGTCAACAGATCACACATCCTTTGGAACAATCCACATTTCTTGGCTCTGACCATAAGATAGTTCCAATCGAACTTGAGGATGTTATAGCCGATGTACACGTCCGCATCGATCTCTGAAAGTCTGCGGAAAAAGATAAGAAGAAGTTCCTTCTCTGTTCTAGCGTTGATGACCTTTGCATTTGGAAGTTTGAGACAACCACCAAGACTGATCGCCTCTTTCCAGATCTCTCCATTTGTTTCTTCGACTGTGTATGCGACTTGAGTGACTGCGTTCTCTTTGATGTTGGGGTCGGGAAATGCGGAATGATGCTTGGAATAAGCCTCAATATCAAAGCTTATCTTTTTTGTGGCGATAAGTCCCTTGTTCTCACCAAGAGAAATATTTCTCCATTCGCAAGAGAATTCAAGGTCTGCCTTTGAAAACTTGTCGTATGTCACGCCCTTATTTTCCACAACTTTTAGCCATCCGGTGGAATCAAGCTTTCTGTGAGTGAAGAGCTTTGTGTAAATATCGATGTTTTGTTCGTGCGCACGAAGCTCTTTCGCTGCAAATGTCCCAAGACCTTCTATCCTGTTTTCCCTATTTTCCATCGCGTTCGAGCACATCTTGGCTCCCGCAATATTCAAAAACTCGAGGCGAAGAGTCGAGACGGGAACCTTTCCTTTCAGAAAATACTTTTTCTTGAGTTCATAGGAAACAGGAGGAAACTTTTTGCAGACTCTTGTTGTGAGATGCTCGAAAAGAGTCCTTGCTTCTCTCTTTCCCCAAGACAAATTCCTCTTCTTTGGGAGTTGGATATAAAGATATGGGCGGAATCCTTCGATCCTCGTACAGACGCTTTTTCCGGCCTCGTCCCTTCCATAAGCATAAAAGACAAGCCCATCTTCACAGTCATCAAAATTCCAACTGTCGACCTTGTAGTTGTGGGTTCTCTGAGCCATTTCTTTCTTTTGAAAGAAATCCGTATGTCCAAATTCGAATTGTATAAATGTAATGAACCTCGAGCGTTTCTATCCGAGAATAAGAGACCCCAGAAAGACGGCCCTTTTGGCGATTCAGAAAGCTTCACCAAAGGATTTGGCAATAGTTTTGTTTGTTTGGTCTCCGACACAAGAAATTTTTGAGTATTGCCTGAAAGAATATGAGACGGAATGTCAAAAACAATGGGACAGTTTTTCAAAAACATCCGGAAGTATTTCTGAACTTTTGAGTGACACAGTACAGGGTCTCTCTTCGAAACATCCGAGACTTTCAAGGGCTTTGAATCTTTTGAACTGCATCGGAACAATACTCGTCGCTTCATCGTACCCGGAAATCTCAAGGGACACAGCGAGTCTCGCAGATAAACAAAAACTTTTTTGGAGTATCAAACTTCCCGCAGATTATGGCGAATATATTTTCCCCGTCTCTTCAGGAAAGTCTCTGGTGAATTTTGCCATTGAGAAAAAAGCAAAGTTTTGGTTCGCGTTTCTTTACAAAACAGCCGTAAGTTCAAGGGTCAAGTGGCTGTGTGAGGCAAAAGAGGAAGAGTTTGTGTATTTTGCGGCTCTTTTATCCACAGTGCAAGAAATTAATGGGGTTCATCAAGGCAGAACTCCCTTGATGTCGGCTGTCGAAAATTCGGATACCGCAAAGATAAATATTTTGTGCTCTTTTCATGCTTGTAAAAATTTGAACCACAAAGACTGCGAAACAAACGCTCTTGGTCGCGTAAAGGACAAGGACACATTCAAACTTTTGATGAAGAAAGAGTTTTGCCCTGACTTGGTGGACAATTCTGGGATGACCCTTTTGTCGAGACTTTGCAGTGATAAAAATAGTTCGAAAGATCTTTTGCGAGTTGTCATAAAATATTCAAACCCAAATATTCCCCAAAAAGTTTTGCCTCTTGTTTGGGCTCTTTTTCACAAAGACAACGAACTTTTGACTCTTCTTTTTGAGGGAGGAGCTGACCCTTTGTATGCAGAAAGAACGACAGAACTTCAAACGAAAGACAACAAAGTTTGGCAAGAAGCGAGAAAATATTGGGACACTTGGATAACTTCTTTGAAGGGTTCAACCTCAAAAATAGCAAAGTCAAGAATTTCTCTGTTTGTCCATACACTTCAGGTTCAGAACGAAAAATGTCTTTGGTGGCTGGTCAAACACTCTGGTTCAGTCTCGGCAACAGAGGCCATCAAAAAGAGGGAGAAAGAGAGACCGATCCAGGACATCGAAGGAAGGAACATCCCGTATGGAGAATATTCGGACAACCAAATACTCTGGCTTCCATCAGAAGGAGGGAGAAAGCTGGGTCTTCTTTCTTCTCTCGTCCAAGAGTTCGTTGACAAAGAGTCAAAGAAGCCAAACCCGAGATACGACCGCATCGACTTTTTCGCATCAAAGGGAATTGTTGTTTGTGTTCCTTTGACCGAAGCCATGAAACTTCTCTAAAAATATTACGCAATATTTTTCCAAAGTTGTGCCTTTTCTTCCTCTGACAGCATAACAGTTTTTTGAAAAGCCTTTGCTCTCTCGATAATGTCTTGTTTTCTTTGCTCCGCCTTTTCTGGAGACGGAGAGAATTGGCGAGAGACAGAGAACATTTTTATTTGTCTTTGAAAATATTTCTTGAAATATTTTATTCATTCCCACAAAGTCTGCAAAAGACATACCCATCTCGTTTCACATTCTTTTTCTTCCCATAGTATGTGGTCAAGTCGAGGTAGCATTTGGCACACTTTCCTTCTTCGTTATTGAGCTCTTTCGAATCTGTCCAAACAGGAAGAACAAGAGAAATGTTCGAGTCCAACCACGGGGGTCGAACCCCAGAAGATTCCATTTTTCCATCTCCAGCAGAAGCGTAGTCGTTGTTTTTCCCAAGATAACAAGCTATGCAACTTCCTTCAACAGCGAGTCCATCCTCGGAATACATTCCAGTTGTTTTTGAACAAGAGACGCAGTAGCAGTGCGCACAATAATCACACATCGTACAATCGTCGTCAGCAGTGTCCGTAAAAAGATAAGTCATGCAAAACAGGCAATATTCGGAATCAGGGCGAGCGACATCTTCTTTGAGTTGTCTGATCCTTTCATGATTGTCGTTGACAACGCTCGGGATATTGCAAGAAAAAACTCTGGTGGGTTTGCAGACTCTCGACATCTTTCTTTTTGAAAAGAAAAGTTGAAAAGTGCAAATGTTGTCTTTTTTGAGGATCAGAAAGACTTTGAAATTTTTCTAGTTGAGACCAAGAATGTATAAAATATATTTTATATTTTTTCTGAAAGAGCCCAAGAATATAAAAATTCCGAGCGTTCGACCCCATCTCTTTTTGAGTATCATAAAATTTCAGCAGATGCAGTCGAACACCATAGAATTTTTCCCGTCATCTTCTCTTAGGGTAAAGTTTTTCCGGACGAAGAGAGGTTGGCACATTTTTGTTTTTGAGTCGAACGTGTATGCGTTGCTGAGAGGGTTTGCTTTGCAAGTCAAAAGACACTCTTTCTCTGTCTTTACGGAAACTGCAGAATGAGGAAGTTCAAAGGTACTTGGCCCCGTGAAACTTGAGCCAGCAAATCTAGCCTCTTTGTTTGGTCTCGTCCTCAACACAAGCCAAAGAAAAACAACAAACACTGACAAGACAATGACCGCTGCTGTTCCGGTTCTCATTACATATATAGTAATGTGTTTCTCTCTAGAGTCATCGCTGTCTGCTTGGGCTCTTTCTATTGCGTTTGTGGTTCTTTTGTGGACAAGGAACAAACTTTATGACAGATGGAACGCGTCTTTCCTTTTGTGCTTTTCGACTATTCAGTTGGTCGAAGCAGGGCTTTGGTACAATTTGGGTTCAGAAGCTTCGAATGGGGCTTTGACAAAGACAATTCTACCTCTTCTTCTTTTGCAACCCCTTGTGCAAAATTATATGGGCTGGAAAACGACTGGATCTCCTGTTCTAAAAAACACGACAATGATGTATCTTGGTCTTTTTGTTCTGGGACTTTTGCATATTTCGGGAAAGGACACGATGACTGTTATTGGAGAAAAGAAACATCTCGTTTGGGAAACAAAAGAAGGAGAAGGACTGATGTCTGGATGGATGGCACCTCTCTATCTTTTCGGTCTCTTCTTCCCCTTGTTATGGCAGAAAGAAAAAGGAGTTCCTCTTATCGCCACTGGAGCCGCGACGGCTCTTTACAGTTGGTTCCAAACAAACGGAAGAGAGTTTAGTTCTTACTGGTGTTTCACAAGTGTCATATATGGAGTCATTGCGTACGTGCTCTAATCTGCAAAAAATTCAAAGTCTTCCTCAACTCTTGAAAAAAGACGAGTTTGTGGTGCATGAAAAATACCAAGTCAGCAAAAATTCAAAGTCTTTGTGATGTTCAAAAAGGGACAAGTTTGTATTTTTATTTATCTTTGATGTCAAAGATAAAAAATTATTCAGAGACGGGTTCATATCCCATCTTCTTTCTCTCCTCATTGTAAAGCGCCAGCCACTTCTCAGAGTGAGTCGGGTATTTCGAGTCGAGTTCTCCAATCTCATTTTCGAGTTTTTGAGCAGACTTTTTCATGCTTTCGATGCGCTCGAGATACTCTGTGATATACTGGTCGATCTGCCTTCTTGCGACCTTTTTCTTGGTATAATACTCCAGTGTGGCCGGATCGTCGTCAAGCGAACCCTCTTCGAGAGCAATCTTCTTCCTCTCTTCGAGCTCACGGGCAAACTTTTTATCTTTCTCAATGTTTTGTTGGATAAGTTTTTCCCTCATCTTCTTTTCGTACTCGTTGCCACTCTCAACTGCAACATCCTCTACCTTTTCAGCGAGGGCGGTATTGAGAGTGAAGGGGATCAAAGCACCCACATCTGCAGCAAAGATCACAGCGCTCGAGTCGTGTTCCTTAAAAATCTTGTCTGCGGATTGGTTGGCGAGGTCTTCGTTCGGCCAAACTCCACGGACACGAACAAGACCGTGAATTCCATTCTCAGGCTTTTCCAAAGGATAGAAGGAAATGTTCACAATCTGTTGCCCGGAAATGGGAGGATCATTCTTGAGTCCGCGAGAGACACGAGGAAAAGTTCGCCTCATTTCTGTGCGGCAAGCATCAAGTTCGGGAGTGGTGAGATGAGGGGCCTTTGGATCAACAAGAGTTCGGATCATGTTTAACCATCCATTAGATTTTTCTTAAATTCCAAAAGAAGATATTTGGAATTCTAAATGGTGTACTGAAAATTCCACCCGAGTATTTCGCAAACTTTCCCAAACTTTTCATCACAATCCTTTGTCTTTGTGGTGTTTTTCAAGAAGCAAAAGTCATCGGGATTTGGAACGTATCTGAGGTGTTGCAGAAGCTTGAAAAGAACATACCACGCGTTCAAAGATTTTCTCCTTTCCTTTTCTTTTATCATTTGCAGGTAGACTTTTTCATAAGCGTCGTAGCAGTTTGACAACATTTCCTGATATCGGCTAATGTCTGGCGGAAGCGTCCCATTGAGCTCCCAAAGAATCAGCGAGAGTTCTTCATAGTAGTCGGTCATGTTGTTGTCCACAAGAACCATATAAACATGTTTTTTCTTTGCGTCTTTAATGTCGATACCATACTTGGAGAGTTCTGTTTTGATGAGTTCTTTGACGCTTTCTGGGATCTTTGTGTTTTTTCGTGCTTGGAACTTTTCAACGACTTCGAGGAACTGAGGCTTTGTGACATAAGCGGGTTTTCCGGATCCGCCGTTTCTTTGAGAATCTCTGTAAGGCGATGCGTCTTCGATGGCAGAGGATGTTTCCCCACAGTTTGGGCAAATTATTTCGTCGCCGCGTTCGACGCAATTGGCAAAGGGACTCTGACACGTTCCGCACTTTGAAACGCGGAGATGCCCATCATTGACATCAATGTAGTTTTTTGCGAGAAGAAGGAACTCGCTCGTCAAGTCGGCATCCGGATCTTTTTGGTTCTGTTTGTTTCCAAAAAACTTGACTTTTTTTACCTTGTTTAAATTTTCTTGATATTTTTCGAGGAGCGGTGCAGAAAGTTCGGAATATTCCTGAATCTGGGAAAGAGTCTCGTCCTGAGATATTTCTTTTTGAAGTTTAAAAGCCCTTTCTCGGGCGCGAGAAACATCCTCCTTGTTTTGACTATTAAAATAAATAAACTCCACACGCTCCAGCTCTTTTTCTTTCTTTGTAAATGCCTCGAGACGCCTGGAAAACTCTTCTTTAATCTTTTTATCGAGACCAGGAATATCAACGTGGTTCATTACAGTGCACAGCTCTCTGGATGTTAAACCATAAGAGTATGAGCTTTCGTACGAAAGCTCATGTGTTTTGCCCAAAGATTTTTTTTTGAATTTTTTTTCTACTGTGGAGAGTAATGACTTCTGTTGTGTGTGGTACCAGAGTAACTGCTGCTTCCGGTTTCGTAGATTTGGCGACCTTCTCTGACTTGGAGGCGTATCTTTACGGTGGTTGCTCGGCAGTCACCTATTTCGTGCGTGCCATCAAAAAGGCCAATTGGTTCTCTTTCCTTCCCGTTGTTCTCCGAAACATTTCGGGTCTTCCCGGCTTCGGTAATGAATTCTCCGCCTCTGTGAATCGTTCCGGTGATTACGTTCTAAACACCTGGCTGCGTGTCCGTCTTCCTCTGATCGCCATCCGCCCGACCAACGCTGGCGGCGCCATCAATGCTAATGCCACCATTCGCTGGACCCGAAACTTTATGCACAATCTTGTTGAAAAGATCAACATCACCTTCAACGATCTGATCGTCCACGAGTTTGACAGCTATTGGTTCGACTTTAACTCACAGTTTAACATCGACGCTTCCAAGCGTGTCGGTTACAGGAACATGATTGGTGACATCCCGGCCATGATTAACCCCGTGACCACCGGAAACCCTCTCGGCACTGGCGAGTTCTTCAACCTTCCCATTCCCCTCTTCTATTCTGAGGACTCGGGTCTGGCTCTTGCCGTTTCCGCCCTTCCTTTCAACGACATCAAGATCAACTATTGTCTCCGCAGGTGGCAAGATCTTCTCGTCCTGAACGTGGGTGTTGGTGCCAATCCTCCCACTCTCGACGATGTTGTTCAGGTGAGCTACGATGCCACTTTCACCCTCATCTACAGCTCCAATCCTCCCGCCATCACCAATGTCGAGACCTGGTGTCACTACGCTGTTGTGCACAATGACGAGCGTGTCAAGATGGGTAAGAATCCCCGTGATATGGTCATCAAGCAGGTCCAGAAGGTTAACGAGACGACCATCAACCTTTCGCAGCTCAACGCTCTCATCCCGATTGATATCCGTATCTCGCATGCCGTCGTTGGCTACTTCTACGCCATCAGAAACAGCTCGACTCCCGGTGAGTGGTCCAACTACACCACTGAGCCCGCATATGCTGGTCTTGACCCGCTTGAGGCTGCCCAGCTTGTGTATGAGTCGACTGCCCGTGTCAGCAACGGCTCCGACTATTACAGCCTTGTTGTGCCGTGGTACTGGCACAAGTCGATCCCCGAGGAGACGGGTTACCACGCGTACTCGTACTCGCTGGAGACGTTCGCCTCTGACCCCAAGGGTTCGACCAATTATTCCAAACTCACCAATGTGTCGAATCAGTACGTCCCCTCGACTGCTGCCGTCAACGCCTCTGCTGGTGTGACCAACACCGGTATTCCGATCCCTTCTGCCACCAACCCCGCTGTGACTCAGCAGAACCAGACCTTCCAGCACATCTTCCGAGTCCTTAATTTCAACGTGTTGCGCCTCAGTGGCGGCTCCCTCGGATTGCCCATCCTATAGATTCGGCGTTCAGGATTCCAGTCACTCATCTATTTGTTCAGACACTTTATCCACAAAAAAAATACAAATTTATGTTTGTTGTCAAACATAACTATTTTCGAAGGGCTTCTGCTCTCGACTTGTATGAGCACTCGCGACATCCTTTCCAGTTCTCTTTCATCGCGTGAACTCTCACTTCACTCTCTTGCCCACAAGAACAAATATATTTTGTTAGAGTTTTGTTGTTGATGTACGGTCCGATATACTCGCAACCTCTCTCTTTGAACAATTCGCGAATTTTGTCCTCTTTTGTTGAATTCAAACCTGTTCTTGTCCTCTTTAAAGGACAAGGGCGATAACTTTCTTTTTCGAAACTCGATAGAAGAACTCTGTGTTTTTTCCCACATTCACAAAGACAAACGCATTTTTTTGCTGATGTGAAAGTTTGCTTCGTTTCTAGGAGCGTCAAACCATGTTTCGAAAGTTTCTCAGATGCATCCTCATATTCCGCCTTCAAAAACCCAAAGGAATCCTCCAACGTGTCATACCCCAAAGTTCTGATTGCGCAAGATGCGCAGAGGGCCTTCTTTTCGAAAGTTTTCTTTTTCAGCTTCCTTTCTTTCGAACAAAAAGCACAAGAAAAATGTACAACATCATCCTTCTCGTCGATGATAAACTTGATGATATCCTGCATTGCTGTTTTACCGCTTATCTTTTAGGTCAAAAGATAATTTTATTCGGGGGTAACCACTTCCAAAAGTTCGCCGTTTTTACCATAAATGCGAAGCTCCACTTCGAACCCCATCTCCTTGCACTTTTGGATTTTTGCGTGGTTTCTCTCCAGGGCTCCAGGAGGTATTGGCACTTTGAAGGCGCAAAAACATTTTCAAAGTCTTCAAGAATAAATAGTATTTTTATAAAATATTTCCAGATATTTTATCGATGGAAGGGTTTCTGGAGAAAAGAGAGGCACTTTCCTTCACCCTTGCGATGAACATTGCTCCAAAAAAAGAGAGCTTTGTCAAGTTTTACAAGAGTGAACATCGGGAGTTTTGGCTTCTTCCAAACAAGAAGAAGCATGGACCGGAAGTTATTCTCTGCAACGGAGTCGCCACTTCTCAAAGAACATGGAAAGACGGCTTTTTGGACGGAGAGGAGAGGAATTTTACATATAGAGGCAAACTTTACGAGACAAGAACGTGGAAAATGGGGATAAGGCATGGAAGGTCCACAAGAATTTATGAAGACAGAACTTCCGAAAATTGGTGGGAAGATGGGAAACTTGTCCACGGAACTTGCATTTCTGACTCGGGGGCTGTCCTTTCGACTCTTTGTTGGGGAACTTCAACTTCTTATAGACCTGATGGGACAATCTATCGGATTTATTCCAAAAACGCTTTATGGAATTTTACAGCAAACGGAGAGGTCAAAAGACACTATATTTAGAATTGATGGGTAAAAAGGAGCATATTGTTCCCATCTGGAGAGGTAATATTTTAAAATTCAAAATATTTTATTCCCCACAAAACAACCAGAACAACAAAAAATAGAATTCCGATGATGTTTTCGCCCTTTCTACTCTCGATCACAACGAGTTTTTCCTCAACTTTGGGAATTTCTGGTACAATCCCACCATAAAACTTGGTGGAGACAAGTTGGTCTTTCTTCCAAATTTCCTTCTTTTGCTTCTTTCCATCAAGGGAGAAGAAAAGATGTTCCCTCTTCTTTCCATGAACAAAGAGAATCTCCTGTCTTCCCCTTTTGTTCACTGCATTGGCAACTTTTTTGAGAGATAGATACTCCTCCAGTTCCTCTCTTTGACACTTCATGTTGTCTGTCAGATGGCTTATTTCCCGCAAGAGTTTGCCGAAAAATTCATGGTCTTCCTTCTTTGGATTGATGACATAGTAGCCGTGTTTTCTGCATTGTCCGTCGATAAGAGTCCCTTGCATCTTCAAAGTAAAAAATGGAATTGTACAGTCGATCCAGAGATTTTATTAAACCGAATGAAATTTATGGGGCTTTTATTCCATAACAAAAATGTTCTCGTACGAAGAGAGAAAGAAGAGACGGGAGAGAAAACAAAGGAGGAAGAATATCGGCTTTGGCCTTGTTGTTTTTGGGACAGCAGGGTTAGCAGCAACTTTTTTGGTGAGAGAAAGAAAAATAGATAAACTGTGCGTCGATGTCGCCAAGAGAGTCGCGCATCTGCCAAAGGCAGATGCTTTGTACACTGCACGCGCTTTGACAAGAGTTCCCGACTACCCAATGTATTTTGGAGGGATTCCTATTGGTGGAGGACCAGACTATGACGAGAAGTCGGCCAGAGAGCTCCACATACTGCAAACGGGAAAAACATTCAGTACAAAATACAAACCTATCCTTTTTCGAACGGACAATCCAAAGTATGTGACTTGGAAGGACGATTTTCCCCTTTGCAAAATTTCGGAAGATGTCGAGAGAGTATTCCCGGACCGTAAGAGATTCGAGGTCAAGAAAAACGTTGAACCGGTTTATTATTGTTCAAAGCATCTTGTCGCTTCAGACCAACTGCATGTTCTCACAAGAGCTATAGCCAGCGCCGAGACAGGTCACAACAAAATTTCGTTGATAGGTTGCGCTTCGGTGCTCGGATTGGGCATCGCCATTTTTATGCTGTAAAGTTTGCATATTTTATCACAGAATAAAATATTGAAAGTTTGACTTCTTCCTCCATAATTACAGAAAACCATGGAGAGAGTCACAATACAATGCGGAGGAGACGCTTTCTCTTTTGAAGACAAGTATGAGTACGATGCCCTTCTCGAAGCAAATGATTGGCTGCATTCAAAGGCAGAAAAACTCTGCAACTTTTTCAAAAAAGACGGAGAATTTATGAAGTCCATAGTTTGCTCAAAAGACGGAATTCCGTCAGAAATAAAATATTATGACAATCTCAAAGGAACAGATATCACTCCCAAACTTTTGCGAACGGGAGAACTCTTCCCTTTTAGCGTCACTCGCGAAAAGTCTGGAAAAACTGTGGACAAAAAATATTGTTATGTTGTTCTCGAAAAGTTTGGAAAGTCTCTGGATAAAAATTATCCCATTACTGAAGGCATGATTCCATCTGAACTTCTTTTAGAATACCCAGAAACTTTTGAAAAGATATTCCCCTCGGATGTCTTTCCAGAAAATTTGAGAGAAAAGATAATGGACCTTTTACAGAGACTCTCTGCAAAAGGGGTCGAACATTTGGACGTCCACACGGGAAACATTTTGATGAACGAACAGGGCGAGTTGAGGTTGATAGACTTTGAACACGCTGCTTTTTTGTGAACATAGAGAAAATAAATATTTGCAAATATTTATAAAACTTTTGAAAAGACACATGGAAAAAGAAGACAGGAAAAAAATTGGTTGTGGGCTGGTGGCATTGGGAACGGTGGGACTGCTGGTTTCCTTTGTTTTGAGGGGAAAAAGGATCACAAAGGCATCCGGTGATGTTTTGAAAAGAGTGGAAAAACTTCCAAAAAGTGCGCGCGCATACACAGTTCATCCCGTCGTAATAAGAGACGACACGGAGACGTATTTATATATATTTTCGGGAGGTATGCCGATATTCGTACCATCTGGGGGAGAAGACCCGTACTATGAAAGGAAAGGCAAAGTTCCACTGCTTTGGACGGAAGATTCGGGAATTAGCACAAAGTACAGGTATAAGTCTGTTGAAACGGAAGAAACAGGACGTATCGCCCATAGAGATTCTTATCGCACCAACGGAATATCCCAACGACTCAAAGAAACTTTCCCAAAGCGAGAATATTTCGAAGTCAGAAAAAATAAAAAGGTTGTGAGATATTGTCCCAAACACCTTCTCGCATCTGATAACATCCACATTCTTTCTCGAAGCATTGCAAGTAGAGAAACAAAGCACAACAAAAAGGAACTTTTCGCTGCCGCTTGCCCTATTGTTGTTGGCCTTTTGGTGTTGACGACTACATTTTAGATATTCGCAAAAATATCTAAGAACAATCTCTTTTTTCAAAGAACATTTCTCAACTTTTTTATCATCAGCAATGAACTCGATCATCAAAGTCGAAGCCGAAGGAAAGACTCACATCTTTCGCGGAAAAGACGATGTGCAAGTCCAATGCAAACTCGACGATTGGGTCGACCACAAAGTTCAGCTTCTTTACCCTTCCACAAAGCAAGGAGAATTCGTCAAGGTCTCTCGTGCCTACGGCACAGAAGAGAAACCGCTCGAGGTGGAATTTTATGAGCACTTGAAAGGAACCGGTTTGACTCCGAGGCTTTTGAGGTATGGGGATGTTTTTTGTTTCCGCACAATCTACGAGGAGTCTGGTCTCGTATTGGACAACAAATATTGCTACTTTGCGACTGAACTGTTCGGCAAGTCCCTCGAACAGCTCTTTGGCCCTTCCAAATGCATGGTGTCTTCCGAAGAGCTGAAAAAAGACAAGAAAAAGTTTGACGAAACCTTTCCCCCATCAAAGTTCCCAGAAGAAATACGCTCAGGAATTAGACAGATCATCGCACGTCTCTCGGCGATGAAGGTGAACCATCAGGACTTCCACACGGGAAACATCCTCATGGACAAGTATGGGACGATGAAGGTCATCGACTTTGAAGTTGCGGAACTCCTATAAAATATTTTTCTAAATATTTTCAGTGAAAAGATGGACTCGTTGTCTCACCACAAAAAATCTCAAGAACACATTCCTCTGAGAAAGTTGTGTCGCAAATCTTTGTTGTTTTTGGATAAAACCCACCCATCTTTACAGACCAATCCTTTTTGATGCAATGTTTATGAAAGATATGTGGTCAACAAAATTCTCGGGAATTCTGGGAACTTCTCCCAGAAAAACCTGCCCCACTCTTTTCTTGTGCAGTGAAAAAGAGCGCACTTTATTTCTGTCTCGGACATTCACAAAACTTGGTACTTCCATTCCATAAAAATATTTTCTGTATATTTTTTTACAATTCAAAATTTTGAGCAAAAGACTTTGCGAGCTCTTCGAGACTCATCTCATTCGCAAAGTCTTTGTGTTTCTGAGTCGCACAAGCGTCGCAAGTTTTCTGGCGACTTTTTCGCAAAGGCATTCGATGGTGTAAAACAAAAGGTCTGAACCCCATTGAACGCTTTTGTTTTCCAAAACCCAAAGAATGGATTCTTCGTGGTTTTGATGCATGGCGTCAAACAAGTCTCTATTGCAAATTTTCTCATTCGGATAGCTTCTTTCAACCCATTGCATCATTTCTGGGTTGTTGCTTTGCAGGGCGTATCTCAACGGCGTTTGTGTCCCGAGTCGCGCAATGTCAAAGAAATCTTTTTCTTCTTTTGGCTGAACAAGGGCCTCATCCCAAACGAGTTGTGCAAGGGCAACGTTTCCGCTCATGATGGCATTCGGTAGAGGGAAATATTCTCGACAATAAAGTTCCCAATGCTCTTTGTACCACTTCCTCAACCAAAGTATGATGTTGTGTCTCCCGTCCAAAAGGGCTTGACGAATGTCGTTGTGCGAAAACTCGAGAACTTCTCCTTTTTGACGGAGTTCTTCGCAAAGTTCGAGGTCTCCATCCATAAAGGCAAAATTCATGGCGTGATCGTTCACCTCCATCCTGTAAAATTATATTTTTTTCGGGTATTATCTTGTTCGATAAAATGGATGATTACCTTTCGGAGTTGGTCAAGTTCGCCGAAGAGATCGGGAAAAATATCGGTACAAAGTGGGTTTTCTATCAGACTCACTCTCAGGCAAAAAATTATGCTACGATTACACCGGACTTGACGAAATACTCTGCCGAAGTTAAAGTGGAGAAAGTGGAGAAAGATGGTAAAAATGTAAAATGGTTGTTCAAAGAAAAACGAGCGAAGGATTTTATACCCACAACACGGGGAGAGTGCCTGAAACGAGTTGAAAAAGACATCACAAATTCTCAGACGTACCAAAGCATAATGATTCAAAAAGAGCTCCAAAAGATGAACTCTAATTTTGAGAAACTCTTGACTCTTTTTTCAGACGGAGTCGAACTTTCACCAAACAACCCAGAAAAGATGAAGGAGAGAAGTGAACATTTTTCTGGTCTTGTTGACGAACAAAAAGAATAAAATATATTTTCTACAAATATACGAAAATTGGAAGGGATAAAGAACATTTCCAAACTTTTCTTTCACTTCCAAAATGCAAAGTCAAAAGAAGATTATCTCCGATGAACCTCTCTGCGTTCAAAAAGTCGAGAGATGGCAAGAGTACGACTTTTCGGGAAACCTTCGTCACCACAAACGCATCGTGAGGTACCGAAACGGAAAGAAGCACGGCAATCTTGACCTTTTCATTGGCGGGAAGATTCAGATATCGACCCCGTATGTTGAGGGAAAGAGACACGGAAAGGAAAGAACTTGGTTTCCGAATGGAACGCTTGCCTCTTTCACAATGTACGTTGACGGGAAAGAGCACGGTGTCCACAAAACCTTTGACATCGACGGGAGTTTGGCTTGGTGGCTAAAGTACAACAGAGGGGAGGTTTTTGATGGAGAAGAGAATTGGGGGAACAACAGAGAGAATGTGAGGGATAACGAAAGGTAATAAAAATATTTGTATATTTTTGAAAAGATGCCGTTCTGTGTTTGTTGTGGGATGTGGACAGATTCGCCTTATTTTTCACAAGACAAAAAAATGTTGTTGTATTTTGCGGTAAAGGATGCCAAGGAAAGGCATCGGTCGAATATGATGGACACACTGGACTCCCACTAAAATATTTTACTGACTAAATATTTACTGAAACTTATCCAAAAAAGCCAAATAGGGAAGCATGAATTTTTGTTTCACCCCGTCCTTTTTTCCGTGGAGATAGAAACTTTCCGAGACCAAACGGCCGTCGAGAAACGGAACCCCTGTATAAATATAAAAAGGTAAGGACGTCCCTGTGTTCTTTTTTAGGGTTGTGCTCGAATACGTCCCCACTATTTCCCCGTTTACAAAATGAGTCATCTCATCTCCCGACCATAAGAACTCAAGAAAGCCATTGAGAGCCCCATCCATAAAAGAAAAATACTTAACTTTTGTCACCCTTCCATATCCATCGTATTTGTACACCATGTTCTTGTGCGTTTTGTCGCTATGCAAAAGTTTCTGGATTATCCCATTTCGAAAAAAACATTCGGTAAAAAGTGATGGACCATCACAGGAATAATATTGAAGAGTTCCGAAACTCCAAAGCTCACGGCGAACGAAAACATCCCCCCAATTTCGGCTTCCGTGCTTTTCCTGAGACGGAAGTCGAGGTATTTTCTCATCATCGAAAACAACATATTTATCGGGATTTGGTTTATCTCCGAAAACGCAAGACCAAACAACATCCTCTCTTTTTCCCAAAAAGTTGTGCATATATTTTCTTGAAAATATATATTTATTTGTTCTGAACCTCAAGCAGAAAATCAGGCATTTCTCCTTGATGCTCTTTGCAGCAATGCGCATACTCTTTTTTATTCTTTCGAAACACGGGTCTTTCCAATCCATTGTTTGGACACTTGAACATTTCAGTGCTGTCAATAGAAAGATACTTGACGTTTTTAGAGCCTTCAAAAACGCTGATACAACCAAAGGATTGATACATTGCTGTATTTCCGTTTTTGTAGATGATGACGCATGTTTGGCCATATTCATGGCTCATCCCACAGTCCCATCTTCCCGAACGCTTGCCGTTTGCAAAAGCGCCTCTTGTCCTTTCTTGAACACCCTGACAATCTTCTGTGTACTCGAATGGTCCCTCCAAGGTGTTGTTTGAAAAGACACACGAGAATTTTTGCTTGTGACCATACTTTGCCCAAGTCTTACCATGAAACTTCTTGTTCAGGAGCATCGTGCAAAAGCCAAAGGCTCTGTCTCTCTTTCTCGGAACACCGTGAATTGCCTGAACGTCTTTCGGTGCGCGTTGGTGAAATACTTTCTCGAATGGAGCGAGGATCGTCAGCCTATCCTTGTTCTCTCGGATCACACCATAGAAAACAGAGCATGCGAGTGAAGTGTTCGCAAAGTCGCGTCCCCTCTCGAGTTTTTGGAAAATACAGAGCATCATCTCGGCGGGGATAACGGAAAGGAACAATGAGGATTCCATAGCAAAAGAAAAAATCAGAAGAACCACAAGACTTTCAATAAAAGAAAAACAGAATGTTTTCTTTTCTCGACAACAGAGAAAAACTTGTGTTTTGTTGTGTCGTTGGTCTCGACAAGAAGGACGAAATCGCAGACTCCGTTGTTCGGACTGTTGTTGACGGGGGTCTGAAAAAGCAAATTCTTCCGGATGGAACGTTTCATGGCAGAGTCATCCAGAAAAAGTATGGAAGAGCTTCAAGAGACAGACAATATCGATACGGAAAACTTCACGGAACCCTCCTGAAATACTGGCATCACACGGGAGCGAAAAAAGTGCCAGAGATTGAGATGAAATTCTTTGAGGGGAAGAAACACGGCCTCGAAAAAAGGTGGAGCGTATACGGAAAACTTTGGTCAGAAAGGCAATGGGAACATGGAACAATGATAAAATATAAAAAATATTTTATTCGTTCTCGAGGATGTGCTTTGACATTGCGTTCATCTTTTTTGCGATACAACCTTCCACAAACGCTTTGGAATAGAAGTGTTGCTCTTTTCCTTTTGAAATTTCTTGAGCTCTCTCCAGCAATTGCAAAGGAAGAAGTGCGAGTTTTTCAACGTCTTTCTGCTCACAGTAACGGAAGAGAGATAATTTTCCAAACTTTTGTTGCCTTTCTCTTTGGGATAATAAAGAAAATTCCTTTGCGTTATCAGAATAAAAGAGAAACAACTCCCGCGTTTCCGAAACGAGTTTTGGAACAACTTGATCCATATTTAAAGAACATGCAAAATGTCTGTGCGTTCTCCGATTGTCACTTGGAAATCTTTCCCAAAAAACTCGTGGGTTTTGAAAAGGGAAAAATACTCAAGGCCCAAAAAGACAAAATCTTGTGTCTTTGTGGAGATATTGGGAATCCTTGGTCAAAAGGGTACGTCCGCTTCTTGAAGTGGTGCTCTTCTTCTTTTGAGTTTGTTTTTGTCATTGCCGGGAACCACGAATACTATGGGAAGCACAGTATGGAAGACACCAATAAAAAGATTGGAGAATTGTGCGGTGCTTTGCCAAACGTGGAATTTTTGCAAAACTCTTCTTTTGAGTATGGTGGAATTCTCTTTGTCGGTGCGACTCTTTGGACGAAAGTCCCAGAGAATGCCGATGAGATCATGAACGACTACAGTGAAATACCTGAACTAACGGCACAAAAGGTCCGAGAAATGCACAATGTTTCTCTCAACTTTTTTTGCAAAGAGATAGGAAAAGGACAAAAGACGGTTCTTCTCAGTCATCATTGTCCCTTCAAAAATTCAGAGACTTTGAAATGCGACAAAGAACCCGTCGCATCGTGTTATGGTTCCGAAGTCTCTGGCATCGCAAAAGAAAATGTTGCGGCTTGGTTTTGGGGTCATACACACAAAGCGTTTCGCAGGAAAATAGGTCCCACTCTCTTTGCCTGCAACCCGAAAGGTTATGGTTCGGAAAGAACGGGATGGAACGCAGAGATGAATGAGAGAATATAAAACATACGGGTTCGCGTTGGATAAAAAATATATCTTTGTATATATTTTTTAGAGTTGTTCAAAAAGTTGCGTAATATTCTTCTTGTTTAGCTTCCCATCTACTTTGCTATTCTTCATAAATTTTTCAAGTCTTTCGAGAGTCTTGTCAGCATCCTTTTCCTTGAGCCAAATGCAAGTCGCCAAAAGAAACCAGAGAGGTTTCTTTTTATAAACCTGCATATTTTGTCCATGAAAAGATAAAACTTCTTCAACCTCTTCTTTTATTTCTGGAAGATCTTGTGTTTCGGTGAACTCTTGGACTTTTTTGGTGGAAAGAACATTGGGATCAGCACCCATTTTGCAGAGGAAACAAACGCGAAGGAACAAAAGGACATGTTCCTTCCTTTTGTTGGATCTCAGAATGTCCAACTCGTCTCCGTAAAGAACCTGGAGTGTATCCACACAATATCTCACAATGGGATTCTGACTCGCCAAAAGTTTTTCTGTATACTTTAGCTGCATCCCATCTTGAATTCTTTGGAACATTTGCATCTCTGTGGTTTCGTCCAAACCATAAAAAGTCACAAAGCGCATCGGAGATCTCGAGTTGAACCAACGCCTTTGTTGTTCTGTCAATGCAACTCCTGTCTTTTTTTCGGGAACGGAAGAATACCAAATGTTTCCAGCCTTTCTCTTCCAAGGAATTTCGTTCGCCATAAACTTTTGGACTGAGAGAAGCCTTTGTTTTCCATCAACACAAAAGAAGAGTTCTTCTCTGTACGAAAAAAGAAGTGCCGGAATATACATCTCGCAAAAGATGCTGTCTATCAACATACTTTGTTTGGCTTCTGACCATACCATATCCCTTTGATAGTTTGCTTCCAAAGAAATTTCTCCATCAAGCAACTTTGAAAAGACAGAGTTGAGGTCTGGGTCGGAACATTGCGTTTGTCTTTTGTTTGTCCCAACTTCAAAAATTTCTTGTTGCATATTTTCTTTATCTCAAAAAGAAAATTCTAAGTCAAAGGTTCAATCGAACCTTTGAAGGAACAAAAGAAGTTTATTTGTATCTCATCTGTTTGCAACAACAAAACAACAATATGTCTTCTGTCAACATCGCTCTCGCCAACATCGTCTCTGCTCTTCTCACCGAATCTGATTTCTCTGAGAAGTTTGTTGAACACCTTGCCGAAGCTCTTGATGTCGAAGAATCCGTCGTTGAAGCTGCTGTTGCGTCCTTTTTCAAGGACTACGAAATGGAGAAATCTGCCAAGAAGCCCGCCTCCACCAAATCCGCTCCCGCCAAGAAGTCCTCTACTTCTTCTGCCAAGGTCGATATGAAGGTTGTCAACAAGAACATCGTCATTGCGAAGAAGAAGTCTGCCGAAGATGACAAGCAGACCTACTACAACGTCAGCACTGGTCGCCTTGGAACCAAATCCACCAAGACCAAGAAGTTGTACGTGTTCAAGGATAAGCTTTTCATCAGCGGTAAGGAGGATTGTCCCAAGTTCGCCGCTGTTCTCAAGAACCTCTCTGAGAATGACGAGGATTCTTCCGATACTGACGTTTCTTCGGGTGAGGAGGAGAAGCTTGTCAAGAAGCCTCTTGCTCGCACCTCTTCCAAGGCCAAGCTGAACGAGGTCTCCAACTCTTCTGAATCTGAGGAAGAGGAGAAGCCCAAGAAGAAGCCTGTCGCCAAGAAGGCCCCTGTCAAGAAGCCTGCGAAGAAGGCTGACACTGAGGACGAAGACTCTGATTCCGAGGAAGAGGAGAAGCCCAAGAAGAAGGCCCCCGTCAGGAAGGTTGCCTCGAAGAAGTCTGTCAGCAAGAAGACTGATGTTGAGGACGAGTCCGAGGAAGAGGAGAAGCCCAAGAAGAAGCCTGTCGCCAAGAAGGCAGCCAAGAAGGACGACTCTGATTCCGAGGAAGAGGAGAAGACCAAGAAGAAGCCTGCGCCTAAGAAGCCTGTCGCCAAGAAGGTTGAGGAGGAATCTTCTGAGTCCGAGACTCTTGAGTCTGAGGATGACGAGCCTGTGAAGAAGCCTCTTGCCAAGACCTCAAGCAAGAAGGATGTCAAGGCCGAAACTAAGAAGCCTCTGATCAAGACTTCCAGCAAGAAGAATGTCAAGGCTGAAACCAAGAAGTCGGAGCCTGAACCTGAGCCCGAGAAGAAGAACAAGAAGTCGGAGCCTGAGCCCGAGAAGGCCACCAAGACTTCCAACAAGAAGGATGTGAAGAAGACAGAGGCTGAACCCGAGAAGCCCGAAATCAAGCCCACTGCCTTCACCGAAACGAACGAATCTGGTTTCAAGTACAATGAGGAGACTGGTCTTGTCGAGCACCCCAATGAGCCTGGTGTCATCATTGCGATGATGGACGGAGATGAGATGGTCGAGTTGGATGATGAATCCATTGAAGAGTGTGGCAAGCGTGGTCTTGTTCACAGGACAGACAAGAAGGGATTTTCCAAGTTCATCGCCAGCCTCACCAAGGGCAAGGAAACCAAGGAAGACGAGAAGAAGTCTGAGGATGACGAGGATGAAGAGGTTGAGTTCTAAATAAAGTTTATTTCTTTTGCAAGAAATAAAAAAATCATTCAAAGAGCAAGTGAATTCTCAAACAAAGAGAAGAACATGTCTGACTTTGCAAATATCAGGAACGCTATCCAAAAAGAGATTGATGACAGGAAGAATGCGCTTGTCGAATTTTTGATGAAGAAGTTTGACATTTCAAAAGAATCCATGGATTCCGCTCTTCTTGAGTTTGGGACTGCACCTGTGGCTGCAAAGAGGGCTCCGAGACCCAGAAAAACCGTTGAGAAAACAGAGAAGATCAAATGTTCTGGTTTTACTACGGGGTCCGGCAAAGAGTGTGGATATACAGGAAAGGAAGAGATAAATGGCAAAATGTACTGCAGTGCCCATGCTAAAAGGCTCAAAAAGACCAAGGAAGAACTTGACTTTGCTACTTCAGGCACAAAGAAGCCTGTGAAAACAGTCAAAGACAGCGTCGTCACAAAGAACTCCAAGCTCGACGGCTATCTCAAAAGTATTTCGACAAACAAGCTCAAAAAGAATCCAGAGACTGGAAACCTTGTCCATACTGAACACGGCTTTGTTTTTGACGAGGAGAAACAGACTCGCGTTCTTGGTTTTGAGAACAAAAATGGCAAAATTGTTGCCCTAACGGAGGCACAAAGGGCTCTGTGTCTCGAAATGGGTTGGGAACTCGACGAAGGAAATATTCCTACGCAAGAGGAGGAAGAAGACAAAGAGAAGGAATCAGACAGTGGAGATGAGGATGATGAACCCCTTGATGCTGGCGATGATTTGGATATTGGAGATGAAAGAACCTAAGATATTTTTATAGAAAAATATCAAGAATTAATGAGCTCATCTTCGTGCTCCCTGCCCGACATGGAAATGTTGAACTGGCTTTTGTTGCTTTTCATTGTTGCCATGATTGTTTGGCTCGTGTTTTTCAGAAAGCCTTCGGCGGTCCACGTTGAAGGATACACTCAAGAAGAACAAGTTTTGGAACAACTCAAGAAACTAATGGCTTGTGCTGACAAGTCAGATTTTGAAATGACAGAGGCAGAGTTTGAAAACGCCTCAAATGACGGAAGAATTCAAATGATGGTCATCAAGGACGATGGTGTATCTATCGATAAAGACGGAAAAAAGAAGGAGGGATATGCCTATTATTTCCCTGTTGGTTCTTCTGGTTATCCTATGGCTCTTTATACTTCCCTGTATGACTATGCCCCTCGTTCCATCAACTTTTCGGGATGGCGCTTCCTCAAAACGGCGACTCCAATTTGGGACCTCGGAAGGTGGAGACTTTTCAATGGAGTTTGGGTATGGACCCGATCATAAAAAATATAAAATATATTTTTTTAGAGTTGCTCAAAAAAGTCGACAGCTTCGAGAGCGGAATGCCTTCTCCTTGCTCTTGGAACTTGGAGGCTTTCTATGAAATCTGCAAGTTCTTTCGGTCTGATATCTCCCTTCTTTTTCTTGCTTGTCCCGGCCTTTTCTTCCTTTCCCATTGTGAAAAGATATTCGAGGCATCTTCCAAGGCTGTACCTGTCAGCATACACCCAATCTTGACTTGTCAAGATATTTGTTTTTACGCGAGTCTCTGGTGCAGAGTATGCAGAAATTTCTGGAGACACATCTTCTCCTAAACCCCACTTTTTTAGAGACACAGAATTTCCAAATTTCCAAAGCTTTGCAGTTGCCTTGGACTTTCCACTTTTGTTTTCGAGAACCACAACAAAGGCATCGGGAGTAAGGTTTCTGTGGCAAATTCCGAGACGATGAATAAACGCCACAGCTTTGCACATGTGTTTTCCAACTCTGAGGGCCTGAGAAAAGTCAAAAGGTTTGAGAGGAGCATAGTCTTCGAGGGTGAAACCTGTAAAAGGTTCATAAAGCATACTCACAACATTTTTCTGGAGTCTTGCATAAGACAAACAAAAGATGTACGGAGAGCATGTCTTTCCCGAAGAGACAAGAATTCCATCTTTTTCTTTTTTGACCTTTTTCTCTCCAGAAAAACAGGCAGTCACGATAACGTCATTGAAAGCTTCTCGTCTCTCCCTTGCTGTTTCTAAAGTATGTCCAACAGTTATCCACTTGCCCTGTTTTACAAAGGACATCTTAACCTTCCTTCTTTTTCTTCAAATAATGAGAAATCTTTTGAGCTTCTGTTTTTGTAGACCACAAGTCTCGTATTATAACCAAGGTCATTACAGGCCTTGAGCTTTGCCCTTGTTTTTCTTTCGAGGCCCTTTGTCCGAGAAAAGGTGTGGTCACTCTTTACCTCAATGAAAAGGTTCTCTGAGGGAATGAAAAAGTCTGGAAGATATTTTCTGGTCTTTCCGTACCAAAAATATGGAACATAATATGGCGTCTCTTCGCAGACGAGTATCTCTTCTTCCGGAAACTCCGACAAAAGGACAGACAAATATTTGTCCTCGAAACCTTGAATATAGACAACTTTTCCGGAAGGGAAAGTAAACTTTTTAAACTTGTAACGTCCCATATATTTTTGGGAAAATATATTTGTTAGATATTAAAACTCGCCTTGATGTTCCAGATCGCTTCAAAGGTCGACATCATTTCCCTCGCCTTTTGCGGAGTCATCTCACTTTCATCCATTTTTATCTGATACAGGAGCTTCTTTTCCGCATCTTTGAACTCTTCGGGTTTAGCGAGCACCTGGAAGTAACTCTTTGTCTGTGACATATTACTCTTCTCCTCGAATTTTCGGATTATCTGAAAAAAGCTTCGCGACCTTGTGCCTCTTTTGTATCTTTTCTAATGTCTCTTCTTCTGTGGCTGCCAAAAAGACGTGATATCCATTTTCACAAAATTCGAGTGTACAGCCCAATGCCCACCAATCTATTCCTTCGCAAAGCTCCTCTCCTTTCAAAATTTCTGGGGCGCAATAAGCAAGGGTTGTTTCTGGATCTTTTACGGGCATACTTTGCGAACTTCCAAAATCAGAGAGAACTATGCTTCCTTTGAAGGACAACAAAACATTTTCTGGTTTGACGTCACAATGAACGATACCAAAAGAATGTATGAATCTGAGAGCTCTTGAAAGACTCAGAGAGACATTCTTTTGAAAAGACTGACTGCACGTGCCAAAAGTCGTGACAAAACCATAGAGACTTGTCTCATAAAATGCAAAGACAGAGAAATTATTGCATTTATCGAGCCTCCGCAAAACGTTTCCATGCACAAGCTTTTTCCCATAAAATTCCTCTTCCCTCGAATTCGCATCTTTCAAAACGACGAGTTGTTTTCTTTGGATATCAAAAGCTTTTTGGACAAGAGGAATTTCAGAAATATTTGAAAGTACAAGAAAATTTTGCATATTACAAACTTTTCACAATGCTTCAAGCCTCTCTTCCAAGTCACAGAGATTCAAGAGTTCAAAGAAACAACCGGTCTCTTTTGTTTGTTCTCTCCAGAAAGACAAGAGTTTCGAAGAACTCCCAACAATCCCAAAAACGATGGAACATCTATCCACCACCTTTTCCGGTTCCGACATCTCAAAAACGTCGATCACAGTGACAAACTTGCTTCCTTCGCAAAGCACCAAAGAATATTCTTTATTTTGGGATGAAGTGCGACAACTTTGGAAAGATCCCATAATTCTGAAAATTTCTCGAGTCTTTCCAAAGTCACCAACAACAGCAACCGTTTTTTCATCTTCTCTAGCCCCTTGATTATGAGCGCAAAACATCGCTCCTTTTCTCCAAAGATAGACAGCCCTTTCGATACGGTTCAAAAACATTACTTTCTAATTTTCTGTCGCTTCAAGAACCAAAGAAAGAGACAGCAAAAGGGAAAGACATGAGACCGCACAACATCCAACCACAGCCGATAAAAAGACATGGACAGTTTCTTCAAAATCTGTGTTCATCTTCCTTTCAGTGGCCCAGAAAGAAAATACGACGACGCAAACGAACCAGCACAAAAGGCAAAACAGCGGACGGATGCAACGCATAATTTTTATAAAAATTCAAAGTACAAAAGTTAATGGCAGCAAAGACACTTTTATCTGAAAACCTTTACAGCGTCGACTCTGACGATGATTTTCTCCTCACTGTCGATGGCGAAGCTCTCGCCATGATCAAAGGCAAAACTCAGGCTGAAAAGGCCGTGATTGTCATCGTCGAGCAAAGGGAGAAAGAGTTGAAGAACTCTTCGACTCGTGTTGCTCGCGAAAAGATTGAGGGAGGGTTTGCCATTCTGACCCAAAGTCTCGGTTATGTGATGAACGGTTCTCCTGTTCAAAAGCATGTCATCAAGTACATTTCGCTACCGAGTCTTTCTTTTGAGGAACAGCAAGCCGAGGAAACTCCGCGGGTCAATGAAATTCCTGTGCCTCCTCCCGCTCCCGAGCCCGCTGTGGTGAACATCGTCAAGGAAGAAACCAAGCCCGTTGTCGCAAAAGAAACTGAGACATACACCAAACTCGTCCCGTACAACAGCTCCGAGTACGACTCTTATTCGTCCGCATACTAAAAAATATTTCTTATATTTTTTGTAAAGTTCCTTTGCGTCGTGGTCAGATGGCCAAAAATACGGCAACTCTTTTTCTTTCTCGGTGAGAGAAGAAAACTCTTGGTATGATTCTGGCTCTTTGCGCAAAAGTGCGGCTTTGTGGCTTTGATGAAAGACAGAAAGACCACACCACCAGGGATTTTCGACGGTACGCTGCACCCGAATCTTTTTCTTTGGAAGTCTGTGGGCGATTCCGTTTTTTGTTGTTCTTTCTGAAAGTTCAGAAATACACGCGTTGATGTATTTGCGGAGGGAGCGCTCATACCCAAACCACATTTTTGTTGCTGGATGACAGCAAAACCCCAGGTTTATTTGCAGACCCTTTTTTCCAGAAGCAATGTCCTTGTCCTTTAGGATGATCTGATAATCCCTTGTGAGCTTTTCTTCTCTTTTGCGATACTTTTTTGAGAACTCCTTTATCCATTCGCAGCGTTGACCGAAAGAAACGCAAAGAGACTTTTTTGAAGTCTTGTCAAGAGGAGGCGGAAGGTCCCCAAGTTCAACAGAAAGATACCAGAGGTCCTCGAGAATGGTCAAAATTTGGTAAGCTTCGATGATCTGTTTATTGAGGCGTCGGCTATCCAAAGATTTTGCAGAGCGAGAAAAATCCGCATGCGGGAGAAAGGTGTTGACCATTCTATAAAAATTCAAGATTCTTTTGTCTTTTGGAGTCATCAATTCGTAAAGATGCAACTTCCCGGAACACCCATTCGAATTTTGGAAGAGAGAGTTTTCTTTTTGCAGAAGGAAATATGGGAACAACAAAGGTACGGGAACTGGCTGATGTTTCTTTTGGATGGAAAAGAAAGAGAAGATCCGGAAGAACCCCAAGCTCCACAACAAAAAGATTTGACTCTTTCTCAAGTTTTATCAGAAACGAGGGAAGAAAAAAAGAAAAATCTTTCAGATGTGCTTTCTGAACCCCTCGTTGATATTCCAGAGACAAGTCCTTTCGAAATTATCGCAGAACTCTCGGGACTTTTGCAAGAATATATTATCGAGAACAACACGTTGTCTTTGGCAGTGTCTCAAAAAGAAAAACCGTCTTGGTACAGAAAGTATAAAGGATGAAGATCGCAAACACTGATTGTTTGTCCATTCGAAAGGCATGCGAAAAACATGAGAGTGTTGAAGTCGAGGAAATGGATGCCGAGCAACTCGCTTGGCTTGTGAGGTACGACGTTGAAGCGCCTGTTTATATCGAGAAACTTTTGTGTTGCGTCGACCCCTCCCATTTTATGAGAGGGTGTCCCAAAAGGGGGAACATCTTCTTGAGGGAAACAGATGACGAATTCATTCGTGGCATTTTTGAACCATATATAAATTTTTACTAAATTTATGCTTGTTCGAGCGTGATAAAAGGTATTCCTGTCCAGTAGGCAGACAGAGCCAAAAGAACCGTGAAAACAATGGCAACGACAACCATCAAACTCAAAGTTTTTACACGAGTATTGTAGAACCATTTGTCGAGCGCCCTTCCCGCAATTTCGACCCAAAGACTCGAGACAAACCATGCAGCAACGAAAAGCATAAAGACAACCACGGGACGGAAAATAATCTTTTGCTTTTGGGGAGTTTCTTGGACGGTGATGTTAACATTCTCTGGATTTATTTCTGTTATTTCTGGTTCCTGCCCTGGTTCAAACTCAAAGTTTTCCTTTATTTGTCTTGTCATGCCATAGTGACGAGAGACAGAGTCGTCGACAGGAGTTTGAGCACCGACATCATTTTCCAGAAAAGAGTTTTCTTCGGGCTCGTACATGTTGCCAATCACGGTCTCTCCGATAGGCTTTGAGTAGCCAAAAATATCGGAAGAGTTTGTCGGGACATATGTTTTCGTGTAGTCTGTCTCGTACATACTGGGCATTGAACCAGTATAGTTTCGAGAGTACGCGGCTTTTTCGTCGAGATATGGAAGTGGTTCCTGTGTCTCGCTTCCGAGAAGAGGCATATATCCTCCTGACATTACTTGTCGATAAAAGTTGCAAAGACAAAAAATAATGCTGAAACTTTTGTGTCTGCTCGCATTTCTCCTCTGCGCATTTCTCCTCTTTTTTGTTTTTGGATTTTTCTTCTCAAAGAGACCGAGAGAAAACTTTGGTGTCTTTGACCCATCAACTCTAAAAACGGGAGATGTGATTCTTCTCTCGGGAAAGACTTTTCCGGAACGCATCATCTGTTTTTTGACTCACTGCGAATTTAGTCACTGTGCAATGGTTGTCAGAATAAAAGACAAGATATTTCTTTGGGAAGCTGACATTGGCCAAGGAAAAAAGAAAGGTCCCAGGATGATACCTTTTGACCAGAAGCTCAAAAGATACAAAGGATACAAAACAGCGGCTGTCGTCCGCATCAAAAAAGAGTTGGACATGTCTGATTTTTTGAAAGCGGCAGAGAAGAATTTTGACCTTTCGATGGACGAGTGTATGTTTGCCTATTTTTTGGGAAGATCAGAAAGTGATGACTCTGTGTTTTGTTCAGAACTGCTCGCTAAAACTTTGAGAGATTCCGGGGTCACAAAAAAAGGCGAATTGTGTCGTGGAGTCTCTCCTTCTCGTTTCCTTCAAGGATTTGACGGAATGTTTTCTGAACCCGAATATTTTTCCTGGTAAGAAAGTATATTTATTTTTACAAAAATAAATGGACCAAAACATCGGACTCTGGATCGATGAACTTCAGTATGTTTGGGACGACAAACAAAACTCAAGACTATACATTATCCCAAAATCCTCCTTTGTTGTTGACTCTGATAACAGGGTTGCTCGTATTTCCAAAGACAGAGAGCTTTATCTCTTCCCGATGCCACAAACTTGCGAGAGGAATTTGGCACGTGTATATTCAGGTCCTTTGAACATGAAAGAAATATATAAAAAATATGGGGAGGGATCTCTGAGAATTCAAGGACAGAAGGCAAGCGTTCTAAAGAAGCCAAAAACGACAGACACATTCTGGTTTGGACAGTACACAAGAACAGCCATTCCCCATATTTTTTATGGCAAGGACCCAAAGGCCGTAAAAAGTCCCATTGTCAACATTAAAACAAAGGAGACTTTTGACAACATTTGGGAACTCCAGAGAAAGAAGCGCCTGACAAAGCTTCAGGCCATAGAAACACACCGGTCAATGATAAACAGAAAGGGAGATTACAAGTATTTTTGGCAAACCTTCCAAGACAAAAAAGCGATGGAGCTCGGCAGACAAATAAGCTTTGTCTCTTTTGCCTTTTTCTTACTGTAATGTCTGACGGACCTGATCCCACTCAAACCTATGTCGCTGCGATATCTTCCGGAATGTCGACAGGGTCTCAAAGTTTTGTCCCGATGTGGTTTGTCGGAACAAAAAGAGGAGACGTTCGGACAACCTTTGGCAGAAGGATGAATGTCCCAATAAGTTCATTATTTTTCGGAACGAATTGGAGCACTTACCGCTTCCAAAGAGTCAAGGGAGGAGATTGGCAACCTATTTGCACTTCGTCCCATAAAACTCCCCAAGATTCGGAAAATGATGGGTGTTGTCTTGTAAATTCCATGCCTTTTCGATGTCAAAGAAAACATTGGACTATCGACTATCACCACTCCCATCCCTCTCAACGGGGATGGTTCTAAAAAATATAAACTATATTTTTTTAGAAAGACGGGCTCATTCCCTCGCGTTCCTTTTGGAGAGCGGCAATCGCCTTGCTCTTCCTCAGAGCCATTTTCTGGACAGCGGATCCCTTTTTGGGGGAAGCTGCCTTCTTCTTCGGAGAAGCCTTTTTGGCGGGCGAAGCGGCTTTCTTGGCCGGGGACTTGCGAGCACGGGGAGGGGCGGGTACGCCAACGAGGAGGACACCTCCAGCAGAGAACACTCCCTTTCCGAGGAGCCTGAAGAGATCAGCATCGTTTTGGACGGCGAGCTGCACGTGTTTGATACTGATCCTCACCTTCTTGGAGTCGCGAGAGGCATTACCAGCAAGCTCAATAATTTCAGCGATGATGTATTCGAGCGCAGCGGCGAGAACGACACCAGCAGTCGCTGAAACTCTGTAACCGCATCCACCGTGCTCTCGGATAAGACGTTCGGCACGCGAAACAGAGAGTTGAAGATGGGCTTTGGCGGATCGCGAGTCACCCTTGTCGCCAGCAGCTTCGTAGTGAGTGACAGCCTTTCCAGCAAGGGCGTGGGCGTGTTTGGCAAGTTCACCATCGAAAAGAGCACGGGTGGCAAGAAGTACGGCCCTCCCGTTAATGGTCTTGCTCTCGGTTCCAACAATTACAGCGGCGTCATGAGCGATCTTCTTTCCGAGATACACGGCAATGCTGTCGAGCTGACGCAACGCCTCCCCCTTGATTGACTGATCGGGATGCACTTGGGCGAGAACCCTCCGAATGCCAACCTGAAAGTTCACATCCTTTGAGGGCTTCTTTCGGGAGACAGTTCCTTCGGGTTTTGACTTTTCTTGCTTTGTTCTGGACGCCATTACAAAAGACCAAAAAGTAAAAATATTTGAAAAAATATTACACACGACATTTTTGAGATGAAAAATTTTTGATAAAGAATTATTCGTTGGCTTGTGTAATGTCCAAATCAGGAAAAAAGACTCTTGCCCCCGCTCCCGGTTATCTCGCCTCCTTTGTGCGAAGTAAGGAAACGCAACTTCCCAGAGCCACCACCCAGCACCTTTTGAGGAAGGCTGGTTCCCGAACCTCCACCGCCGACACTTTTGAGCCCATCACCGGCTTTGTCCATATGAAGCTCGAGAAGCTTTTGGGCAAGGCTCTTTTGGCGATGCAGTTCGCCAAGAGGACCACTCTCCTCAAAGAAGACGTCAAAAAGGCCGCTGAAATGATGCACCTTCCCGTTTTCGCTGTTCCTTCAAAGAAGGAGTCTGGTGCCAAGGGCTCTGTCTTCCTTTCGTGTAGACAGTCTGGTTCTGGTTCAGAGCTCAAGGGGAAGGAAACCAACATGCAGGAGATTCGCAAACAGCAGCGTCAGACTTGTATGATTATTCCCAAGGCTCGCTTCAGGGATATTGCCAAAGAAATTGTCGATAGGGAGCTCGAGGGTGTGCGCCTCAGCGAGAAGGCTCTCGACCTTTTGCAGCTCATCGTCGAGTCTCTCACTGTGCGTCTTCTTGAAAAGGCCGTCGCTCTTACCCTCGAGGCTCAAAAGGACAGGGTAACTGGCCGCTCCATCGAGGCCATTTTCAAGATTGAACATGGCCCGCTATAAGCACAAGGATGTTATTATGTAAACATGTCGTCCGTCCAGACAATGAACATTTTTGAAACTATGGGTCAAACCATTCAGAACGATATCCAAAACATTAAAAACACTCTTGAAAGAGTTCGAGCCGAAAAGGCTTGGATTCAACAAGTGCTCCTTTCTCTAGACTTTGAAAATATTTCTTGAAATATTTTATTGATGCCTCTTTGCAACCACAAACTTCCTTCTTGCCTCTCCAAAGCGCTTCACTGCCTTTTCGTCCGGTGAAACTCCCGACATTTCACAAGCCACCAAAAACTCTTGCAAGAGTTTCTCGTCAGCCAAAGCGGCAGCCTGTCTTTCCTTCAGCTCAAGTTGAGCCTTCAAAAGTCTCTCTGTTTCTTCGACATGAGCAAGTCTGTCCAAAAGCATCTGCCTCACTTGTCTTGTCTGTTGTTCAGAGATTGTCGCAACGCGGCCTTGAACGATGGCTTGCTTTGTCACAATCTTCTTCTTGAGGGGGTGTTCTTCTTCATTCTTTCTCTTTCCGAGAGAGCAAAGGCCGTAAGAATAGTGGTCCATCGCGTCGACTTGCATATTGCTTTGCTTTTGTTCAGACACAAACAAAAATATTCTTGAAATGTTCCATCTTTTGGTTGATTATAAAATATTCAAAATATTTTAGTTGATCACAACATCCTTTTCGTTGAGCCAAGAGAGGCTCTCATAAATCTTGACCTTCTCTTCGTGAGTATAAGAGTCGGGGTAGTTCCATTGAATCCTGAAATCTCTGGGTGTGAATCCCACGACAGACTTTCCCCAACACCATCCCGCAGTCTCGTACAACTCGTCGTTTCCGAGATACTCTGCAAAAGTCATCAGAACATTGTACCTGTCTGTGGGGGTGAAACCATCAATAAGTTCTTGGTTCTCCCTCTGGAGAGAAAGAGCCTCTGGACGAAGCTTGGCAGTTTCATCTTTTTCTTCCTGAGAGATAAGGTTTTTATAGTTTTCGTTCAAAAGTTCGCGAAGCTTGTTGTTCCTGACATCCTTTGGCGCTTCGGGATTTTCTTGGAACCAAAGAAGCCAATCAATGCCGGTGACGCAGTAGAGATAGTGGAACGAGACGGTTTGACATTCTCCGTTTTTATCCACCTCTCCTTGGACATGCGGGAACGCTTCCTCTTCAACCTCAAAGTCGGTGAGGCTTTGAAGAGAAGAACAAACGCTGAAAAGAGACGAGGGAACTCTGAACTTTCTGCCAATTCCATCAGACGAAACGATGTCGTCTTGAGGACAGACGATGGGGGTGTAGTGCCTTCCAATGGGAGCAGTGTGCCTTGTAAGTTGAGAGACAATTTCGTCATATTCCTTCTTCTTTGAGGCATATTCGTCCTTTTGTTGAGAAACATAGGACTCATAAGCCTCTTCCTTTTGCTCATTGGTCCATCCTTTGTACTGTTCAATCTCTTTTCCCTCAATCATGCCGTTCTCCTTGTAAAAGTCATTCTTGGTCATAATGACAAGAGAAGGCTCGGTGGGGAGAGAGACACGCTCGCCGTTTTCGTTGGTGTACCATTCGCGAGAAAGAAGAACAGAGTCAGTCGAAGTGAACCAAGTGTCAGACATAGTTTTCTTTGTTTCGTTTCAGATGTTTATTTTGTACAAAGAGTTGAAAATTTTCTTTCGATAATGTAAGAGAAGTCATGTCGTTTCAATCAGGTCCTGCGATATCACACCACGGACCCTGGTACGAGTTGGATTGGGGCATCGGTACGCCGAAAAAAATTGTTGGGTCGGCATATGTTGGTCGCTCATTCCAACCTTTTTCTGGGGGCTCTGTGGAGCCCCAATATGAAACTCGTAGAGATTTGGCACGCCCGTGGTTGCCGTACTCAAACGTTCCAATCCCAGTCGGGACAATTGACAACATTTATAGCTGTACAACTTCTGCATGGGACAATCTTGCCCCAGATGCGAATAAAGCCCCGTGTAAAAGACCTGAAAATGATGGGATTGGGTCAACGAATTGGCGCAGATTCTGTTGATGTCCCGAAATATTTTTACATGAAAATATTTAAAACTTCTTATATGGATCTCCTTGCCATAAACATTCCACAACGGGAGTTTCCCTGTCCATGATGCTCTCCAACAGGATTTTTTGCCATTCACCTCTGTCTAGCCAAACGTCCCTTTGTAGAATCCTCACAACAGAATATCCATTCTTCAAGGCACATTTTTCCTTGTATCTGTCGACTTTTTGTTGTTGTTCTGGGGACTTCCAGTTTTTGACTTGTTGGAAGTGTTGCCTTCCATCCAGTTCTATGATTGTCTTCGAGACGCAAAAGTCGAACGGTAAATAACAGCCGGTTCTTGGGTTTTTTGACCAGAAAGGTTCGAACTGAAAGACTACATTTTCAAAATGTTTCTCCAAAAAACGTAGAAGTTTTTCTTCAGTCTTGTTTTTACATATGGCGCACCAGGAACCCCTTGAAATGTTATTTGGGTCACTTTCGAACTCGTGTCCTTTTTCGCACCTGACCCATATTTTTTTACTTGATCTGATGGCTACATTTCTTGCCGTAGACTTATTTTTTTCTGTGATCCAAAACTTTGCCTTTGGATGGCTTGCGAAACTGTTTTTATAGCACATATCACAGCTTTCGGAATAGCAGAGTTTTTTATTTTTGCAGAAAGGGCAGAATCTTCCTCTGAACACCTTCTCGACTGCGGCTTCGAACTGGTGGTCGCACATCGGGCAATCAAACCACAATTTTTTGCTGGAGTTAAGAAACACGTTTTTCGGCTCGAACTTACTTTTTTGCACGTTGCAGTATTTGGATTTTTCATGACTCGCAAAGCTCTTCTCGAAACATATTCTGCAATCGTCAGAACAACACAGCTTGCTGGAAGAGCAAAAAGGACAGAATTGTCCAACAGACAAATTATTTGGCGCCATCTCGAAATCGTGAAAGCATTTCGGACATTTGAACGCGAGTTTTTTCTTATCGAACCTAAAGACGACCAAAGGATTTCTCTGTCCTTCAACCATATATTTCGCCTTATCACACGACGCAAAACTTCGAGAAAAACAAGGCTTGCATTCCTCCCTTCCGCACAACTTTCCCTTCTTCCTCGTCTCACAATTCATCTTCTTTTCTAATCTCCAACAAAATATCCTTTCGCTTTTTATCCACAAAATATTTTCGAGAAATATTTTATTCTTTTGAAGCTGCTAATTCATCACCAATTCCCCATCTCTCAAAGAAAACAGGGCTTTTAGTATGGCGCATTTTTCCTTCGTTGGAATACCCTCCACATCCAAAAGGATGCGAAAGTCTTTGGGTGTGAAACCAACAACAGACTTTCCCCAACAATGGCCAGCCGTTTCATAGAGCTCATCGTTCCCGATGAGCTCTGCGAACCGCATCAAAATATTATACCTGTCTGTGAGTTTGAAAGAGTCGACGAGTGGGTTGTTTTCTCTTTGGAGCGAAAGGGAGTCTTCTAAAAGACTTGCCCTTTTCTCCTTTTCTTCTTGGGAAATAAGAGAGTCGTAGTTTTGCTGGAGAAGCTCTCTCAGCTTTTGCCTTTTGGTGTTTTCACTTTCCTTTGCGTTTTCTTGATGCCAAACAAGCCAGTCAACACCTGTAACACAGTACAAGTAGTGGAACGGAACTCTTTCACCTTCCGTGAATTTTTTATCGGTACCCAAAAAAGAAGTGGGAATATGGAAATTTCTTCCTTCGGGTTCCGAAAAACACAGGTCGTCTTGCGGGCAAATTATAGGCGTGTAGTACCTACCAAGCGGCACTTCAAACTTTTGTATCTCCGTGTCGTGAAGGTCGCTACGGGAGCGCGAGACAAACAGAGAATCAGTTGATGTAAGGCAAATTTGAGCCATCTTCAAAAGTTTGTTTGACTGAGTTTTTGTCCTTTCAGTTTCGCCATGCAAAAATATTTTTGAGAATAAAAACACACCTCCAAAATAAAAACATGTCCATTCGTTCGAAACTTTTGAAAGTAAAACCTGAAGGAAAGTGGTGTATTTTCAAATGCTATGACCTCGATGAAGAGCAAGAATTTCAGGAGAGTGGGAAATCGTGGTACTTGGGGGAGGCTCTCAAAACGAGTGGCATCAATATTGATAAGTGGGAATATGGCGGCTTTGGAGAGGTCATTGACTTGATGATAGAGCTCCAAACAGAGGTCATCTGGGAGATGTCGGATGGATATAATATGTTTCCTGTGCGTCTCGGGGAAGGAAAGGAGCGTCTCGAGAAAAAACTTGGAAAGCTGTAAAAATATTATTTGCAGGTAATATTTCATTGTTGCGTCTGGGTCTCAACCCAAAGTCTTCCTCCCCTTCGTGTCTCACAATTCATCTTGTTTTTCTTTCCCAATCTCCAACAAAATATCCTTTCACTTTCCCAAAAATATTTTATATTCAATAAAATATACCATTCTTCCCTCAAATAATGTAAAGTGTTTTTCTGGCTCTGCTTACGCCTGTGTATGCACATCTGTAAGCATCGCTCTTTGTCCAGTTACTCAAAATATCCCCCATATCACAGAAAACGTGGTCGTATGACGAACCTTGAGATTTATGGCATGTTTGAGAGTAGGAATACGAAATATGTGGCATAAAGCTGTCAGCGATCCAGTAAAATTCCCTCCACTCTTTTTTCTTCCTCTCTTCCACTTCGTTTCCCTTGTCCTCATTCTCTTCAAGAGGAACTTCATTCACGTCAAGACCAAGGTGGGAAGCTCTGTAAATCCGTTTCATCTCTTTGCATTTGTCCTCGTATTTCTTCCTGTCTTTCTTTTGGACAATGAAGAGAGTGTCAACTCCTCCCGCTTTCGAACTTTTGATAAGAAGTTTGTAGGCATAAAGTCCATCATCAAACCAAGGATGGTTGTATTTTCCCGTTTCGACCTCGAGAACAGTCGTCCTTTCACAAGTGGTATACTTGACTCCTTTTTTGTTCTTCTTCCCTTCATGACCTCCGGAAACAAAGTAGCTGTGGAATATCATCTTCTCTCCCGCCAAGTATGGATTCTTTCGACTCCTCTCTCCAAACAATTCGAGGCGGACGGCACAGTTGTATTCAAAGACAACCTTGTTCCTCCAAGCGAGAATGACAGACGATTCTTCTTCATTGGCACATTTCTGGGCAAACTCAGAGATCAGATACTCTCTGTTTGGAACGATGAAAACGGATGCGTCTGGATCATCAGAGTCTGTTGTCCATGATTTCGGATATTCTATCTTGTGTGTATCAACTGCATCCCGAAAGAGCTTGTGTGCAGAGGCGATGCTGTTGTCATTTGTCCTCATGTTCTTTGTGAGAGTCAACTTGTTGTTTGGAGAAACAAGGTCAAATACAGGAGAAGAAGAACTTCCGACAGGGGGAAGCTGATGCTTATCACCAAGAAACAGAACTTTCGTCATGTGATGACGGGACCAGTCTCCGATATATTCCAAAAGTTTCTTGTCAATCATGGAACATTCATCCACGACCAAAAGGCGAACGTACCTCGTCTTTTCGAGTTCTGTGACTCTTTCCATGGTTCCATTTCCTTCCCTGTCGTAGACAAACTGCAGTCCGAGAAATCTGTGAATGGTGACAACATCAAAACCGTCCATTCCTTTCCTCAAGACTTCGGCTGCTTTGTGAGTCGGGCAAGCAAGAGCGACATCTTCTTTCTTTTCAAAGTTTTCGAGACAGAAACGTCGAACTGTTGTGGTCTTTCCGACTCCTCCTGCTCCAAACAAAAGAACGCAGTTCTTTCGAAAGTTTGAAGATGGCTCGCGAGCCATAAATTTCTTGAGACATCTTATCACTCTCTTTTGATCGTCGTTCAACTCAAAGTTTTCACTCATCTTGGTTCCTCATAAAAAATATTTCTGAAATATTTTTTCTTGGTTTGGCTGACAAAAGTAATGTCTCCCCTTCAGATTCTTCTCGCGGCGCTTTTGCTTCTGTTTGTTATTTGGCTGTTGCAGGGGATGTTTTCTGGTGGCATCCTGACTATTCTCGTAATTCTCGCGGTTGCCTTCTTTGTTTGGTGGCTGTTGATGGGAAAGGCGTACTAAAATGTTTTTAAGAGACCTTTCTCTCTTCTTTTTGTAAAGGGTAAGAATGTTGTCGGACGAAGAAAAGACAAAGATACATAGCATTCTCAAAAGGCGCTTCCCCGAAAGGGTTGCGGTAATCTTTTATCCTTTTCGTGGAGAGTCATACCTTTCTAAAGAAAAGTTTATCATTCACAAAGACACGAGTTTTGCCCATACGATGGCAGAAGTAAGAAAATATTGTCCTTCCGGTAAGACACTGACAGTCGTCAGCTCCCAGAAAAGAAGACCTCTTTTGATGACCAAAACAATGGGGGAACTTGTCCAAGAACACGAGGATAATGATCAAATCCTTTGCCTGTTGTACTCTGAAGAGTCAACCTTTGGATCTTTTCAAGAGTCAGAAAGACTTTGAAATTTTGTGGCTGGATTCAAGAATAAAAAATAATACAACTTATTTTTTCTGAAAGAGTTCGAGAATATGAAAATACCGAGAACAACCATAGTCCTTTTTGCGAGAGTCGGAAAGACTTTGCATTTTTGTGCATCACCCCCATATCTTTTTTTCAAGAACCAGAAAGACTCCGAATTTTTATAGTCGAGTCCAAGAATAAAAAATATAAAAATTCCAAGTCTTTCTCGAACATCACAAAAAATATACTTTATTTTTTATCAGACTCGTTCACACACGGACTCGACTCTTTGGACAGAAAGTCGAGTATGGAAAGTGATTGGTCCATCCCACAAAAGTCCCATTTCTTGAACTTTCAGCAAAAAATAGTTCTCTCCTTTGTTCAGAAAGGTGCGATATTCTTCAGGATCGACGGCTTCCTGAATTTCGTTCATGTGGTTTTTGGCAAATAGGATGGCATCCTCAATATCCTTTGAGAAGAAGAGGCATTTTGCTTCTCCTTGTACAAAAGTTTCCAAAACAACAACATAGACAGACGGAAAAAGTTCCTGCTCCATTTGCCTTTTTCTTTGTGTTATTTTATTCTGGATAAAATAACTAGAGTATATTTCTTTCTGGTGTGTACTGGAAGCTTTTCAAAGATGCGTCCAGAGCGTTCTGATGAGCTTGCAATGTGCTTCGAAGAATGAGCATTTTCATATATACCTTTTTTGTCCTTTTCTTTTGTTCTTGCTGTTCGAGGGACTCTTGAAGCTTCAAAATTTCTTTGTTGTATTTTTCCTTGAGGATGGATTGGCACTCTTTGAAAAAGAGAAGAGAAGTTTTGTCAAGTTGGCCAATGTCTGCCTTTTTATATTCACCCTTGAGTTCTTGGTCAAAATCTTCACAGAGAAAAGAAACAATGCAGTGTCTGCTCTTCTTTTCGTTGTTCAAAACGTGGAGTTCCCAACAGTCTCTTATTTATCGAAACAACTCTCGCCCCATTCTTCCCCAACATAAAAAATATTTCGCAAAATATTTTTAAAAGCCAAGAGAAATTTCTTGTTGCCTCTCTGACTCAAGAAGTTCTTCTTCGCTCCTCATCTCTATCTTTGCTTCCCCACGTTTTTCAAGTCTCAGAACAGTTAGAGCGTCTTTGATGCATCTCGATGCTGCCTTTTTCATCTCGTTCTTTGGCTCTCTGTCAAGCTTTTCGAGTGCCTGCCTCAGCAGATCCGCAACCTCGTTCTCTTTCTTTTCCAGAATCTTCTCACAATTCTCCCGAAATTCGAGGACAACAACATCGAGTCCCCCAAGTTTCACCCTTCCTCTGTCCGTCGAAAGGCTATCAAAAACATTTCCGAGGCTTGCAAAGTGCGGAGACTCAATAAAAATAACCGCATTGTCCCTTTCAAACAAACCAGAGAGAAACCCCAAAATCCAATACTCTCTGTTCAACTCATCGCAGTGAGTTGAACAGACTGCATTTTCAAAAGATAAAATATTTTGGAATATTTTATTGTTTCTTCTCCAACACAAATGTCGATGGACTCTCGGCATATCTTCGAAGATTGTCAACGCTTGATTTACTGGCGGAACTTTTCACGAGCTTTTTCGCCTCCTCGAAATGTTTATCAGAGACGTTAAAGTTTGTGACACTTTGGGCAAGAGCTCTTTGGGAGCTTGCGTTATATTTGGAATACAGAAGCTTGAGGTCAGACAAACACTTTTTCTGTCCCGTGGTTTTTGAAATACTCAGCTCTTTCAGAACTGTTGAGTCGTCTCCAAGAGAACCGGGCGTGTCAAACCATTCAGTGAGCCTTTGTCGTTCATTTCCATCCAAAGAGTTCCAAAATACTTCGACGCCTTCACAAGGAAGTGCCCTTTCCATAAGTTTTGTGACACTCACGGGATTCGAGGAAGAGCGGAGAAAAGGAACCTCTCTCTTTTGTCCAAGAGCAGAGACAGCCTCGAGACCGGTGACTCCAATGGCCTCGGGTTGACTTCCGAGAAGCCATCGGAAAACTTGTCCCATATCCAAAGCAAACACAGAGTATGGGATATTCACTGACCTTTTCAAAAGGAACTCAAAGAGAAGAGCAGAGTCGGTCACAGGGTACTCGAAACTTGCTCCAATGTTGCTTCCCCAAGTCGACAAAAGGCTGCTTCTTCCACTGGACAACAGCTTGACGAGATTGGAAAACTCTTCTCTTCTTTCTTGCGCTGTTTTTCTCGAGTCGTACTCTGTTCCTGTTAGTTTGGCCCATGCTGCCCTCGAATAATCCAAGACTTTGCGTGCTGCTCCGGGAGCCAAGTCAATCTCTGTTGCAACATAAAATTCTTCGACTCGTTTCATTCCCGGAACAGTCAGCAAAGTCAGCGCTTCCATAACTTGGGCATTATCTACCAGAGTTATGAGTTCCTGCCAAGGGGTGTCCTGCAATATGGTCATATCGTAGCCCTTGGAAAGGAGATGCTGTTCAACAAATTTATAAAGGATCCTCTGTTGTTTTTGAGGCGAAGGCTTTGTCTGTCTTCCAGCATAGAGTTCCGGAGGAATCTCTGGCAAAATGCTTTGGTCTTGCTGATGAATCTCTGTGACATAGGATGTGATGACCACCATTTTTTGTGGGAAAGTTTGACCTTCAAAAAGTTCGAGAAACACATCGTGAATATTGGGATCGTTCAAGTTCAGGATGGGGTAAACGCTCTTATTCAAAAAGTTTCTTTGGGCAAACTTTATCGTCAAAGTCTGAGGAGAGTTTAGGAACCTAAAGTCCATCCTATTTTTTTGGAACGCCTTCAAAAGGTCGTCCGGTCCCAATGAGAGAGTGCTCAAAAAAGTTCCGTATCTTTGTCCACCCTTTGTGGGAAAAGTATACCTCATAAAAGTATTGTTTTCCACAGCCTGAGTTGCTACCTGTTGTACAACATTTTTGAAGAGACGTGCAATGTCGCTCCCAGAGTACATCTCTTTCTCGCAAATTTCAGCGAGGGCTCTCAAACGGGGTTCGCTCAAGTTCCGGATCAGAGTGTTGTACGGAGGGAGTTTCCAAAACTCTGCTCTTTTTTCCGGTCGTTTACAAGGCGCTCCGACGGCCTTTGAAGTTCCCGGTTTTCCAAGGGACTCACAGAACCTTTGCAGTGACCTGGTATCCGTCACTTTCTTGAGACCGTCAAAGTGTGTGGTCAACAAAGCCATCATTTGGTCATAAATGTCTTCTTTTGACGGAAGATCGACCAATATGGAAGATGTGAAACGACGGAGAATGGCGGGATCTAAATTCCATGGGTAGTTTGTGGCTGCGATCATTGCGACGTTGGGGAATGACGTAATTCCATCCATAACTTGCAACAAGCTGTTCACGGTCGTCGCAGCAAACTTGTCGTCAGAGCGGTTTCCCGCAATGGAGTCAAACTCATCCAAAAAGATGACGGAAAGAACGTCCACGCTCTCTTTGCTCGCGTCAGAGTTGAGCTGTGTTCCGAGACTACAAGCTTCCTTTGAGGCACAAGTAAACATCGAGGTGATCATTTTTTCAGATTCACCAAAATATTTTCCCTTGAGTTGCGAGGCCGAAGGAGCATAGAAAAGAATTCGAATGTTTCCAGAACTTGAGAGTTCGTTGATGGCTGCTCTCACAATGTTTGTCTTTCCGGTACCGGGAGGACCATACAAAAGAATTCCCTTTGTGGGTTCTCCGAAAAGCTTTGGATATTTCAGGGTGTTGATGAGGCCGTCTTGAAGTTCTTTCTTTGGCCTTTCGAGACCAATGACAGTGTCAAACCAGTCTCGACATTCTTTCCTGCCTTGTTCAAAAATTATTGGAGAAAAGTTTTTGCAAAGAGAATCAGAATCATCTTCGGCAACGTAGCGAGAGCGAACATCGTCTTTGGTAGTCTGGAGTCTTTTTTGGAGTTTCACAGACTCTTTTTGGATGTCCACTGTTTTACCACCAACATTCAAAGTTTCGACGCCAGAGTCCAAAGATGCTTCCAAAAGGGTGCCGAGAGCTGTGAGTTGTGATAGAAGAGCGACTTCGTCATTTGCTGCTTCCGCAGCCGAAATTCTTCCTTGTAGCCTTGACCAGGCAGCGGAAATGTCTCGAAGGTCCATCTTTAACACAGAGTTTTTTATTGGCAAAACATAAAAAACATTCTTCTACTCCAAAAAGCTATGCACGAGAACCGGTTCGTTTCTTCCGAGTCTTTGCGCTCTTCCAATGGCCTGGCGGCGGATATAGTCTTTCATCGCGTGCAAAAGGACCACGTGGTTTGCTTTCTGCAAGTCAATACCACTCGCGTTAAACTTTGCGTTCACAAGGACAACACGAAGCTTTCCGGTCATAAACTCGGCAATGACTCGTTCCCTCACACTTTTATGGCCCTTTATCATACCAAACTTGATACCCATTTCGTTCAAAATCCTCTCGACTCCCTCAAAGGAAGACTCGTGAGAACTAAAGATTAGGACATGGGCGTTCTCATCCTTTATGATCTCTTGGATGTGCTCGATCTTTGTCATCACTCTTTCCTCTTGTTGTACCTTTTCCTTTCCCTTGCCTTCTTCCAAGTCGCACTTTTTCCTCGGCTCTTTTGAAAGAACCATAAGATCTCCAGCCAAAAGATCAGCACGACAAGTGGGGCAAGTGTTTCCCGTTGTCCCGTCTTTTGTAAGCCAAGGGAAAATACATCCACCGCAAAAGATATGCTGACAACAAGGTGCAAGCACAGGTTCGTTGAGTTCTGTGCAACAGATGGGACAAGAAGACTCGAGAGCCTCTTGCATCCTCCCTTCAAGGCAGCGAATCTTCTCTTTCATTTCGGTCTTGACATCTTCCCATTTTTGATACAAAGACTTTTCATAGTCGTCTTCGGACGTAGCGTACTTTGCATATTCCCTGACCTTGTTCTTGGCCTTTGTGAGGCGTTTCTGAAGTTTGTACCTTGCGGCCTCGTACACATTTTTCTCAGTTGCATCCCCTCCGAGAGCGACAATTGCCCCAGCAATGTTTCCCGCCGTTATCATTTCTTGGACATCATAAGGCACAAAGTCCTGAACAGCGCCTCCCACTGCGTTTTCAAAACAGCGATGAACGACCTCAATGGGATGGGGAAGGTCTTGAGAAGAGATGATGTATTCTATCGGATTTTTGATGACCAGAGACTCGATGATGTTTCTGTCCAAGTACCTCAAGACCTCTTTCATGTAACTTTTCTTTGTTCTCTTGATGAAGTTGTACTGCTCGAAAAACATGTGGTACGTCGCCGTGATGAACCAAGAAAAGCAAGCCTTCCAAGGCTGCATATTGGGAATATGAACAGACGCGGGTTCGTCAAACACGAACCTTTTCCAGATGAGTCCATCCATCAACCTCGCCAAAAAGTTGTACATCTTGTCTGTACACAAAACAACAACTTCCTTTCGTGTCCCAAACTCTCCCGCCATGTCATTGAACGCTTTGATGTCCTTCTTTGCAAGAATTTTGATAATGCGGATTCTTCCCTTTGTGAGTTTTAGAGTCCTTTCCCATTGCGCAAGGATGGAAGATGAACAAACCACAAGGGTTGCATCAACGAAAAGTTCCCGGACGCCATTGTCAAAACTTCCATATTCAACCGAGACAAGAGGACCGCATTGAAACCTTGTTGTTCCTCTGAAGCAGCTACTGAGCTCTTCGTCTGTCGGTTGCATCTTTCCGAGAGCGATAAGAGTGCAAACAGACAAAGTTTTTCCGTACCCCGGCTCATCGCCAACAATAGCAAAGCGCGTGTCAATTCGCGTCCCTTCTGTCTCGATCCTCTTCTTCTCCTCCATTTCCAGCATCCTGTGAACTGTAGTCTTTTGGTGTTCATAGAGCTGGATGTCCAAAAAGCGCGGTTGACAGATTGTCGGAAACTCCTCGTCCTCGATAAAACTTTCCATCCTTGAAAGTTTTATGCTCTTCTCCCTCGTCTTTTGGATTTTGTTTGCAAAAAATCTTTGCGATATGTAATGTCGTCGCGTTGTGCGAATAAGCTCCAAAGCAAGCGTATCACCGGAACAACCCCGGAAGAAATTTCGAGGTCTGCAAAGATTTATTTTCAACAAGAAGAAAATGTTTTTGAGTTTGCCAGAGTTTTGGCGTGTCTTTCTGGAAGAATTCCCAAGGAAGATTTTTCTGACTTTTCGGATCTCTTGAAAGAGAAGAGGAAGGATTATTGTTCTTTCTTTGTTTCACAAACTCTCGGAGTCGACATCTCTGACAAACAAGAAGTGAAGAGAGCGTTCGCAGAGTGGTCCATCGCTCAAAAGACAGATCAGAGAACGACTGTCAAGCTCAAGCAGTGTCTTGTTGACCTCGGTATTTTCAAAACACCGTACAAAGTGGAACAGTTCCAAAGACAGACGAGTTCTGGCACTTGTTCAAGGTACATGGTAGAGACCGGAATTCTCGAGCCAGAAATTCCCCCCGAAAGAGAGTATGTTCTTCCTCGTCTTTACATCTGGTACTCAAAATTCGGTCAGGACAAAAAGGCAGTTTCTCGCGTCATGACTTGTCTTGTCGTTCTCGGTGTTTTTGAAAGCAAGGGGCAAGCCGAGGAACAACTCAGAAACTTTGATCAAGTTGTTTCTACAGTCAAAAGTTGCGTCTCTTTTCTTGCGACTTTGGGCCTTTGGAAAGAAAGAGGCGCGCTGGTTTTGGAAGAAGACGAGGCGCTAAAAACAAAACAGAGAGTTACTCTATTTCTCGAAACTTCAAGGGACGAAACTCTTTCTCAAAAAGTCAGGGAATGTGCAACCATCGCGGGAGTTCTCGGAGAGGGAGAAGAAGTTCGAATTGGAGAGAAGGAAGCCTTTCTTGTTTCTCCCAAAGTTATGGATTCTCTAAAAGTTTCAGGAAAAAAGAGGCAATGCAGAGACTTTTTTATGGACATTGGAGTTTTCCCCAAAGAGGCAGAGTTTGTCCATCCGTCAGAGATCCACTTGTACGGCGCTTCTCTCCAGTACGCATTCAAAGAAGCAAACATTTTGCAAAAGCTGAGAATTCTTGAATGTGCTCAAGCCTTGGGTATCATGTCCCAAGAAAAAGCAAAGAGGAAAGAAAAGGAGCTCGAAAGATGCCTCCGCAATCTCCGAGAAAGAGGAGTTTCGAGCGTTTCACAGGGATCTCTTGTTTCTCTCGGAGAGCTTCGAGAGGTCGAGATGAGGGTACGTTCTGGAGTATGGGATGAGGAGACCGCGAAATGTGTCCAAAGAGTTTTGGGAACTTCGGAAAGACCCCAAGTCAAGATCGGGACTGTCGCAAAGAAAGACACGCGATTCGAAGAGAATCTAAAGGAGCTTGATACCGACATTGCGAGATCAGACGCAATGGCTTATTTCTTGATGGTCCTCAAGGTTTTGGACATTGCTCCGAACGGCATGCTTGTCCCCGAAGTTCTCGAATTCGCCGATGATCTTGCTGCGAGGGTCGATCTTTGGTTCGAAGAAACAGAAAACCCTGTACTCAAGCATGAAGTGCTCGTTGCATCGGGAGCTCTCGGTATTTTGAACCACCCCAGGTACGAGAGGCTCGCCGAACAACTCAGGGAGGATTCTCTTTTGTTTTTGGAAAAAAGAGGGATCACAAAGAAAAATCTGCGAGAGGTGTTTTCTGCTTCTGGGTCAAAGAGCTTCGGAGTTCTTCGTCTTGCGGCGATGGCTGGCCTTGTTACGTCCTCTGAAATTTCAGAGTATCTCGTTGCTCTTGAGCCTCAAAGAAGACTTTGTATTTCGGGACTCAAAAAGGCTGCTTTCCTTCCTTATGTTGACATCGATGAGATTGACACCTTTATGCCTTTGGCTGCCCATAGGTTTATGGTATGGGCAGAGAAGCAGTTCGAGGCCTCTTCTCTCGACGGAACAGAGTTTTTGAACATGGCATCCTGCATCACTCTTGTGAACTCTGAAGAGCAGGGAAGCCTCGTCTTCCAGATTCCGGAATGGGAGACCATCAGGGGAATTCAGAAAGATACAGTCGAAAGGGTTCCCAAAGGCATTCTTTTGTTGGAAAAGGAGGGAGTGGTAGAAAAAGGTGTTGATATCACGGATATTGGAAAAGTCGCAGAGTCGATCAACCGAAGGTTCTCCCTTGTTTTTGACCAGAAAACTCCACAGAAAAAACTTGAGCTTTTGAGCGCTGTTGCGACCACTGGTATTGCGGAAGCAGAGAGTTTGCAGGAGCTGCGTCAAGAAGTCGTTTCCGAAAAGAAGGAAGAAGAACCCAAAGCTTTCCTTGTGACTTCATCACCTCCCAAACAACTTCCCAAAGGTGTGACTTGCACTGTGGGAACAGACGGGAAATATTACTGGTTTATGAACGGCAAGAGAACTCGGGGAAAGAAAGAGTGGGATCGTGAACTCTGCCAAAAGAGAGCTTTCCTCAAGACCAACAAAAAGCCAAAGAAGTTACCAAAGAACGTTATGTGTATCGAAGGAAAAGACGGAAAGTTTTATTGGCTGAAGAAGGGCAGACTTGTTTTTTCTGGAAAGAATAGACCATGTGAATAAATATTTTTAAAAATATTTATTGGAACTTCTTCTCTGACTTGATGCTCGCAAGTTCGATCGAAACGTCGACCTGAATCCTGACTGTTTCATCTCTGAGGCCTCTTATGACTGCCTTTTGACCTTTTGTCTTTGGCATGTTTTCGAGTTCTTGAATGACCAAAAGAAACTCTTCGAGTGTCCGGTACATCCTTTTTCTGGCAAACTTTCTGCAACTGTTCTCGAAAAACACAGAGAGGTCGTCGAGATTGCCGAACGAGACTCCTTCGTACTCTTTCAAGAGGTTGCAGACCTTATCAAAGACGAATTCCGACTCTCAACAAACAAAAAGACGACAGAACTGTCGTCTTTTTGTTTGTTGCGAAGAACATCCATTTCCCAAAACAAAGTGTTGTTCTTCGCAACGAGTTGGACGGATTTCATTGTGCAAAAGATGGAAGATCAAAAACGCTGCGGAAGCTTCGATTCAAAAATATATTCTTCTATATATTTTCATAAAATCTCTTCTTTGCGTTTTCGTATTTCTCGCCTTCGGGCACAAATTCTATTGCACCTTTCAACATCTCGTATTTTTTCTTGTACTTATTCCTTTCCTCTTCCAGGTCTTTGACATTTTTCAAAAGTCTCTCAATAACATCTGAATTTGTTTGTCTTTTCTGTTCCATCTCGACAAGTTTTTTGAGCGTCTGAATAAATACTCCGAGATGGTCTTTACCTCGATAAGAAACCTGTTTTCCCGAAAAGTTTGCCAAAACTTGTTCTGTTCCGTCTTTCTTCAGCTTGTAGGAAAAAACGACGCCAGGGAGAACCATAAAAGTTTTGCAACCGACAGTGGAAATATCCAAAAGAGGCCAAGGAATAACCTTCCGAATTTCTTCCATTTTTATCTTTTGTTTGTAAAGATAAAATATAAAAAGATTTTAGCACCTTGTCACTGCCTTTCCTTTTGTCAGAATCTCCCAATCTTTTTCCCAGTCAAAGAGACAACTTCCAGAAATGGAGTCCTCTCCGTAGCTGTTGTATTCTATCAAAAATATTCCGTCATCAAAAAGGGAAAGTTCTCGCCTTTCTTCCCAAAGTACAATATCCAAAGTGCAATCTTCAAAAGACAGGAGACCCTCTAAGCACAAACAGCGAAACCACTTGGAAACCTTTTGTTGGACCCCTTCTTTCGGAAGACCACAATCGGCTTCCGGGTCGTATTTAGATATCGCTCTCAACTTTCCCTTTCGGACAAAAAGACGGAATTCTTTGTTCTTTGGAAAGTCAAAGTATTTTCTCAAAAAGAGCACACTGTTTTCGAGGTTGTCCCTTGTCCTTTCTGATTCTGTCAAAACAGAAAGAACTTCTTCTTTTGTTTGCACTGGTTCGAAAAACTTTGGGGAAAGAGAAGAGAGACGAACAAAAACAGAACCTCCGAGTTTTTGGATCGCATCATCGACTTTTTCAAAGTTCGAGAAGGGCAAAAGTACAGATTCAAAAGTCAAAAAGCGTTCTCCGTCCCTTCCTTCCTCTGCATGAGGATACCAATTCTCGGCATGAGTAAAACTTATCTTTTTTTCTCTCAGAGTTTCCAGACTTTCGAAAGTATAGCAGCGTCCTGATACTTCCCTTATGATCTCTATGTTTTCCAAATATTCCTTGTATCTCTTTGGAAAACTCACCGTTCCATCTTCATGTTTCCAGAAAAGACTCTTTTGACACGGCTGGTTGTACCCTTGCATATTTTTACTTATAAAAATATTTTAGAAAGACCAGTCAATAGCTTGTTTTCCATTCTTTTCGAGGTACTCGTTCGCCAAAACAAAGTGGTTGTTACCTCGAAATCCTTCCACTGACAAGGGGCTCGGATGAGCACACTCAAGAACGAGGTTCTTCTTGGCATTGATAATGTCGCGACATTTTCTAGCATCTCCTCCCCAAAGAATGTATACAATTCCTTCACAGTGTTCATTGAGGTGCTTGATGACGTCTCGTGAAAAGTCCCCCCACGTCTTGATATGAGCACCCCTTTCATTTTCGATGGTTGTCAAAGCGGTGTTTAGAAGAAGCACCCCCTGCTTTGCCCAACATGTCAGGTCTCCGGAGCCAGAGAGTTTGAACCCTTGTTTCTCTGCCTCTTCAGCAATGTTTTTGAGGGAAGCGGCAGGCTTCTTTCCCTTTTTGACAGAAAACGCAAGACCCATTGCATTCCCCGGAGTTGGGTACGGGTCTTGACCGAGGATAACAGCCCTAACAGAATCTCTCGGTGTTTCCTGGAAGGCTTTCCAAACACTCAGAATCGGAGGAGTTATCTTTTTGTTTCTTTCGCCCTTGAGAACCGTACTAATTTCGTCGATGTGATCTTTCTTCTCCTCGAAAAAGTCACACCACCCCTTCGGGAGGAACTTGGGATGGTACGTGAACTTTTTGAGAGACACAGCCTCCCATTTTGCGACATTTTTCTTTTCCTCGGTCGCAGGGGGTGCCTCCTCCCTCTTCTTTTTCTGGACCTGTGTCTCCTTTTCGGGGTGTAAAGAAATTTTGATGCGAGGACAAATGCATCTTATCCTTTCGATCACTTGATCGGTGTCCTCGCCCAATTGTTCTTCTGAAAAGGCGAGGGATTCCAAGTTTTTGATACACCCGATCTTCGCAAGGGTCTCAATCCTTTCATTGTCCACAAAAACACTTAGAATTTTTCTAGGTTCCCGTGTGAGGACAAGACTCTTTCCCTCAAACTTGGGAAGTTCCAAGTCGGGAAAAATCCTTTTGAGTTCTCCGTCAAATGAACACACATCATCCTGGCAGATGCGCACCAGAAGCTGTTGCTTCGTTTCCCATATTGGGACTTTCTCCTTCACCGCCTTTGAAAGATTTCTCACAGAGACATATCTTTCCTGAATCTCTTCTCGAGAACAACGAAGGATGTTCAAACAAAAGTTGAGGAGTTGGGTGTCGGTTGCTTGTTCCATTCTATAATTTTCTTTTGTAGAGAAAGAAAATACCTTTGATTATGAACAACTAAAATTTCCAGAAAGTACGTATCCGGTGGCGCAACTTTGTCCCGTCGGACACACTCTCTTCTGATTCCAAACTCCGGAAGTGGGAACGTTTTGCAGATTGATAGAGTTTTTACCGTCCGTTTGTTCCTTGAGTTCTGCTGTTACATCGATCTCGGAACAGTTTCCACACTGAGCTCCACTTCCAAAGGGAGCATATGTCGCTCTCTCCAAAGTGATATTCTTTCCAGCAGGACAAGACAAAGTCAAATCCCTTCCTCCGATTTGGGCAAAGCCCCGATAAAGTGGCCATCCTCGAATATTGCTGTATTCTCTTTCAGCAAAGACAAAAAGATAGATGGAAATTCCCAGGAGAATCATGACAAAAATAAGAATGCCAATTCCGACTCCAGTGGAAGCTTTCATATTACTATATTTTTACGCGTAAAAATATCATCGACATTCAACCTCTTTTGCTTTGGCTACAAGGTATCTCGCAAAAGACACTCCGAGTTTTGAACAGATCTTTGTCTTTGTGGAAGACTTTGAGTTTGGAAAAGTAAATTCTTTCAGGCTATAGCTTGCCGTTTCCGGATCGTACATCAAACCATCGACCTCCTCTATTCTTCCATTCTTCATCACAATATTTTCTGGGCGAATGCATCCAAGGTCAATGGAAGTTATCAACACCCAATACAAACTTTGTCTTTCTTCATTGGTCAAGTTTTTTTCTTTTTGTTCTTTTTCAGTGAATTGCAGTACAAACATCTCTCTTTTTGCCTTGCTTTTGACCTTTGTCCAAGAAGAGCTTTGGGACTCTGAAGAAAAAGACTCAAACTTTGCCTCAAATTTCTCCATCTCTGACATAATCCCGAGCTCGGTACGGAGAGAGCCGAGAATCAACATACTCATTTCTGCCCTTTGGTCCTGGTCCCCATCCTCTCGAAAACACTCTGTCTCAAATTCTTCTGCTCCAATAAAAACAGAGTTTTCCTTGACGCGAATTCCTGGGTGAAGATTCCCATTCATAAAGTTGTCGAGAACATCACACCAAAATGGGTCGAGAGTGTACTCCTTGACCATTCCGAAAAGAGGGTAGGATTTCACTTCATCTTGCTTCTTTTTTCTAGACATTTTGGCTTACTCACGAAACAAATATGAAAGGATTTCTGCAATTTCTCAAACTTGAAGTAATGGCTGTTGCCCTTTGGATTTTTATTGTGGTGCTTGTCATCGCCGTCGTCGCTCTCCTTATCGGTTTCGGAATTCTTGACGCAAAGTTTGGACAGGAAGCAGAAGCCAATCTCCTGAGACCTTTTGCGGCCCACCAAGGAGAACAGGTTTTAAAAAGAGACGGAAGACCGCAGATGAGTTGCCCCGCAGGTAAAAAGATTTCTGTTATTGGTGCTGTCTACGAAGTTTATGATCCTTCTTTGGAATGTACAAGCTCTCCTCTGACCGAATCCAAAACCCCAAACAGTGTATGCGGCCCAATGTCTGCTACAACCTCGGACGACCAACTTTCCGGAGTTGGCGGAAGCGGACAGTGCCGTATTCGTGATGTGACAGGACAGGTCGGAATGCTCTGTAATGGAAAGGAAACTTGCGACTTTGTTGTCGACTCTTCGTCTTTGGGAAGTTATCCCTGTCCTGGAGTGGCTCCAGATTCCACCCAATACGACAACCTCCCCAAAGATTCGACTGGAAAAATGGGATATTGGGTCCACGGAATTTATACTTGCGAATAAAGTAGTATCTTTCTGATAATACTTAGAAAAAGCGCTGGGTCATCTCGAAATCTGAATATTGGGTAAAGTCTTCCACCGAAACTTGGGTTTTGAATGTCGGCTTCTGGTAGACAAGAGGTTGACCTCTGTACTTGTCACATCTTCCGCAAGGGCAAAGCAAGTTGAAACATTCATCATGACCAGAGAGTTGGAAAATTTGCGTTCGAAGTCTTTCCAAGTGCTCTCCCAAAAAGTCCTGGTCTTCATCTTCCAGAGAATATTCGGGTTCTTCTCCGCTTTCATCGTCTTCCCCATCCGAACCTTCGATGAGTTCAGGGACGTCTTCGTCGTTTGGAATATCAATCAACTCGGGCACCTCATCATCTCCCAATCTTTCCACCAACTCGGGTGTTTCATCCTGAATCTGCGGAACTCTTTCTTCCAAAAGTTCTCTCAGGGTATAAAACACACCCGGTACAAAAGGTTCGTTCGAGCTGATGACTTGGAGGAAAGACATTGTAAAAGAAAAAGTCAAAAGAGTTGGTGAAAGAATAATTTTTCGAAAAATTATTTGTAACCTTTGGTCCCACCAAAGGTTTTATTGACCTGTTTGTTCTTCATCATCCGCAAAAAGTTCTCTGTTGCAAACTTGAGATGTGTCTCTTCCGGAAATTCCACAAACATCGAGTCGGAATCTTCGTGAGCAACTCGTTCACGTTCAACTGTTTGTCTTAGTTCCCCCTTTCTTTTCTCGATGCAAAAAGACGCATCTCTTTTATGGACGGTCGAATTCTGTACTTCCAAGCTTTTGGGAAGGGGAGAAAGGACAAGAAAATCCTGCCTCTCGGACGTCCCAATTTCCGTCTTTCTGGTTCTTGGGTCGGAAGTTATGTAAATGTACGACTTGTCCTCGTAGTAGTTTTGGATGCGTGTTTGCATATCTCTTTCCCTTTTCGTCCGAATTTCTTGAAAAAGTTCTTCGAGTGAGTCATCCACAAGATGTGTTTGAGAAGACATCGTTTCTAGAGCAAAATAATGGATAAAGTGTCTCATAGAAAAATGATTCGAACTGAGTGTTTATCTTTTTTTATTTTTGAAATGGATTATTCAACCATCCAAGATTTGATCGATCAGCTGACCGCCGCCAAGGAACAACACGGAAATATTCCCGTTGTTGTTAACGTTGTATACTCTGGGAATCACTGGCTTGAGCCGATCAGGAAGCTGACGGTCACTTCCTCGGTTCTGCCGAGTGCCAACGGCGACCAAGACACAGCCGTTCTTTTGCTGGAAGAATAGAATTTATGATATAAAATATCATAAAACTTGTTGTTTCGAGAATAAAGATGCAAGGAGAAACTTTCGAATATAATGGAACTCATCACATCTCAAAAAAAGACGGAGGTATTTACTTGGTCAACGAGAAGTGGCCAGTAAATATTCTCGCCAAAGCACTTTGGGAAAGACATGGCAAAATGTTGCAATGGAGGGAGTACGACTTTGGGAGTTTTTATGCGTTTGTTGAGGGGGGTGATGACTATGTCGCGGGAAGTTTGACCTCTTGCGATAGCATGATCATTAACGCTTTATCTCCACATTCCAAGACAACACGTGAAGTTTCAGATGAAATGACCAAAGCGACCATAGAAGTAGTTGTTGATGTTCTCGCGAAATAAAAATATATAGAAAATATATTTTATTGTATTCCCTTGAAACTTTGAAGAGTTTTCTTCTTCCTTCCATCGGATGTGTACACCCAAGTCCAAAACTCGTCTGAATCTTCTGGCTCGTCGTCTGACGAAAAAGTCATATCCCACACGGTCTTTTTCGGGACACGTACGAATTCATCAATAGAGAGTTGCGGAACAAAAGACATCTTTTTGTGCTGTAAAGAAAGAAGAACTTTGGACTATTTCGCCTTTGGTTTTGTTTCTGGAAAATAGTTTCTTCGGAAGCCCGGAGGAAAAATGGTATTTGGCATTGGATGAGTCCAAATGGGATACTGAAAGCTTTCGTTATATTCTGTGGAATTTGGCATCTTTCTGTCACAACTAAAAGAGTTGTAACTTTATTTGAAGGCTTAACAAGGGGAAGACTCTAGAATAAAATGTTTGAGTTTCTCGAGAAGGGCGAACTTGTGTCTTTGGCATTGGAAGACGAGAACGCTCTCAGATTCGCAAAGAGACGCGTCGCAAAAGAGAAGGGTGCGGGTGAGAGAATAAGAGAATTTTGGAGAAAGAGACGGACAAACTATAAACATCGAGACGAGAATCTCCCGAGAGAAGAACAGCTTCAATCTACCAAAAAGTTTATCACTTGTCCATCCCGTACCCCAAAAAAGTACATGCTTTGCCACACGACAGACACGGTGAATCTTTTGAGAATAAAAGGGACGAATGTGAGGTCTTGTACAATCTCCGGTGACTGTGGGGAAAAAATAATGAAGTTTCACCTTGTCCCCTGCAACAAAGAGAAGGTTTTTATTGTGGAACTTCCAGAAAGTCTCCCAATCATCAACGTGGTTTATAGGGTGCTGTTCGTAGAGTTTGACGCAGACGACATCTCGGGCGTTCAACAAAAGGGGGAATACATCGCAAGAGACGCAAGGCGAGAATTTATGCGAAAAGAGCACCGATTCCGGCACGAGTGCTCGACCAAAGTCGTTGTCAGAAACGGCTCGATATACCCATCGGAACTTTTCGGAATACCGGAGATGAGTTTTTGACGCCAAGACCAAAATTTTTCCGAGAGTTGATACTAAGAAATTCGGATGAGTATAGACTTTTTCAAGAGTTGATATTAAGAAATTCAGATGTGGTCAGGTATTTTTGAGAGTTGTTTCTATCAAAATCAGCCTTCTGCGTCTTCCAAAATGATAACAAAGATACAAAAATTCCCTCCTCCTCCAAAGGACTTTTGAAAATATTTTGATAAGAGCCGAGAAAATATTTTTTGGGACATTCTGAAATTATCTGCCAGACGAGTATAAGAAAATAGTTTGGGAACAAGAAGGAAATGTATGGATGTATTTTTTGCAACGTCTCTTTTTCAAAGCCTCAGTATTTGAGAAAACACGAGAAAACGACTGGGCACATCATAGCTGTCGCTTCAGGGGGAAAGAAGAAGAAAACCTTCTTTTGTGGACTCTGTAATTATTCGACGGATTTAAAGTCAAACTTTGCCATTCATGAAAAGTCCGCAAAACATCTCACAAAAACCCAAGTTCCAGACGCATCCGAAGAGTTCTTCTGTTCTCTCTGCGATGTCCATTCCCGCGACAGTGCAAATTTCTCCAGACATCTCAAAACAAAAAGACATAGACAATTATTTGACATTTCATTGGACAATAAACCAGAAAAATTCGAACATTTGGTGAATGACCTTTTTTGCTATTTGAAGACCCAGAAAGTTCCGTTCGAAGAAAGGAAGGAAACCACTGGCCTGGTTTTGACACCGAAAAATGTACCATCCTACATGGGAGATAGCGAAAAGTTTTTACTGTGGATGAAAAACAGTTTGGAAAGTTTGAATCACAGATTCTCTGAAAAAGACGGGGTCTGTTCTTTTATTTGGCCGACTCATAGATACAAACTTTCCAACAAAGATTTTGCCTTTTTGGTTCTTTCTTTGACCTCGAAAATTTTTAATGACAGAGTCGACCGCACAAAAAAAGAGGTGATAAAGTACAATGAGAATGTTCAACAGTGCGAGAAGCATAAACTTTTACCCATAGTTTCATGTGAGACTTGCATTTTTCCGGCAAAACTGGGAGCGACGAAAGAATCTCTCGACTCTGTGACTCAGAGATTTTCTTTTTGGCTGAGGTCCGCGGGGCAAGACAGAGAAGTTTGCGAAGCGTATTGGAAATGGTGGAAAGAAGGAGAGGAATTCGAAAAGACACAATCGGAAGTTTTTGCCGAAGAGATTGGTGTTGACAACACAGATTTTTTACGAGACAATGCTGAAACGATGAACGAAGACGAGTTTTTTGATGTCATATCCAGCTTTTCGTGTTTTTGCAAAAACACATCTTTCAAAAAAGACGGGACCGTGGCTGCTCTTTCTTTTTTGAGGACAGTCGGAGAACACGTAAAAAAAGAAATCCAAGAGGAGGCGGATGCTGTAAAGAAACAGGGCAAGCAGCTTTTTTCTGTGTCTTTTTTTGCAAGAGCAAACATCGTTAGAGAAAACATTTTTTTGTCACATTTTGGGTTTGAGAAAAGAACAAGGTTCTCGACAAGCGTCGTAAAGCAAACACAGTCTCTTTGGAGAACTTTGTTGTGAGAAACGAAGCGGAATAACACTTGGAAAAAATAAAATAGACTTAATAGGATGGAATGTGCACACGAGAAGGAAAAAATAGAGCTGTGTTGTCACACTTGCCAGTTCTTTTCGGAGGACGAGGAAGCATTTCGAGAACATTGCGAAAACGCACACTTTTCAAAGGACGAGTATTCTGCCGACGTAGAATGTACAGCATGCGGGTTTAAAACAGGGAGACTCGCGCCTTTTTTCCAACATCTGGACAAAAAGAAGCACAAAGCTTGCGTGTTTTACCTCTCTCGAAAAAATGATGTACTTGGAAATAAAGAAATTGCCCTTGGTATGACTTGTGACGCTTTCAAACCCAAAGTCATAAGAAAAATGATGACTGTGTTGGCTGTAAAGGGAGAAGTGTGAACATATTTTCTAATGGACGTCTAGAAAAGACGCAGTTCATAAAATATTCAAGTATATTTTATCAGTCTATTTCATCCCATAGTTCAGCCGCTTTCTCCCAAAATTCCTTATCTTTTGTTTCACCGTGCTTCTCTTCCAATTCCAGATGTTCTCTCGGATTCGTCGAATCAACACCAGCCAGATGTTCTTTCTTGCGGCTTTGGGAAGGAGAATGAATAGGAGAAGAGAGGAGTTTTATTGCTCTTATTGTTTCCTCGAAGCTGGCCGGAGACACTCCTTCAGCAAGATCCGTTCTCTCCAACTCTTCGATGTATCTTGTCGGCATGGAAAAGTCATTCACACCGCGTATTTTCGTCCAGCTGGGAGAGACGTCATAGAAGCTTTGTTTTGGCGACAACAGAATGAGGGGAGCTGGAAGGGGGCGCGGTGTGTCCGTCTTGCAGTCCTCGTGCAAAGACAGTTCACACAAAAGATTTTGAATGCTTTCTTTAGTCGACATGTAAAAGTTTTTTTGAATGGGTCCACAAAAGTTCGTTTGTTTCGAAAAATATACTTTGATATTTTTTCTTGGTTCATCTTTCTCATAAAAGTTGTATTTCTCCCAAAGTGAACATTTGGTTGATTCTTTTGAATGGGATAAATCAGCCTAGCGACGACAACCAACCCAACCATGGGACACTCTTGGGAGATATAACTCACTGATCTGGCTGGTTGGCGGTGAAGGAGGATAAGCAGCATACGGTTGGTGAACTCTTTCAGAACACGGGTAGCTTTGCATGTTTGCGGCAGCGGCCGAGGGACGATATGCGTGCAAAAGGAAGGAACTGTAGTACCCCCCATAAGGAAGCTGGCCCAACATGGTGTATCCTGATGCTGGGGTCGGGTTCCAATAGTTGCCGTTCTGAGCTTTTGAAGGGGAGAGCATTCCCGGTTGACACATAGACATCTTACTAATATTTTGCGAATAAAATATTTTGAATGAGAAAAACGCAACAAAGAATTTTTGTTTCAACAAAAGACAAAAATGTGCGACTGTGGTAAAGAAGAGATTTGGAAGCCCATTGAGGGATATGAATATGAAGTTTCTTCTTGTGGAAGAGTTCGAAATGAAACAAAAGAAATAATCCAACCAAGGGAACTTGGTGGTTTGGGAGTCATCGTCCGTCTTCCCGGAAAGAATGCTCGTTTAGCGAGAGTTGCGGCTTTAGCTTTTGTCCCTAATCCAGACGAACTTCCGAACGTCAAGAGAAAAGATAAAAATTCCCAAAATAACCATGCTAACAATCTTTGCTGGAGCCGTATCAGTGGTGACGAAAAGAAGTACAATCATCCTTCCGTCGAACAATGGTCAAAAGAAGGGAAACTTTTGAAAATTTGGAAAAACACAAGGGAAGCCGCTGAAATTTATGGTACTCGAAGCGCCATCTATCGCATCACAGAGTGTTGTAAACACAAAAGAAAAGAGTTCGAGGGTTTTGTTTGGGAATGGGAAGGCTCTCGAGATTTGGAAGGAGAAATTTGGAAAAAATACAAAGGAGAAAACAAGATGATCCTGAAAGTTTCGAATATGGGAAGAGTTCACAACAGAGACAATGTCAAAACTTTTGGGAAGAAGGACAAATCAGGGTATATGAAATACTCTAAAATGGCTGTTCATCGTCTCGTCGCGGAACTTTTTTGCGAAGGGGAGCTTACAAACGATGCTGTGGTGAACCATCGAGACTCGGACCGTTCGAACAATAGAGCGGAAAACCTGGAAATTTGTTCTCACTCTTGGAACAGTAGACACAGCTACATGAGGAAAAAAGACTACGAAGAGATGAAAATAAAAGACGAAGAGGGGGAAGTTTGGAAAGAGATAGACTTCGCTCCCGGTTACAGAGTCTCAAACAAAGGAAAAGTCGCGCTAAAAGACTCTGAATATTGTCTTCGTGTAACACCTGGGACTTACCCACGAATAACAATCAAGGGTAAAATGTATCCCATCAAGAAACTCGTCGCGGATGCTTTTATTCCCAATCCGGAAAAGAAGAAAAATGTTCACTGCCGAGACGGGAATCCGATGAACGTCTCTGTTGAAAACCTTCAAAGGTGTAATCACGGAGAAGAGGAAAGCAGAAAGATGCCCAACAGAAGAAAAGAAATTATTCTCCAGATGGACTTGGAAGGAAATATCCTCAATGAGTTTGAAGGCATTTGGGACGCTGTCTCAAAAACAAAAGGAAGTTGTAAAACTACACTTGGCATTGCAGCAGCCAAGGAAAAAGAATATAAGGGCTTTGTTTGGAAATACAAGTCCAGTATCGACCTTCCCGGAGAAATTTGGAAGGATGTGACGTTCCAGGACAAGAAATACACGGTTTCGTCTTGCGGTAGACTCCTACTGCTGAAGGGAACCCGCAAAAGCTTCGGTTCTCCTGCCAATGGATATATGCAATACAACAATGTTAAAGTCCATCGTATTATCGCTGCCGCTTTTCTTCCGCCTCCTCTTCCGTCTCAAATTGTGGTCAATCACAAGGATGGAAACAAGCAAAACAACAGAGTAGAAAATCTGGAGTGGTCGTCCCTTTCAGCCAACTCAAGACATGCCCACGAAACCGGCCTCATTTCTCTTCCCTCAAGAGAAGAATTCCGAAACAAATAAAATAAACTTTTTTTATTTGACCTAATCTGCCTCTGAACAATATTCTATATCGCAAGCATCGCACCTCCAGTACAAGTTGACCGCATCCGAGAAAGAACCACAGTCTGCATATTCTAATCCCGGTTCTTTGTTCCTCAGCAACATATTCGAGCCAAGAGGAAACCCATGCATCCTTGTGTACTCTTTCGCGTCCTCTTCATCGACCGTCAAGTAAATAAAAGTTGCAAGTCTCCCACATTGGCAGACATTGTAAATTCTGTCGCACTTATCACAAACCAACCCTTCCTCCATATCGTCAAATCCGCCTTTGCAATTCGGACAAACCTCCATCTCCTAAAATATAAAACTTTTATATTTTTCTAGATTCCGGGAAGATGAAAATCTTTCATCCACCACAGTCCCGACACGCCCCTGTTTATAGAAATGCTATTAATGGGATATTTTATCACATGAGCAGGCGCATTCAAAACTCTTCCAGTTTCGGGATCGTACAGCCAAATGAACTGCGGTGGATAGCCGTAAGGATTCACTCCCAAATCAGCCCTTCTTCCTGGTTCAAGCCGAAAGAGAATGGGAGCGGGTTGAGTCTGAGATAAACTTATCCCAACATCCACAGCATGTTCTTTCGCATTGTTTTCCAAAGCCAAATATCTCTCATCGATGGACTTTACATTCTTTTTTGAGAATGGATATGAGCCTTGACTTATCTGGTAGTCCTTGACTTTGGAAACGACGGAGCAAGGTGCGTACGACATCATGCAGTTTTTCACCCTCGAGTTTACTGGGTTCATTGTGTCATAAGGTCCCCATTGTTTGTACCAATCTCCAGGTTCCATTGGCCTTCCTTGAACATCGAGAAGTTTGTCCCACATGTTGCAATGTCCCTTTCCCCTACAACTTCTTCCTTTGCACGCAGGACAATAAACACCCGGAAGAGTCTCATCATAAAGTTGAGGAACTCCATTTGGTCCTTGAACCATTGAAACCCAATCCTTTGATGTTGCCGCTCCAGAGACGTACAAATCCTTGATATTATGTGGGAGAGCGAATGGATTAACGTTTCCCGGTTCGACTCGAGGCCTTTTTTGCCCGACATTCAAGTCATAAATTCCCGACCAAATAACATCTCGAGACGTCAAGATTTTTTCTGGATCTTCAGGTCTTTCTTCAGACAAAAGACAATACATTACTAATCAACTTTTGCAAGACGCAAAAGAAATGCTTGTTTTTGTACAATGGATTTCCAAATTGTTCGAGCGAAGAAGGCGGTTGTGTCCATGATGACAGACAGGGAGTTTCTCCCTCTCAAGAAACTTCCGGACCCTTCAGAGTCAACTTCGAAAGAGTGCGTTATCTGGGACTTTGTCCACGAAAAAGACCCGGAAAAGTTTGCTCGAGTCTTTTGGAGTCTTGGTTCAGAATCCAAGATGTCCTTTGTTCAACAAGTCTTTTCGGAAGCAGCCACGGAAAAGCTGAACCAAATCGTGATCATCGTGGAACATCCTCTCGTTTCAAAGGCAAAAACCACGGTCAACTCGATCACAAAGATTGTGAATACGTGTGTTTTTGAGATCTCGGACGTGCAGTTTCGGAAGCCGAGTCACAAGCTCGTCCCACCCCATCGTCGCCTGAGCGAAGAGGAGAAACAGAAGGTTTTGGAAGACTATCAGGTCAAGAAAGAAAAGTGTCCGAGAATTTCCGACCTTGACCCAATCGTCCAATGGTACGGTTGGAGTTTGGGAGATTTGATAGAGATTCAAAGGGCAGAGGGAGTCTTTAAAAACACCAAGACTTACAGAATCGTCTGGGAACACGAAACGCTGGGCGAGTAAGATATTTTTTAATTAAAAATATTTTTTATGGTAATGCATACTAGTTGGCATGACTTTATCCAAATGCACTCTGGCAAGGGACACACCATGAGCGAGCTCGCCAAGCTTTACAAGAAGAAGCACTCTGGCAGAGGCAAGGTGATGCATGACGAATGGGAGTGTACCAAGAAGGCGCCTCGAGGCGCCGCCGCCAAGAAGAGGAAGACCACCCAAAGGAAAAAGTCTCCCCAAAAGGGAGGCCCGTGTCGTGACCCCTCAACTGGTCGCTATGAGAGCTGTTCCATGTGAGCGCCTCCAAGAAACACACGCATAACCGATGCCCGCCAAAGAGGTGTAGACAACGGCGAATAAAAGCACCGCAAACAGAGTCTCTAGAGAGTTTGCATCTTTCGAAAGAGTCTGGTTTGCCAAAAGAGCAAAGAGGAATGTTGAAAAGATTCCGAATGAGAAAAGAGACAAAGCAAGTCTCGACATTTTATTCTTTTTATGAAACTCGAAAAGAGTTTGGAACAAAAAGAATAGTAAAAATTACAGGATGAAAGAAAGCATTCTAATTCAACTTCCTCCGGAAATTTGGTGTCATATCTTTGACCATATCGACTTTGCTGAACTTTGCACCGTTTCCCTTGTTTCTCAGGCTTTCTACGCATATTTCTGTGAGTCGAGAAACAAAAAGTGTGGAAAAATTCTTGACAAGTTTGAACGCCGTTGCGGGGGCCTGAAAAAATGCTCAAAGTTTCTCTTTCTTGGTGACCTCTCCGTCAAGAACGAGAAGACCAAAGACAGAGAAGATACGGTTTGTAAAACCTGCCAGAGAAAGAAAAGAGCTCCAGGAAAGGGAAAGTTTTACTTTCCTGTGCAGCCAGAAAGCAGGCAAGAGAGATTCACAAGGTTCATTAAGTTTATCAGAGAAAAAGTTTGCGCTCCTGATGTCTACGAAAGCGCTCCCCTTTTGGCAAAGTACAAAGAGAACGTCAACAGGTTTTTGGTCTTGACTTTTGGAATTCGTTGGGCACAAAAGCATTCTGTGGAGTTCCTGTCTCTTTGCGAGTGGAGTGGAAGAAACGCACAGTTCAAATCTGTCCTTTCTTCGCGAAGAAGATAAATAATATATTTTGCAAAATATATTTTCATTGGCAACTAGAACCATCCCATTCTCTTTGCCTTTCTTCGTGCGCATTCACGAACTCTTTCCGGGTTGACGTCATTTCGAGCGTACGAAAGAGCTGCTTTCGCTCTCCTCTCTGTGTTTACCGGAAAAGAACCAGGGACAGTGCCACAAAATTCAGATGCTTTGAGATGCTCCTTCTTGTATTTTCTGACGTTGGAGCCGCCTGCCCCTTTCTTGACAGGCTCTTCTCTCGGCAATATCCCCCTACGGACAAGGTTCAAATGCGTCTTTCCACCATACAAGACATTTCTGCCAGTTTCCGGATTCACAAGTCTTTGTTGCATTACTCAAATGTTGAGATAATATATCCAAGTATTTTCTTCTTGAGGAAACCCATAAACACGGACTTTGTCTTTGTGTTCAAAGATCTTGACGACACACCATGAACTTTCGTACAAGATTATACCCTTTCCCTGAACCATATCAAGACATTCTTCTTCAGAAGCCACAGAACCATCCAGAGGAAAACAGGAATTTTCAAAGTCTGATGTGTCTTGGAGAACACTTTTTTCTTGAACATCCTTTTCCTTTCCTCTAAAAATCTTTTGAATTTTTTGGACAGTCCTCAGAGTCATAAGTTTGCAGTGGATGTCATGGTTCACACAAAGGCAAACATTGTCAGTGAAAAGAAATCCGGGAACAGAGGACAAGAGAACCTTTGTCGTTTGGAGAGAAGGCTTTCGGCAGCCATGCGGAAAGTCAGTTATCTCCCTTTTTGTTCCGCTCCTCGAAGAGAGCCAAAGAAGCCAAACACTTTTCAACTCTCTGATTGTAAAAAGACGCCGAATGCAAAGATCAATGAGTTTCCTCGGGGCCTCCACACTTTGATACGAAGAAAGCCAGCAATCGCTCCCATCTCCGTCTTCGACGGGAGCATAAGAGCTCAAAACTCTGAGTATTCCCGCTTTTCTAATAATTCCTCTCTGTTGTTTTGACAGACTCGAGAGAACGCTTTCGTCAAACAATTGGAAGCCATAAAATTTCTCATAGAGCCAAAGTTTGAATCGCAAGAGGAACACTTTCATTAGACAAGATGCATTTTTTCGAGAGACACAAAAAATATTTACCAATATTTTTTAGACTGCCATAGCAAAGTTTAGGGCGCTATACGACTTGTAATCTTTCAGAACAAAGTCGCTCGGTTCGAGCTTCTTCAGAGTGTCATCTGCGATGTTCACAATTTCAAGAATTGGAGGACGATGAGGAACTCTCTCGAGCATCTTTTGAGCGTTTTCCATATGGTTTTTATAGACATGGACATCTCCAAAGCACAGTGTTAGATTTCCGGCACTCTTCCCAGTTCTCTTTGCCAAAAGGCTTAGGAGGCACGCATAACTCGCGATATTAAAAGGAACGCCAAGAGCAAGGTCCGCACTTCTCTGATAAACCTGCCCATCTATTTTATCGCCTCGAACATACACTTGAAAAGTTTTATGACAAGGCGGAAGGACCATCTTATCGAGGTCTGCGACATTCCATGATTCCAAAAGGATGCGTCTCGAAGTTGGATCTTCTTGGATGAGCCTGACCATTTCAAGGATCTGATCTTTTCCTTCTCCGGTGTAGTCCTTTTTGCAGTCCACATATTTCGCTCCTGCATGCCTCCATTGAAAAGGATAGATGGGGCCGCAGTCTCCCTCCTCATAGTGACTCAATCCCACTTTTTCTTGAAATTCTTTTGAGGCGTTTCCATCCCAAATATCATTCCCTTTCTCCTTTAAAATCGTTGCGTCTGTTGAACCAGAAAGGAACCAGAGCAACTCGCTGAGGATTTTATCCCAGTTTGTCTTTTTCACGGTCAACAGAGGAAAGTTTTCAGAGACATTCGGGAAATGCAGAGTTTTCGCAAAGAGACTCTTCGTTCCGGTTCCCGTTCTGTCCTGCCTCTCGTCCCCATAGTTTACAACTTGAGAGAGAAGGGCAAGGTATCCGAGTTCTCCGGAGTCAGAGTTATGGAACATTGCAGCCTGAAACTTCTTTGACTCTTTGATGAGGTATGTGAATGGAGAGTTTTTAACAGAAAAAAACCTGTCGCAAGGGTGTTCTCCAAAAACGAGCGTCCTCGAAACTCCAAGGCAGAGCTCAGGGTATTGTGTGAGACATTGTGTGTAAATACTCTCACCCCCGATCACGATGCTGTAATCGTCGCATCTCGAAAAAGCTTCCTCGAGGCTCGTGCAAGTTTCCGCTCCATCGACAGAGAAATTTTTGTTCTTTGACAAAATAATATTTCTCCTTTTTCCCAAAGGCTTTTGGTCGGGAAAAGATTCGAGTGTTTTTCTTCCATAGATTATGGTTCTGCCAAAGGTCATCCTCTGAAACATTGCGAGGTCTTCCGGAAGATGCCAAGGGATTTTACCCTTGTTTCCGATACCTCCGTTCTCATCGCATGCAAAAATCATAAAGTATAACGACATTTAGAATATCAACAAGAAACATTTAGTATGAACTCTGAGGACATTTGTGAGCGTTTCAACTCTTTCTTGAGCGAAAGAGGAGAAGGAACACACCCCTTTCGGGGAAACCTCCACGATTGCTACACCCGAAAAAGGGTTGACACTGAAGGAAGGGACGTCGTTGCGGTCGAGAGCTCCCAATGTAATTGGAGTAACCTTTTGAACTATGTTACAATTCGTGGTGAAAAGAATCCAAAGAAACAAGGACATTTCTACCTGGACGAAAGATGCTTTTAAATATTTCTGAAATATTTATTGTCTTTGCTTTATTCCCTCCACTTCTTTTGCGAGCCTCTGAATTTCTGAAAGAAGATACATAATAATTCTTGAAAATTTCACTCCGTTTCTCTGCCCCTCAATGTCAAAAGACGCGTAATCTTCTGGTACTTCTTCCGCGATGATCCCGTGGTCTTTTCCATCATCAATATCGTAGGTGCAAACGCGTGTTTCGAGAAGAGACGGGAAAGGTTCCAGTTCCCGGATGTTGTCTTTGAACCTTCTGGAAGAAGCAGCCTGGGTCACAAGGCCAGTTACGGGATCGAACTGCAAGATGTTCGCGGAAGCCGAAACAGAAAGACCAAATGAACGCAGTTGCGTGATGTCGTCGGCAACTGCAAATGTGTTATTTGGGACCACAGCCCCAGCAAAAGTTCCCGAACCAAATGCGACGATGTTGGTGGCATTTGCCGGGATGGTCGTCCCATTGCCGATATAGACCACATCCGTGGCTGTCGCACCGGGATTCCATATTGCCCCGGTTCCAATGGCGATAAGACCTGACGAAAGAGTTGTCGCGCTTTGCAATCTCGTATATCCAATGGCGATGCAATTGTTGTACGTTGCCGTCGTCAAAGCCTGGCTTGCAAGACTTTGGATACCCAAGCTGCAATTCCCAGAACCCCTCCCGACACTTTGACTTTGTGTTCCGACCGCAACATTGTCTGTTCCTGTGATGGCGTTTCCCAAGGCGACAGAGCCAATACCCACAGAGTTTTGTTGTGCACCAGCGTCATTAATTCCGGCCCCCCTTCCAACCATCACTTTGTTTGTCGATGCTTGCAAAACCCTTCCTGCAAAATTACCGACAAACGTCAACCCTGTTTGAGCTCCAATATTAAACTCTCCCGCATTCGTTCCAACATAGACACATGTACCGGTCCCCGGACCGCAAAGGTAACCGTATCCTGTCACTGTGCTTGGTGTGTTTGATGTAGTACCGTAAACGATACCTCGAGATGTCACAGTCGCGTTCGAGGCCGCTGGGGCTTGCCAATTAATGCCATTTGAAACGACGATAGACTGTGCTGCCCTGTCAAACGCAAGGGAACCTTTTGTCGGAATCGGAGCGGATGCGATATTCTGATAAGTGGGGATAAAGAGTCTTTTGGAAACTACAAACTCTTTTTTTATGACAGAGTTTATGGTGCTGCTCATTAAAAATATTACTAAAATATTTTTACTTGAATCTCGCCACTTCTTTCTCGAGCCTTTGAACTTCCGCAAGAAGCAACATCGCCAAAGTCAAATGTTTGATACCGTGAGGTTTTCCTTCAGCGTCCAAAGTGACAATGTCAGGAAGAACTTCAAATGCTTCCTCTGCGATGAGGCCGTGGTCCTTCTCACCATCTTTTTTGTAATTATAAGTTTTCAGGGAAAGTTCGTGCAACATTCGAGGATCGACTTCCAGTTCCCGGATGTTGTCTTTGAACCTTCTGGAAGAAGCAGCCTGAGTGATAATTCCTGTGGCAGGATTGATCTGCAATGTGTTTGCTGCCGCAGCTGATGAAAGACCAAGAGAACGCCATTGAGTGATTGTGGGAGCAATGGTCATCTCGTTGTCGACAGAGCATACTGCAGATGCACCCAGCGCTATTCTGTTTGTTCCAGAAGTCCCACAAGTGGCCGCTCTTCCCAAAGTAACAGAATTTGTTAGGGTTCCGAGAGAGGAATTTGCGCCTTGACCAACCACAATATTTCCCGATGCAGTCGTACCCGTCCGTCCTGCTTGATATCCGATTATCGTGTTGTCGTTGAAAGGTCCTGTTGTCGTCCCGTCAGCAGCCTGAGTTCCGACAATCGTATTTCTCACGCCAACCATTCCGGTTCCCGTGCTGGTGCCGATGCAAACATTCGAACTTCCAACCGCTCCATTCATTGAACCAACTCCAACAGAAATGTTGTCGACACCAACAGCCCTTCCCGCGTTCGTCCCAACTGCAACGCAACGCGAACCCACCCCGGTCAACGACATTGACCCAGCCCCCACAGCGGTACACTCTATCGCGGAAGCATCGACTCCAAAGCCGGACTGGTAACCGATAAATGTCGAGGAGTCTCCGATCGCGCTACTCTGATATCCCAAAGACGTGGGGGCCGTTGTCGTTTCTGTCTGTCCAAAAACAATGCCTCTCGTTGTCGGTGTGGCGGAAGGAAGACCCGTTTGTGACCAGGAAGTGCCTGTAGAAACGTTCATATTTCCCGAAGAGGAGTCGAAAACAATGGAACCGGGAGTTGCGTCATCGGCAGCAGCCAACGAAGAGACAACAGGAACAACAAGTTTCTTTGAAACGATGAGTTCCCTGCGGGTTTCGAAATTTGTGGTCATTACTTGAAAAATATTCTTGAATATTTTTAGAAATACTTTGCCTTCTCTTCTGAGAATTCTTTCCCAGTGGCCCTCGAAACAACAGTTTTTGGAGAGCTTCCGTACCTCTCATACCTTTGGTAGTAGTCTACCAGAAAGATTTTGGGAATGTCCATAAAAAAGATGTTTGACTCGCAAGGGTGACTGTTTAGCCAAAGTTCTTCCAGCTCGGGGAAGTTTCTTCTGTTGACGAAAAAGAAGAAAAAGTTCTTTTCGCATTTTTCAACAAATAACTTTTTGCAATGCGGGAAAGAGACCCCATCAGGACGCATACAGAAAGTTTCTGATAGAGAGACAACGCGATGTTTGTATTTTCCCTTTAGAGCGTAAAACTTTTTGCCTTTGACTTCAAAAACAAATTCTCCCTTTATTTTTTCAGGCTCTTGTGTGACAACATAGAAAGAAATTTTCTCGTTGTTTTTCAAGAATCTTTCCATACTTTAAAAATGTCGTCGTGTTGGAAGTGTAAAAAACGGTTTGTGCCGAAACCTTGTTTTGCGTGGGTTTGCAAAGAATGTACGGAAGACTCTTGCCATAAGGCTTGCAAAAAATGCGGATGTAAGCCTTTCAAGTTGATGCCCGATGAAGATGTTTGCGTTCCTTGCTACGCTGGTTGGACCTTGACTGAATTCGTATGAATCTTTTCCGAGCCCCAAGAAGGTTTTCTTTTGCATTTGTAAATGCAAAACAGAGAGAAGAATTTTTTCCGAGACGTCTCTCTTGTTGGAACGGTGACAACATTACCGCCAGTTCTTTCAAGAGGAGCTCTCGTCTATCCGGAGGATTCGTCGAATCTTTACATTTCGAATGGCTCACAATGGGTCATCGCAGGGGGAGATGTTGGACCTCTTGCGGCTCAGGTCGCACAAAACACCGCGGACATTGTCGTGCTTCAGGGGGAAACCGGTGTTTTGCAAACTGATGTCGCTCAAAACACGCTTGATATTTCTGGATTGCAAACAGATGTTGGGACACTTCAAGGGCAAGTTTCAACTCTTTCTCTTGATGTTTCTGCATTGCAAACCCAAGTCGCGGGAAATACAACAGATATTGGGACACTTCAGAGTGATGTTTTAACCTTGCAAGGAGAGGTCACAACAAACACATCCGATATCGGGACTCTTCAGAGTGATGTCGCTTCGTTACAAGCGCAGACGAATACAAACACTTTGGATATTTCGGCGTTGCAAACCCAAGTCGCCGCCAACACAACAAACATCGGAACACTCCAAGGAGATGTTTCAACTTTGCAAACTCAAGTAGCCACAAACACAACAAACATCGGAACACTGCAAGGGCAAGTAGCCACAAACACACTCGATATTTCTGGATTGCAAACAGATGTTGGAACGCTTCAAGGACAAGTTTCGACTCTGCAAACTCAGACTGGTACGAACACAACAAACATCACAACACTCCAAGGAGAAGTGGCAACAAACACAACAGATATTTCAAATCTCCAAGGGCAAGTCGCCACAAACACCACAAATATTGGGACGCTCCAAGGTGATGTTTCAACACTGCAAATTCAGGTCGCCACAAACACCCTAGATATCGGAAATATTCAGACGGATATCACAGCTCTTCAAGGACAAGTGAATGCAAACACTTTGGACATTTCTGGGTTGCAAACAGATGTCACAACTTTGCAAGGACAAGTGGCCACAAATACAACAAACATCGCAACAAACACTTCAAATATCACGACTCTTCAAGGTCAAACAAGCACAAACACAACGAACATCACAGCACTGCAAACGGGAAAGCAGAGCATCTCAGAAAAAGACGCGACCAATGGATATGCAGGGCTCGTCGCCGGTAAACTCTCAACAGCCCAAATACCTGCACTTCCCTCTTGGAAGTTCAGCCTTGCCGCTTCCTCTGGAACGCAGAGTGTTGGGACAAACGTCTTGAGTTGGACAACGGATGCAGGATATTCTTCGGCTCCCCTTACCGGAGGAACCACGTTCAACTTTCCCGCGACCGCAGATTTTGAAGTTGTTTATTACCTCCAAAGAAGCACAACTTCTGCCACTGGTTCAGCTCTCGAGGTTTTTACTACGGGAGTCGTCAAGTACACTTTTGAAAACCCGCTTTCGACCTCTGTATGGGTCACTTGCGGAGGAAGCGGCATCCTCAAAGCAACTTCGGGCCAGACGATGACACTTCGTCATCGTGTATCCGGAGCTCAAGTAATTCTCCAAAATTATGGGACAGGGTCATACTTTTATGTAAAACAACTCACGTTTTCGTAAAAGATGCGGGAGGAACGTTGCATATAAAATAATTCAGGATTATTTTGGTTGTTCGCCTTCTCCTCTCGTCAAAAGACGCTTTTCGCTGCCTTGGCGTCTCCATTAAATATTTTTGGAATGATATAAAAATATTGTGGATATTTTTATCTTGTTAAAACTCTCAAAAAAGAGCACGCTCTTTTTGTCGTGCTTCCAAAAAGACACATACCAAACACTGTTCTTCTAAAGACTAAAAAACATTTTAGATATGTGCTTTTTCCATAAAACTTTCAGAGAGTCTCTTTTCCTCGTCTCCTCCGGGGACAAGTTCGACACTCTCCCTCAAAAACTCAAAGAGTTTCGAAAAGTTGTTGTTTAGAGTACCCAGTTTTTTCGAAATCACACTGTTTGAGTATACAGTATCGGCCTTGATGATGGATAAACTTTTGTTGATAACATCGTCTTCCGAAACAACAACAGCGTCTTCTTCTCCATAAACGGGGTAGATTACTCTATGGTCCGTCAACATATTGTTGCGGTCAATTGAAGCCAACCGTCTTATATTGGGAGTGCCTCCCTGCATAAAAGAGAGGAGGACATGTGTCGAAGTAAAGTCAACGTTTATGGGAAATTCGACTTCAAGTTTGTCGTTAATCTTTTGAACGAGAACGTGGGCATATTCCAATGCTTTCGCTCTTTCTTCTGCGTTCATCTTTTTGATCTCTCGAGTTCTCGTCGTTGCAAAGGTATTCGGGATTGCTCGAATAGCCCCTTCGAAACCGTCCATGTGGGCACACATGGTTCCATCACATGCTTCAACAAAAGTCTCTGGCTCGTCTTCCATCAATAAAATATTTGTGAATATTTTAATCCGATAAGACGGCTTTGTTGTGTCTGACATGAGTTGAGACAAGTTTGGATGAACCCGCCTTTTTTGGGAAATTCTTACCCATCAAAAAACCTCGTGAAAGGCTTACATCGTTTTGAATGGTGAAAGTTTTGAAGGGCAACATCCATTCTTCATCTCTTTCGTACTTTGCAAACTCTGTGCGAGACGGAAGTCTTGTTTTGTCTTTCCCATCGCAAAGAACAACAAAGAAATTTTCCGGTCCTTCAAACAACACCCCCGAACTGTTGATGTTCGATCCGTTCGACATAATTTCCCAAACAACTCTGTGAATCGGAATGATGATCAACCCGGTTTCTTGCAGTATTTCTTGACCAGAAATATCGTAGCCAAATAAACAACAATAACACCACAGCCAAAAACCATCCGTTTCGGAAATGTACTCTTCCCCACCAGAGCGAAAATAGGGCACTTTCGCTATAGAAAACTTGGAGATGTTTGTCACGGCTTCTTTGAAGTGCGCTTCTCTATTCGGAGGTTTCATCACTAAAAACCCTCCATTGACCTCGAAAATTTCAGAACACAACTCGTGATATTTTCCGGACTCGTAGACACCCGTAACCATATACTGTGAAAAAAGTGTTTTGCACGTCCCTTTGGAAAACTCGAGTTCCTTTTTTACTTTGAAAAAGGGAACACCGGGGAAGTAGAAAGAGAGATACTTTTTGTCTTTTTCCTTAAGTTTGGCTTCTTGCACTTCAAAGACAAAGTCGAGAATCCTTTCGAGTCGAGCAAAAGGAATATCGAGACATATCGTCTGCCTTTCTGAATCGCTCCATCCATTCCGAAAAAGAGCTTCAAAATACAAAGACTTTTTCGCGAGTTCTTCCCTTTTGAAAGGGAAAGATACTCCTTCCAAAGATTTGAGTAGAACGGTGTCTTGCATATTTCAAAAAAATAGTACATTATTTTTTTCTTAACGATTCTTTTGTAAAGATGAGCAACGCCTTCCAGAGGAATTATGAGACAGAGTTGGCCATTGCGAATTTGATACCTGCAAGAGTTCAGATGTCGCAGACCACAGAAAGTACGGCTGAAGACCCAAGAAGATGTACACCGGCCATTTTTCAAGGACAAAAAGGAGTGAATTTCGGAACTCGTTCGAACATCTACAGTGCTGATTACGTTTGGCCAGTCCCATATTTTCGCAGGGACATCTGCAATAAAGACACGTACGATTCCATTTTTGTCAGAGGTTCTTATGTCTCTCAAAAAGATGGGAAAACATTTGTCGTCACTCGAGTACCCGACACGAATGTACAGTCTCGTTTTGGTTGGGGAACGTCCAACACATATTATGGTACAAAGTCGGCTGGAATAGTTACTGGAAGTTATGGTTGTGACCCGAACTGCGGTAAGGCATTCCAAAATAAATGGGCTCCATCATGGTACAAACCAGAGTGTTCTCCTTAGAAGGCTGTGTTTTTAACCATCCGACTTCCGAAGATATCGAAGCAACTTTTCCTAGAATTATCCCATTGATAATCATGTCGTCTGCAGAGCTTATTTCCCTCCTCCCGGAAGAGTTCACCGACAATCTCTTTTCAGACTATTATGAGCAATGTAGAACTTCCGACAAGGTGATGAGACCTCTCACTCCCACAAGAGAGAAGATGGTTCTCGTCTTCTTTCTCGAGATGCTTCTGAGGAACGAGTCAAAGAGTGAACTTGTCGAAACAGTGAAGACTCTCGATGTCCAAAAGTTTATGGATATTTTGAACAACAATAAAAATTATAAAGGCGCTCTATATTTGTGCGCGTCTTTCTAGAACTCGAGAAATTTTATCTTTTATCCAAAAGATATCAAAAACTTTCAAGAATATTTTGCTCTTTATTTTCATCCACAAAAATGTCAAACTCAACATCTGCTTTTGTCGTTGAGGCGCCCGTGTCTCTTTCGCGAGTTGGTAATGTTCCGAAATCTCGAGACGATGACATCAAGTCTCTCCGGAAAAGCGTCGACCGCAGGCTTGACGAATTGTTTCGAGAGCTCGGGATACACGAGGACGTCCAAGTTCCGGTCTTTGAACGAAAGAAGCATTGTAAGTTCGAAAACATTGCGGTTTACCGTCCGGAATCCGGTGATGAAGATGAGTCTCCTCAAAAATCCGAGGTCATCATAAGAAGAGACCATCTGGACTGGAGACGGCGCCCTTTTGACTATGTCTGTCCGATGGGTCAGGATTTTGATGGGGACGAGGCCAACCAACCGCATGATAGTTTCCCAAGTATTCGGCCCTGTCACGAGAGAACTTCTTTGGGAAGGATGAAGAGCGTCGAGACCTTCGATGTCGGACGGATTCCTGAATCCAACCACATCGAAGGTCTTATTCTCTCGAATTCTTGGAGAGGAGGGTGTGTGGTAAATGTCGAGGGAATTCGCTCTTCTTCGGACCCTATCGATATCCATCTTCCCAATGGCTTCGAAGACTGGAAGAAGCAGTTGCTCGTCAATCAAAAGGTTCAAGAACAGAAGAAGAAAACCTTGAAAGAAGAGAGGAAGAGAAGAAAGTAATATTTTTGTGGTGTTGTTTCCCATATCTTTTATGCAAAAGATATAAAAAGTTTCTTTGTTTCGGGTATCATGAAACAATCCAGTCCGAAAAGTTTTTGGTGTCGGGAACAGAGGTAAAACCTGCAACAGTGCGATGACATATCCAATCTTTCATAGAGCCAAACACGAAGGCTTTGGAGAAAAACATGAAAAAATGGTTCAATAGTCTCCCAAAAGACTTTGTTCCGCAAGAACTCCAGAAAAGCTCAAGTTGGACAAAAAGACAAGAGAGATGGAAAGGTTCTCTCAAAAATAATTTTAAAATCTATCCTTCCTCAGCCATTCTTCCCTTTGTTGTCTCCTTCTGTGCTTTTCTTTTCTGTCGCTTATCCAGAACCATCTCCCAAAAATTTTGCATTTCCAGAGTTCAAAGTCTTTTATGGGGAAATTTGTATCTGAAAAACTTAGGGGAGAAAAATGGGTGAGGCCATCAAGATCAAGTTTTTCAAGTCTTTCGCACTCTTCTCTCAGTATGCGAATATCCCCCCAACTGACATCTACCCAACTAATTCTCTTCAAGTTCGATACGGGAAAGTGAAGGTTTAAAAATTGGTCCATCAAAATATTTTTGTTTTTATTGGAAAGAGACAGAAACGTGGAATTCTAAAAGAGTAAAGGGGAGTTTTACAAAGTGTTGTGATGAAATTCTTTTTTCGGAAGAGCAAAAGATAAAAATTTTTATCTTTTGAAATGAGCAGAATTCTTGAGGAGGTTGTTTCTTGGTTGAAAGAGACGCACTTTGAACACCCCGTGATACAAGAAGACGTCCAAGAGAGGAACAATATTACGGCTGTGACTCTTTTGTTTGACAATCCCGAGTTGGACTGTTATTGGGTGGAAGCATCAGTGGGAGACAATTGGTGGTACGGGTTTCCCGGAGAGAATGGCTGTACAGACAAAGAACCTCTTTTTGAATTCATCACCAAGAAGATAGAGAGGTGGGAGAGGGACAACGAGATTGGGGTAACCGACTAGATAGTTTATTTGGATAAACTATAACAAAAATTCGAGTTCATGGGTTTTCAATGCCCACAATAAGAACACCTCCAAACATCAAGTTGGTGGAACAAATTTTTCTCTCTGGTGCGAGTTCATACGCAAAGAGGCTGTGTGGTGGCATGCATTCTTTTTCTCCAATTTTTCGCAAAACTTGTGCGATGTTAACGTATTCGTTGGGAATTGCAAGTTCTTTTGCAGCGTCTTTTTCGGAACAAAATGTGTATTTTATTTTTACCAGAGTGTTCATCAGCCTGAAAAAATACTTGTAAGAACACTTCCTTTCGGGTTCACGACAATATTTATTCCTCTCACAGAGTATTTTCCAAACATAGTCATCCTGTGATATTATTGCGTACTTTTTGCACGTCAGCGCAAAGGAAGCGACCGCTTTTGCTCCGGAAAAAGACAAAATAATTACCACAAGCTCATCGGGAAGAGCGTTCATTCTAAAATTCTTGACCCAAAGAAGAAATTTCTCGTTTAGCAAACTATGAATAAATGTCATTCCGGACAACTCCCGGATACGAAGACGCCATCTATTTTATTCAAGACACAGAAAGAGTAAAAAAACTACAAGAACTTTGGAAGAGTTCAGAAAAATATGCAGGGAAAGAACCAGAAATTTATCGAGATTTAGATGTGCCTTTTCTGCTTCCACGAAAAACAAAGAGAGAATTCAAAGTATAAAATATCCATATATTTTATTGTCTCCTTCTCATCTCTTCCAAAACCCGAATCTCTTCTCCCTTCAGTTCTCCCAAAAACCCATAAAGTTTTGTCCTATCTCCTTTTCCTTCCGAAATGTTCCTTTCTGTTTTCTTTCTCGCGTCGAGTACCCTTTGCAAAAGGTCTTCCAGCTGTTCTTTCGAGAAGTTCTTGTATCCCATCCTTCAAAGAAAAGAAATTTCTCTGAGTCTGTCGCAACCACACGAATGTTTACAAATACACCCTTCGTCCTGACATTTTCCTGATTTTTCCACTGTCACACTGCAATAGTCACAACCAAAAAGAACATGTTTTTGACTTCTTCCTGAAATTTCAGGAAGTTTCTTTTTCAGATCAAGAAAAAGTTTCTTTGCCCTTCTGACCCTCATCAGACTGTCTTTGTCGGCGACGTCTTCAAAAAGGTCGCGTTCTTCTATCAGAGAGACAAAGTCGTCGTATTCTTTGACGTTCTGCCACTCACCGCTTTCTCCAACACGAAAAACACTGATCTCTTCTCCTCTGCCGAAAAACTCTTCCAGGTGTTCGAGAAGACTCTCTTTGTTGTCAAAGCCAAAAAGTCTTGGACCGAGCCACGACCTCTCCTCACAACTCACCAAAAGATAGAATTCAGACATTCTCAAAAACAATCAACAAAACACGCGAACTTGCCCGTGATTTCTGATAAACATGGAAGAAAACACCAATTCTTTCACCGACAAATTTCTTGCTTTGGCTCGCCAGTGCAAGAAAGAGACTGTTCTAAAGGGTCCTTCACACCTTTTGAATGAACTCAAAGAAAAGAATAACGGTCTTTGGTCTTTTCCCAAAGAAGGCTATGTTGCGTTACAAAACAATGGAGAGAACCACTGCGAAAGACTCAAGGGAAAAGGCGAGTTTCATAGCTGCTACAAGAGGCTAAAGAATGAATGTGAAGGGCTCTGTATGTTTGAAGTTGACAACTCGGGCGATTTCAAAAGAGCTCTCGCTCTTTTGTCCGAGTATGAGAATTTGACATACAAGATGTTCTGGCGGCGCCTCGCAAGGGAAGATTTCTTCTCGTAAAATATCTTTTTCAAGAAAAAGATATTACTAAAAATATGGATAAAAGACAACGTATTCTCGCCCACTACACAAAGTTTTGGAAAAAGTATGATGTTCAACCTCTCGTCGAGTACAAAGACAACGAGATAATTAGCATCTCTTTTCAGTACAAAGGAAAGAACCTTATTCTTCCTCTTTGCTGGTGCTCTCAAAAAGATTGCCAAAAATGTAAAGACACAGAAGGTCATATTGAGACTCTCGAGATGAAGTGCAAGTTCTCCTGCGACGACGCAAAAAGATGCTATTTATGCTTCAATGAAAACCTTGATATTTCTTTTGACGACAGAGAGCGCCTTTCCAAACTTCGCGATGGGGATATTTTTTCTCTTTCTCTCAAAGACAAGATAAATTGGTACAAACTCTATCTTGAAAGAAGCGGGAAAAAGAATATTGTGGAAAATATCGTGAGGCAGACTATAGTCTGCCATCACAGGGAAGAGCTCTCACAAAACAAAGAGGTCCAAGATGTGTTCATGGCGATGTTTTGTGACTGCTTGCCTCTGACAGAGGAATTCATTGTCCCGTGGCTTCGAAAGCATAATCTCCCAGAGAGTTTCTGCGACTGTGAAAGAACTTTTTACAGCGGATAAAATATGGACGTTTATGGATAAAAATATTTAGAAAAATATTTTATGAAAGATTCTCAAACGCCGCGATGCACTTGTTGAGAGGGAGCGTGAATTCCATATCGCCACTTCCGCTTCCCCCATGCTTGGCCACAGAAAAAGTAACCTTAGAGTTTAGCACGTTTATCACAGATTGACCATTCCATCCCTCAAACTCGAGATAACAGTTCTTGCCTTCCTTCACTTCTTTCAGGAGCTCTGCAAACTTCTTCTTTGTCTTTTCGAGTCCCCACCTGTACCCGCCAAATTCCATATTCACGATACCATCGGTGTACTTGAACGCGACACCCACAAACTCATCACCGTCCATCGTGAATTCAGAAATGAGAGACATTTTGTACTTTTTATCTATCCGAGCTTTAAAACAAGGATAAATATTGGCCTTTCAGGTCGATTTTATGAAACCCCCTTACAGGCGCAAATATCCTTTTCTCAAAAAGATATACTCTATGAAGCGAAAAAGTGGACAAGAGGGCTCTTTTCACAAATCTTTTTCGCCTCTTTTGGGCATTCTCTGCCAAGAATATTCAAACATTTCCTTGTCTCTTTTCTTTCACAAGCGGTAAAAGCTCTCGAATTTTGAAGGATATCGCAACGCTTTTTGCAGGTTTCCTCGTACCCCCCTTCGTTTATCTTTTCTTGCAAAGCTTTGGATGAGCCATGAAGAAGCTCTTTGTAATCTTGTCGCTCTTGCAGAGAGAACCAGATGCACTTGGAGACGCACTTTTTGAACTTTGAAGTGTGACCTCGCGTTTTGTAGTCCATGCTTTCATGTTCCATATTTATAAATATTATTTATAAAGATGTCTCAATGGGTAAAAGATATTAGACCGTACTTGCCGCAATTTGATGAATGGGAAAAAACTTATACATCTCTTTATGATCCTGAAAGAATTCAAGATGCTCGATTGGAAGTTTCAAGACTCGGACAAGAAGTCGCAAATTGTTCGTCTCAATGCCTCTATGTTGGACTCGGAGATATTTGGTGGAACACTCCAGAGATAGAACAAAAAGTTGTAAGAGCCGTGAGAGTAGAGAGTCACAAGGATTTGCCGATTGCTGCAAAAGACGAGTTTGTACCTTTGGAACTTCAAGAAAAGATGAAGAAGAATGAAAAAGAAGAACAAATGAAGAGGGAGTCTCGGAAAAGAGGTGGGAGAATTTAAACATGGAACCTTTTAACCATAGAAAAGCAAGAGAGCTCCGAGAACTTCAAAGGCAGTATATGCAAGTTCTGATTGTGGAAGAGTTTGTTCTTTCTCAAAAGCAAAGGGAGAAAAAGCTGAAAGGTCAGAATAGGAAGAGGTCAAAATAATATATTTTAAAAATATATTTTATGGGAGAGGGATACCATGTTGCAGGACAAGAGATTTTAAGAGTTCGAGTTCCTTTGTCTTTTCTTCGAGTTCGAGTGCTTTCTTCTCGGCTTCTTCTTGCTTTCTTTTGCGAGCTTCCGCTTTTTCTTTCAAAATGCGTTCCCTATTTCTTTGGTAACACTCTTTCGCTGACTGTTTCACCTTCTCTCTGTTTTTCTCTCTGTATCTCTTTGCCGCTTCCAAATGGGCCTTCGCGGCCTTGTCGTCCTTCTCTTTGGACATGTTCATCATTGTATTACAACAGCAAAGTAATACAATTTTTATCATTTGGAATTCCAAATGATGGTATTTAAGGAAAGCAAAATGAGCCTGTAATGGAATCCTCCCACCAAGAGCTTATTCCATCACAGACTAACGATACATTTTTACCCCTTTATACCTTTTATGAGCCAGAGACATTCTCCGGAAACTCTTGTCCTCTATGCTCTTTTTCTGGAAACTTGAAGGAACTTGCAACGCACTACAAGTCCAAAGAACATTTCCATAATCTTTCAAAGGCCAGAAACATTCCCGAAGAGTGGTACGAAAAGACAGAAGAAGAGGACGAAACTTGCCATTATCTGAGGTCTCTCGTCGCTTGCCATCTCGGCCCTTTACCGAGGAATATCAAAAGTCCTACTGTGTTATATTTTATAGCGTTTATTCTCTCATAAAATATATTTTTCTTATTTGTCCCATAGTTTGTGGACAGTGGAACCTGGCCATATTATAGAGGAATTCCACAAACGAGAACTTCATAACGGTGGGTGCGAAAA